TGTTAAGCTCTTAAGAACCAACACCAGTAGCCTATATCCAAATTTGTATTTTGTTATAAATACTAAAAAAGGCTAATAGTAGATGTTAATTGAATTTCGACAGGGTATTTACCGACAGCAAGATACGAGACCATTTCTGGTATTGACCAATACCGGAGTGGATATTAACGTAGAAGATTCACCAACCATCATAACACTTGCACACGGAAAAAGTAATTACCTTTTCACTGAAGATCACGGCATATTAAACGCATGGCATGGGCCTTTCCCTAAAGATTCAGATGCTTGGCTATACTGGGATATAGATTTAACTACAGGTGAAAGAACATTCGATTTTACCACTGTCGATCCTAATAAAGATGGTGGATTTGGAACATCACTTCCCACAAAGCCAGTCAGAGGGCAGCACTTCTTTTTAATTAATGAAAACAAAATGAAGTACTTCTCCGGAAGGGCATGGAAAACCGTAGTTAGGGTGTTTGCAGGTAAGGTTCATAAAAATGCAAGCTTAGAAATATTCCCAAATGGGTCACAAGTCAATAGAAATATATTCTCTAATGCTGGTCACATATTATTTACTAGTGAAAATGTTCCCATTAAAAAGTCTGGTAAATTTAGCACAAGCGAGTTCATGATGGCTGAAACAAGTTTCAGTGTTCAGGACGATATGGATAACCAATATAAGATTGAAAATACTCAAATTAATGGTAGAGCAATTGAACCCGTTCCAAAATTCCACGGAGTTTGTTTGAGGGGTCCAAAAAAGTATGGATTAGCTTCCAAGCTTGAACCAAAAAGACCGTGCATTGGTATAGCAGTAGAAGACTTTGTTAAGGATAGAATTGGTAAAATTGTAACGCACGGGGTTGTGGAAAACAGAGATTTTTGGAATTTTAATGAACCTTACGGTACATCAGTTTGGTTGGATGATAATGGTAAAATAACCACCGCTGTTCCGCAAAATACCGCTTTGCAGAAAATTGGATATGTTATTAATCCATTTACTATATTTGTCGATATTGAGCGAGTTATAACATTAATTGAGGTTGATGATGAATGTTTCATTCCATCCCCAACACCAACACCAACGTTAACCATGACTCCAACGATGACCACTACGCCTCCAGCTACACCATCGGCATCGGTTACACCAACAGTTACTCCTACATTTACACCAACACAGACAGCTACTGTTACACCAACTGTTACTATGACGGTTACGCCAACCATTACACCTACACCTTCGGCTATTGCTGCGGCACCTAAAACATATCATGAATGGAAGATGTCTGAAGATATCGGTACGGCAATATATGATACTGGCACTAACCCAACCCCTGTTAACAGCGAGGAAATATATGTAAGTTCATCCTATCCAAATAAGGAAGTTAGAACTTTCGTTCAAGATGCTGAGGGTACATCATCTGCATCCTATGTATTTCAAGGCGCGAAAGAGTTAACACTGGATGCAAATGTTACAGTGGATGGCGGAGAATTTGGGTATGGCTTTTGGTTTTACCCAGAATCCGTTGTCGGGGCTGGAGCGGAGACGTACTACCCTATATTGGACTCAGTGTTCTCATACAATCCAAATAATAAATCAATAGTTTTTCAGAGACAGGAAACGTTATATAATAGTATTCCTTGGCGAGAATGGACACATATATTTGCAACATCTGAAGTTGCGTCATACCCAGCTACCCCAACTAGTTTCTCTAAAACCAGTAGTGGAACAGGATATGAGATTGGAGATATTGTTTATATCACTGATAATGCTATTACTCCAACTCAGATTGAAATCACAAATGTTAGTAGTACGGGTTTAGTATATACATATAATGTATTAGAGTATGGATCATTTTCCTCGCTTCCTGATACCTATTGGCCTCCTCTTGTATCAGGTGGCAGTGGTACTGGATTGCGGTTTACCCCCACATTTGATAAAGTTATAAAAATTTACCTTAATGGAGTATTGGCCTTAACATCCCATATAAATCCTAGCCTTACATCTACTAGCATTGGAGATTTTGGATGGATTGATAATAATTTAAAATATTTTATATCGCATATACGTTTTTATAACCAGTATACACTTGATGCTTCCGAAATATTAGATTTATATAATAGCTACACTGTTGTTGAACGCCCATCAGATTATAACAATGTTCAGAAAATATTCCCCGAACATCCATTTAGACGAAATGAAAAATCCGTCAACCTAGAAACAAGAGCCAGCCAGTATATAACATCTACGTGGTTATCTCCAGATGATACGAAAATGTTTTTCTATTCGGCAGACACTGATGCAGTGTACAGGGCCGATATGCGTGTAGCTGATGACCTAAGCACTCTAGAAATGCATAATAACACTATTAAAGGAAATCTACAGGCTCCAGAGCGATATTTGGCTACAGATACGTCAACCAGCACCTATGTGGATATTACTAAGTGGGGATATAGATTTTCCGATGATGGCAGCAAGCTATATTACACAAATGAATTGCAATACACTAATTCAGCATATTTAGTAGAAGTTGAATGCGAGACTCCTTGGGATATTAATTCAGTCAATACGTCAACACAGAAATCACTTCGTATAACAGATTCATTAATACCAAGCTCAGCAACTTCAGCTATGGGCGTATCCTCACATCTACCAATAAAACCTCAATTTAATGATGATGGGTCTAAAGTATTTTTACTTGACACTGATTCTTATAGACTAATTGAATACACATGCTCTACTCCTTATGATATTAATACTATGCAGTATTCGGCGCATGGACCCGCACTTATCGGTGGAGTAAATGTTGATTCCTTCAAAATTAAGCCCGATGGTACAAAATATTGGATATGCAATAGCGATTCAGGGTATATATCAGAATACTTATGCCCATCTCCATGGGATATAAGTGGTTCATACTATAATGCTGACACCTTTTTCCCTGATGAAATATCTGCCGCTGATGAAGTTGGATATATGGGATTTAGTGCAGACGGCACAAAACTTTATATAAAAAATAATTATACAGATAATATTTTTCAGTATACCTGTTCTACAGCATTTGATGTCACAACGGCATCTTATGATGATAAGATGTTTAACCCCATATACAATATTATTGATTGTTTTGTATTTAAGCCTGATGGTACGAAGCTTTATGTATTCGATGGATCGGGGGATAGGTTGCGCCAATATAGTGTAGCAACACCGTGGGATATAAGTACAGCGACATATGATTATGTGTCGTTCAGCACCGCAGATCAAATTGGCTATAGTTTTTATAGTTTCGATATCTCATCCGATGGAACGAAGTTCTTTTTGCGGGCTTCTAGTTATGTATATCATTACACCTTAACAACCCCATGGGACATATCAACAACGGTATATGACAATATTAGGTCTGATACAATGTCAGAGTGGACAATACGTGTATCGGATGACGGAACTTATGTTTATGCGGGTTCAAACTCAACTGATACGCTTGTTAAATACAATTTATCAACGCCGTGGGACCTAAGAACTGCATCCCTCCATGATAATTATGTGGACTTCAATGATGTAAGATATAACAATAATACCAACATAAAGGGTATGGAATTTTCCGCAACCGGCGATAAAGTTTTTGTACAAACGGGTAATGCTGGATTCAGAGAATACAGCCTTTCAACTCCATATGATCTAACTACAGCTATGTCCAATGAAGCCTTTTTTGGTTCATATGAGCATGGTTATAGCTATGATGCGACATTTGATTCCACCGGGAATTATGTGTATACTGTGGCTAGAGTTCCAAATGATGCTATAATTCAATGGGCATGTTCATCTCCTTACGAAATTAAACCTGATTCGTTAACATATGTTGACATGTTTGATGTTTCAAATGAGACAACAAACCCATTAAGTGTCCATTTTAAACCTGATGGTACCAAGATGTTTGTATTCACAAACTCCGAAGATACTGTATACGCTTATACATTATCTACTCCATGGGATGTAAGTACAGCATCTTATGATAATGTTTCTTTCTATACAGGAACACAAGATACCAGTCCACAGGATATAAACTTCAGTCCCGATGGTTTAACAATGGTTGTGCATGGCGGAGCCAGTGCGTTTCAATATGATTTATCTGTCGCGTGGGATGTCAGTACTGCGGTGTATTCAAATAATTCTCAAGTAATGAGTTATGGTCTGGGTCTTCACTTTAACCCGGATGGAACCGAAGCCTTTGAGTTAGATACCTTTTATATCTATCATTATACGTTTAGTACGCCGTGGGATTTATCAACTGGAACATCAAATGGTATTGTACTTGATTACAGGGATTGGTTCAGAGAAAATCCTCATGGTATTCATATTAATGATGCTGGAACTGAAGTTCTTCTAGCGTATGGCACAAGCTCTTCCTATACCCTACTTTATAAGATTACATTATCAACCCCATGGGATTTCAGCACTGCTTCATTTGAAAAATACAATATAACAATGTATGAATTAACTGGTGGTAACTCGGATAGTAGCTTTACTGGGCTGTCATTTAATGCCGATGGTACTAAATTATATACGAGCTATGTTAGTTCCGAATATGTATATGAGGTTGACTTATCCACTCCTTGGTTATTGTCATCGGCATCCTATTCTGGGAATAGACTAAGTGTTAGTGCTCAGGGTCAAAATACATATGGACCATGGTGGAACGATGATGGTACCAAGATGTACACATTCAGTTCAGATAATGAAAATATGTCCCAATACACTGCATCTACGCCATGGGATGTTACTACGGCAACATATGATAGTGTATCACTTGACGTTTCAGCGATAAGCTCGGCGCTTAGCACTTCTTTTTACTTTAAACCTGATGGTACTAAATTATATCTAGCAGAATCTACCAATGGATATTATTTCCGCAGTTATACATTGCCAACTCCTTGGGATTTAACTGGAGCTACATTAGATTCCGATCTATATGATTATTCTGCTGATAACCCAATTTACCCACTAGTTATTCATTTTAGCCCCGATGGATCAAATTGTTACTACTTTGGTGGTTCTAATCGGGGATTACAATATGATATAAGTTCTGCATGGTCTTTTGACTCATTTGATTTGGGCGCTGAGGTATTTGATCATTCAGCATTTGAAGATGATTTGAATGGATTTTACTGGAATGATGATCAAAGCCGCTTTTTCATATCAGGAGATTCGGGCGCAGTTTTTCAATATGAAGCAGGGACTCCGGGAGACATTAGAACATTAACATTTACAGGAAACTATACAAATTTATCAGGAAATACTCCATATCTTGGCCTTGATATTAACTCTAGCGGAGATACACTGTACACATTTGAGGGAAATAGTTTACTTAAATACAATATATCTCCCGCATGGGATATAAATGGTATATCATTAGATAGCACAAGCTCTACTGTATCATCTTTAACAGTTAAAGATTTTGCAGGGGTATCATCTGATGAAAGTAAAATATATGTAACATACGATGGATATGACTCATCCGTTTACTATAATAATGCCCGAAATACATTGCTTCAGGGGGATTTGACAACTCCGGGTGATGTTAGCACCATGTTTTTAACTGATGGTTGCTTCTTCTTCACCGAAGGTGGATCGGCTATTAACATTTCGTTAAGTGCGTCAGGCGATAAAATGTACTTACTTGATACTGCTGCTGATATATATGAATACGATCTTACAACACCATGGGATTTAAGAACAGCAACGTACAATTCAGTAACTTATGATTTTACAGCCCAAAGCTCTGGTTCAGGTGGATTTTATATTAAGCCGGATGGTACAAAATTATACTATGCGGGAATTGGAAATGACACAATTTATCAATACACCCTCAGCACTCCGTGGGAGCTATCGACTATATCGTATGATTCAAAATCATATGTTAGTGGGACCCTTGGAGAGTATATAAACACTTCAGACGATTTTAGCTCTCTAAGCTTCTCGCCGGATGGTACAAAATTATTTACCATTAGAGAGGCTGAAGGTGGAATTGTAATGCAATACACGCTATCAACCCCGTGGGAGATAGATACGATATCACAAGCTTCTGATGCCATAGAATTATATTCTCGGATAAATCCATCTGCGTGGAATAGTAGTGGTACAAAAATATACGGGGCTGGTGGATATACAGCATCAAATTATTATTCAGGAATTATGTTCCAACTAGATGTACAAACCCCGTGGTCTACAGAGGGCGATCAAAATATAGGGCAAACTTTCATGGTTGATGGGGATGAGTTTGCTATATCATCTGAGGGATCAGTATATGCTGCATATGTAAACGAAAACTCGTATGAAAAATTGTTGGTAATGAAAAAGGATGTGTCTGATAATTGGACCACCTATTTTTATGGCGATACATTAGGGTCAAGCCCTATAGTTATGTCAAATAATGGTCAATATATTTTCACATACGAAAGCTTGGGAACCACTTTCTCTCCCCTGCCACATAAAATCCATGTATATGAAGATCAGCTTGATGGCACATATTTAAAAATTGATGAGATGGAGCTTAGTGTTAAGCCAAGCAATCGTAGAGCTAGGGGCATCACATGTTCCGATGACGGCTCAGTTGTAGTCGCAGATAATGAAATATTCCGTCAAAATGGAAGTGTTTGGAATCTAGATGAGGCGCTTGTTGTAGAAGATGCTATGTCATCTTATGCAACTGAATCGGTTGAGCAACATTTTTATGTTGTCCCCGATGGGTCTCGCATAATAATGACAAGCGGAACTTTCAATATGCATGATAATGTTGAGGTGCAAGCTCCAAGAGTTTGGAAATATAATGTGGGTAACACGACATGGGAATATGAAGGTTCTCTTGATTTAACTCATCCGGAGCTATTAAAGAGCACCATATATGATGATTTTGGCGCATATAAAACCTCAAATGGTACATATATAGGAAAAACCCCATGGAATAATACTTCGTATTGTGGCGCATCATCAGATGGATCAACTATAGTACTCAATTATGCATCAAGACAAACTATTAGGGATGATACATTCTCATACTTTGCATCTGGTGCAATTGTGTTTAAAGAAACAACTCCGGGAAATTGGGAATTCGTACAGCGGATCAGGATAAGTCATCCAGTTCTGGAATTTGATGTAGACGAAAGTGATGATACGTTTGTGGCGATGTCGAGGGATGGAAATAGGATAGTAACATCTCAGATGTTTCAGAATTTCACGCAAAGCGGAACCCACGGTAAACTAGATATTTTTGATTGGGATGATACTGATCAAGAATATAAATTTATTAAATATATAGAGCCTATACAAAGTTACATGTCTGATCTGTTTGGTGCAAACTTTGTTCTTTCGGATGATGGTAGATACATCTTTACAATTGGGTCTGGGTTTATTGAAGATGATGTTCCAAAATATAGTATGGATTTTGATGAGGGCTACAACTTTGATGCCCATATGTTATATCGATTTGATTGTGGTCTTCCCGGATCGCAGCCCGAATACACATTCAAATCTCCACGCTATGCAAATTGGGTAACCGACATTAATCAGGCTTACGCTACTCCAGTGTATACCCAAAGTCCGTACACTCATTACTTTACACCCAATGATTTTAGAGGATATGCGCGACAAGCAATGCTTGCACAAGTTAGTACGACCCCAGATTATGAATATTCATCCCATATAGGACATAATAGTGGGAAACATTACGCTGAGTTGTTCTTTAATATAGCTAAGAGTGATGTGGAAACTCCGGGATTCCGGGTTGGTGTATCTTATGTAGACTATACACTTCCATATGGACTGCTGGCTGTTGAAAACTCATTAACCTATTTGGGAGAATCAGAATTTCATTACATGTATGATTCCAGAGGGGAGTTGTATACTAATGGCATATCAACCCCAACATCTGATGCCCCGCTTACTGGAACACTTGGAATAGCTGTTGATATTGATAATAGAGGCATGTGGATTTCAATAAATGGAAACTGGATACAGGGTGATCCTTCCACTGGAACTGATCCATTATTCACATTAACGGACGTTTCAGCGCTTGACATGTCAGATTACATTTACATCGTTACAGGTGAGTATAGTGGGACAGGAGTTGGCCCACGACAGACTAGAACTATATTCAGAACAAACGCTGCTGAGTTCAAATATACCCCGCCGACTGGGTTTACCGGATGGGATACAACTGTATCTTCCAGAGAATATGATTACCCATACTTAGTTAAGTATGATAATCCCACGCATTACTGGAGAATGGATAGCGATGATGTAATTTCAGATCAAATCGGGTCAAATGATTTAATCGCTGCTGGTACAAGCAAGCCTAAGCATAGTCTCGACTTTGGATTCCACAAAGTTGGATCGCTCGGGTGCTTTGGGTCCAACGGAAGTATAACTCTAACTAATCCCATAACCAGAACAATAACAGAAGAGTTCACACTTAGTGCAATGGTCTACCTACGTCCCAATACTTTTGATCTAAGTATGAAGCATCCAATCTTTAGTTCCGAATTTGGAGATGGTGGAGATGAATTTGAGGTGTATGCAGAAGGTGATGGCATAGGACAGGATGTAACATTTGGAATAAGAACCAAGTTTGAAACTAATGATATTACTTACACCAATTTTACATCTCCGGGCATTGATATAACGATGGGATATTATAGGTGGTTCAATATTACGGTCATGCATGAAGGAGATGGAATAATATCGCTATTCATAGATGGCGTGGATGCTGATAGGAACAAATATGTAACTAGCGGGTATACGTCTTTCCGATTTGCACTTAATCCGTCATCAGGGGAGCCAGAGGCCGACTTTAGGTTAAAATATATCGGAACCGATCCTAATGGAGGACTATTGAATGGTTATATTACAGAAGTGGTGTATCATGATAAAGCCCTAAATGAAACATATGATAGAAATTATCAATATTCAACTAGCCAAGTTAATATTCCTCAATATTATAAAATTATTCATTTGGCGCAATTGGGTGGATGGAACCATGATGATTCAACATTTGGTATGGATTATGATTGGAGTGGACCAGCCTTGGCTGATGAGTGTAATACCATAATGTTGTATAGAACTCCTGCTGATCCGGTGGATATTTTATCAGATCATGATACCATTACAATAACGGATTACGATTCCAAAGTTACGCCAATTTTCCATATAGTTAACAGTGATCACGATGAATTAACTATTACAAATTATGATTCCCTTGTTGGTCCACCAGTTGAGGATGTATATGGACCATATTCATTCCCATCATCGACTACGGGTGATGTTACCGAATTTACATGGACAGACCCACTTGGAACAACAGCAACTCCGGGAGGAGCAAATAGGCGGTGGAAATGGGATAGTAACGATACGGCTTCAAGTGGTGTGGGGCCAACATCGGGTCAGGGTGGAAGCCCAGAAGGATATGTATACACAGAATCATCAAGCCCCACAGTGGGCGGTGATGAATTCTTTATGGAATTTAATACAACACTGGACAGCACACAATACAGTGATTTTTATATTGAGTTCTATACCAACCAACGCGGTAATGATAACAATGCAACCTGTCAGGTTCAACTAAATGAGGGTGGCGCTGGATGGGTTGATGTTGGCCCAGAATTTGGTGGTCCGTCCGATCCGGATAAGGTTGTCACAGGCGGAGCACAAATATGGTCTTACAGAAATGTTGATTTGAGTTCTGCTAACCATGTTAATACTCGCGTAAGAATAAAGGTTACGTTGGGAACCACGGGAACAATATGGAATAACGATTACGGTATTGATACCATAACAATTACCGGTTTAGCTCCGCGATAAGTATAAATATACATATTAAAGAGGAATTTTTAAATGAGAATTGGTGGTGTAAAATTAGAAGGCGGTAAAATTGTAAACTTGGTGATTGATTCAATCCCATCTGCCCCCTCATTTAATGCGGAGAATGCGGGCGAGTTTACATTTAGTATAAGCGATAAGGTTTTAAGATTTAATGACGGTGAAAAGCTTGTCGCCCTTAATACCACTGTTTCAGAAGACCCCAACCTAAAAGCATCTCTGGGGTCCAATTGGCTAAACGAAGATTTAACCTTTAATCCTGTACCATTTAATGACCTTCCCGGAATAAGTGGGCTAACTGGAAATGATAGCTTATTTGATGTTGTTGATCAGTTAGCAAACATTGTGGCTAATGTTTCCAGCATCAAATTATCCGATATAGATATGTCAAATTTCTCCAATGCTAATGATATGTCCGTTATTGGATATCTATCTGGTGATCTATTATTGTTTGATATTGAGCAAATTCTTGAGGGTAGCACATTTAATTTAACATTTGACAACCTTAATGGATTTGATATTACCGACACCACAAGAGGTAATATGGTTTTCTTTGATAATAACGATAACCTTGTTTCAAAGAAAACACATTACACTTACACAAATTACACTAAGAGTGTGTCACATTCAATTCCACACAATCTTGGCACTCAGTTTTGTGTAATATATTGTATCGATCCATCCACTAGCCCGCCTACATTAATAACCCCAACAGGAATTGATTACATAACTGAAAATGAGGCTACGGTCCATTTCGATACAGCAAAATCATTACATGCATTTGCTTTTAATTTTGAGCCACCACCTATAACGGCTTAAGCAGCAAACGGGAACTTTATAACTGGGTGATGCTCGTATTCCTCAATTGTAAAATCATTAAATGTCACCCATGTTTCCAAGTCTTCCAATGACTTTATATCTTGGCTTATCCACATCTTAGGTGGAAAATATGGTGCGCGAGACATCTGCTCTTTAAATAAATCCACTTGATTATCATAGATATGAACATCCCCCATCATATGAGTGAACTTTCCGGGAAAATGGCCCGTTATTCTGGCGACCAACATTAATAGCAAAGATGAGCTAGCTATATTCATTGGTGTACCAAGTGGTACATCGTTTGATCTTTGATACATAGATAGGTCTAATGTTGTACCCCTTAAATGGAATTGGTAAAAATCGTGGCACGGGGGCAATGCCTGTTCATTTATTTCTCCCGGATTCCAATAATTCATAATTAATCTTCTATCATCTATACCAATTGAGAGCTTATCGATGATCTGTTTTAGTTGATCTATCTCTTCGCCATGTCGGTTTATCCAATGTCTGCCTTGAACGCCGTAGATTCGACCTAGATCATCTTCTCCCTTTCTATTGGGGTTATTGAGCCATGCCTCTGTTTCATTAGCATTAGCATCCCAAAAGGGACACCCAAGTGCCCTAAAGTCAGCCGCATTATCAACTGCACGAATGAATCCCAATAATTCACCAATCATGGCATTAAAGAATAATTTTTTTGTGGTTAGCGCTGGAAAAAATCCAGTAGAAAGGTCATAGGTGCATGATTCGCCGTGAAGTGTTAAACATTTAGTGCCGGTTCTTTTATTTTCTTTCCAGAATCCATCTGATAAGATTTTATTGCCGAGTCGGTGATACTCAGCATCAAACGGGTTTATTGTCATAGTTTTCTCCCAGTTAAGACTTGTTATCTGTTTGTTCAGGGGTTAAATTATAGTTTTCCCTTCCCACAAGATAGTAGTCCATCTGGGATAAACTTGCAAGACATTTTTCATCTAAATCGGGGCAATGTTGCTTTAAGCGCTCAATACACTCATCTTCGTTGTCGGGACACAGCCCCGCAAGCAAATCATTGCCCCGTTCTATTTTCCCGAGAAATCGTCCGTTTGTTCTTCTTCTTTAACTTTATCCCAAAGTGAACGAACCATTCCGGTCATTTTGGTAAATGTATTGGGTGCGAATACACCAAAAACCAACATAACTAATGCGCCTAGCATAAATGAAAAAAACATAAAAGTCTCCTTAAATTACTCTTTTATATATTTATAGCTGAATTTACGCACTGCATCTTTTTATATAAATACAGTTAGGTATAAATATTATTTCAGGAGCCTTTAATGAAAGACGGTATGAATGTACAAATAGAAACGAATGTTCTTATTCGTGATGAAACCAATAATAAAGTTCTCGTTGATAAGTCAAACGCGATACACCCACAAAATATGTCACGAATTTTGGCACGAGCTTTAGCTAATGAGCCAAACTCAATCATTCACCGAATGGCTTTCGGCAACGGTGGAACCTTTAAAGATGTTGGTGATAATTTAATCTTTAACCCCCCAAACGATGGCAGAATAGATGGATGGGAGTCTCGTCTATATAATGAAACCTATTCTGAGGTAGTGGATGAAGCTAATACCGATTTAGGCATCGATACAGGCTCTGCTGGACCCAATACTGTTAGAACCGGGGGTGGAAGTGATCCCCTATCTGATCCGATTGGAGCGGGAGTAACTTCTCAGGAAGCAGGTATTAAATCGAACGTTGTTATAAAGGTATTTCTGAATGAAAATGAACCGAATGGTCAGGATTTGTCCATTCTTTCACCAACAGGGGACGAAGATTTCACATTTGATGAAATTGGGCTTTATAGTCCCGGCTTACCCGCTGTTTCTTCTCCGGGGTATGCTAGTATATTTGTGAATGATAAGGTGGCTTCCGATGTATCTTCCGTGCCCCTGAACTCAACCCTAACGATAGATTTAACAGTAGATGGCTTGTCTTATAGTGCAACACTTTTAACGCCATCTGCGGGCACTGGACCGACAGGACAGATTACCTATGGTGATATTTGTGAAGGCATTAATACCGGCAGTTGGCTTTCAGGAGGAGACCCCATTAATGAATTTGTATATGTATTCATTACAGATAACTCCGGGGGGACATATCCAACCATTATTGGTAAGCAATCTTACGGGCTACTCACATTCCAGAGTAAAGACACTGGCGCGAATTCTTCCGTAGTTATAGGATGTAATGACAGCGCTCCTGCCGACTTTGGTAACATTGTTACTGATGGGGTTTGTGCGAATTGCAATGTATCTAGTATAACAGGTCAGGTTGCCGGTGTTGCAAATGATCCTATTATACCCGAAAATGAAAGGGAGCGTTTGCTGACACATATCATCTTTACTCCAATTCCTAAAGCAAAGGATGTGGCTATCAGTATCACTTACACACTTACTATATCTGTTTGCAACACATCAGATTCTGATGTTAGTGTAATCTAAACAATAGGATCAAACATTGTGTTTTTGTTGATTTGTGGCACATCTGCCACGGGAGGCTCTTTTTCCATGAACGCAGCTAGAGGTTCCCATCCCATATCGAAGCTATACACAAGAAGCCTGTCCTCTGGAATAATGTGAGTCACTTTATTATAGTGCCATCTGTACCGCTCTTTAGCTAGCTCAGTGGAATAATCTTGATTATTAAATAGCTCTTCTAGACATTCCCGGTCCATTTTGTTCATACAATTCTCTGGCACTTTTCCTGTATGGAGAGCCATATAGTTATTATGTAAATTAACCCGCTCCAGAGAATCAACCCAGCTTTCCATGTCTCGCTTTATGTAGATAAAATAATGATTTTCATTATTGCAAAGTTCGGTGAATGTTGAGGGGGTAAATATTGGCGTATCAGCAAATACCTGTATTTCGTTTTCATTGAGTAGGCGAGGCAGCGTAACTGATGGAACATGCTTAAATTTAAACCCAAGCGTGTGAGCCATGTTACATAAGCTTTTTGTTCCCGTCCGGGGAAGACTGATAATAAAATACTTTTTAATTGGTGTAGTGTTCATTTTCTCGCCTAATTTCTTTACTATAGTGAAACTCCCTATGATGTGTTATGGCACTGCCCAACAAACATCCGGGTTTAATTTTTTTATCCACAATAAGTTCCATTACAAAACTCATCCATGTTTGTTCAAACTTATGTTCAAACTTGGTATCCAGAAATATCTTTCTGTTGCCTTCTCTGTTAAATAGCAGGGGCCAATTGCAATAGTGGTACTCGCCCACAGCATATGGTACCCCTCTAAATGCACTGGTGTAATGAATTCTAACCTTCTTTGGGTCACTTGAGTTTTTATTTGTTAAAAACCACTTGTCCTTTTTTTCCTGTGGGACATTGTACCATGCCCAGTTATCATGGTTATCACCGTAAAATTCTGAGAAGCAAAGCTTGAAATAGTCCAATGATTCACTTTCCATTATCGACATAGATTTGCTAATAATATCTGGAAAATATTTTCTGAATCCATTTTTACAATATTTTCCTTCATCCTCTGATCCACATAGTAACATATCATCTTCAAAGAAAATCATATACTTGTGATTATTTTCTTCGAAATGTTCTGCTGCTACCTGTCTAGCTCCACATATCCCAATATTATCAAACTTAAGTTCTTCAAACCCATACTTTTTAAACAGTTCGCTGTATTCGGCTTCCACGCTAGGGTCAGTGGAGTTGTTTATTACATAGCGTACTGTTTCATCCCTAAGATTATTTTCTAAGTTCTTCTCAAATTTTTCAGCCCATAATGCAAATTGTTTAGGTAAATTAAAGGTTAATACATATACTGCCAATAATGAGTTATATGAATCCTTTTTCATGTTCTTTATCTTTTCCAAAAATCTATACACGAGTCCATCAGACTCAATCATATGACAAGTGCATAGATGCTTGTGCTTGTATGTGAGAATCGTGAATATACTCTCCTCTGTTCCCATATACCCTGATCGTATAGTCTCTGACAACTCAGCATAATATGATTCGTTTATTATGTTAATAGCATCTATGCTGCCACCGAATATACCGCCTCTTGCTACATGTTTTGTTTCCTGTCCCGCATAGCGAAACATTGCGTCTTTTTCAAATCCATGAACTTCAGCAGCAGGCTCATAGGGGAAGCAAAGATAATGCATCTTGTTGTTACTGAATACTTTGGATATCTTATCACCAAATTCTTCATCAATGTATCCCTTTGGATCACCTATGGTATTCGATATGCCAGCATCGATCCACATGAAATATTTCGTATTAAAAATATTCATAAGTGTTGCATCATTCATAAAGAACTGCTTACTCATTACAACGGGATTATATAATGGGAGCTTAGCTTGCGGGCTATCTGGAATCCACCCAGCCCTGTTGATCCAGTCTTGGCTTGTTCTTATTTCTTGAACTTCAGTGTAAAAAGGAAATGACTCTAAATCTTCTCTTGATTTATTTACAATATGTGTTTGTTTACCCTGTCTACGTTCATTTACCCAATCATTTAATTCCTTATCAACAAATATAACCATCGGGTAATCGACCTGTAAGAGCTTTTCAAAACATTCCAGATAATGATCAAACCCCCTACTGAACCCCTCGGGTAGATGCTCTCTGCCCAAGTCAAATAATGCTGTAACTAATGTTAGTTGATTTTTCATTTTCTAATCTCATCAAAGAAGTCGCAAAAACTAACCTGAGACTCATTATATCGATCTTCCCAGTCAGGATGGTACCATGTATCAAATATGAATGTCTTAATTGGTAGAGTTCCTTCTGAAAGTATCTCGGTCATAATCTGCTCTTCTTTGCACAGTTGTTCCTTATTATAAAGATATTCTTCAAACTGCGCTGTAACCTCATTGCAATATTTTTCCATTAAATCCCTGTGACCACCAAAGATTCCACCTATAACTGAACCAATGAATTTATTATCGTAGCTTAATCTGGGATGCTGTGGCCCCTTTGCAGCAACGTTCAATATCTTATCGGGACCCGTATAGTTAATCAGGCTATCCATAAACTGTTCGTCAAATATCAAGTCGTTTTTAAATGTGGTGGGGTAGGTTGATTTATCCAAATCCCGAACAAACCCAATATTATGATCATAGTGTGGGTTAAACCTGCTATGAATTATTCCCGGATGTGAAATGCCCGCATCAATCCAGTATACATATTCAGATTCTTGATTGTTTACAATTGAATCTTTTATGAATAAGAATTTGCCCCACATAATTTCAACACAGCGATCTCTCCAGTCTGGGGACTCCCTGTATATATGTGCGTCCTTGTTGCGTACAGAATTTACCCGCTTATGGAATGTCATTGCATATAGGCTCCATGGGAGTAATTCGATATTAGGAAACCGCTCCCTTGGAAAATCTGATCGCATTCCACTCAGTTCATCCGGGGAAGTATAACATATAATCTTATTATTGGTTTTTGCTATGGTTGAAAGTGAATACTTATACGGGCGTTCACGATTTAGCCTGCCACACAGTTCACTTTGATTTAATCCATTATATATGCAAGTTACAAAATGTGCACTCATTGTTGTTCCAAAATTAAAAATTTACCTTCGTTTTCTAAATATTGAATCGCTAAATAGTCTCTACTGGATTCTCCTCGCCCATTTAGCATATGGTAGCGTAGGTTTCCTTCGTATGTTCTTAAAAACCAAGACATTAGTTCTGAATATCCGGCATATAACCCGAATCTAGGATATCTATCATTGGTTTCTACGTAATTACTGCGCTTAGATAAGAACTCTTTCACTGTTATTGTTGAAAAGTCTTCAGTGTCAGTAATGATACTATTTGCGACATCTGCTTCGCCCATATATTTAGTCATAAACTCTTTGAAATTTTCAAAGGATTTTTCAAAGGTTAAATCGACAACAATGTGATAATCTGACTGCAAAGCGTTGTTTTCAATTATGTCCTTAAACCACAGAGGCTTAATGAAATCAACTTCTTTATTTGGAAAGCCTGCGCCACCAATCATGTCCCTATAAAACATTTGCCTCTGCCCTCTGGGTATTATAGTGGCATCTGATTTAACTGTAAATAAATGCATATGACGTTCATTAAGAACTATCATTAATTTTTTATAGCGCATCTGAAGCTCATCCAACTTTGGCAGAAGTGCTTTGAATTCATCTTCACTGTTTGTAAAAGCGTCAACATACACGGTGAAGTTTGTGTGATCCATGGACACCGGCTCATACCTTAAAAGATTATTAAATTCATTTTCTCTATTACTTTTGAAAATTATTTTTCCATCATAATATACACAATCCAATTCGGTATCCATTAAAATCTTAAAGGCATCACTTAGTCTGGTAAGAATTGGTTTACCGTTAACATTAAAGGATGTATTGAGAATAACACCATGCCCAGCCTTTTCTTTAAACTGTGTTATTAAATCATATATGAACTCATTTTGTTCGCGGGTAACTGTCTGCAACCGTCCGGTGCCGTCAACGTGCGTGATGGCAGGAAACTTCTCAGTATCCCTAACATCTGCAACAAACGTCATGTGGCGACTTTCTGAATCGAAATCAAAATATGTGGATACATCCTCATATCTTACCAGTGGGGCAAATGGGCGATACCATTCACGGTCTTTCACCTTCTTATTAAGGACATCCTTCATGTCACCCACTGGATTACACAATATACTACGATTACCCAGCGCTCTAGGACCATGCTCAGAATTTCCCCTGACCACTCCTACAATATAATTCTCAGCTAGTAGGGTTGATAAGTCATCTAAGGTGATTTCATCTATAGCCTTTACAGGATTATCTTCTATTAGTGCAGTGTACTCTCTTTCGTCCATTATGGGCAATCCAGAATACGTCAAATCCACAACTTCACGCGGCTTTATGTAATCTAGCAATCCACCAACGGCTATGCCGCAATCATTTGTATTTGGTGGCACAAAAATATTGTTTTTACCCACCATCTTTAATAATCGGGCATTGAGTAGAACATTAAGAGCGCATCCACCTGAAAGGCATATGGGATATTCTTCCGGGCTATACTTGTTAATGTAAGGCATTGCTAATTCAAGGAATACTTCCTCGAACGCTGCCTGTGACGTTGCCGCAATATCCCATGAAAATTCGCCGTCAAACCGCGTGGTTTCCAGTTCGAAATCAACATCATTAACACCTATTGCACTGAACAGTTCGTTTGTTGCTGAAATTCGCACTTCAGCACCGCCCTTAAATGCATCTCCGCCATACCGGAACCTTTTATAGAAATTCATGAAGTGGGGCATCCATTCATCTCGAACGGTACCATAAGCACAAAGCCCCATTAACTTTCCAGCATAAACCAAATTTCCAATGTTTAGAGGTTCTTTTCTGATATCAGATAAGTGGTCGGCTAGAACCATGTAAGGGAAGCCCAGATCAAGATCGAACCTATCAATCAATTTTGGGCCGGTATCTCTACTTTCAGAAATATATACGTTAAAGAATGATCCGTTTCCTCCACCATCATAGGTGAAAATTAAAGACTTTTCAAAATCAGACTGATAATATGCTCCAGCGGCGTGAGACTGGTGATGATCAAATCTTCTGAATTCCTTTATATCGTATCCAGTGAAATCAATCTTAGTGAAATAATTGGATAGGAAAAGATCGACTTTACGGGTACCTGCTCTTTCGAACAGGTATTCCATAACATCATCAAATACCTTTTGTGGATACTTTGCTGGAAGATACCCTGCTAACCCGGAGTTCTTCTTATTTAACCACCGCTCTAATTCTACAACGTGGTATTCACCGTTGTGGTACATGGAGATTGTAGCATTATGGGAGCCATATGCTGATAAAATAATACCGTCAGACATAATTTACTCCACATCTTTTACAATACGTTCACCCCATCCATCAGATTTGCTGTGAGGCCAAACAGTGAAAGTTTTAGGTATACGATTTGCTAAAAATATTAGTCTAAAATCAAACCATTCGTTTTGCAGGTATTGCTTGATTTTGGCCTCAGTTAAATCTTCCCGATAAATTTCGTCATAGTCTTCATCGTGTGCGCCGACATAGAAGAAATCGTAATCATCCTTTATCTCACCCAATTCATCTCGGTGGAATAAAATTCTTACGTCATTTGATCGACAGAATGTGTCTTTCCATTCTTCTTCTGTTTCATACGGAAGATTGTTCGGTGGTTCCATTTTATCAAGAGTTTCCTGCTGGACTCCTCTGTGTTCAAAACTGATACCAGCATATTCTTCATACTCTCGTAAAGTTCTAACATTGCCGAAACCATACTTTCCAAAATCAATTTGATTCGGGTCTTCTCCATCCATTCCAAACAATATTCGGTTTCGCTTATGGCATAGATTGTTTCTCTCAACCCAGTCAAGCTCGACTTTACCCTTATTTTTTTCAGGGGTAGTGTGATCATCCCATACTTTGGTTCGTCCCTTTCGGGTGTACTCATGCCATGCAATAACACGATGAGGATGAAAGAGATCGTACCCATGCGTAAACGCCCTTACAGCTAATGATATTTCCTCTCCATGGAAAAAATAATTGGGATCATGCTGGACCTCTTCAGCAAACTTCCCGTCAGCAAATGTAAAGTGCGCGGAGAAAAAACGTGCAGGCATGGGCCGATCTCTTTCTTCCCAATCATCTATGGATGATGGTCTGAAAAATACAGCACCTTCTGGAATGAATCTATCAAAATCCATTTTCCATGGTACATGAATTCTTGATGCTGGATCATTTTCAGGATCAAAAGATGGTATATATGCGGTCAATAAAGGCTTGGGACATTCATCAGAACGTAGACTCTCAAGCATATTTACAGCCAATTCATCCCAACCTTCTACAAAGCGATGATGTGAATCAAGCTGCAAAGTATACTTTTCACCGGAATACATTTGCTGAATTTTATGTCTTGCCCAGCAAGCCCCGTTAGTATTCATATAATCAATATCTAAAACAGAGAGCTTGGTTCCACCCTTGGACATATTAACAAACGCTGTAATCTTCTGATAATCTTCAATGTCAGAAAAGTCCTCTTTGAAGCCCAGTACATCAAATCCTGCGTCCATGAAATCTTCTAGGGACTCATTATCATCATGTTGCCATGAGATTCCTACATGGATATTCTCAGGATATTTCGCGTTTTCAATTAAATCATTTAAGGTGGGTATTAGTTCGGGGTCTTTGTAACTTGCAATTTGCACGAATATGGTGTTTTCCATATCTTTCTCCTTATTATTTGAAATACTACCTAGCTAGGGGTGAGCCTAGCTAGGATTTTTATACAAAGTTAGGTCTATTTGTCATAGCAGTTCTACCCAGCTTCGGACGCTGAATGACACCACTAGGATATAGAACCTTAACATACTGATGGAAATAATCCAACGCATTTTGACCGTTTCCTAACGTTACGTCAGCTAAGGTCTCGTAGAGAGGCTGAAAATCATTAACACGAGCACTCTTCTGCAACACTTCAAGCAAACGCTGCTTGTCGATTGGATCAAGTTCATCATTTTTAATGAACCAGATTTCATACTGTGTTTTGCCATCCTCGTCTGTTCCCACATCAATTGCGTTAACAACCGTGACTTCAATGCCAACTCCGTTTCGATTTAAGTCAAGCTTCTTAATAAATCTCGTTTCCATAACAAACTCCTTGTTTAATAAATATTGTTATCTTGTAATATATTTATATTCAAAAAAATGATGTGTCACTATGAGTAAAAAACAGGAAAGAGCAGGACTTATACCATTTTTCAGGTCTGATGATGATCAGGTTCATATGATGTTTATGATGCCATCAGATGAGAAATATGGGGGTAAAGTTTTTCAGATTGCAAAAGGTAGAGTTGATCCCGGTGAAAACCCTTTTCAGGCTGCGGTGCGTGAGGCAAATGAGGAACTGGGTTTAAAGGAGCAGAATATTAAGTGGGTTAAGAAATGCGGTAAGTTTCTGTCCACCCATCACATTTACATCGCAGAAGTGTCAACAATGAGCGATTCCGATTATGATGATCCGTGCTTTGAAACTGGAGAGACTAAATGGATGACATTGGAAGAATACTTAGAAAGTGGTAGAACATTACATGTTCCCATCGTTAAAGAATGCTTTAAGCTGTTCGAGAACCAACCCTATGATACTTAATTGATAATTTTGCCATAACTTGTGTCAATTCATTGCTTGGTATTCTGTAGTATCCCTTATATTCATAATGCTCTTCTATATTAAAATCACCTAAGAACGAATCTGGTTTAAACGTATCTGGAACAAAGTACGCACAAACTGTGCGCCCATTAATTTTTCTAAGGTAATCATTGAGTGAACTTGCACCGCCATTTGTTATTCCGCATCTAAAGTAATCCTTTTCCGCTTTAGGGTTATAAATTATAAAGAATATTGTGTTAGTTTTAACTACGGTTTCCGCTCTGGATGTTATTGTAACACCCAAAAAGTTGCCCCATGAAATCCATTCGTGTGTGTTTCTATAATATAAATCCGGTCTTCGGGGTATATCATCTGGCTTTTCCCCAGAATCGCACATATCAAACCATTGCTTACGTGTAGATATATTTAACGACTGGGCGAAAGCTCGTGCCTCATTAAAGGGTCTGAACGTCCTTCTGACAATAGGAAAGGGGTTATCATTTCCAAGAAAATCATTCCATGAAATAAAATCTCTATGGTATGCACGATCTGGCCTTCGGGGTAATCCCGCAGGTTTATTAAGGTCATGCCATTTTTTATATTGTGCCACGGACTCAATTCTTTCCGCTCTCACAATTTCCCTTGCTTTTTCAAAGGGTAAGCTTTTTCTTGGTCGTGCCATAATAATTGCCTTTTTATATAAATATTTATACTATGGATTTTAGACGTATCTCGCTAGTCATCGCAGAAAGCGTAGATGCTTGGAGAATAATACCAAGAGTTATACTAATTCTGTATGCAACATTAGTTTTCAATTTGTATCTATGGTACAAGTCGATTCCCACCTATATCAACGAACAATGTGATGCAGGAGTGCTTGGTGTGCTCATGGAACGGGGCCTCAGTCTAGAAGAAGCCAAAGTAATGGCATGTTCAGTGATTGATATTGTTGGCGGTCCCACGGCGGCTCAATCTACATTTGTAACAACCATTATAGGATTGTCTACTGGCATTTTTGGACTATATGTTGCAACGGGAAGAAAATGGGAAAGAGGTTTGCCGTATGATGTTACCCATCCTGACAATCCATTCCCTACTCCGGGAATTCAGCCCAATACGCCGCATAATCCATATAACCCCCACAAGCCACATAATCCATACACTCCACATAAGCCGTATGCGCCACCTACGCCTCACAGACCGTATGGACCATATCAAACGGAAGATGATGCGCCGTATGGTCCCCAGCCCGCTCAGAATCAATCTGAGGGCTTCTGGGGGGATGCTGCACCGGATAATGACCCAGACGATGATAATCGATAAGGTCTTGATAGAACATCGATAAATTTTTCCTTTTCTTTTATCGCTGCATCCATGCCATGCTGTTTACAAAATCTTAAAAACTGAACATAATTGAATTTACCAATATCCTTTATTCCTTCATCTATCGTCACATCAATTAATCCCTTGATGTAATCAGGTTGATGATTCAAACCCATTAATAATTTATTTTCTTTAAATAAATCTCCGGTTCTATAATTATACTCAATAACATTATCATCATCATCTAGTTCAGTTACAACAAATGTGTTGTTAAAAATATTATTTTTTAAATAATCATCCTCATAAGCCGCGAATATTTTTTTCTTGAGAAGCCGGGGATAAGCGTTTTGCACATTATCCCCGCCCCTTGGTTCCCCCCTGAAACATTTTTCAAAAAGAAACAACTCAGGATCATTATTCCAGTCTTCTAAACTACGCTCAGTGTCATTCTGACTTTCAACAAGAGTTACTGTTCCAGTAATGCTGTTGATTAGCTGCATAAAGTCTTTATCAGAACTGTAGATAATGTGATCATCATTGGGAAAGCGGCGTACATATCCCGCAATTAAATCATCACCCTCTAGTGAATTGCCTTGCAAGCATAGCACAGAAGTTTGAGTTTTAAAGAAATCCACATATCTGTGGATGCTTGCATCAAACTCTTTTAATTTCTTTTCGTCGCTCGGAGAGAGATTTTCTCTTCTGCCCGCTTTATAAGGTCTATGTGTTACCTTTTCGGGATTTAAATTACTAGTATATACCTTTCTCCATCCCTTATTAAAACAATCAAATACTACAACAATGTTGTCAACCTTATATCGGTTTGCCAAATATTGTATTTTGTATAGAGTGTTTACATGGGCGACAGCAATAATGTCATCTATGTCGTATTTTTTGTATCCAAAAAAATACTTATAGAGGACTGCATTACCATCAATTATTAGGTTTTTCAGTTTAGTCATAATCGTCCAGCATGGTTTCTATACCCAGCCTTCCGATCCAGTGCTGCACAATTGCCTCTTCATCTTCCCCGGTAAACCCATTTTCTTTTAGATATTTTATGAAGGCTGTGTTCCATCCGGTTCTTATGGCAACTCCTCGCGTATCATCAACGCCTATCACCATCATATCACACCATGGTTCCGCTGAGTTTTCCATTTCAAGCTCTTTTTCTGTAAACTCTTCGAGCTTACGCTCACGCATCTTGGAAACTTCAACTGCTCTAGCAGTTTCAACAGCCTTTCCAAGTTTTGACATAAATTCAGCATCTTCTAACAAAGTGGATTTATAATCAGCAAGTAACTCTTTTAACTTATTTTCGGTTGATTTAAACATACCGTCTCCTTAGTCTGCAATTTTTTCAGGGAATATAGCGACATCAATATCATTTAATGTTGTACGCATAACTCCCCGTTTGGTTAATGTTACATCCAGACTCATTCTGCCTCTGATCATTGGAACAATATTAGTTAAGTTGTATGTGAAGTCGAATGGTTCTGAATCTCCCATAAATTCAGGAGATTCAGATATAATGTGCTGTACGTAATCACGGTGAACATCGCGTGACGATGCGACAACAATCCCATTAACCATTTTAATATTTAGAGCCTTATTTTTATTCTGAATTGCTCGGGGTAATTTACTGAGAACTTCAATACTATCATGACTGAGAGTAAAGGATACCATATCTTCATCATTCACCTGTTTCGGAAGCTGGTGCTTGGCTCCGTTGTCTCCCGTTATTTCGACACTCGTTCTATCAGAAATTAGTCGTAGCTTTAATACAATATTGTCACCAGAATCAAGGGTCTTAGTTTCTGCCGCGAAAATATCAAACCCACTCTTTCCACTGGTGCTTTCCATGAACTTTATTCGTGTTTTAAAATCCGAAACTCGACTAATACATAGAGAATCGAATTCCAAAAAATCAAGTGGTTGATGCTTCATTAAGAATATGTAAGATTCTTCTGCTTTAGCTCTAATGCCATTCTTATCAAGAATGAAGACACCGATGTTGAATAGTTGCCCAACATCTATAATGTCATTAATAATCTTTAATGTTTTTTCTGATAATTTAATCATATCTAATATACCAATAGTTCATCTGCCAATACAGCCTTGTCAGTGGGAACCAATTTTCCTACAGCTTCGCATATATTGGTAAGAGTTTTATCAACCAACCTATTAATCTGTTTGTCTACATCAATAATTGGAACAAAATTTTCCTTAAACCAGTCTGGTATGGTAACCAAATCTGATGGAACTGCGATACTTCCAAATCTACCAAATTCCATATCTAAGTAATATGTTCGCACTGCCATCTGGCTTGTTATTTTTGGTGATTCTAAATCTTCATACTTATCCAGACATATATTCCAAAAAATTGCAGCACTCTGTCTTCCGGGCAAGCGGGCGTTTGGATCAGCGTTGAACTGTTCTGTATAAGGTTCAACCTTATTAACCTTTCCGGGCAACCCAATATCTTCAATTGATGCATCGTGTTCTAAGAACTTTTTAAACTTGACAATATCCTTATTAAACTTAGCCCAATCATGAGTTTTAAAATAACTTTCTAAAATTTCAGTTAAATGAGTTTTAACGGTCTTTGTAATATTTGTCTTCTTTACAGCATGACCCATAATCTTCATTTTGTCAACATCCTGTCCATCACTGTGAACCAGATGTAGTAAGTATATCTTCTTACTTACAAAAATTCCAATATCAGAAATGATTTCACTTTCAACTCTTGCCCTGCTTGCTCTTTGATCGTCACAGAAGAAACGTTCTTTCATGAATACAGGGAAACTCTTATTAATAGAGTTTTCAATGTACGTACACACTCGTTTAGCATCATTTATGTTATCAGTGTGTGTTTTAAAATAGCAGCTATCGGTATCGCCATATACAACAGAATCCGTGGGGAATGTATACTCACCATCAAGGGTTTCTCCAATATGCTTCGCCATATGGATCAGGATTTCTCGTCCTGTTTTGGTTGTTGTTTCGGCTAAGCGTATATCAAAGAATTTGAAAAATTTGTTACCCATGCATCCATATAGTGAGTTAAGCTGAATTTTTTTAATATACTGTAACCTATCATAAAATTCCGTTTTCTCTTTAACTTCATTATATTTTGGATCGCTTTTATCTAACGCTTCAAGCTCATCTTTATATTTTGCAAGCTCACCTTTATACTGTCGCCGTTCTGCAAACCATGATTCAAGAACAGCGGGAATTACACCCTTATTATTCTGATCAAATACGGTTCCATATCCACTCAGTGTATAATTCTTATCCTTAAAGAGTTGCCTCCACTCTTCCGTTGTTTTTACAGCAACATCTCCGTTTTCATATGCAAACGATAACTCTTCTCCGGTTGCATCAGCTATCGCAGCATATGCTAGTTCATTATCTTCAAATTGTCCTATGATGGTTTCGGGACTAGCATTGACGCTCATGATACCCGTTGGATACAGAGATTCAACGTCAACTGACCCCACCATTTTATGTTCCCCTCTTTGGCAGTCCAGTACGAAGGCTCCGCCATACTTAGAGAAGTAATCGTGGTTCTTTGAATCTGGCACTCGCTTGTTCAATTCATAATGACAATAATTGATAATAGCAAGTTCTGCTAGCTTAATAGTTCCATAGATTTGAGCCACCTGTCCTGTAGCCATATGAGATGACTGCAATGTAAGCGCTATATACTTTTTCTTTTCCTCTAACTCTACTAGAATCTCAGTATCAATCATGTTGTACTCTAGGTAATAACTAAAGTCTGATCTATAAAGATCGTATAGTGATCCTTCGTATTCCAGTTTGCGCATATCGGGGAATTCTTCTTCCGCAATATAGGCCAATGCGTAAGATGCTTTATTCTCACGCTCAAATTTTTCATATATTAATTTGTAGTCAACCGTGGTTCTTCCGAATAGGCGAACAACCTCTTCCGTGACTTTGAATCCTTGTGTAACTTCTCGCTCAACGGGTCGTATCGTGGGAGACTTACTATCGGGGAAACACATGCGGGGTAAACTTCGTTTACCCAGAACATCTCTAATTCTTTTATACGTATATGGAATATCGAAATAATCAGAGTTCCATCCCGAAATCAAATCAGTGTCTTGAATTTCACGCAAAAATGCGTCTAGTAATTCTCTTTCGCTTTTACATATAACAATTTTAGCCTTTGATGTAACGTTTTCACTAATATCATCAATGGTGTATTCTTTTTCCGTTGGCTCATACGGACTGTATTGCGGGGGCACAGCAAAAATGACACGCTTATGCGTATGTAAATGATATAACGCTATAGAGCTAATGGGAGCGTAGGGGTGCTCCACACTGGAGAACCCCCTATCTTTGCAATAATCGACCTCAATATCAAAAAATGTAATATTGAGTGGTCCCATTTCAGCACCGTAATAGTGCTTGGACATTACCTTTTGCTCTACAGAAATGTCGGACTCGTAGAGTTGTTTACCGCGATCCTTATACATTTTACGAGCATTGTTGTAATCTCGTAATGTATCGAATGTTAACTTCTTAAGCTTATTGCCATAGATGTCCTCATCCGTCCCATCCTCATGTGGAATATAAAAGGACAGGTCAAGATCGTAAGTCTTTCTTTCTCTTTTATTGCCATTGCGTTCCCAGACTACAACACTAGTGTAGTCTGGAGAAAGCATCGATGAGATATACATTTAGTTATTAACAATTCCTACATTTTCAACGAAAACTTCAAGCATACTATTTTCAACGGTAGTTTCCTGATAGTTGTCCTTGAACGCAATCATGATTGCCTTACGCGAGGTCTTCTTTGGAATGCCGTGATCATCATAAAGCATATCAACGATGTCTTTAATCTGGTCACCCTTATCCTTCTGTATCTGCTTCAATCCCGCAGCTTCAAAGATCGCGTCTCGAACCTGTTTGCGAATTGCTGGATCGGATGGAACAAAATCAGTGTCTAGTAAATCGGTCATTTTAATCTCCTTTATTTAAACCATGTTTCAAAGTTGCCTTTGAATTTTTCCATATCATACACAAAAAGTTCGTGGGTTGCAATATGGAATCGTATTTGGGTTAATTCTCCTGCCTTAACTTCTGCTGTATTGTTTATGAAATTAGGGGCACCGGGGAATATAATCAATGTTCCACGTTGGGGGTTGAAGCTAAATCCGTGTGTTATAAACTCTAATTGTCCACCAAAAACTTCATACTCATCATCAAATGGAGTTTCATCATTATAATCGTTTAAGAAAATAACGGCAGTAAAATCATTATTGTTTGATCTTTGCCATTTTCCATTTAGATATATGGAGTTTTCGCAACGAGGTTTATTGGTTCCTTCGTATCCTGCGGCATACCATTCCATCATAAACGGGGTAATGCCTTTAACCTCCACATCGTAATATTCTTCAACTCGTGGAATAACTTCTGCTTTAACTTGAGGTAATATTCGCGTCTCAGCCAGCCCATTGCGAGAATAGAGTGGCTGCACCTTATTGTGTTTATCAAGATTAGGAAAGGTGTTGTTATTGCCTATAATTATATCTTCACACTGAAGTGGAGATATAAAATTCTCAAAGATTAAGAACGGATTTTTCATGATAATTTCCCTTATAAGGAAATAATCATATCATGATCCTCACATGATTGGCAAGCCTTTTCAAGCTTAAATGGAACTCGTTTGATTTCTCCATCTATTTCTAAAATCAGTGAAACCTTGGATACACCCTCTGATTCGCAGACATTCATGAGTAGAGTTGATCCCTTATATAGAATCTTACTTGTCGAACATGCACCTTCCACCGACTCATAATCATCAACAAACCATACATTTTCACTATCGGAATCAGCGCCTTCGGATAATGGCATAATTTTATATGCGGGTTGCTCAGATAACGATTTAACCTCAACCTTTATATCTTCCGTTGAAAATACGGAAGGAACTGAAACTGATGTACTAATATTGTCCGATGCCACCCATGTCTGGTTAGCATTATCTGTCGATGTTATGGTAATGGTATCACTGGTAACTGAGGTTAGCTCATTTTCTTCTTTTATGATTCTCCTGACCTCAACATCTTTAATGTCAAGTTCAGATTCTTTTAACCATTCCTCAAGTTCATTTATAGATGAAAATGTTGTCATGCTTATCCCTTCTTGTCCCCTCGTAATATTTTATTCATACGGGTTACTCTCTGTGAAGGAGCCTTTCTTTTAGTTAATCTGGTCTTACGAACACGCTGCCCCTTCTTTCTTCTGGCACTTCTTTTGCCCTGACGAACCTTAAACGGGTCTTTCCTGATTCCACAATCAGCCGCTTTAGATACCATACGTCCATCTTTTGGTCCACCATAACAACGGAATTTTCTTACAAACTTATTCCCGTAACGCTTGAACTGACGTTTGGCACCCTCTTCCAGCTTTTCATATTCTTCTTCTGATATTGTTTCGATGATGTACTCAGAGCTTTCCATATACTGACCACTTTGCGCCTGTTGCTGTTGCGCTCGTGGGTCTTGTGGGCGATTTTGATTGTTCTGCTCTTCTTCTTCCCTGTTATTATCTAATCTCTGAGCGTCCTTCTGCTCTCCCCTTGCTTCGGCCTCTTGACGTTTTATCATATACTTACGAGGAAGAAGCTGAAGCTGCTTTTGTAGGGCCTTCTTTTCTTCATCATTTTCTGCATTATTAATGGCATCCATTATCTTCCTGCGTTCAACCATATATTCACGCCGTAGTAATGATGGATCAATTACAATATCTTCCTCATTAAGTACTGCGTCCATTAATAAGCTATCATCATCGAATCCTTCAAATGTGGGATTAGCGTCATCCAACATGCCCCTGCTTCTCTTGTAACGATAAGTGGCAAGATCAGCATGTTTCTTAGCTTCCTTCTCTTGCTGTTTCTGCTTATCCTTCTCTGCCTGCATTGCAATCATTTCTTCCGCATCTGCTAGCTTTGCTTCCGCCGCTCTAGCTGAAAATTCTGCCTGATCCGCTCTATACCTTTCAGCATCAGCCTCATAACGTGCCTTTTGCTCTTCAGCCTGAGTTTTTAGCATATCAATAATGCTATTGAGTAATGACTGAGTATCGGATTCATCTTCGAACTCTTCAAAGTCTTCTACGGATTCATCATCTTCAAAGCCTTCTTCTCCAAATTCTTCGTCACCTAACTCTTCGTCACCAAAATCTTCCCCTTCGAATTCGCCTTCGTCAAACCCCTCGTCACCGAATTCGCCCATATCTTCGTCGCCAAATTCTTCGTCACCAAACTCACCCATGTCTTCGTCACCGAATTCATCAGCTTGCTGTAAATCTTCAACACTATCGCTGACTTCATCCGCATTATATACTACATCTTCCGGAATGTTGGGGAATTCAACATCTCTTATATCGAAAAGGTCTTTTAGTTTATATAAAAGTTCCGCGAGTGAAATGTCCTCTAAATCTACGCCACTATTTTCAAAGTTTTTTAATTCTGACAAATATGCGGATATGTACGCCTCGAAATCTTCTGCTTGTGTATTGAGAATGGTAACCTTCATTAGGTTGCCCTTATCATCTTCAACACCGTATGAAACTACATCCTCTTCGGTAGCATTGGTTTTATTTTCAAAATTACTGAGTTGAGCTAATACGCTGTCTAAATTGAAGTTTTCATTAACAGATGAAACAACCTTAACCTTTTTGTTTGGTTCTAGCTTATAAAGGTTTACGGGATGCATACGCAGTTTATTTCCAAGTCCATCATAAAAGCTGACTAGGAAGCTTTTAAAGTCTCTCTTTTTAGTCGCTCCCACGCGAGATGGTGCAACGGCGATTGCATGTGCACCCACTGACCCAGCGGCTGCGGTTTCATTAACTTTGTGTTTCATGTAAAAACTCCATAATAATGGTTCTTTAACTATTTATAACAAAAACTTATCTTTTACTTCTATTTCCGAATAACGATTTTTCAGTCACAACTACAAATTCTATACCACGGGCTTTACACCATTCTTCTGCTGCGGCCCATTTTAATTGATTTATGGTGAACACATACTCTTCATAAAGACGAGTTTTTGGATTTCTTGATCTTCCCGGCTTTGTTTGTTTATCGGGTTTAATCTCAATCATCTGTTTTCTAATTTTATTATCAGAGGTTTTTGATACCACATAAAGGTCTGGAAAATACTTTTTTATTCTTTTAACATTAGGATTGGTTTTCCCCGGAACAGCGTATGGTATATCAACTATTTCGTATCCCCATTCTATAACATTAGGGTTATTATCACACACCTTAAAGGCTTCTTCTTCCCATGAGGACTTGTAGACTAGCTTGCGAGGATCGCCAATATATTTCTGGGGATTGTTAAGTTCATATAATTTTTGTTTCCATCCCATTAGCCGCTCCCTATTATTTGTCTAATTACGGACCTTATGGCTGATCCAGCTAATCCTCCAGTATCCACGCCCATCTTCTGTAATTGCTCGACCAACACTTGTGATGGTATACCATCTATGTTTATTTGATCCCTGATCTGTTGTAATAATGTTGGGGTATTGGGCAGTTCGCTTATCGATACAGTTTGTGTCATGCCTTCATTTGGTAAATCTTCCAGTGGTATTGGAGAATTTGAAGCTAATCCACCCACTGCTCCTCCGGGTCCGTTTAATAATCTATCCTCGGAATATTCAACAGACTCCGTTGAACCATTAGATGATGTCCGCTCTGTTGTTACATTATAGCTATCATAAATGAACGTGAACGTAACAGTGTTGACATCAGATTGTGTCATATCAAGTTCATCTAATACAACATTCTGTATTTTGGGATTTAAAAAATCATATATAACTTTTGATCCATTGTGATCAATTAAATGATTAACCCTTATATTATGGATAGGCCCATGCTCACCATTATCTCCCATTGGACCCAATAATGCTGTGGTTGATTGTCCATAGTTTTGTAAAACGGGTGCCGACTCTTTTGTTATATTTGTCACAGGACTTATACTTTCCATGTATTTTTGAAATAAATCATGGGCTTTATTTGTCCTATCATCAAATAGTGTTACCGTCACGACACCAAAATCTACCCTCGTTGCAACCTTTGTCATAAAATTATAAAAGTTTACATCTTCATATATGACGTTTGGTGCTGGGCGGGTTATTTGTTTTATGGCGAATGTTATTTCATATGGATCATCATCTCCGCCATATGCTGAAAACATATCAGAATATGTTATACTCATTGTGAAGTTAAATTTTAACTTTGGAGCATCTATACCTGCAAAATCATCTGATATTTGCCTATGCTCACCAAAGAGAGCTACTCCAAATCTGGACTCACGGCTAGCCATTGTAAATCCATTCCTTCATTGCTTCAGTTCCTTTCATTATGACTTCATCGATGTACTTATCAAAGACTGAATTTCCTGATCTAACATCTTTTGTTATACGCATTGCTAATTCATCAAAGGCTATAGCGAGGGGTCGTTTTTTTGGAACTCCTGCTAATACTGGCTCTCGCATACTTAGGTTTCTTAGAATTATATCTTTTGCCTCAGAAAGATCAGCCTTTTTAATAAAGTATGGAGTTGAGCATACCATATCATCAGAAAATGCAAATGTGCTACATGCCCGTTTTCCTACTATAACCATCGATGCTCTATCTAAGGCTTTAAGCCCGGAGATTAGGGGGTTTGTATCTTCGGATGTAAAAAAGGCGGCGTTATCTTCTACAGTGTTTTTTTCAAAATCACCTCTAGAAAGTTCCATTACCTTACTGGAATTTTTTGAATTTAATTGCTGAACATACATATCCACACGGGTTATACTGGAATTATCCTTAAGTCCCACTTCTTGTACGGTCTGCGCCCTTTTAATGAAATTTGCCATAAAAGTATTTATAAAAAAATGGCTTCCGTTAAGAAGCCATTTTCTGATACCAATTTTAGGCGGGAGTATTAAGCTGCGCCACCTGTTGCCTTGGAGTATGGGTATGTAGACTGAATTAACTGTCTTGCGTGGTCGTAGCTGATTGTAGTAACAACTTTAACTGTTTCGCTTGCCGCATAATCCAAATCGCCCCAATCAACGTTTTCAAAATAGCATCCTTCAATGAACCAACGCTCCATAGGAACTAATGATTCACCATCAAGCATATCTAGATGAATACCAAATTTGTAAATATCGCCATAAGGGGCTGCTGGTAGCCTTGGGGCTGCGCCGGGACCAATAATGCTCTGCTGACGCTCTAACTGAGCCTGAATAGCTCTAACAACAAGACCACCCAAGTCTGCTTCAAATGTCACAGAGATTGTTTGCCAGTTATATTTACCAGCAATGTATGCTCGTGTATTATATCTGTCAAGCTGAATCTTTTCAAATTCTAATTTAGGTCGATCAGCGGTAATAGCCTGTAACCTTAGCTCGTGTGCATCTCCGGGCAGACCAAGAAAGTTTAATGCCCATCTGTTTTTGTGTTGTGGGTGGTGAATTCCACCGCCTTCTACACCTAAATCGCTAATTAATCCCATTGTAAAAACTCCTTAAGATAAATACAGTAGTAAATCGTTACATATATTTATAGGTAATGAAAAATATTTTTAAATTTTTAGCTGGAGTACACTATGAATTTTAGGGAATTTCTAATAGAAAAAATTAACAATTCGCAGAATGAGGCAGATATCGTTCTTCATCAGGTTATTAATAATGCGGATGAATCGCATATCGATTATAGCGACTCTCGCTTAGATTTTAATATCGGAATAATGGTTAAGCGATCACCTTATACAAAACTGTATATGACCATATTGAATTCTGATAAAGAGTTTGTCCGTCTCGCCAAGAATACACAAAAAGATGGTCACACCATTGTTGTTTCCACATCAACTTACCCGGATCGTTTAGATATTGATGATTTCATTGCCAGCAAGAAAGTATATAATAAAATTAAAAATGAATTAGTTAGCTTCATTGATAACTATAAAAATGATGAGGTTGAGTTTAAAACTGAATACGAATCTGCCAAAGAAATCAATAATGATAAAAACTTCGAAAAACTGTATAATATTGTAATTGAAGCAATGAAGCGCAGAATTCAAGAATATAAGGATGTGTCTGCTGATATCAAAGAGAAAATTGAAAATACCGCAGATGAAGGTAGGAAGCAGATTCTTGTTCGCAGCTTAGATAAGTTAAAGGATGAGTATTTTGGAAGCACCTTTAAGAAGTTTAAAAAGATTGCAGCCGAAGCTATAGATGTTGATTTAACTCGGTTTGAAAAGGAATATAAAAAGAAATTTGATGACAGGCTAGAGAATTATTACGAATACGTTATTAAACTCTAATTAAAAAATAATATTTAGGTTATAAAAAAGCCCCGAAAAATCGGGGCTTTCTTTTTACATGTGGATTTGATTATACGTCAAATCCGGATTCCTGTCTTCCACCAATGTCTGCACCGGTAGCAACTACGCGGATTGGAACATAAATGAACTCAACTGCCTTGACAGGCTTGATAGCTACGTCAATCCATAGCTCATTTCTGTCAATACGGTCAGGAGTGTTATTTGTTTCATCACACACAGTGGCGAAATCATACAATCCTCTACGATCAATCAGGCTTACTAGGAAGCTATCTGTCGTAGCCTTAACATTTGCTCTGGTAAACCTATCATTTGGTTCAAATAGGTACTGGAACAGTGTTTTTCTTAACTCTCTCTTGATAAACTTAACCAAGCGGGATACGTTAACACGATCCAAAGCTGATGTATTGGGTGATGTAGTTTTCTGTCCAAGAACCAAGATTCCTCTTCCCGCCTTATAAGCAATTGGATTGATGTTCTTAGGCTCTTCGTATAGTGAATCACGGGAACCATCATCAAGATGATCCTCCACCCAAGTGGTTGGCCCACCTAGTGCTCCACTGACATAACCAACACTTGTTAGGTGAGGACATGTACCACGAGTAGTACCAGCAGGAGCGAACCACATTTCACCAACTAGGTCGTTGTACGCATAAACACGTAGTGCGGTTGATGCTGCTGATGTCATAATGTCTTCTCCATCCAAGTTTGAAGATATACCGTGTGCATAGTAGTATGCAACATGATATGAACTTGTCTTTGCTGGGGTTGCTGCCCACACTGCGATACTGTTCGGACCAATTGGTGGCTTATCAAACGGTGTATCGGCAATTACAAAGACTTCTTCGTATAAATCTTGAGACAATCTTACAAGCTCATCCGTAGTTTCAAAGTATCCGGGAGCCATTGCAATATTGTATTCAAAGTTTTCACCTCGGACTCCAGTATATGGGTCATTAATGACTTCCTGTAGCCTTTCAACAATTTCTGCTCTTCTTGCTGCATCATTAGCGCCCAGAGTGGTGTAATCTTTGAACTCTTTAGTATTGTCATAATCAGAGGCTGCTGCAATAGCTAAACCTTCAGCTTCGGCTGGAGTGAACTCGTCTGCTACGAGTGAGCCGGAAACCCAAGAATCTATTAGTGCATCCATGCCGTCATATGTTCCAACAGCGGTGTCATATGCATCATTGTAGACAATAAGTGGACTAACGCCCTTGCCTGCAACTGGATCATCGATCTGCTTAAATAGGCTTAGATTTGAAAATAGGGGCAGATAACCACTTGGTCCATCAGCTAGAATTTCTACTGATGATGTAACTCCGTCTAGAGTGCTGGTTACTCTAATGTTGCCAGCAATTAGCTCAGCAACAGCCTCAGTTCCAAATACTGAATTCATTTGGGTTAAAAGTGCGCCAAATGTTTGAATCGTTGAGCCTTGGAAATATAGGTTGTAAACAACTGTACCTGCTCCCGAAACAACTTCAACATCTGCTCCGTAAAGAGTGCTATCATTTTCTACACCCGTAACGTCTGTGTTCTGCAAATAACCTCGGTCTGTATCAAAAAGTACTTCCTGATATCCGGGGTGATCAATTGTGTGATCCTGAATGAATCCTTCTTCAAATTCACGGCTACTGAAAGAATATGAATTTAAAGTATCTTCAAACGCTGTGGTAACAAGAGTCTTTAACTCTGTAGCAGTTACTGTTTCTTTATAGTTTGAATCAGCAGGGATTAATCCATTTTCAACATTGTATTCTTCAATGTAATCGCCAACCAATTGGTTTAGGTAATCGGCTGAATCGGTGACTTTGCCGTTCCATAGAGCTTTAACGCTGTCATAATCATCATCCAAATTTACATTTGCACGAACAACATATGCTCGGTTACCGATTTCCAAGAATTTGTTTAGAGCGTCAAGACCATATTCATTTCTTGCATCGCCGTGATGGGGTTCACCACTTGCACTTTCTTTGAATATAGGTACGCCGTAAAGCTCAGCACTCTGGCGAATAGAAGTCACTTCTCTTACTACACCATATTCATATGTACCAATGGCTGGTGTAATACCATCTGATTGCATTTTATTGTCAGCAGTTGCGATGAAGATAAGAGGAACCGTAGTAGCTCTTCCGGGAATATAAAAGCTCTCATCAATGATCGTAACTGATACATTAGGGCTTATTAAACTAGGCATAATTAATCACTCCTTTAGATACCTAAAATTAAGTTATATGTTCAGTAACTATTTATGAAGTGTGTAATTAATATTTTAGTTTTTCGTAAAAAAAGGGGGCAGTGCTGCCCCCGATACACTCAAAAGAGGGGAGTGTAAAACTTTATTTATTCAGTTGGTTGCGGTTCTTCAGGTGGAGGTTCTTCCGCTACTGGCTCTTCCGCTACTGGCTCTTCAGGTGCAGGTTCTTCTACTGGAGCCTCCGGTGCCCCCATCCCCATTACTTCTTTAGTTTTGGGAACTAAGTAATCTTTGAATGCCTGTTCAGCACTTTCCATATCCCCATCAATAGTGTGGTCTATCATTTTTCTTAAGTAGTCTTTTGGATCACTCATTTTAATAATCTCCTAGCAATATAACACTATTTATCATTAATTTTTTGGTATGTCCATATCATCAACATCAAATAAAATATCTCCAGTATTACCGAAGTTATTTAATTCTACCACAGCATCCGATACTGGTAAACTTGAGATTGCATCCAATCTTAGTCTAATTGACTTAACAAATGATTCTTTGAGGTCAATGGGTGCTCTAATGTATGCCACTGTCATAAACTGGTAATTGTCGATAATTAATGGGTTTGAGGTGCCCATGGGATACTCCTCTTCCATTGATATATTGGTTAGTTCGACTTTACTTATTTTATAATGATCTTTGAAATCGTCTGAAGTGTATATCTGAATATCTGGATCAAAAAGTCTAAGAATTTGTTCCATTATTTCAAACCGATTTTTATTGTTGCTACTAAAGACTGATAAATTGAATGTTATTCTACATGGATTTGGCTGCTTTTGTCGAATAACTTTCATCCCATCCGGCAATGATGCCCCTCGGGGCAAGTGTGTATTGGCAGCTTCCTGATGCATCCCCTTTCTTAATTCTGGTGCTAATTCAACTGCTTCTATTTTTGCAGCCATAACAGGCAGTCTTAATGGTTTATTGTCAGTTTGACTAGAAACTATCCACTCAACTGTTTTATCGGATGTTCCATATCGTATAGGAACATATATGGTTTCTTGTTCGGTGTCAAAATCACTTTTACCTATAGAAACTTGCAAGCCGGAAAAAATAGCCATGAATTGTAGGACATAATTATAAAAGTAATCTCCGTGATAAAAGTCCCTAAAATGTTCATTTAAATATGTGTCAGACATTATACCTTACCTCATGTGTATTTATTATCCAGATTGGGTAGGTGTTATTGTAGGTGTAACGGTTTGAGTTGGTGTAACCGTATTTGTCGGTGTAACAGTAGGTGTAACGGTTTGAGTTGGTGTAACCGTATTTGTCGGTGTAACAGTAGGTGTAACGGTTTGAGTTGGTGTAACCGTTGGGGATACTGTTTGAGTCGGTGTAATAGTAGGTGTAACGGTTTGAGTTGGTGTAACCGTATTTGTCGGTGTAACAGTAGGTGTAACGGTTTGGGTCGGAGTCACTGTTTGCGTAGCCGTTACCGTAGGTGTAACCGTATTTGTCGGGGTAACAGTTTGTGTTGGTGTAACCGTAGGTGTAACCGTGTTTGTTGGAGTTACAGTCTGAGTCGGAGTCACTGTTTGAGTTGGTGTAACCGTATTTGTTGGTGTAACGGTTGGTGTAACAGTTTGCGTAGCCGTTACCGTAGGTGTAACAGTTTGAGTCGGTGTAACCGTTGGGGTTATTGTGGGAGTCACTGTTGGGGTCACTGTTGGGGTAACCGCAGCAGTTTGTGTTGGAGTTGGCGTAACCGTAGCAGTTTGTGTTGGAGTTACAGTATTTGTCGGAGTGACTGTTACAGTAGGCGTAACTGTAGCACTTAGTGTTGGTGTAACAGTAACAGTTGGAGTTACAGTATTTGTTGGTGTAACCGTATTTGTCGGGGTAACGGTTGGGGTAACGGTAGTTGTGGGCGTAACCGTTGGAGTCATGGTTGGCGTAACCGTTGGAGTCGGGGTCATTGATGCGGATGGGAGAGGTGGTGAAATCTCTTCATCTGGTATATTACTTATGGGTAGCGAACAATCCCCGCCTTCTTCAACTTCAACAATATCAAGTTCAATATTCTCAGGTGACGTAATATTTTGAGTAATTTGCAATGCAACCCAAGAGGTTTTAAATATGTCTTTAAATTCCTTCTTAAGGCTGAATGCATCTAGTAAAACTTGGAAAAATATATAATTGACATCAACAACAGAGAATGAATTATAAATTTCATACATTGAGTTTACAATATCCGTTTGCGTTGTAAACCCATTATTCTGCCTAAACTCATCGATGTTTATGCCGATAAATTCCCTATCTGGATCATCCAGAATGGATGTGACCGTCTGTATGGCAAGTTCGCCGTCAGTTAATACCTGTTCAGTTCCTAATCCATATTTTGTATCTTTTTGATAAAGGTCATCATATAGAATTCTATTGAGCGTAGGAATTGTTGTATCCACATCCACAACCTTATTAGATACAGGATGATTTATCATAGATTCGATTATTTTTTCCCATAAATCGATATCAATCTTGGAAAACTGCTTTTCTCTAAATAACTTCCATTCCTCGTGGACATTTTTTAGATTTAGATCATCATCTATCTCATCTCTCAAGTTAAAGTCTCGTGTGAACCTTAACGTATAGCGAGAATGTCCCTTAACAGTTCCTCTTAGTCCTTTTATTATTGCGTGAGTATATCTATTTGGAACATCATATTCAAATGGATCAAATGTTGCGCCGTAAATTATTCCATAACCAAATTCATTGCTACGCAATCCCTCAATAATCATATACGGCGAATCCATATTCTTAGATATCTTTTCCGCTTCAACTACTGTTACGCTGCCATTCTGAAATTCTCTCTTTGTTTCACGGTTTCTTACCCAGAAATAATATACATCATATGGTTCATTACTATCCGAATTATACCTAGTCTCTTTGCAGTATGGCGTATCATACTTATATAGATTATCACTTAGATCATCCTCTGTTGGGACATACCCCCGATGCATCAAATGAACATGAACCTCTTGCGGCAAAGTTAGAGCATATGTTACAAAATCATCCGGGGTGTTTATAGTTAGGGTTTGATCATATTCACCATTTATATATGCCTCTATTTCACCAGTTAAGGATGTGCTATTGGTTGGAGTAACCAAGCCTGCAATATAATCTTCATGCACATCGGGGTCTGGATTTTCAACCCAAATGGGATCATCATTTACAGGGTCTGCTGCATCATTTTTATAGATTAGTGTTCTAGGGGAACCGTCTCCGTCCCATTCTTCTGGTGGAAGTAGTGATTGTGACCACTCATATAGTGCTATATCGCCCCATTCAGCCAATGTGCCCCATAAGAAGATTCTTTTATCGAAATTAGGCATGGCAGTTTTGTCATAATATGGAACATAATGCTCTATACTATTGTCCATCCATACGGTACCAACCATGTCAAATAGCCATGGTGTTAAATCGGGGGAAGTGCCGTCTGGATAATTGGTATAGTTTGCTTGGTCTTCGCTACTCTTTATATTAGTAACAAAATCTACAATATGTGAATATTGTCCAAAGGCTGGATTCCAAACCGGCACTTCCGTTATAACTTTTGCGGCCTTAGCATCAATTCCCGTATCATCATAATTACCAAGGTCATAGTCTCTGTCAATAACTTTAGCTGGGTTTATGGCATCATAGTGATATGTTACCACATTAACAGTTAGGTCTTGATATTTTAACGCAGAGTCTGGGGGCAAATCTGCAACGGGAACATCATCCGCATCTCTTATGAACTTTATCGCCCTATTACTCATATAGACGAAATGTAAATTCTCTTGCAGTTGTTCAACGAGTTCACTTTCGGGATTGTAATGTGTCAAAATTACAGAGTTAACAATCTTACCCAAATCTAAGATGTAATTACCATTAATGTATTCTATGTTGTATTCCGAATTTCCGATTTGCTCAAGAACATCAATATTGAACCAGAATCCGTCATATGGTTTTATTGTTTGTAGTTGATCTGGCTGGTCCCACCATCTTTCCGGATCAGTTATTCTAACCGGAACAAATGACGAATGTAGACTTCCTTCATCCGGCAATAAGAACTCCAATCTTAGTTCTCTGCGAACAACATCATCGGGGGTTAGTATCATTTCAGGATAACTAAGCTCTCTTGCTCCACCAAATTCTCCAAGCTTATACGCCCAGAATTCATCGATTTCGGCAGTTTCAAATAGCGTTTGATTTGTGAATGCATCTACGGCAAAATTTGTACCCTTATTCTGAATCATTCCTTTATAAAATAGGAACTGTGTTTTAGGATTTAATGAAATGTCATTCATATAATCCTTTTCATCGAATCCTAATGATTTGCGAACATATTCTGTTAACTGCTTAGTTTCCAGTGTCTTATGTGTGTCGTACATCATTCTAACGTCATTTACAGAGGACTCTAGATTTTGCAATAATTCATTATCAAGTAATGTGTATCCACCAACATTTGGCCTAAAGGTAGTATCATTCTGTCGGTTAAATTCGATTCTGAAGTTAAGTGTTGATACGCCCAAGAATGGATCGTATATCAAAGAGTCGTCGGTTGAATATTCTTCAAATGTTATGATATGCTCATATCCATCATAATATAAATTCATTCCCGCCATATATTTGTTGATGGGAACCTTAGCATCTATTGTATAATTGCGTAATTCATTTGTTATTGTTATTTTATTTTCATGATCCTGTCTGAATACAATTATTTCATTGCTGTTCATTTCCCTTTTATTGTTATCAAATACAGCTTGTGATGTGACAACATCAAGGTTTGTGCCATGAAATACATCATTCATAACACCCTGATCATTTTTAACCCATATTGATGATTTTAGTGGGTTTATTTCTAATTCTGGAGCATTTGTCAATCTCTTAAAGACTTTAAGCCTTATATCCCCCACTCCATCATCTATGATATCAATGGCATTGCCCCTCATTGCATCATAATGGGTATAGGCTAACTGGAAAATATTATCATGAGCGCTTCGTATAATGTAATAGGGGAATGCGTTCGATAGTGTTGAATCAAATGGTTGGGGTAATTGGGCCTCATCATCTCCTTCCACAATTACAACCCGCGTACCATTCTGCCAACTTGAGTATGCACCATCCAATAGTGTTATGTTATTGTCCACACTATTAACTGATACTTTATATTCCAATGGCTCTTCTTGTCTTCTACTTCTTAGCCTATAAAGGTTAGATATAAATTTCTCTAATTCAAACTGCCAATCATTAGTTCTTCCAGTAGATAGGTCATAATTATCCCCATCTGGATTTTTACATACAAATCCGCGATCATATAAGTAATCTTCATATCCCGTTACAAAATCAATCATGTTTTGTATGCCGGATATACTGACTAGATTGGGGTGAGACTCGACAACTCGTTTATCTGGATAGTGTCTCCGCCATACCGTATCAATCGTTTGACCGCTCAATGCTCGGAATGTGCGCTGTAGCCTGCCTATCATGGTGTTTATAAAACTGTCGGAGATTCCGGATATTGCTGTCCCCTTATATGCTAGAACTTCAGTTTCAGCCAATTTAAATTCTCTATCGCTTAATCGAATGATGTAATACGGTAGTGTATTATCTAATGGTGGAGGCGCATCGGAGTTTCCATTTAAGAATAATTCTGTTCCAGTCACCCACTCTTCCGGTAAAGTTAGTGCATCGGCAGGTTCTATAAATCCATCAACTGTGGTATCTGGTATTGTTACAAATTCATCTACGTGAATATGTGTTTCATTATTTGGCACATCATAAAATGTTCCAAACACGGTATATGTTCCGTTATAATTAGTAGAATCTGTTATTACAACTTCGCTCTTTTCAGGAAATACCGATGTGTAGTTTCCTTTAATTGTAAATACACGATTAAATTCTAAAGGCTCTGTTGTTGGCGGCTGTAAAGAACTATATGATTGATGTGATGTTGTAAACAATCCTCTATCTGTTATTTCAATGGAAGAACTTGCCCCGGTAGTATCACTTCTTATATAAATGTTACCCTGTTCAAGTGTGGCAGTAGCGTTGGTTCCAAGCTGTAAATTAAGAGAATCCAGCAAATCCGATATAGTTTTAACTTCTGTGCCACGCACAACCAATTCAATTTGCTTTATTCCATCAATTAAAATGTCAGCAAAAAATGGAGTTACGGTTGATGGATATAGTGTCTCGTCGCTTAATAGTGCTTGTTGATTATAATTCGCTACTTGTAGACCTCTTTGTCTGGATACATCTGCTCCAGATATTGGGTAACTAAATAAGCGCAGGGTCTCATTATCCGATTTTACCCTATAGTCATAGTTTTCTGTTCCATAAACATTTATATCATTATTATCAGGGGATGTGTTAAAGAACTCTGCGGTCCACCCTAAACCATAATCGCGGTTCTTTGCATACTTAGAAGGAACTGATAATATTCTTGCCCTTAGCCCAAAGATTGATTTTAAATCTATACCGTGAGTCTTTTTAACTTCCACGCTATAATCTTTGGTTGTTATGTCGAAATTTGCATTTTCTATTCTGAAGCTGGGCGTATCAATGAATGCATTAAATTCATATGATAGGGGGATATCCCAATCTTTCCATAGTGTTCTATATTCTGATGATTCGCCATCAAAATTATGGCTTCTGTTGTAGTGTGAATACCATTGCCCAGCACCATTAATTGTAATCACACTATTAGTGTCTGGGTCTATATCTCCATGAAATAGAGTTTTTCTAACGGCGTATGGAGACTTTGTTAAGGAATCAATTTGAAGGCAATTTATCTCAGCCTTTTCTATTCCGTATGTTCTTGCTGTGAATTTTAATGGCTGCAATTTAAATGCTGTTATTAACTCATCATAAATTCTTTGAGCGGATGCACTCCATTTCCATTCTTGTGTTCCATTTTGTCCCCAATCAAAGTCCAGATCGGGTGATTGTATGAAATCATTAGCATCTGGATCATATAATGACCTAACTGTACTTAGTTCGGAATTGCTGGAATTCCAATATGGTGGAAGCAATTCATCCGAATCGTATCCATCATGTGTTGGAAAATTGTCGATATTTACAGATACGTAATCATAAGAATTTACTTCATTTCTTGCGCCAGCCGATATTTCACCGTCAGGAAGGGTTCGTCCAGTGGGAACTCTTCCAGCTAGAACATTATCCCACATTTCGGATGACCATCTTCTGGTACCATCTGTTACCTTATAACGATTTAGCCACCAATCCGGCAAATCCCTATATCCTTGCAATTTCCATGGTTCAAGGTGTGGGTATGGGGTATTATAAACTTTCTCATATAATGCTTGCCAGCTACCCGCAACATCTGAACTTTCTATTCCTGTCACGGGATGTGACGGTATTGGGGTATAATAATAATTCCAAGTGAATGGGTCAGTCCCAGTGTAAAATATTTCGTTGGCGTATAGATAATCTATACCTCTGGAATTGCCGTATTTAACGAATTGCTTTTCAAGCGTGGAAGAATATTCAACGTCATTCTCAACCGTTGAAAAATCGAAAACAAGCTCATCATATGATGGGCAGTTATCATAAAGCCTTTTCTCGACATCCAGATATGTTTCTGCTAATATCTTTTCATATGGAAATTCTTCCCATACGTTATTGTAGTTTCTTCTGTATACTTTACGAGTTTTATCCTGTAGGACAGTCCTAACCAGATAATCTCCGCGTTTTACAGCACGACCCTCTATGCTGAAGGGAAATGGATCAAGATCATTATTAACTACTTGTTCTGACGCTATATCTAGAGCCAATAGACGTTTATTTAATTGCTCCTTCAGTGAAGCTGATAACTCTATTTGTCTACGGTGACCATCATGATGGAACAATTCATAAATTCCATATCTTTCATCAATATTCATGTACGGCATGTACAGATAATTCATTCCAAAATATGGAGTTGTTGCAATCCAGTTTTTTATTCCAGTATCAGTTGCTTCATTATATGTGGAGCTATCCCCAAACCATTGAGATAGTTTATCATTCGTTTCAAATGCATCTATTAAATATTCTGAAATAGTGGCGGATAGTGTATCAGTCGTGTTGGACTGAGTATCACTTACTAGCATTTCAAAACTATCGATAAATTTTTCTTCCAACCATTTAAAGTTTAAACGATATTGATCATGCGCAAACTGATAGAGTTTTATAGGATTTACATTGTTTAAAAAGATGGTTGATATCAAGATATCAAAATTATCATTATGTTCTTTTATTGTTCCACCCAAGCCGAAATTGACCCTATCATCAAGATGAAATAGGTTTGTTACATTTGAATATATTCCGGGAGTGGTTTGGGACTGGGCTATACTTCTAAAATGTCTATATACATCCTGAAAAGATACAACTCTTCTATTTCTATGCTGTGGGTTATAGTACATCTGATTTGGAAGCTTCCAGTAATCAGTGTTATCTATTTTTTTAGGTACGTACTGTTCGTTATTTAATCCTCTCTTCCATAGATTTTGAAGTTCGTTACCAACATACTTTGCGTCATAATAACAATATAGTTCTTCTGTTTCATGGTTGAACAATTCGTTAACAAATTCATAGGTTTTGGTGGCTGGATCGGCAACAACACGCTCCAGAATATATGGGCTTACGGAATATTCATCGGATTCATTATACTTGAATATAGTATTAGCAAATATTTTCGGCTGAGTGTCAACATCGTAAACGTTAAAATAAATGTACTGATTTGTATCAGTTTTTATTTGCTCCATTGCCCGAACATCTACTAAATTGTATGGCTCTAGTCCCGCTTCAGTTGGAATAGTGACCGCCCTTTTTCCTATTTCATACTTAGCATATTCGCCCAGTTCAATTCGTATAACATCTAGGTTAGTAATAACCGTATCATCATCAAACTGAATGCCACCAACAAAATCTGGATATATTTCTGATCTAATATCAAAGAAGTTGCCATACTGTCTGACACCATTTATGTATACACGCATGTCACCCTCTTGATAATCTTCATATAGTGCTAATGTATGAAGTGTGGGGTCAAATACGAACCTTGGAGCGGTTATTTGTATACTATCCGGGAGAGAAAATGTTTGCCATACAGGTCCAATATTTGTTTCATAGTTGTATGCACCCTGTACTATAGTTTCCAGTGCTTCTATAACTTCTAATGATTCAATGTCTTCAAAATCTAATGATTGTATATCAAGCGTTCGTGCGCCGGTTTGTTTCGGAACATACTTACTTTCAAATAGTTCGTTAAGCATTGGGTTTGGCTCAGGCTCAATACTTGATGCCTGAATATTAACAACTCCTTCAAATAGCCAGTGCCCTTCATCTATACCAATCCAAGGATCACCCAGTGATGTTTCCTGTGGACCAATGTGTGCCCCTACAGGTAGATCAAATGGATCATTTACGGGGGTTGTTAATGTTATTACCGTTTGGTGTCTGGACTTCGGAAACACTCTATAAAATTCAACATCTTTAACAATTTTTGTGCTGATGTTTTCTGAAAAGTCATTAAATTCTATCCTTTCACCAATTTGAATATCGTCAACCAAGTTGCCAAATTTTTCATGAAGTAATATTTTTGTATCCGTCATGAATGAAAATTCATTACCACTCTCTGTTATGCGAATGTCCTGAATTTCAAACATTCTGGGTGACGCATCAGTTTCAAAGTATTCGTTAGTTGAATCAACCCTATATTTCCATTCCTTGCTAGAATATGACGTTGTTGATTTTTTAATATATGGTTCGTATTCAATTATTGGAATTTGCGCTCGTGTGGCAGATTCAAATGTACTAAGCTGTGTTTTGTGAATCCATTTATTTTCTTTGGCCCACGCATCATCTTCATTGAAGTCAAGTAGGTGTCTGCCATATAAAGAAGCGACAAGTACATCAATGTTGTTTGCAACCAATCTCCATGTGCTTCCAGTCCACTGATATAAATTACCATCATCTGAATTTATCCATAGGTCATATATTTCTGGAGATGATGGTACATCATCTTCGGATCGTGTTATTAGAGCCGTGGTTTGTTCCCTATAAATCTGATATGATACATTATATTCTGTAAAGAAGAATGCGCTTGGATCAACCCCCAATACGCTCCCCGTTACCGGATTTTGATTAACGCTTATGATTTCATGCTGGCCTTCACTTTTACCTTCTAATATATTTAATACATCCCCTCTCTTAACCCCGGACGTTACAAGTAGTAAACTCTCTTCATAAAAAGAATCTTCCCCTAGCTCTGTTCGTCCCGATCCAGAAGATTGAATAATTAATTTATTAGGTGACCATATTAGCCTTCCAATGTATTCGTCTTTCCATTGTGTAAACAAGGTGCTAGTATAATTTTCATTACATCTGCTTCTAGCCTCCTCATCATTCATTAAGATTTGAGGCAAGGTTGAAGCATATTTCCAGTTTAAGGCTTCAAGGTTTTCTTTCAGTACAACTGTTGTTTGATTTTGCAGTGTATCATATGATGCGCTTGAAACCGTATGGTATGTTGTTACCGTCCCAATAGACTTAGTTAAAGAGAATATATATTCCGGAGCGAAAATATTTGTCAAATCCCCCTCTAAAATTATTGATTTTTCTGCGGATATAACTCCAATTATGGGAAATTCGATTCTTGCTGCGGTATTGAGATCAGATGATAATCTAGTGTCAACAATAATATCAGTATTAGATGATGATAGATTAAAATCTACGGTTTTAATTGTAACAACGACATATTCACTCTCATTACTATTGTAAACTATTAAGTGTTCTCCCGGACTATACTTGGAAACAACATTTCCTGATAATTCGATTATATTTTCATTTATTGAGTTGATGTCAATGGGCTGTTGTACAGAAATAACAGTCTTCTTTGCTTGTATAGAACGAGCTTGCGCCCAAGTGCACAAGTTTTTAACCGTTATATATTGTGGTACGTCATCAAAATTTTCCGATACCCAAAAATAATCTTGATAGTTTATAATTTTATCAATGTCAATTGGTGGGACCCAATTGAATTGCATCGAATTGCCCCACTCATCAAATCTTTCAGTATTTACTCCCAAATACTCCAATCGTCTCATCAAATCATGAAACGACAAATGGTAATCTACTGAGCCAACCTTTGCATGAGCAACGGGCTGCAACTGATAATTTTCTCGGTATTCATTGTTTTCTGGAATTCTAAATGAAGTTGGGTCTCTTGGGTCGGGAGTTCCTATAACACCTATAACTCTCTGGTATTCATCTTTAGATAGGAATCGATTAAACAGATTTTCTTGAATACTTTTACTTATTTCAGTATTTGAAATAAGGTCCGGTAGCAATTCATTAATGTTTATCCTATTTTTTTTATAATCCGAATTATTCACGAATTTCCTCTACAAGCTAACATACCAATATGAAATTATTTATTAAAAATTGCGGTTAGTGAAAAACGCAACTTTAAAGGGTTTGCTGTATGCTTCGAGGATTGATGGATTCTATGATTTGAACATCGTCTACTGTTATATTTGGTTGGATGATTTCATCTTCTTTTGCCAACACCTGATAAAGGTCACCAAAAACATTAGCATCATTTACCGGTACAAATACGACAGAATCTAGCTCGACGGGTAAGCGAGAATGAATGAACGCGGATAGTTCAGTAAAATAGAATGTTTCTCCAAATTCCCATTTATTAATATCGAAGAACTCTTTAACCAAATCTACAATTCGAGTCTTAAGTTGATTAACTGAAATACTCCTATTTGGAGAGCGCACTACCTTTATAGTTGCCTGTAGTGATGGGTGTGCAAGTGGTCCAATAATAGGCTTAACCTTACCGGGATGCAACACAACAGTATCGGATATCATTTTATTTTCAAGCATGTAGCCATAATCTGCTCTTAGTGTAAATGGGGTTGGGGCTTCGGGTTCTTCAGCTAAGGAGCCATTCAACCATTGCCTTAATGACAAATAGTATCCTCTGGACATGATGTAAATATCAATAATGTTACTAGGGGCTGGATCAATTAAATGATAGCGCGGTGTTCTATGCATCCATAAAAAGTTTAGGTCTTCTCTGCCCCGCTCTCTTTTCCATAGTCCCGCTCCACTGGCCTGATCTTCGGCAAAAGCGGCAACAGTGTCTATACTATACGGTTGGAACACCCATGGGTATTCATCCGATTCTCTATTGAAGTATACATAATCTGTATCTCCGATTAGATATGCTAAATCAACATCATCAGGAAATCCGTCAAATGTTTCATCTGATGGCAATACCTCTAAATCGTGAATACTCTGAGTCCCCATATATTCACCTTGTTCAATTACCACTTGACGGATGACACTAAACGGACGATTCGACCCTAAAATATCACCATCTGAATTTAAGTTTGCAGATAAAACTATAATTTCGTCAAGGTTTGTATTAAGTGTGTCGGTTGTTATAACCCTATCTTCATCATTTGAAATCCAGAATCGGGTTTCATCACTGTGAACAATTATATTTTGCCCATTATATCGTATGGTCCACCCATTATCCTTATCGGCCTCTGCCGCTATCCACCATGAGACAGGCTCTGACGAAAAGACTGACCATAAATCCAAGTCTTCACTATAATCCATATACACTGTATTTGGAGGGTTAACTGATACCAGCGCCAGAGATTCTTTTATCGCTAAAAATTCATCGGCTGTAAATTCTCTTCTAATGTTTTGAGGATGAACACCGTTTATTGCGAATGTGGTGAAGAATAAATCAGTACTTAGCAGTGGCTGAATATAATTATAGATCAGGGCTTCCATTGCTTCCCCGTTCACAATTCCATCTGAGTCTAAAGAATTGTCGATTGGTGGTAAATCAGATTGATCAACATCAAAAGAATTTGCCACCGTGTTAAAATAAACCACAAGATCACTTCCGAATAGTTTTACATTTTCATAATATTCTCTTGGGTCATGCCATGTTATGTATTTTGAGTCACCAGCAAATGTGCGGTTAATTCCTCGTAGCTTCAGTATTGAGTTATCCTGAAGCATATATTCATTGTAATCCTGCGCATTAACCATTCTATCCTGTGTATAGTATACGGATGGTGCAGTTCGCCTTATGCGTTCAATATCTTCCGATGGGGCAGAATTTTGTATCGGGGATAATAGGCTTACATTGAAAGATAGTGTTTGCTCTTTATTATTATTATCAAGATATGTGAAGTTATTTGCTATATTCTGTATAGAACTTTCAGGTATAGATAGTGATTTATTTGCGGATGATCTGTGCCAGATTTCAAATCTACCCGATGGGATATTTGAAAAATTACCATCTCCAAATATTAAACGGAATTTATCGTCATCAAGTGTTTCAACTTCATACTTATTTCTGTTTTCTGATGTGTTGAAGATGATATTTTGTGCACTAGCCAAATCAACCGGATACCATTCACCTTCACGCTCAGTCGCCTGAATATCAGAGTCATCGATCAATATTTCCTCAGTATCTGGGTCAATATTATTAACCCATATGTCCGTTTCATTGGTATTAATGGTGTTAACATCGAATGTTTGATTTGGGGTAACTCCATCAAAATCCGCTAAAACTCGCTGCATGGACCCCTGTTTAGTGAAAAAGAAGAACCCCGTATTATCTGATGAATCTCCTAGACCATCCGACAAATATAATACCGATAATTGCATATCCTTTTCTGGTCGTTTTTCTAATGGCCCATATGAATTAAGCGTGGAGGCCACTATTTCCATGGGATATGTTTCATTGGAAACGCTAATATTATAGGATAGTGTGTTGTTCTGAATTGGATTATTGTTCAATTCATAGACTTCAAATAATACATCTTGGACTTGAACCCTATCTGATGGTAGAACAGTTCCAAAGTCTTGCCGTAAGACTCGGTTCATTACTAATGTAAACTGTTCTTTCCAGTTTGGGTTGTTGGGATCATTCCATATAATGTCAACATTAGCTAAGTTTGTTCCGTTTGAATCAAAAACGCTCTCTGTTGTTGATATTGTGGTCAGCTTAACTAATCCACGGGATGGTATATTTCGTGATGCGTTATATGACAGCAGTTTTGCTAAGCGTAAAATTGATTCTTTTCTTTGGGCAACCGTGATTAGATTTTCATGGGCATTAAGATCAACACGATAAGCTAGAAGTTCACCCACATACGCAAATGCTTCAATGATGGGCAAGAGTTCTGAAGATTCAATCCAATCATTAAAATCTTCCGCAAAGTATAATTTCAAATAGTCTATCAGGGATTCTTTGATCGTTACGAAATCAAAGGCAGAGAAATTTACTTGCTCAAATGCCTCATATACTCTTTCCCATGATTCCGCTCTACTTACAATTCGCATAATAGTTTAATCCCTAATCGTATATTTCTATTTATTTCTTTATTCACGTATTAAAATCTAGCCTAATATCAATTGATTCCGACAAATCAAGCTCAACATAAAATAACTGTACGGTAGCTATCACTATATTCTCATCATATAATGGTGTTATTTGTATCCCGTTCGATGTTTCACTTCTTTGTAACTCAACGCGGGGATCATATTCCATGACAGTTAAAAGATCATCTTCTAAGAATGTTAAAAGGATATCATCCAGTGGATCGAATGGCATATCAGATATTCGTGTCCCAAATCGTGGCATCATTATGCGCTCATTTATCCGCGTATAAATGTGGTTAAGTATATCTTGTTTAACCAGTTCCTTATCTGATAAAGATAATGTCTTTTTATCTTTATACCGTATAAAGGAAATACCTCTGTATATGTTCTTCTTAGTCATGATTAAAAGTCAGATCGTTTAACGCCTCTTTCAGCATATGGGTCATTGGGTCCATTATAATCAAATCGTCCTTCAGCATATTCAGCATCCTCAATATCACTAGGCTCATAATATACATCAACATCGTCAACCCATTTTTCAAATTCCCTTAAACGCTTAATCGCCTCAGAGAATGGCATTTCGCCACTTCGATAATCGGTCCCCAGAACATAGTGAATAAACTTTTCATTATATTCATTCTCTGCTATTTTTGCATTTTCAAGGCCCGCGAATTGTTTCATGAAATAATTCTGTGCCTTCTTAGCTTTGGGATTATCGGGATACATATCAGCAAGTTCTTCCACCATTCCCTGAACTTCCTCGTAAAACAATACGTAATCATTTTCCCATGCAGACTCCAGTGCGTCATCAATCCACCATGCCTCTTCACGACTTCTAGCCTCATTTAAAATGTCTTCAATTTTCATAATTAATAACCTCTGGTATATATTTATTACCTTCTCCAAAAATCCCCGCGAGTAGTTTCTTCATCACCTTCGATGATTCCAATATTTTTTCTACCCTTATCGGATGTATTATCAAACTGGTCTTTCCATCTAACATTATTCTTATGCCCATCATCAGACTTATTAACCGTTTCATCTAATTTCATAACTCTAGGCCACGGCTCATGATCGGGCACTCTATTAGTCCATGGAGCTATCTCAGTTTCGTCTACGATAACATTGGGGTTACTTAACATCTCTGGGGAAACAATTTGAGGAATTGGAATTAGGGGGGATGTTGGGCAACAAGCCAATGCTACATTAATTCCTGTCACCATTGATGTAACCGTATGTCCACCCGCCGCATTAAATCCTATATTAGGAGCATCTAATTTAATTGTACCTGATGCAATCTGCACGGTTGAAGACCCGCCTTGTAATTGAATCTTGCTACCGGCATCTATTACAAGTTTAATTGTATCAAATTCAATCTTCGAGCCATTAATCATTATACTGTTATTGGGCGTTAATACATTATACGTATTAGTATTAAGCTGTAGATTATACTTACCCCCAATCTCTCCTGTGAAATTGCCATCCAGTGTGAAATCATAGTTTTTATTAATTGTTTGAAAGAAGTCACCTTCAGTAAAAAAGTGGGTGTCATTTTCTGAGTGGAACCTAATTTGACCATCGGGAGGGATTGAATCTAACGGGGTCTGCCCATCTTTATCTCCCGCATACATGAATATTCCTTTCTTAGCCTTTACTCTGAATGACTCATCCGTCGAGAAGTTAATGTCTTTCTTAGCCCTCATTGATATGCGCTTATCGGAATAAACATCAATGTTGCCGTTTCTATCCAATTCAATCCATGATTTTCCCTCATATGTATTAACATATATGCGTTCATTAGTATCATCTAATATAATCTGATGTCCTGCTGTTGTACGCAATTTGATTCGAGAATTAAAGGGCCTATCATCAAATGAAATAGAGTGTAATCCGGGTGACATAAACCCAACAACTTTTGAAGCTAAATATGATCCAAGGTTTTTAAATGATGTCCAATCATATCCTGCCGCTCCTAGCTTACTTTTAACCCATGAATCATCTTCACCCGATTGAAGTTCTGAATTGGTGTGCTTTTTATCGATATCAACATTAACTGCACCAGCATAGTCTGCTCCACGAGTCTTCCATTCGGCGGATTTTCTATCACCATCAAATGCTTCAGTTAGGTTATCGTAGAGTGGTTGTATTTTATTTTTTGTATCATCACCATCAAAGTCTGGTTCAGGTGCTGAAAACGGACCATCGGGTTTACCGTCTCCGCTTCCCCAATCATACACCCCATGAAATAGTCCACCCGTTTCTTGCTGCTCATATAGGCAACCCAACCAAACTCGCTTTCGTGGATCGCCGTTGATCCATGTAACCAATACGTTTGCACCCTTTTCAGGTATGGCCCAAAAACCATATTGCGTAACACCCGATGATTTATTTTCCATGTCAGGGTGTGGGTGTCCCTTTGCATGACATGCATTGCGAATGCTTCCTCCAAAAGGCGAGGCGTAAACGGCCCATGGCAAATGTTGTACCTTTTTAGGGTCATCATTTAAATCAGGACAGTAAATCCTCAACCGACCCATCTGTAGCGGATCATCCGTATCAACAACCGTGCCTATGGTTATACCGAAACCAGCGGTGGTATGATTATCCCCCACCCCATTAAGTGTTAACTTTTCTCTGATTCTTGATAGTGCGCCCATTATATAATATCGTCCGTTTTCTTGAGTAATATAGTTTGATAAAATGCCCCGTCTGTTAAGTTATTAATAACTCCTGAAATTTCATAATGATTTTTATAAAAGTATTGCTCAGGAACGCCCCTGTCTCTATCCAGTCCAATAACAGCATCTCCCCTTAAGAATATATCAATCTTCAGATACATTGGATATGATTCTGGAATTTGATAATACTCGGCCTCTCCGGGATTTTCAAGTTCCGCTGCTTCACTGGGTAATCGGTGGAAATCAAACATTAAGCTTGAATTTCCTCTTATTTCTATTTGATGGTCACTTCTTTGGTTTAGCTTTATAAAGTTCATAATATCAACGTTACTTGCCGCTTCTGCATTTTCCAACCCAGTATTTAAATATGGCATTATAGGTAAACGCAGTCCACTAAATCCTGAATCAAAGAATTTATCTCCCGGAGCGCTTGTTGGTATTCGTTCCCCTGTCTGTGTTTCTCTATTACCAAAAATAACTAATGGTTTTTTGGCACTGTCGGTTTGTGGGGTTTCAAGGGGTATAATTCCCGCATCAGTTGATATTGTAGTTTTAAGAAATGTTATATCATTATCGACACCGGTCCTAGATTTGAATGAAAATGTTAATGGCTTTAATGCCTTGTCTGGTCCAGTATCTCCAAAGTCTTGAGTGGTGTAGGGTATTGTTATTTGTTTGATCTTGATCTTGATCTTGATTTTATCATCCCGATCTACAACATAGCTAATATTGGATGCGAACGTTTTTGCATTTTGTGGCAAGGCTGCGTCTTCACCCACTTTGATTGAATACTTCATGAGAGTTTCAATCATTTCTGTTAGTGGTGCTCCGGGCCTAAATGGTACAGATGTCACCCCCTTGGTTTCATCGGGGCGTTCTTCTGTTTGCTCAAATGGTAAGTTTCTATTATCAACCTTATATCCATAATATATGGGGTCAAGTTTCACTTCGAACTCAATGGGTAATTTCTCACCTCGTTCTTGTTCGGGTGGCGTTATCTTTTGAACATAATTATCTCTTATTTTACTTAACCATTTCTGAACCTGCATTTTGTGGGCTTCTGGTTGTTGATTAAGGTCGGCTTCAAATGCTTCAAATAACTCTTTTAGTGTCCTCATTGGTTTACTTTTATCAAGTCTTTCTTTTCTGGGGTCGAAAAACGAAGCATCCTCCGATCCTCGGTCTGATATAGAGCAGCTACCGTTAGGTTCTTCGGGGTCAGTATTGGTTAGGTTTCCGCTTTTGTGTGTTAGTGTTAACTGATAGGGCTTGCAGACTGCTGGGTTCTGTCCTGTTGCATTATATGCAGCACTAAAATCAAGTCTTACTCGGGTCCCCTCCCCTTTCACATTCATGATATCCCTTATATGATGCACATGGAATATTAATGGATTACCTGTTATTACATCCTTTGTTTCATTTATTCGATTGACCCCAATAAAATAAGTTTTTAAAGCAAACGTTAAGTGGTCAGTAGATTTGCCTAATGTTTTTATAACATTTGTGCGAAACCAGTCAAGGAACCTACCTCCCGTAGCATCACCTATTTCTATAACTCCATCCATATGAGTGGTGGTTGCGCTATATTCTCCAACCTTTCCCCATCTCCATACTACAGATGGCACACTAAACACGCTATCAACAAACTCATTAGCTACAACAACACCGTCACCCCCTGCTATGGATGTTCCACTTTTACCGGAAGTTATTACAAGATTATAACTTTCCGCTGAAGGAGTATTTTTATATGCTCCTAAGATGTGGCGTACCTGATATGTACTAAATTGATCTAATGGGTTTTTAGGTTCTGACATTTATAATACCGATTCTTGAACTTTGACACTACTCGTTAATATCTCAAAATAAACTCTGTCTGCTGATGGAATGGTAATTGTTTTGCCTGTAACAAACTCATCCTTAACGTCAACTATATCATTATACTGTAACACAATCCATGCTAACGTTGCATCTCTATAGTAATCATGTGCCACAAGATCGGGGCGATTAGTATATTTGCCACCTATTGTTAATTCAATATCTGTAATATCATCTTTGGGAATATCTATATCTCTTTCCCACCAACCCAATCTTTTTCTTTTTAATTCGGTTGTACCGCCCTGAACATAACGGCTTTTACGCTTTAAAGCTGATGATTTGTTTGGATATTCTTTAATGCTCATGATCGTTTACCAATTTTTCAATGTGCCCTGTTTGTACGCAGTGAGGTCAAAATTATCCTGTAACTCTTCCGGTCTTCTGGCTTCTTTCAATGATATTGTGAATGTTTGTATAACGGGGACATGGGCCTTTCCATCCCTAGTTGTTACGTAGGTTACAGCAGACGGGAAATCAATGCTCAGCGATGTTATAACAACAGGAACCCCTCTTATTTGACGCTCCTGTCCATAACCATATAGTTTTAAAACTTCGGGTGCGTTTTCATCGTCAAACACTCCGCCGCCCTTTCTTGGGACAGTCCATGATTTTAATAGGTGTGTATATTTGTATGTTAAGTCTGCCTCTCTTTGTGATCTTGAGACCATCCGGGCTGTTATTTGATAAGTCCTAGCCTGAGTACCAATATAGATCAATATTCCACCGGCTTGTCGCATTTCCGATATTTCTTGATAATTTACAGTACGTGTTTCATTTAATTCGGGTGTGACGAATAATCTTACCCCGTGTTGACCTTCCTGACCATCTCGGGCTATTAATCTAATTTCTTCTTGAGAACCACCCAAGCTATGGTCCTCTCTTTGTTGCTGCTGAACAAATCGTTGCTGATTCGCTATAATTCCACCATCTCTATTAAAAGCAGCGTCCCGTATTATACCCATGATAATCTATCTCCTGACAATATATAAATCATTGCGTATATGTATTTATGATTATATCTTAACGGTAAAATCACCATTTTTTTGTACTTATAAATATGAATACAACGATAATTATTAGAGGTTGATGATGAACGAACATGTAAACGAAGTTAAGCCTGAAACAGAAGAGGCTACCAGAACATACGCTCCTCCACCCAATCCATTAATGGCACGTTTCAACAAGATGCCCCCGGAGACATTTAGACTTCCATCTGGAGGTGTTACGTATACTAATGGTGAACTGGATGAGGAGGTTGTTAATGGTGAAGTATTAGTTTATCCCATGACAACAGTTGATGAGATTACAATGCGTTCACCTGATATGCTATTTCAAGGTTCAGCTATTGAAAAGGTATTTCAGCGGTGTATGCCTCAAATTAAAAAACCGATGGATTTGTTATCCAATGATGTAGATTACCTATTAGTCTGCTTAAGAATGGTAACTTACGGATCAGAGTTGGACATTTACTGGAATTGCCCCAAGTGTGGAAATGATAAAGAAATAATTCCAGAATCGTCAACCGATGAGCATCGCATTGATCAGAGAAGAGAAGGTGAGGAATCTTCATACACAGAACTTGTAAATGTTAAACCAACTTATCAAATAAACCTTAATAAGTTCTTACGTGATACTGTGCCGTTTGATCCAAATCTGGATGACTACAAATTTACTGTAGCCACTGGTGAAGAGATTGAGCTACGTCCTTCAACATTTAAAGAAATGTTAACATTGTTCCAGTACGATATGACAAAAATTGAAACTCCTGAGGAAATGGCTGATTTCATTATTGACACACTGTTGTCTGTCATCAAATCGGTTAATGGAGTTACAAATAAAGAGCATATTCGTGAATGGGCGCTAGCATGTGAGGCTCCAGTCATTGACGAGATGCAAGAATATATCCAAGTTGCTAATGATTGGGGAACATCCAAGGAATATGAGTTTAAGTGTAAAAAGTGTTCATATGAGAGTAAAACGGAGATTCCGTTAAATCCGATTCATTTTTTTACCGTGCCCTCAACCAAGAAGACAAAACAATAATTAATAAGGAAATTGCTAGGTTGAGGGGTGAGATTAGAGCAATCGTTCAATCTTGCATCTCTATGGCTTACTTCGGTAGGGGTTCCATACCATATGCTGAATTAATGGAAATGACCCCCTTTGAAAAGGACTTGGTTAACGAGTTCCAAACAGAACATATAAAAAATGAGTTGAAAAAACCCAACCCGATATATTAAAATAGGGATATGTTTAATTTTCACAAAGTAATAGTTGCTGGTGGCAGAGACTTTAATGACTACGAGAAACTATCAAAAACATTAGAAAATTTTCGAAATGCTATATGGAATGGCAATCATGCTGATGAAATAGAGATTGTATCAGGTGGTGCTCGTGGTGCCGATAGTTTAGGTGAACGCTGGGCTAAAGAAAATCATGTTGGTGTAATGCTGTTTCCAGCAGAATGGGATAAACATGGAAAGGCCGCTGGACCCATACGCAACGAGCAGATGGGTGATTATGCCGATTCATTAATTGCATTCTGGGATGGTAAATCTCGTGGCACTGCCCACATGATTAAGTATGCCAAAGATAATGGGTTGAATGTTATAGTAGTTAACTACTGAAAAATTATTCATAAATAAGGTCACAATAAGGTGACTGGGTTATGAATATAATAACGATAGACCCCTCACTGTCATGTACGGCAGTGTGTATAAATGGTCGATTTTACGTTTACACTACGAATGCTTTAGCAAAGACGAAAACTGGGAGTTTGAAGAAATGGTTCAAACTCATGGATCAATATGTTGATTATAAATTCTTTGATGGTGTTGATACGAGTTTACCGTATTCGCAAAGCGAACTAGCAAAACTTAAATTATATAATGAGATAACTGACCATATCATTAGCGACATTGCTTTAAACCTGAATAATGATGCAGAGGAAACCATAATCTGCATTGAGGGTTATAGCTATTCATCCGCTGCTGGTCCTCTTATTGATCTTGTTACGTTCAGTACACTATTAAGAACCAAATTAATGCTTGACATCGAATATCATGGTGTGGTAGTTTCACCATCAACTCTGAAAGTTAAAGCGTGTGAGCTTACTTATCCAGAGCAATTTAACACTAAAGGTAAAAAACTTCCTTGTAAAAATTGTGCTGGAACTTCAGGGGGTAGGTTTAAGAAGCATGAGATAATGCTTTCATTATTGGAAAATGATAACCTACATGATGATTGGTATGTAAATGTGTTACGCAACGAATGTGAAGAAGCATTCGCAATGAGTAATATACCTAAACCAATTGAAGATATTAATGATGCAAAAATAATGTATGAAATAATAGTTAAACTAGCTAAAGATAAAGAATATAATTTTGAATTAATAGAAGAAGCATTACTTAATTAAAATAGTTACGATACTTACAATACCTACGATACTTACTTTAACCTGATTACATTACAACTTGATAATTCTGAATGGGCTGCACTGACACGGCTAATCCGTGAACGTCGAAAGAGGCCGTATATCTGTAAACGCGATATACACTAAAAGGTACTTAAGGTCCATATAGGGGTTCATGATTGCAATAGTTTTCGGAATTAAACTGGAATCATATAGCCTGACCTATTAAAACATATTCCTCTGTGTTTACCAGAAGGGGTAAGTCGATTTGTTCTGATTGTAATCTAGGTGCATTTCGGTTCTGATGGTGGATAGAACTAAAACCACTAAGTTTGGCTTTGGGATCAATTTTCTTGTAATTATTATGTAATTACGAAAAATGGGGGAGGGAGATAGGGTAAAACCCCCTTATAATTAACTCTAAGGGCTTAAATAATTAATTCATATAAGTAACTCAATCGATAAAACCCCATATAATTATCTTAAAGGGCGAGGTACGAGTCCCTTTAAGATGGAAATGAAAAATCGGTTCTTCGAACCAACAACCCGCTTTCAGCGGTTGTTATCTGAGAAAAGAAGTGGTATAATGAAATGACCTGAAATAAGGAAAAATGAATGAATGATAACGACATAATGAAATCATGGGACAGGGTAATGCCCAAATACAGTCCTCGTATCTCCCAACAAGAAACGTTTGATTGGATACAAGAATTACCTCCTGAAAAGAAATACATTTTACTTGAAATGCCTGTGGGTGGTGGTAAATCACCTATTGGTTTAACGGTAAGTTCATGGTTATCCAAAAGTGGGATGGGTTCTTCATTCATTCTAACACCTCAAAAGATTCTTCAGAATCAGTATGAAACCTCTTTTGATAAACAGCTTTTGGCTTCTATGTACGGAAAGGGCAACTATCGTTGTGAGCCAAAAGATTGCTCATGTGAAGTAGGTTCATCTATTAAACCCTCATGTAGTTCATGTCCTTACAAAGCTGCTTTTGGTAGGGCTAATGCATCACCTAATATGGTTTTGAATTACACACTGGCTCTTCTTTATTTTTCATATCTGGAAGAAAAAAGAATGCCTAGTAGAAAGTTAATGGTTATGGACGAATGCCATAATCTCGAACAGCAACTGGTTAATTTTAGCACTTTCGCTATTTCTGAAACAACTTGCGCTAAAATCAGCAATAACCAACTCAAGCTATATAGACCGAAAACAATGTCACAAGCTCATCAATGGATGACTGAGACATATTGGCCTAAGCTGGAACATTATATTGGGTCTCTTTCAAGGGAAATAGAGCGAATTGAAAGTTATGCTTCCAGTGATAAACTATCCGCTGATGATCAAGCAATCATTAAGAATTACATCAGGTATACCCGACATGCCGACAATATCAATCAAGTTCTTCTATGTACTAATGAAGAAATTGAGGATAACTACGTATTGGTTAAAAATGATAAAGATTTTACGGTAAAGGAGTTATTTGGTGGAAGGGCATTTCATGGGATAATTAAACCGAAAGCCGAAAAGTTTTTGTTTATGAGTTCCACTATTTTAAATAAAGATGGATTCTGTCGAGACTTACGGATTAATCCAGATGAAGCGGCGTTTCTATCGCTTAAATCAGAGTTTGATCCTGATCGCAGACCTGTTATGTATATGCCGTCAGCCCGTATGAGCTATGGATGGGATAGAGATGATCCCGAAAAAAATGCTGGCAGACGCAATATGATTAATGCCATTAAGGGCATTCTTGATCAACATAAGAGTGATTCCGGCATTATACACACCGGAAGCTTTAAACTTTCAAAGTGGATTATTGAAGAATTACAAACAACCGATAGCCATAAGATATTGAACCATAACCCATATAAGGATCAGGTTGTCAAACGTGATGACATTATTAAGTCATACATGGAGAGTGCAGAAGTAGAGCCGACTGTACTGGTATCCCCTAGTATTACCGAAGGGCTTGACTTGAAGCATGATCTGGGAAGGTTTGCCATATTTGCCAAAGTTCCATTTCCATCGTTAGGTGATGAATGGATTAAGCGCAGAATGGATATGTCTAGGGATTGGTACAATCGTCAGACATTAAAGGAGATGATTCAGGGATCGGGTCGTGTATGCCGTGATCACACTGATTGGGGAATAACATACATACTTGACGAAAGCTTCACATTCTTGTATAACCAGACAAAGAATACCGTTATACCTAAATGGTGGTTGGAAAGCTTTACATGGATTAAATAGTTTATGCAAAAATTAAAACGTGCTGGAATGTTCACAGACATCCACTTTGGACGTAAAAATAATAGTAAAATACATAATGAAGATTGTAAGAGTTTCACGCTCTGGTTTAAAGACCAGTGCGTTAAGTATGATGTTGATCATATTGTGTTTCTCGGAGACTGGTTTGAAGAAAGAACTGCTATCGATTCATTAACTTCAAAATATGCCATGGATTGCGCATCTATTTTGAATGATGTCGGAATTCCCATTTACTTTATTGTTGGAAACCATGACTTGTATTACAGGGATAACCGCGAGGTATTTGCTTCATACATATATAAATCCCTTGAAAATTTTGTGCTAGTTGATGAACCCCTTATCAGTGAAGATACTATCGTTCCAACATTGTACTCCCCGTTTTTATTTGAGCATGAATATGCAGACTTATCTGGGTATTTCGATGTTCCTATATGGATGGGGCATTTTGAGTTTAAGGGATTTGTTTTAACAGGGGATACCGTTGTAAAGGAATCGGGACCTGATCCAGATAAATTCTCCGCTCCTGATAAAATATTTTCAGGACACTTTCATAAACGACAACATTCTAAAAACATTTCGTATATTGGCAACGCCTTCCCCATGGATTTTGGGGACGCTAACGATAATGATCGTGGCATGGCAATTTATGATTATGAATCTGGTGATACTCAGTATATTAATTGGGAAGATTGTCCGAAATATATGCGAGTAAAACTTTCAGAAATAAATGAAAATCCCGATATTCTCTCAGATAATGCTCGTGTTAAATGTGTAGCAGATGTCGATATAACCTTTAGCGAAAATAGCGAACTTAAGCAAAAAATGATTACAGATCATCAACTTAGAGAGTTTACTATAGAAGAAGTTATGACTGTAACGGTTGTTGATAGTGAATTGACTGAGGAAGATGTTCAGAATGAAAGCACGAACGCACTGGTTCGCAAAATGTTAAAAAACATTGAAAGCGATAAAATAGAAAATGATCTTCTTATCTCGGAGTATGATAAATTATGATTCGCTTTATTGAATTACATATAAGAAACTTTCTGTCTTACGGTGATAATTTGACCGTAATTCCTCTTGAGATAGAAGAACCTACCTTAATTATCGGTGAAAACCTTGATGTTATTATCGATGGTGAACATGATAATAATGGTGCAGGCAAAACAAGCATCCTTAACGCTTTAGCATTCGCTTTATACGGTAAGACAGTTTCTGAGTTTAAGAAGCTGGATGAAATTATTAATAACATAAACAAGAAGAATCTTTATGTTGCTGTGATTTTTGAAGTTAATGGAACATTTTTCAAAGTTGAAAGATGGCGTAAGAATAAAGACCTTGGCGGTTCGGGCAATAATGGGGTTAGGTTCTCATCCGCTGAAAACGTGAAGGATTTAACCAAACCTGATAACATTAAAACCCCCGCAGGAAGGTCTGTCGATGAGTATATCGCTGAAGATATACTTAGAATGCCTTTTGATATTTTTGTACGCATCGTGGTTTATAGTGCAAGCTTTGAGCCGTTCTTAAACCTTCCAGCGACAAGCACAAACAAAACAAGCCAAACATCAATTCTTGAAGAAATATTTGGACAAAAAGAATTAACGGAAAAGGCTAATAATCTTAAACCCAAGATAAAGGAAACCAAGGCTTCCATCACACGATTAATTGAGCTTAATGAACGAATAGAAGAAGAGACATCGCGCTATGCTGAGCAGCTTGAACTGGCAAAAGGTTCGGTTGAGAAGTGGGATGAAGACCATGCGGCACAGATTAAGAAAGCCAAAGATGATATTAAGCAATTGGAATTAATAGACTTTGCTGGGGAAATCAAGAATCAGAAAACTATTGGCATTATCCGATCTGCGGTATCTGAAAAGGAAGCGGAGATTGATAAGCTCAAGTTTAAATTAGCCGAATATAAAAAGACTGAAACTAATATAAAGAAATGGGAGAGTGATCATAAGTCCGATATAGAAAAGTCACAACTCCTATTGAAGCAGTATGACGATATAGATTTCAACGAGCAATCTGAGCAATTGGATAAACTGGATGTGCTTAATGAAAAATACGATAATAATGTTAAAACTATAAATGACAATAAATCAGAATTATCTAAAATTTATGAGACACTTGAGGGCCTTAATGAGGAAGTTAAATTGTTAAAATCTGCATTATGTCCATACTGTAAGCAGACATATCACGAGAATGAAGATAAAATTAAAGAGAAGGAAGCAGAGCTTAATCAATATGCGTTACAATACACGACTATTGAAAATGCCAATACTGAGCTTAATGATGATAATGAAAAACTATTAAAGGATATTGATTCAGTTGATTGTATTTTTGATTCAAGATCATTATATGAAGATTCTAAGCGGGCATTTGAGGCCGCTCAAGCCGATTACGAAAGGCTGATAAGCCAAGAGAATCCGTACACTCTGGATGCCACAATTGATTTAACAAAACATCAAGAGGAAATTGATGTATTGGAAGAGGATATACGAGTGCTGAATGCTGAAGCAGATTCGATGGAAAGGGACGGGGTAACGCTGGATTCATTATATGCAGATCAGTCTAGACTTGATCAGCTTAAGAAAACACTGGCTGATAAAACAGCAGAGCCTAATCCTCACACCGAAACAGTTGAACGGCTTGAGAAAGCATTTGCAAACATTGATGAGCCTAGAGATGATGAGATTGATGAACTTAAGAAGCTATTAACTCATCAGGAATTTTTACTTAAGCTGTTAACCAGAAAGGATAGTCATATACGACAAGAATTATTGAATATTAATCTACCACTTCTTAATACACAATTGCGATATTATTTAGACGCGATTGGTATGTTGCATAAGGTTGAGTTTACAAAGGACATGACCATATCCATATCTCAGTTTAATAACCCCATCAGTTTCTCCAATCTATCGGGTGGACAAAAGGCTAGAATTAATATTGCTCTTGCCTTTGCGTTTAGAGATGTTGTACAGGCTCGTCATCAGAAAATTAATTTCTGTATTCTGGATGAATGTCTTGACACCGGATTAAGTAATCTTGGAATTAAACTTGCATCCAAGATGATTAAAAAGATTGCCAAGGATGAGGATTTGAATATGTACGTCATCACTCATCGTGATGAAATTAAGTCATCGTTTAATAAGACCCTCAAGGCGACCCTCAAGGGTGGACTAACAACGGTTACAATGAATTAAGATTCGGTCTCATCAGCTTCAGAATATCCGTCACCATACGTGGTTTTAATTGATCCACCCGCATCGTCCGGGTCAAAATTCCGATATTCATATTCGACCATGTATGCATGGGAAGGGGACTGACCATCTTCTATTAATAGTTCATTTGAAATATCACGCTGTCTGCGTTCCATGTTTTGATATTGATAAAATGCCCGCTTAATTACTTGGGTAAAATATGCGAATGGATTATTGGATTTCTCTGGATTAAAACTTCTCCATACTTTAGATACGGTCATCAGGGCAAATGATTCCATATCATCTCGGAAAGTATCACAAACATTGAATCTAACCTTGGATGAGTATCTCTTGGTAAGCAACATGATCATGTTGGCAAATACATCTGTCATTGCATCAGCTTCATAGCTTAGTTTCCATTGATGCAGCATGTCTTTATTATTCAAATAATTCTTAGTTTTCTTCTTTTTAGTTGTAGTCATCTTTAATAAACACTCCTTTTATTATTGTTTTATTAGATAATGTTAAATTAGATAGTTCAATTATACACATCAATTGCAAAATGTCAACCCCCTATTCATGTGGTGAATATGTATATATGTATGGGTAAAATTAATAAGTTGAAAAATTAATAAATATTTGATACTGGAGACTCTTTGTAAATGTTAGACGCTGAAATTAAACAATTATTTCAAAAATTCGGAAAAGACTTTGCTGAAGCCGCAGCTAAACATATAGCTGCCAAATTATCTACCGAATCCGGTGGACCATCCTATGCTGATACACCCAGTAGGGGAAGTAAACTTGTTAGTGATGATTCTCTCTTACAAAAAGGTGGAGGTAAAATACCAGCCGCTGCCGCATTAAATCGATCTGTCAAGGAAATGAGTGAGAGTTTTGAAAGAGCAAATCGTAACATTTTTAAAAAGGCGGGAGAGTCGGTTTCTTCGGTTATTAATACCGCATTTCACCCCCTTGCAGCATTTTCTCAGAAACAAAAAGATAGGTTTGAGGAAATAGTTGGGGATACACGCCAGTTTGCGGATGAACAGTTAGAAGAACATCGAAAAATGGTTCAACATATGATCGGGTATATTGAAAAACCCGGAACCGATCTTAGCAAATTATCTGACACTACTAATTTATTAGAAGAATATAATGTAAAACTCCATGAATTGGCAAATAATACAAAGTCAACATCGGCTGAATACGGTGAATTGTTTAACAAAATAACTAATTTACAGGAAGCAACGGCTGGAGCCGTTGATGTAATGGGATTGTTGGATGATGAAACCCAAAAAACTCTAAAGCAAATGCGCACAAAAGGGCCTACGGTTGTAACTGATAAATCATCGGATGATGATAAGGCTCAATACGCAAAAGAACAGCAAGCATTGGGTAAACTCGCCTCTGCCATGGAGGGATCAGCGGAGGTAATGTCAGAAGCAACCCAGATGGTTACAACCAATATTCAGAGAACCATTGAGCAGCATTCCATGAAGATGGGCACATTAATGAAATCAATGGCTGGTGTTAGTGTTTATGGCGCTAAAAATATGATGGATGATATTTTGTTCCGCTATCAGGCCAATATTTCAGAATCTTTCCATGAGGCTGGAGTTAGAATGGGTATGTCGCAGGACGAAATATCTCAGGGGTTGTTGCGATATAGAGATACCTTAAGACAAGAAGCCATGAGCATGGATGGAAGTCTATATGATGCTGCAAACGAAGAGGCTATGCTCCAAATAGCTGATGCGGGCAAGGCTTTCGGATTAATAGGAGGCGAAGCGTTTTCTTTTGGTATGAGAATAAAAGAATCTGCAAAATTCACGGGAATGGCTGCGGATTTGAACACAAAAGAAATGGTGAGATTTTATAAGGAGGCTGCAAACGCACTCAATGTTCCCATTCAAGAATTTGGTGAAATCTTTAACGATATGTCAAAAGACCCTGCGTTTGTGGGTTTCGCAAATAATCTTAGATTGCTTGGTAGTAGTACTCAAAAAGTCCTAGTTAATGAAATGAAAAGTCGCATAAAGATGAATAAAATTTTGGGGCTTTCTAACGAAAATATGCAGCAGCGTTTGAACATGGAAAATGCTAAAAAGTGGGCACCCATAGTTGAAAAATATAAGAGCATGATGGGTGCGGGACAACTAGCCGAACAATATGAGAGGGTTCTTGGCATTGAATTATCAGATGATCAAAAAGAAATATTAAAGAAATATGCATTTGATCCTAGCAATTTAACTGCCGAACAAAAGAAAACTTTTAATGAGACGATAGCCCCTCTAATGGAGGCAGGCCCTGCTTTGTTCCAAGAGCGTTATACTCAGATGATTCAAAATGCACAAGATCGTGGGGACGAAGCCGAAGCAAACCGACTAATAGCTGAAAAGGCTCAGGCCCAAGAAATTTTACAACTATTTGGTGGATTTACAGGTGAGATGTTTGATGTAAATCGATCAGAGCAAGTCAATGCAGCTTTGAATAATCTGGCAGATAAGACGGGCATATCAAAAGAAGAAATAATGAATCAAATCACATCAGGAACTGTTAATGCTCAGTTACAGCAAGCCATGGATACTTTATCGGGGGCAAACGAATTATTGACCGGTAAGGAAAGTGAGGGGTATGAGCAGACTGGTGGATACGGTATGGGCACCGAATTCGCGTATAAAGAAATTAATGAATTTGTTCAGGGGTTGACTAAGAGTTCTCTTGTTCAGACCTTTTCAGGTATAGGCGTAGCAGGTTTCACTTTGGCATCATCTATGTTGCAAAATGCACTATTAATGAAAGCATTAACTGTTGGGGGGCTAGGTCAGACGGCAGCTAAGGCCGGTATTTTGTCTAAGGCATTCACTAAGGTAACAGGGCGCTTCTCGACATTTTCATTGAATCCATTTAATAAAACTATTGCGGGTGCACAGGTAGGAGTAAAAGGGCTTGATACTGGAATTCGCAATGCAACATCCGGTGTAGCGGGGAGTTTTAAAACCTTCAGCGGAAATCTACTTAAAGTTGCTGGCGCTGCGGCAATGGCTTATCAGGTATGGGAATTGGGAACCCAAGCCGGTACTGCAATGTATGAAAAGTGGAAAGATGAAGATTGGTTTATTGGTGCGGGAGATATATTAGGAAAAACAATAGATTTTATTAAGCCATGGGGAGATGATAGGGCATCACAAGACGAACTTGATGCTGAAAATATCCGAATGGTCAATGAGGCTAGACGAAATCGCTTACAAGCACAGCTTGATAAGGTTGGTCAGGGACATCTAGTTAAAGGTATGAGTACCGAGGAGATTAATAAGAGACTTGGATTGGATGGTGCAGGAAAGGCGTTAAAGGCGCAAGCCGAAGCAATGGAAGAAGCTAATAGAATTAATGAAACCAAAGGCAAATCTGGTAAATCAGTGGAAGAGCTACTCGAAGAAAATAATGACATCCAGCGTGAAAACCAGAAGATGAATAAGGATAAAATTGCCGAAGACCGTGTTGAAAATGAAAAACGAAATTCCGCAAGCGATATATTGGCGCAGGCCCGAGACGCAGCAAAACGGTCACACGAAGCAGCGTACACAGAGGTTGACTCTCTACGATCTACCGCTATAATGTCAGGAAGATGGTAATATATGGTTACAGTATGCCCCACTATCAATAAATAAGAATATTAATGGAAAATTTAAATGAGCGTTAAAAAATTCTATAAAATTATAACTCCGGGATATGCCTCTGCCAACATGACATCCAATGCTGATATGCTTGGATTTGGCAGCATTAACTGGTACACCCGTTTGGTTAGAGGTTCGTACACCAGACTTAAGCGATATAGTGAATATGACACTATGGATGCTGATATAGATATTGCTCGTGCATTAGACCTTATTGCTGAGGAAATGGTAGGCAATAAGAGTAAAAGAGATTTACCATTAGATGTACATGTTGATAATGAACATTATAAGATGTCAACTTCGCAAATCGTTACACTGAAATCCGCATTAAAAACATGGTGTAGAGTTCAGCAGTGGAACAGCCGATTGTTTGGCGTGGCAAGGTCTACTATTAAGTACGGCGATTGCTTCTTTCTTAGAAATAATTCCGGAGCTTTTAAAAAGTTAATATACGTTCATCCCAAGCATGTTAATGCAGCAGAAGTAAGTGTTGAAGATATATATGATATTAAGAAATGGGAAATAAATCTTAATTTCAATGATGCCACTGCAAACTATGGTAACCAACTTTTACTTCCTGTTAATATAACTCCCCATAGTGACAATAGTAAAAACAACAGAGATTATGGGTTTGTTGATAATAAAGATGTTGTTAGATTCACGCTGTCTGATGAAATGAATAATGAGGCTCCATTTGGGGAGTCTATTTTAAGGGCAGCATATCGAACCTTTAAACAGAAGGAACTACTTGAAGATTCACTTCTAATCTATAGAATTTCCCGTGCTCCTGAACGCCGTGTATTCTATATCCCCACCGGTAAGATGAGGGGAACCCAGATTGAAGCGCATTTGCGTAAAGTTAAAAATGAAATGCGCCAGAAGAAAATTCCAACTCAGCGTGGTGGTAAAGATCAGATTGAATCAATTTACGATCCACAGTCAATGCAAGAAGACTTTTTCTTCTCTGTTCCAGCAGATGGCAATGGTGGTCGTGTAGAAACCCTTCCCGGTGGTCAGGGCCTTGGACAACTTGATGATTTACAATATTTCTTCTCCAAGCTATGGAGAGGAATGAGAATACCAGATTCCTATATGAACAATATGGTAGACGGTGGCGGCAGTCCAAGCAATGATGGCAGGGTAGGCATTGCATATATGCAGGAAATCAAGTTCTCCCAATATGTCGAGAGGCTACAAGCCCATCTAGAAGAAACCCTTGATGGTGAATTTAAACGATTCTTGGCGGATATGAAGATAGTAGTTGACCCATCTTCATTCAGAATAGCATTGCCAAGCCCATCTAACTTCTCTGATCATAGAGAGATTGCTATTGATTCTGACAGACTCAACAACTATGGCAATGCTGAAGGAATTGATTCACTTTCTGTTAGATTCGCACAGACCAAATACTTACAGCTTACACCAGAAGAGCAGGCACTTAATGAGCGTCTCAAGCGTGAAGAAATGGGTCTGCCTGTTGATGGTGGTAAGGAAGATTTGGTTAAGATTTATAATCCGGATATTGCTGAAGATCAGGGATTTGAAGGCGGCATTGGCGGATTCGGTGGCGCTGGAGGCGGCGAAGGCGATCTAGGTGACTTTGATGAAGAAACGGAAGTTGAAGACCTAGAAGGCGAAGAAGGAGAGGGAGAAGAAGCCGGTACTGATATGGAAGAAGATATCGGGGAAGAAACTCCTTAATCTTTTTAATTATGTCTTCGACATCATAATTTTCTCTCTTTACCCCCTCAATTAATAAATACAAATAGTAATCAGGTTTCATGGAGAGCCATTATGAATTTAAAATTTTTAAAAAGTCTTAATGAAGATCACGAAAAGAGAATGTCATCCGATGAGATGAAGTCATATCTTGAGCTTTTGTATAAGAAATGTAGCAAAAAGGTACAAGATGAATTTAATGAATATCTCAAGAAAGAATGTGATGTTGATGAGGTTGATCTAGCAAAGTGTTCCGAAATGCTTTGCAAAGATGATGACCGTTGCGATAAGGTCATTCATCATTTGGAAAATTTAAGTGAAAAACTGGATGAGAATTCATTAGCTTTTCATATAAGTGAACAGGAATTAGATTCCCCTGATATGAGTTATGTGCGCAGACTCAATGTTGCCGCTCAAAATGTATGGGAAGTTTGGCAAGCAGTAAGACATGGTTATAGAAAGATGGACCCAGAAACTGTCCAGCAGCTACGAAGAACGTATGATCTATTAAGTAACATAGCTGATAAATTGGAAAGAAGATAATGAAAAGAACTTTTATCGAATTCTTAACCGAAAAGAAAAAACGAATGGATAAGGATGTGGATGAAAGGTTCAAGGATGTTGATTGTGAATCCGAAGAGCTATCGGAAGAGGAAATGGAATATTGTGCAGGTAAGAAACTAGTTAAGTACTTATACAAGGCACATCAGGCGAATTAATATGAAGCTTAATGATATTTTAGTAGAAGGTTTGGGGTTTGAAGATACTTCGGCAATGATTGAAGCATTGGGTGATCACCCTGAGCAACTGGAAGAGCTATATCTAATGGGACATTGGAAAGAGGTTCGAGACTTTTTGCTCAAGAATTTTGATTTCAGGTATTACGGAATTAATCCCAAAAATGTTGATTGGTATGAAGTAGTTTCAGCATTGGGAGATGAGTTCATTGATGATACGGAAGAAATGATTAGTCTTGCAGACTCAGATATGGATCAGTTTGACTTATGAAACTTAACGACATTTTATTAGAAGTGGACATGAGTGCGATTAATCGTAGTGATGCTTCTGTTATTGGAAGCCTCAATACGGATGTATTAGAGGACTTATATGCATCATTGGAGCGAGGAGCACTAGGGGGCTTACGTGTAAAGGACGATGAACCCTTTAAAAAATATTTACATCAACTTGGGTTTATCCCAACCGATTTCTATAATGCGGATTATGTTGATAACATTATGATGGCAATTGAAGATGAGTTAACCGAACGTAGTCCAGATGATGAAGAAAACTGGGACGATTATAGAGATTACGATGAAGAGGATCGTATGGCAGCGTGGGAAGAACGCTATCACATGTACAAAAATGAGTATTGAGCTATGAATTATAACGAAATGTTTAGAGTATTTGATAATGGCGGTGAAACCGTTGATAGATACACGGTTTTCTTGGCTGATGATCCTGAGCTTGGCGGTCTAGGGCTAAGTGATGATCCAGCACATGCGCAACATGGGTTTTCACAGTGGGGTGAGTTTGATCCAGATGTTGTTTCACGCAAGGATGTTGAAATTGCGTTTGATGAACTTCCACGAAATGTACAAGCTCACGTTATTGACAGATTTGGTGTTAATGAAGATTTTGATCAAACCGATGAGGATATTCTAGAGGAAGTTATATTTTGTGTTTTACATGAAGAGCTTGATACTGCAAAAGAGTTAATGCAGGGGCTTATAGCTGATAAGGTGTCACGCAGAGCTAACCAGCTTAATGAGTTAAAGCTTGGTGCTGTTAAGTTTGTAGGTGATGACGTTTTTGTTAATGGCAAAAAGGTAGGCACTATTGAGAATGATTTAGATGATTTCGATAGAGGTATAGTTTTTAGAGTAGATGAAACCGGTGAAGAAGCGGATTTTGAAAAAGTCGAAGACCTTATCAAACACATATTCGATGTGTTTAGAATCAAGGAATCAGTCGATGAGTACATTGTCGAAGCAACCCAACAACAAAAAGGCGTTGTTAAGGCATTACGCCAGTTGGCGAGAAAGTTAAAAATCCCTTCTCCCCGGTTTAGAAGTTTAAATGGAAAAGCGGGGTTTGTTGAGATGTCATCCAATGAAGGTGAAATTCCTAACAAGCTTAGGGAACAGATTGTAACAAAAGTTTTCAGAACCGTTCCTATGAATTTTAGCGATGTTGATTATGGTAACGTAACCAAACATTCTATTGGTTTAACTGTTGGACAGTGGAAACAATTGTTGGCATATTATGGAATTGAAGTTCCTGAGCCTATGATGGAAGGATATCGAATCCTCCCACCAATAGATCGGGATCGTTATCAGGAGCGCGAGGGGCTTGAGGGTCCATTCCGAGCGCGAAACGGAAAGGTTGTATATTACGACCCGAAGGAAGGCAAGTACTATGATCCAGATTCGGACTGGTACATCTCATTTGAAGAATGGGAAGAAATGGACAGAGACCCCGAACTTAGGAGATAATGAACATGAAGCAGCAGTTATTAATTGAGACCACCACGGCATCTCAGGGAAACATCATTACAGAGGCTAAGAGTGACGGAAAGACTTATTTGGTCGGAACGTTTATGCAAGCCGAGATTGAGAATAGAAATGGACGCATTTATAAGCTGGATGAAATGACAGCAGCAGTTAATAGTATGCGCCAGCAGATCAATGACTTTGGTGGAGTATTTGGTGAATTAGATCATCCCGATACGATTACTATTAACATGGACCGTATTTCCCATGCCATTAAAGATATCTACATGGACGGAAATAATGTTGTTGGTAAAGCACAGCTATTAGATACCCCGATGGGTATGATTGCACAGGAACTTTCCAAGTCTGGTGTACGCTATGGTGTATCCAGTCGTGGAGCAGGCGTTGTTAGTGAGGGTGGAATGGTTTCAGGATTTAATCTTGTTACAGTTGACTTGGTTGTTACTCCATCCGCTCCCGGAGCAATGCCTAATACTATTACTGAAGCAATTGAGGATGCTGGAATTATCAGTCTTGCTGAAAGCTTGAAGCATGATCCAGCGGCTCAGAAATATTTTAATGCTGAAATTCGCAAGTTCGTTGAGAATGTGATTAAAAAGGTTTAATCATGAAATTATCAGATATTCTAACAGAAGCTAAAGATGACGAATTTGATGTCAAAGTTAGAGTATCTGGTGCAGATTTAGAAAATATTCCAGATTCACTTTCATACAACATTAATGATGTTGTGTTTGAAACTAAGGAAGGTGCAGTCAGGATTCCAGATGGAGGTGTTGTTAGTTTAGACATTGGCCCAGTAAAGTTGGCTAAAACGTTAGCTAAGGCTACAAATATGGAAGCCAAAGAGATACTAAATATTCAGCTTACAAATCCACCATCTGATTTTAAATTAGGAAGTAACAAATCACCATACAGTGTAACGGTTGAGTATGTAACTGAAGAAGGAAAGAGGGATAGCGTTGAGTTAAAGTTTAATGCAATTTCATTTGAACCCTCAGGAAGCGCAGTTTCTTACTTGAAAAAGAAATTGTAGTGTGATATAATTTAACGCAGTTAAACACCACAGGAACTTACAATGAAATTGTCGCAGATCACCCCGCAACAATTGAATGAACAAGAAGAAGACGGACCCAATGATGCTGGGTTTAGTTCGACTCAAGATATTTCTTACGCAGTTCTTCCCCACCTAAAGAATGAAATTGAAAAGCTGAATCGCAAAGCCGCTAAAATTGGTAGCCCTGAGATTCACATGGATGTTTCTGAACCATTCTTTAAAACTATCAAACGTGATGGTGATGAGATTGAAGAGAAGTATGTAACTGTTGAGGTTGATGGTGAAGCTCCTCATGTTCCGGGGTATCAGTTTTTAGCAACAATTCAACACAAGGGTACTGGTAATGTTATTCGTACCATGCCCGGAGTTGATGAGTCTAATGTTAAAAACTTCTATGACGCTAAGCCTGAATATTGTGATCATTGTAAAAAGAAACGTGCGCGAATTGATACTTATATCATTCGTGATGAGCAGACGGGTGATCTTCGACAAATCGGTAGAAATTGCCTAGCTGATTTCTTGGGTGGTAAAGACCCCAAACAAATGCTTTGGTGGTTCTCTCTTAAAGATCGCGTTGATAACATCATGAGCAATGCTGAGAACTACGAAGGTAAGCTTCGTGGACGTTCAGAGTATGCAGCGTCTCGTGACCGCGTTCTCAAAGTAGCAGCATCTATTATCGATGAATATGGATACCTTTCATATAATGCTGCGGGTTATGGTGAAGACACCACTAGTTCCATTGTTAAACAATTGATTTTCAATCAGCGTCCATTAAATCGCTATGATGTTGAAAAGTATGATCAATGGATGAAGGTTGCAAAAGATTTTGGACCCAAACAAGAAGCATATCTTGAAAAGGTCACTAACTGGTTTGAAAATGAAGTTAGTGATGATGAAAAGCAAAACAATAATTTTTATCATAATATTGATGTAATCTATAACAGTGATCATATCACATGGAGAGATGTGGGTTATCTTGTTGCAATTTTCCCTGCATACGAAAGAGCTAAAGGTGAGCAGGATAAGCAGAAGAAAGAAAAGAAATCAAATGAGTGGATTGGTAATCCCGGAGACAAACTGCCGAAAACTCGTGTTAAGGTAGTGAAAACCATGATAAAGACCGTTTACTTTGGATACAATGAGAAAGACCAGCAGCTTGTTAAAATGGAAGATGATGCTGGCAATTCATTCACATGGTGGAACGGTAGCCGCAAACGCATGGAAGATGATACCACGTATGATATCATGGGAACCATTAAAAAGCATGATGAGTACCGTGGTAGGAAAACCACAGTTCTTCTTAGGGTTAAATTCGAGGAAGTTTAATTAAATAGATGGGTAGGGTGAATTGCCTTACCATCCCTCATCGTCTCCGTAATAGCCGTATGCCTCGTCTTCGCCCCATCCAGCACTCGCTAACGCATCAGCGTCTGCTTCAACGTCATCACGGAACTGATCTTCTGGCTCATCGTAGTATTCATCCTCAACTTCCATTTCTTCCGGCTCACCATTCTCTCTACGTTCCACCTCAGCCTTAATTTCGTCGTACATATCCTTTAACCACTTAACATTGCCGTTCTTTTTATGGTAGTCAGCAAACAGTTGTTCAATTTCTTTAAGCTGACCTAGCGGTGTGTTTTTTATAGCGGTGTATGCAGTGTCTGGTAGTATTTGATAATTTTCTTCAAGTTTAACCATGAGGCGTTGAGTATTAAACACTTCTCTCATATCATCCTCATTGAGACCAGCAGCTTTCATAACCGCTTTTTCATTCTCAGTGAACATGTAATCATCATCATCAGGCATGTCTTCAACATCGGGTTTCATTTCAGCCGCAAGCTGTTTCGCAGCTTTTAGGTCTTCTCTTTCTCTCTTAGAGTATTGATCAATAAGTCTTGCAGCACGTTCACCTTCGGGAGTAATATCATATCCCATATCCAATAGCCCAAGATCAACAAGCGAGTCTAACACTCTTTCTTCTTTTTCTGATACCTCAAGTGTATCAAGTCTTCCTGTATAGACTTTCTTTAGCGCCATTCGCTGTATTAGTGTTAAATCGTTTAAGGATAAACCTTCATTTTCCATAATGATTGCTGATAAAATTCCCATGAGAAACTCCTAAAGTTATTTTCTTATTATATTTATACATTTGAAGAAAATTGTTGACACAAACTTGCCTCTATGTTATGTTTTAATTTTAAGGAGACTGACATGCAGGTTATTGAAGCACCTAATCCACTTCCCAATGTGGCGAATAGATATAAAACCCCTACAGTCTTTTTGGCTGGTAGTATTGAAATGGGTACAGCAGTAGATTGGCAAGCGGATATTATAGAGTTTTATCAGAATGATCCCGTTACTTTTCTTAATCCCCGCAGAAGCGATTGGGACTCATCATGGGAACAAAGTAAAGATAATCCTAAATTTAGGGAGCAGGTTGAGTGGGAACTTGATGCACAGGAAATGGCGACTTTTATTTTCATGTATTTCGCTCCGGGAACCAAGTCTCCCATTTCACTTTTAGAACTAGGGTTATTTGCTTATAAACGGCAAAAGATGGTTGTATGTTGCCCTAATGAGTTTTGGCGTAAAGGCAATGTTGATATTGTATGTGAGAGGCATAATATCCCATGCTTTGATAACTTTGAGAGAGCTAAAATGACATTGCTGGGAATGATACACTCATGGAACCCAACAGGGACAATGTTATGACTACAAAAAGATATTTAATGGTTAATCTTACAGGTGGTATGTCTATAAAGATATCACAGTCTGACCTTGAGAAAATATATGGAGAGTTTAAGCTTCCATTTCCGAGTATAAATAAAGCAGTGTTAAGCTGTGAATTTAGAAAGGCAGTAAATGAACACGGTATAACATTAACAAATGTGGATAGGGATGATTTAGGACTTCAAACGTTTATACCTCCTCATCGAATACACAGTATGGTTTTAGTAGTAGCCAATGTTGAAATGAGAGATTTTGATATATTCGAAGAATTAAGGAGCAGCATGTATGCCGATTTATGAATTTGTTTGTGATGAATGCAAAGAAGAAAAAGAAAAGATTGTTAAAACTGCGGATACTGAAGTAAAATGCGAAAAGTGTGGAAAGCCAATGCATAAGAAATTTCCCACTGGAACAAACTTTAAACTAATGGGTACTGGATGGTACGGAAGGAACTAAAAAAACTTTTTTACAAAAGTGTTGACAAATGCTAAATAAGGTTATATACTAGCTAAAAATGAAGCTGGGTTCCTCACCACGCAATTGGAGCGGAAATGACGGACCCATAATTTTTGGAAACGAAATAGGAAATAGAAATGCAGACATTTTGGAAACATAGTTCGATACAATTTACGCGGTCACATTCCGTAGTCGGACTCGTGCGTCTGTATATTACCGATAATGCGGAACCGTTACCCAAGAACGCTTCTTTGTTTAGCGTAGGATTAAAAAACTAATGTAAATCCTAAAAGAAATAAGATTAAACAAAGAAGCGGTCCAAAAGACCGCTTTTTTTATGCCTGAAAGGGCAGGATTTAAAAGAGTTGTATACCAAAGCAATGATGACGTTAAATCCAATTAGGTGTTGGAATCACCGCAAGCGCTGAAATGCCCCGGCTTCCAATGCGCAACTCACTAGGAGAGTGGTATCACTAGTGCTGTGGTATGGGGATTGAATGCGTCTGTGAACGTGTCCCCCGTGAAAAATCCCTTTAATTATGAGGGGGTGTACGGTAGGGTGCCGTTGTGTCTTCGGACATGGGTTGTAGGTGATGATGGTGAAATGATGTGTAGCCCCGCCCCCTTTATTTTTTATATGTAATGATATATATTTTTCGGAATTTATATGTTATTACATATGAGAAATTATGGAGCAGTAGCTTAAGTAGGTAGAGTACTTCCCTGTCACGGAAGGGGGTGAGGGTTCGAGGCCCTTCTGTTCCGCCAAAATTAAAGGAGGTGCTCCAGAGACGGTGATCTGGGACGGGCTGTAAACCCGTTGCCCTTAGCGGCTGAGTAGGTTCGAATCCTTCCACCTCCACCAGATAGAAGCCAGTGCGTTGCGGGAGAATACCCCGTCATGTGGGCGATGAAAAGCACACATGTAGGCCAAAGTACAGAGCCGCTGGCACGAATTAACCTTGATTATGCCCCAAGGTTACAAAATATGAAGTGCGGTTAGACTATAGTCGAGCCAAGGCCGCACGGGTCTGGGATAGCGCCGAACTGTGAGGCCAATCGATAAGAGAAAATATCATAGGGTAGGCACCAGCTACCATTTACATATAGTAAAGTTTAATAACTTCACTACTACCACCGATGTCGATAATAACGGGGTTTCCTTTATAGATTCCCCAGTTTGCTAAACGGGCAAAATCCCCGGCTTCGATATCATAATTGCCAGTTAAGTCTACGAGACTATTAATATACTCGTTTGTTTCGAATAATTCATTGTATTTGTCAATGGTTTCTTGACTAGGACGATTAAATTGTCGGGTTTTACCTGTTAAGTATGTTACGGCATCTAGGACTTCGTGGGGGTCCATACCGTTAAAGAATTTTTTAAATTGAGTAGGCTTCATTTTTTCAGCCTTTTCCATATGAATCCATGTCGGAGGATCATTTTCTTCATCATGGTCAATTATTGGAATGGTTATTTCAAGACTACGCAGGTAGTAATCATTGAACATTTGTGATTCATATTCATTTTGTGCAATCCCTTTTTTGTTCTTGGCTATTTTTAAAATAGTAGGACGGCCTTCGTATTCAACCTCAAATGCAATACGGGCTGAACCGACACCGATTTGTTTTGCACGTTCTTTAGCATAGCGAACACGTTGCGCAAACGGGGTAGATGATTTGAATTTATCTTTATCCCAATCTGGTGGCAGCGGTGTTTCGGTTAATAGGTCTTTGAGTTTCATAAGTATATTTATCAGGAGGGGAGACCAACGGAATGATGAGGAGCCTATCAGTATCATTTGTCTGCGGTATATAGGCACCCCCTCCATTTTTATCCCGCAATTTTGCGGGATAAATTGCGACATTTTAATCGGCTAATTGTAGTATTTACAATCGGCTAATTGTAAGGTCCGGTAGCTCAATTGGTAGAGCATTCGACCGATAATCGAAAGGTTGCTGGTTCGAGTCCAGCACGGACCACCAGATTTATGAGTAAGTAATGCGGCGGAGAGAATGATCGCAACATATCGCCAATGCTGGAGAAGGTTCGCAACCTCGTGCTTACTCTTTTATTCATAAATACAATAAATGATAATTTCAAAAGAATTAAACTATGTTTTTGTATCTGTTCCTAAAACGGGAACTCATGCTATGTTTGAATTTTTAACCGAACATTTTCAAGGTGAGCATTCGGGGGGTCATTACCACAACCACGAGGTTCCCGAATACGCTGAAGACTATTTTAGATTTTGCACTGTTAGGAGTCCATATAATCGATTCGCCTCAGCTTGGTCATTGATTATGAATCCTGATGCAATGCATGGTTCCCAAATAAAGGAAATGATAGGAGAAGAGCCAACATTGATTTCAACGTTGGAATGGGTTGTTGCTGAAAGGGAAAACATGATGCAGCATGGGTTAGATGGTATTAAAGTTGCAGCATCCTTGGTTCCACTGCATTTATATTTTGAGCAGAGGCTGAACAATATGCGTATGGATGCATTTATTCAGATAGAACATGCAACTGAACAATTCAATAATCTTCCATTCGTAAAGAGTTATATTGAAGTCCCCGTTGTTTTTTCTATGAAATCAAAACCCTTCTATAGAACTTGGGAAGAGATAAAATCACCAGAAGCTACAAAATTGGTAAATGAATGGGCTGGTGAAGACTTCGATAAATTTAATTACATCAAAGAATAATTTTCTGTTTCTCATAATATACAAAAAACGTGAATTGTATAGAATGAGAAACACTGTGTCCATATGCAGGTTCGAGTCCTGTTCAGCGAAAGCTGGTAGCTAAACTGGTAGCGCGGTCCTTCTGAAAAAGTGTTGGATCAAAATATGGACATATGCATCTGTAGCTCAGTTGGGAGAGCGCTTGCGTGACATGCAGGAGGCCGTTGGTTCAAGCCCAACCAGATGCACCAAATTCAAACTCCGTGTAGCTCAATTTGGGAGAGCACTTGGTTTGGGGCCAAGAGGTTGTGAGTTCAAATCCCACCACGGAGACCAATTATATGCTTATAGTTCAGTAATCGGTTAATTTAATCGAATCGGGCGAGAAATTTTCATGATCATGGTATATCATGTATTCTTGTCCACGCGCTCCATTTATATTAGCGCCATGATCCGATTTATAAAATAGGGGCCTATCGCCATCATCAGTAATAAAAGTGTCCCCTAATTCCTTTAAAGGTAACTCTATTTTATAAACATAACCATCATCTCCAGCATAAGCTCTTGCCAGTTCAGGAGTATCTGACCAGCAACTATATCCTGTTGGAGAGTCCAGTGTTGAATTATCATATGTTGGATCAAATTCTCGTGATAATCCTCGGTAAAGTGTTATGGTTTTGTTTGAAGTTGGATAGGTATATCCGTTTTCTTGTAATATATTATTGAGTTTCATGTTTATATTTATAAATGATAAAAAGATTTTGCAAGGTGAGCAAGTGTGGTCATTGCAGCGGTCTGAAGAGCCGACTAACTGGGTTCGATTCCTAGACCTTGCACCAAAAACAATATGGTCATAGTTTAATGATAAAACGGCTGTTAGTAGCATTCCGGAATTGCGAAGGCAGAGGCTGCGAAAAATGAACAGAAGGTCCGGAACCACGTTCAAGGTTTGGCTCCCGCTGACCATACCAAATTAGAAATACTCCGTAAACTCAACGGCAGAGTTGGGGGCATAGTAGCTCTCGGTTGCAGGTTCGACTCCTGTCGGGGTGTGAGGCACCGCATAATGCATGGCAGTGTGTGAACAGGTGTCGGGGACGGAAGGCAATGCGGCAACTGCCATTGTCAACTTGACTTCCATACTTATTTGTAATATCATAAATAGATGACTATGAAAGTTATTTTTTTAGATATTGATGGAGTTTTAAACTCAACCACCGATTTTATGGAAAAGGATTATGTTGAAGATCATCCTTATAACCATGGAGCAGAGGTCATTTCTCCGGGAAAGTTAGCCCTTCTTGAGGAGATACTTAAACAAACTGATGCCAAGATTGTGGTTTCCAGTACATGGAGAGAGCTTTTTTCCATTAAAGAGCTTTATGATATGTTTGTAGAACGGGGGTTTACTTTCCCTCGAACGGTGTTTGTTGGAAGAACTGAAAGCTCAGGCTTCAGTCTTTCTGGTGATCGCGAATTATATGGACGCACTCACCGCATATCGGAATGGCTGGAAAAGCGTGATGATATAGAGGCTTATGTCATTATTGATGACATGGAACAGCATTTGTTCAATGAGGAACATCACGAGCATTTTGTTCAAACTGACTTTCATAATGGGCTAAATTATTACTCAATGAAACGAGCGATAGATATATTGGGTAGAAACGAAGAATATCAGAAGAAACAAGATGATTACGATAAGACTCTTAATTTACTGATAGGATGCATGGTTTAATATAGAAGGGTGGCAGAGTCTGGACTAATGCACCACCTTGGAAAGGTGGAGATGGGGGTAACACCCATCCATGGGTTCGAATCCCATCCCTTCTGCCAAACACTATATACAATGGTGGGGTGGCAGAGTCTGGTTTATTGCACTGGTCTTGAAAACCAGCGACCTGTGAAAGCAGGTCCGTGGGTTCAAATCCCACCCCCACCGCCAAATTTAATAGGGGAATTTAATGGTTGATATGAAGAATGAGGACGGCTCATTTGAAATGAGCATTCGCGTTTTAGGAAATGAATTTATTGGTTTTAGAATTGCAGCAGATGATTTTAAAACAAAATGGATTGTACTGGGCTTGATTACAGTAGCGAGTATTGCAGGAATTCTTGCAACCTTTGGTCCAGCAATCAAGGAACTATTTACAACAGGTTGTTAAAATGATTAGAATAGATGATGAAGTAATATACGAAAATGTTCAAGGAAGACTTTTCAAGGTGAAGGTTGTTCGTGTAAGCGACACTCCTCGTGAAGATGGGGTCTTTACCGGAGAAGTTGTTGGTGGGGACTATGATGGTCACGTTTTTATTGGCAGCATTGATCGTATAGTTGAAGTTGCGGAGTAAAATTGCTATAATAGCTTCATGAATATATTTTTGTTAGATGAAGATGTACAGCAAGCAGCCCGTTACCACAATGATAAACATGTGGTAAAGATGATACTTGAAACGGCCCAGCTTTTGTCTACGGCACATCATGTTTATGAATCACCCTTAGCAGAATCTTTATATCGTAAGACGCATGTTAATCACCCTTCCGCAGTTTGGGTGAGAGAATCTGCGTCTAACTATGTCTGGGCATATTACTTGTTCGAAGAATTATGTAATGAGTACACGTTCAGGTATGGAAAGGTGCACAAAACATGGGTTGAAAAATCTGATGCATTGATGTATCTTCCTGAAAATATGCCAGATAGGGGTCTAACAGAATTTCCACAGTGTATGCCCGATGAATGTAAAGTTGAGGGAAACCCTGTACAAGCGTATAGAAATTATTATAAAATGCATAAAAATCATATTGCCAAGTGGACTAATCGTGAAGTCCCTTATTGGTGGAACTAAGAGGAAAAGTTATGGAAGAATTTAATGTTAATGAATGTTCGCACTGGGTTGTATTTTTTCAAATGGATAAGGAAGAGGGCGAGTTACACATAAATCACCTTATCGGTTATGAAGAATTGCCAACGGTTGAAGACGTTAATTCCAACATAGAAGACCTGAGAGAAGAGGTTGGTGATGTTGTTGAGGAATTAACTCATACCGTCTTAACTACAAAGGAATTGAAAGAAGCACTTCCTGAGTTTTTTGAGGCTTAAGTAAATGCAAAAAATTTATCGTTTAGAACATGCTGAATGTTCGGGTGGATTTAATGTAGAATCCTTGGGCATATTTGGAGATATTGATAGGGCTAGAGCAGCCCGTGATAAGTATGTCGCGGAATATCTAGAAGAAATCAATGAGTATAGCCCTGAAATGGTCGCTGACTTTGTTTGTGTTTCAAGTGGTGAAATGGTACATGAGGAAACATGGATAGTAACACAGGACCAAGCGGATGGTAATGAAATTACAACCCGTGGAGACCGTGACTACATATCACTTATTCAAGATGTTCTACAGTAACATATAGTCCCGTAGCTTAACTGGTAGAGCGCCAGATTCTGATTCTGGATGGTGTAAGTTCGACTCTTACCGGGACCGCCATTCCTGTACTTAGACACTTAGACATGAAAAATGTCTAAGCTCTGAGCATAAATAGGTATATGAATGACGAAGTTAAAACTGATCAAACCGCTAGAGCCATTAAGAAATGGTATAAAAGATTAATTCTTTTTGGACCCGTTCTGGGAACCTTACTTGGTATGATGATTACGGGTGCACTATGGCTCGACACTCGTTACATGCACAAAGAAATATCCGATCTTCGCCATATAGATACTCAGATGCTATTACTTGAAATGAGAATCGAAATGTATGGAAAGATTGAAGAAGCGGGTGGAACATTATCGGTTAATGAGCAGATTAAGTATGATATGTACAAGGAACAGCTTAAAGAGATAATGAAAGTTCGTCAGGAAATAATGGATGTAGGAGATATGCCATGAGAGCTATACTTTTAACATTACTGCTATTATTTTCTTCAACAGCATCCGCAGCAGTTGTTGAGCAGGTTACCCGAAATAACTCAGGACAGCCTGTGATTAGGATTCTAAATCAAACACCCTATTATATGAATTGCTATTATAGGGATCAATATAATTATTATACGTTTACACTGGCACCATGGACATCAAGTATGTGGTTTATGATCTATGGACAGTACCAGTGGCAATGTAGATAACCTTACTTAAGTAACCCGCCTTAGATGTAATAGATGGTGCCGCAAGCGGAGATATTCTATTGCAGGGGTTGTCGTGGGAGCGATGCTGGGCGTTAAGTATCCCACACCAAATTTATAGCCTCGTAGCTTAACTGGTAGAGCACCAGATTTTGATTCTGGTTTGTGTGAGTTCGAATCTCACCGGGGTTTCCAAACAATATATGATCAAGGAGATGTGGGTTCGAAACCCACCTGATCCCGGCACCGGGACAGTAGTTTAAGTGGCAAAAACGCTTTGATAATTATGCGATGGTGGCGAAATTGGTAGTCGCGCTGGCTTTAGAAGCCAGTGGGCCGTGTGTGCCCGTGTCGGTTCGAGTCCGACCCATCGTACCAAATTAGAATTACGACTGACCGAGTAGCGCAGTAGACCGCAATAGGTAGCTTCTATTGTGTGCGCGAGGGGTGAAACGTAATAAAGATGGGTTAAATTTTTGAGAGGGTTTTTACCATCCCGACCTCAGGTGGTTTGTCTAAGACTGCACTGAATGCCGGTTAACCCTAAAATTAACATGTTACCGTAGACTAATGGTAGGTCACCAGACTTTCACTCTGGACGGTGCGAGTTCGAATCTCGTCGGTAACACCAAACAATGGAGAGGAAGTCTGATCAGCGTTGGGTTTCATGGACTCAACTCACTCTCCACCAAACAAGAATGCTCTGGTGGCGAAATTGGTAGTCGCGCTGGATTTAAAATCCAGTGGGCCGTGTGTGCCCGTGTCGGTTCGAGTCCGACCCAGAGTACCAAACAATGGGGAGGGTGTGTACACACGCGGGCCAACGGCTCGTTCTGGCTTCCCCACCAAATATTAGTATAAATACATACATGATAGACATTAAATACATTGTTTATAAGATAACAAATAAAATCAACGGTAGGTTTTATATAGGTTGCCATAAGACCGTTGATTTAAATGATGGGTATATGGGTTCGGGCAAGGTTTTGAAACGAGCCATTAAAAAATATGGAATTGAGAATTTTGAGAAAGAAATTTTAGCCGTGGTTGATACTAAGGAAGAGATGTTTTATATTGAGCGAAGCTTGGTTAATGAATCGGTAGTTAATAGCCCGTTATGTTATAATTTAAAAGTTGGCGGAAGTGGAGGTAATCCCGGAATTATTGGTGCATTTAGTGGTAAATCCCATAATTTTGAAACAAAGAATAAGATTCGGCAAGCAGCGTTAAAGCGACCACCAGTATCAGATAAAACTCGCCACCTAATGTCGAAGAATCACTGGTCTAGGCGCGACCCTTTAGCACAAAAGTCCCATGCATCAAAAGCTGCTTCGAAACCAAAAACACTAGAACATATAAATAAAATTAGCGAATCATTAAAGTTGAAAGAAAAGATATATGTAACTTGCCCCCATTGTGGATTGCGTGGTGTACAAAATGGAATGACTAGGTGGCATTTTGAGAATTGTAAGAAAATAGGCGAGTAGCTTAATTGGAAGAGCAGCGGTCTCCAAAACCGCAGGTTGGGGGTTCGAGGCCCTCCTCGCCTGCCAATCATTATGCCCACGTAGCGCAATTGGCAGAGGCGCTGCCTTCAAAAGGCAGATGTTGTAGGTTCGAATCCTACCGTGGGTACCACTTGACATTCAATACTATGTAGTGTAGTATTGTGTTTGAAAGGTAAATGTCGCAAGATGATGGAACCTATGGGCACATAGGTTAAAACGTTTTAGCGAACGGCCTGAGTCTCAAGGACGAACCCTAAGAGCTTTGCTCACAGGTGGAGGCGCTGAGAATTTCCACAAAAGGCTCCCTATGTTGTGGTGGGAGGTTTACCTTTCTTTATTATCGAATGGCTGTTCTTACGGGAGCAGCCATTTTTTTATGCCGTCAAAGCATTGCCGATTGATGCACGGGCCTCGTAAGTCCGACCAACTGGGTTTGATTCCACAGTGACGGCTCCAAATTATCAATATATGTCACCAATGCATAGGAGGATGCCATGACACAGCTAAACGCAGAGGACCGAAATTAACCGGTAAATTTATAAGAATGTGCGAGGTCTACAGACTTTTTTCTAAAGACTGGGAACACATTTGTGATTACAGTGATGATTCCATGAGAGAGTTAAACTTACAGGAATCACATGGGCTGGGAAGATGTAAAGATAATAACGGTTTTTACATTGGTAAGAAGTATATGGATGTCACCGTTAAGATGTGGCGCGAAGACATTGAACAAGGATTACTTTTTAAGTATGAATTGTATGAAGATGAAAAGTATCCGCATTGGTGGTTAGATAAAGTATTAAAGGGCCTGTAGCTTAATTTGGGAAAGCTCTACATTTGCAATGTAGCTGATGTCGGTTCGAGTCCGTCTAGGTCCACCAAAAAAAATCGCTTCAGTGTAAAAAATGGACGGGATAGGCCGCAGATGAGACTCGCCACCGTAAGGTGCTTGGAGAGAGCGAGTTCCCCTGAAGTATTAATGGTAGGGTGGTGTAACGGTAGCACGACGAGATTTATAATCTCGAACTCCAGATTAGAGGTTGGTGATGGGTTCGAATCCCTCCCCTACTACCAAATAAATAAGTATAACAAGGGAGAATAATTATGACAATTGCAATGTTGATATGTTTAGGTGTTATACTTTTTTTAGCAGGCAGCATCAGCCTGATAATCTACATGGTTGTGAGAATGTTGGGGTCTAGTGGATGGGATGATAGTAATATGACCAACGCACTCAGGCTGATATCACATACAGTCTTACATCCCGAAGATTATCTAAAGATGTATTACTTAACTAAAGCTGATCTTGCAATATTGGAACAGCATGGATTTAAACCATCTAGTCCATTTTGGTACTTGGACAAAGATGAATTTTCGGAAGTGGTAAAAACACGACCACCACGATAGGGACTGTAGCTCAACGGTAGAGTGCGCGAAGTTGCCGGTTCGAGTCCGGTCAGTTCCACCAAACACGGGAGACACAGGCATGAACAAGAAGCAGTTAGACATGATATTACGTAGTAGACAAGGCAAGAAAGCTATGTTACACTATTATGCACTAAGAAAGCGTGAAGTTGAGAAACAAACTCTTTTGCGCAGATTGTTATCTAAGTTGTTAAAGGGAAAGTCGTTATCAGAGTGATACGGATGCTGACAATGAAGTATCACGCGATTCCGGGATGGTCAGAATGCGGAAGAACTTTAACGCCACAAGCTCAATGGTGGCACGTATACAATGGAATAGGTTGAGTGGGTCCGTTAGCGGTTAAATAACACGCCCGTGATCACATTGTATGATTCTTTGCCGTAGTGGTGGAATCGGTATACACAGCAGGTTGAGAGCCTGTGCCCGTCTTTTCGGGCTGCGGGTTCGAATCCCGCCTACGGTACCAATTACATATATTGTTTTCTTCCCGCGAACGGGTCAGAGAAAACAACTTGAAGGCCATTCTGGGTTCTTCTAACCATTATGTTCCCAGAATGTAAATCCAAAGCAACTGCATCATACCCATAATTTTGCCGAAGATCGGTATAGATGTCTTCTAATTTTTCAGCGGCTTTCTCTAGGGTCTTATCTCTGAAGTGATCCCACTCACCTTCATGTATTGCGACTGAGATTGCATCAGCAAAGTTTGAATAATGATATTGATCTTCTTTTTCCGCATCTAGTTCCGCAACTTCTTCGGCAACTTCGGGGATAAAATAACGATGAGTCATACGTTTGATTTCTTCTTGGTCAAGAGAATCCAGTTCTATGAGTTTTTCCATTTTCCATTTATTGCGAACCTCACCAGCTTCGTCTGTATATTTTTTAATAGCATAAACTCGTGGAAAGTGAATCATTTCCCATAGACGTTCTTCGGCAATGATTTCAGCATACTGGTCAAACATATCAACAAAGATGCTTCCAGACCTGTCGGTCCTGTTAAGCTGTTGCTTATCAACCATATGGGGATCATCTTTATCTTGCGTCACTCTGGAGAATTCCCCATGACCAAGAGCATCGTCATCTTTGGTTTGGATATAACCAAATGGAAAGTGTCCATCATAATCGATGTTAGAAATTTGAGTATCGAAGGCTTCTTGTAAGTCTTTAAGTTTCATGTTATTATTTATTGCTATGAGAATATCAATACTCAAATTAATATGGGTCATTCTTAATCTATGGGGTGGCTATGAATTATTTAAATATTTAGCCGATACGTATGGTGATACATTCGGGGCATATTCCATGCTTTATTTGATTTTATGGGTAGCCCTGATGTTAGCCGGATCGGAAAGTATTGACTGGATTGTTAGAAAAGTAAAGGGGAAGTAGCTCAGTTGGTCAGAGCGGCAGATTGTTAATCTGCGGGTCGGGGGTTCGAGTCCCTCCTTCCCCGCCAAATTAAAGGATAAAATTATGAAAAGACGATCATTATTAAAAGGCTTTGTTATTGCAGCCCTTACTCCAAGCATAAGTTTTTTAGAGAGGGTTGGAATAATTGATGAATCATCATGGATGGTTTCATATGTGCGTAATTTTTATCCTATGATGATTGTTGAACAGTTGGTAGGTGTTCAGCCAATGACTGGCCCCGTTGGTGAAATATTCACACTTCGGTATGAATGGAATGGAGAATTAGATAACTGGGGAAGTTATATAATATAGAACAGTGGTTGGAAAGGCAAGTTATATGAAACCAGATGACGATTTTAGAGTAGATTACTGTAAAGGCATGGTAGCAGCAGATGTTGTATGTCAATGGTTAGTGAGTATGGGGTTAAATGTTGTAAAATTGGATCAATCTTTAACTCCGGATTACCGAAGTCGATGGAGTCATACGGACGAAGGTGATTTAAAGATTATACATGAAGGAAATGAAGGACGAATTGAGGTAAAGCATCGCCCCGATATGAACTTTAAATCAAAGGAAGAATTTGCTTACCCTGATATTATCGTTGATGAAAAATATAAGGCCGATGGCGATCATGAATTGCCATTATATTCTTATGTTATAGCGAATAAAACATTGACACACTGTATGATTATTCCTGAAAATACAAGAAAACAATGGAAGGTTCGAAACATATATGATAGAAAATCAAGACGATATGGAGACTTTTATTTTTGCCATTTAGATTATGTAATGTTTCGTGAAATTAAATGATAACAATGGTGACTGTAGCTCAGTTGGTTAGAGCGCTGGATTGTGATTCCAGAGGTCGAGGGTTCGAGTCCCTCCAGCCACCCCAAACAATGCGGGTACTGAGCTATCTGGTGTCGCTGTCGGGCTTCCACCCCGATTCCGTTAGGACTTGCGGTTCGATTCCGCGTACCCGCTCCAGATTATGGGAAAAAAGGATTGTAGTACCGACTACCAGACCAGAATCCTTTAGAGCCACAGGTCACGCCGGAAGGTTGAGTAGATGCTAACTGTTAGGGTAGTCAAGAATAGGAGAGTGAAGTGGACATTAGATCGGGAAAAACATACCCATCAAATGCATTGTCAAACTTTGCCCCACATCCCTTTGTGTTTGATGGGGTTGAATGTAATTCCATGGAAGGGTTTTTACAGGCACTTAAATTTAAAAATCCAGACATGCAGAAACATATCTGCACATTGGTTGGGTTTGCAGCCAAGAAAGCAGGTTCTGGCAAGAATTGGCAACGTGATCAAACATTGTACTGGAAAGATAAAGCTATTAAACGAGATTCAGCAGAGTATCAGGAATTGCTTGATGGTGCATACTGGGCATTATTTTCTCAGAACGAAAAGGCCCGCAAAGCTCTCTTAGCTACAGGCGATGCAAACCTAACTCACAGTATCGGAAGAAATAAGAAAAGCGAGACTGTTTTGACAAAGCAAGAGTTTTGTAGTAGACTTATGGATATACGTTTTAAATTGAAGAATACAGATATATTGGAGTATTAAATGGGTGAACAAACTACAGAATTCTCAGGGGAACTAAACTTCATGTTAGGCGAAGAAAATTCCGGTGGTCATGTGTATGATCCTGATATGTTTGAGAAGGCAATCATTAAGGCACTTGATTCCGATAGAGGGTTGCCAGTAACAAAGAAAGGAATTGTACAGGAACCTTCCGATATTATAGGGTTTATAACATCATATGATATCAAGGATAATAAAGTTACATTCAATGGTAAGATAGTGAAAGATTTTGAACTTGTATCCGAAACTCTTACTATCGCTGGAGTTGGTAGTCTTGATGGGAATGAAGTAACCCACTTTGAGTTTGGAACTTTATTTCCGGCACCGACGAGTGAAGATGATGGATAAAACTGACGAAATGTTATGTCAATGGTTGCCAAATCAGGCAAATGCTAACCATGCTATTGCTGAAAGGATTCGTTGGTTAATAGATGAAGCTGAAGATGAGGGAGAGCCGGTCAATGATGTTTCATTGTTTGCATTATTAAAGTTTTTCGAATATCGCCCGTCATTGACAGTAAATCCGTCAGGAGAGTTCAGTGCACAGTGGCACTTTGAAGGATCATCCCTTATTATTAGATTTAAAACTGATGGTAGTATACAGCCGTTACTTAGAAAGTATTAAAGCCCTTGTAGCTCAATTGGATAGAGCATCTGGCTTCTAACCAGAAGGTTGCAGGTTCGAGTCCTGCCGAGGGTGCCAGATTAAATGAGAGAAAATGGAGATAAAATAATGACCCCAACTGAATTAAATGATGTTATAAAAATTAGAATGAGCGACATTTTGGAAAAATATTTTTTTGAACCGGCAACGTCTTCTACCTTTGAAAAAATTGAAGATGATGCATGGAATTTGATGGAAAAATTAGAGTGGAATGATTTAATACATTCGTTTAATATATTATGCACTGAAAGTGATGGAGGGGTTAGGCTCTCAACCAAATACACATGGAGAGAAGATGATCATGATTACACCGTTGCTTTGTGTGTATACCCATCTGGCGAATTAACGTGTTGTCAATATTAATTATGAGAGAGTGTCAGATCAAATGAGAGAAAATATGAGAGTAAACATATATAAATCAAAGGTTTGTAAGCTCTTGGATAGGAAATGGTATGCCGCCTTTCCAGTAGAAAGTGATGTATCTCAAGACTTTAAACATCTTAAAGAGCTTTATCTATTAAAGAAGGACGTTGACGTATCGCCCGATTCGCAATATTTGGGCATAGTATCAGCCGAGGACTTTCTTGATTCTATGGAAAAGAAGGGTTATCATATATTCTCAATATAGGAAAGAGATATGAAATATAGAGTTTATGAATATCATGGTAGTAGCAAATCAACTCATGAACAGTTGAAGAGAATTTGCGATGTAAATTTGGATACGGGGGATTGGGAATTTTCAGGTTCACTAGATGATTTCGCAGAGTTCTATGATGGAATGTTTTATGTCTCGGCTGATAGAACTACTATTTTTATAACACAACATGGTAGCTGGGGAATGAGGTAATGAAACAAGTAATTGTAATGCGCAAAGATTTAAACATGCGTAAGGGTAAAATGGTTGCGCAAGGTGCACACGCATCAATGGGTGCTATTTTAAAAGACTCCATTAACCTTTCCAATTATGGTGAAAGAGGACATAGGGTTATTCCTTTAACTCCTCAGATGAATGCATGGTTAAACGGTAAGTTCACTAAGATTTGCGTTAGTGTTGATTCTGAAAGAGAGTTACTTGATCTTTATGAAGAAATTAGGGATGTCAGGGGTCTTGAACATCACGCTTTAATTCAGGACGAAGGTAGAACCGAATTCAAAGAGCCAACCTATACATGTCTAGCGGTTGGCCCAGCAGACCCTGAGATACTGGATAAGTATACAGGTAATCTCGAATTGTTATAATTGCGGGGTGGTGTAGTCCGGTCAACATACGGGGTTCATAACCCTGAGAACGCAGGTTCGAATCCTGCCCCCGCTACCATTTTTACATACTGAAAGTTATCGAATGTTAAACTTCCCCATATCATTGATGTGCACATGATATGATATGGAACATGGCAATTGGAATCTGAGGTGGAAGCACTGGAAGAGTTGCAAATCGGATGGTGTGGAACAGGAGATTGATTCAAATCGGAAGTCAGTATGTAACTATGCCCATGTAGCTTAACTGGATAGAGCGCGGTCCTACGAAGGCCGAAGGTGTAGGTTCGACTCCTACCATGGGTGCCAAATTAAGGGATCGTGACCGAATTGGCTGAAGGTACCGGACTTTTAATCCGGAGGAGAAATCCCGTTGCAGGTTCGAATCCTGCCGGTCCCACCAATTTAAATAAATATATTCATGTCCAAGAATATTATTTTATGCTCAGATGGTACAGGTAAGGCTGGCGGAGCAATACTCAACACCAATGTGTTTCAGCTTTATAAGGCTGTAGATACACAGAATACAACCCAGATTGCATACTATGATGATGGTATAGGCTCAAAGGGCTTAGGTTTTATGCGTTTACTGTCTGGAGCATTTGGCTTCGGTTTTCAAAAAAATGTATTAAATCTTTATGGATATCTAGCTAGGCATTATGAACCGGGAGATAAAATATTTTTCTTCGGGTTCAGTCGCGGAGCCGCTACAGTTAGGGCAGCAGTCGGTATGATACAGAGGGTTGGTCTTTTAAAGAAAGATTCTAAAGTTGTAACCACGAGCGGTAGATTGGATAGAATTAAATTTACAATTGAGTGTTTAAAAGCTTTGCGTCTATATAAACGTTCTGAAAAGTACAAAGACGAACTAGAAGATTTTAAAGCTAGGAAAACCCACGGAAGTGTGGACATTGAAATGATTGGTGCATGGGACACAGTTGAAGCACTGGGATTCCCTAAAGACTCTTCTTGGCTTGTGATCGGCTTATCAATGCTCATAGATAAAATAACAAATGTATTTTTCCCTCATCGATACTATGAATTTCAATTGGATAAAAATGTAAAACACGCATATCATGCATTAGCTATAGATGATGAAAGAAAGTCTTTTCATCCTAACCTATGGAATGAAAATGATACAGAACGTCCTCAACACATTGAACAAGTCTGGTTTGCAGGAGGACACAGTAATGTGGGAGGCGGATTAGAGCGTACAGGCTTATCAATGATTACACTAGACTGGATGATGGAAAGGGCAGCATCTCATGGGGTGATATTTAACCCTAATTTATGGTCAGATGTTAAAGATGGAATGAACCCCGGTGGCTCACTACCAGATTCACGGCGTGGGATAATGGGATATTATAGATATTCTCCTCGTCATATACGGGATATATCTGAGACGATGGTTGAGGGTAATATAAAAATACATGACTCTGTGTTTGAACGAATTTCATTAAGAAGATATGCACCAGTGTTTCCCAATAAATTTGAAATTGTTGGAACAAAACAAGATCAACCACCTATCGTGTACGAAGTGGGCGTTGATGATGTTAAAAAACTGAAATCCAGAATTAACATGTTGCATATGATTCGAACTGTGCTATATCATGTCATAACGGAATTGACTCTATTTACTGCAATATTGGTTTGGTATTTCAGTTCTTCTGAATTTGATCCAAGTGTTAATTCTCGCTTATATAATGGGTTTATGACACTCGTCCCATCGACTTTTGAAAACTTTTTATATTTTGCCTTTGTGCAACATACATGGTTTGGTATTCTATTGGCGTTATTGTTTGCTATGGCGTTCGGGGCTAGACATGTTGCCAAGGTGTTCACCATAAGAACAGGCAAAAAGATTAACTGGTGGCTCTTTCATGATTTTAAATAGTATGCTATAATGAGTTTATGAAAACTTTAAAACGCATAGGATTATTTTTATTGGCTTTTATTACTACTCCATTGTATGTTTTAGCATTCCCGTTTTTTGGGTTGTTTATGATGGGCAAAATTGGATTAGAAGCCTACCAAGCACGGGGATCGTGACCGAATTGGCTGAAGGTACCTGACTCTTAATCAGGCGGAGAAATCCCATTGCAGGTTCGAATCCTGCCGGTCCCACCAAACATATCTCCACTTAGCTCAATTGGATAGAGCATCGGTCTTCGAAACCGAGGGTTGGGGGTTCAAGTCCCTCAGTGGGGGCCAATTTAAAAACTGTAATAATTCTGTAATATCAAAGAGTTATAATATTTTCAAAGAGTGATAACTTTGATAAATAGAAGTGAACATTTAGACCGTTCTTTCTCACCAACCTAACTTGATTAAAGGAGAAATGAAATGAGAGCTAGAATGTTTGTGCAGGGCGTAGCGTCAATTGTTACAGGTCTGATTGCTTATGCCTACTATACCTCAATCGCAGGTATAATCTAAACCATAAGTAGTAATATGTTGCGAATTACACCCCCTACGAGGGGACAACTCGTAATATGTTGCAACTTATTTGGGCCGTTAGCTCAATTGGTAGAGCAGTAGACTTTTAATCTATTGGTTGCAGGTTCGAGTCCTGCACGGCCCACCAATTTTTAAAAGGGTGTTGACATGCCTTTAGTTTTATGATTTCATACTATAATAATATGGTAAAGTCATGAATAATAGAAAATCATTAATAACTTCAACTCGTGTTGCAAAACCGTCAAAGACGAGGATTGCTCCGCTTAAACAAAATCAAGATCAAGCAATGGAGCCAACCTCCAATGTTAAAACCATTAACTACGAGGATATTGCTCCACCACACGATAGTGAGATTGGACAATGGTTTCGGGTTCTAGTGCTGGATATAGACGGAGTGCCTGTCCCCAATGCCCGTGTAGCGGTTTGGGATAATTCAAAGTCTCAAGAGGGGATTAAAACTGTGGAAGAACGTGATCTTTTCGTTAATGATGTAACAGACACTGATGGATATGTTAAATTTTATCATTCATGTCCAAGTCATGTTAATTTTAGAGTTAGGTGCAGACATACATTGCATATGCATGGCGTAGATATGGTGGTTCCGGCATATCGAACCCCCGCCGTTGTAACATTGGATTTTGACTCTAGATCAAGACATTTACCATCATACAGAAGCCCATACGTATAAGAGGAAAAATTATGGAACTATACTTTTCAGATGAATTACAGAAACGAATTTATGACTTAGTGCCTCGCCGCGACTATAAGTGGTTAGTCCACGCAGTCGAATATACCAAACGTGCCCGCAGGGGATATCCCGAAGATTTTGAGGCATGGACTGACGAAGTGACAATTGATCATATTATGTATTATATTGATTTGTGCAGAATGGCACAGCGTGATGCAACAATGGATGATCTTAATATTGTTGCAGCCGTTAACATTCATACTCAGCAGAACCCTTGCCGTATTCGCCCCCCAGTTAAGCCTGAGAACACAGAGACGGAACAGGCCGAGTTGCCTGAAGAAGTCAAACGAGCAATGGAGTCGGCTCTGGAGAAAACCGCTGAGGTGTTATCAGAAGGTGAGTTAGTAGATGAAGAACCGACCACTGAGACATCTAAAAAGAAAGTCGCAAAAAAGAAGGCCACTAAAAAGAAAGCCAAGAAGAAAACCACTAAGAAGAAGGTTAGTAAGAAGAAGTGAAACGCAGAACGCTATTAAAGGGTTTACTATATTCATCACCCTTAACTATTAAGGTTGGGGAAGTATTCTCACAAGATGATGAACTTATAATTGGACAGGATGTATTGGGAACATATGACCCAGTTTCTTCAGATATTTCAGAGTTTGGAATGAATGTGACCAACAGGGTGATTGATTTATACCCGCTTAATTCTGATAAACCTTATTTGGCTGTTGTGGCGTTACACCGCTATCTTCAAGACTGGGCTGATGACGCAATCTATACTGGGGAGTTTTTTGATAACCCCTCAGATCGACACACGGATACAATTATATCACTAAGAAATGGATGGACGGTAACATCATCCACCATGGAGCATTTATACGGTGGGTTGATTGTGGACGAAGATGATATCTACCTATCATCCGTTCAATTATTGGGGGCTATGGACCCCAAATTGGTGCATAAACTACATGTAGTAAATGATGTCGGTGATAAATTTTATGAATATAAGGGCGTGATTAATGTGGTAAATCGCACTGGGGTGTATGATTTAACTTTAAAATATTATGGTTACAGAAGTTTATATGTTGATCCGGATGATTTGAATCCTAAACGTAACGTATGGGTTGAGCAAAGATATCATATGAATGTCCATTCTCCCGGCGTATTCTACGCACCCATTTATGAAACTGGCTAGACTTACACGTTATAGCGTGGTATAATGTTCCGTATGAAACGCAGAGAATTTGTAATAACACTAACGGCAGGAGCAATTGGTGCGTCACCACTAGTAGCTATGGCTACACAGAACAACCCGTTCTGGGTAGATAGTAACGGTAACATTCATTATATTGGTGAAGGTGAACATTATACGGTTAAAGAACTTTATGACTTTATGAAGAATGAAGCCGAAGTATCAGCACATTCCGATGAATTGATTGAGTTCGGGCATGGCTGGAGAATTACTGGTGATGCGGCTGAGAAATTAAAGGACGGGGCTATCGTACAAAACGATATACATGGTAGAAAGGAGACATGGCAGACGTTTACCACGATAGGCGATTTTGTTGGTGAAATGGATTTTATTCAGGAATTTAAGTTATGAAACGTAGAAACTTTTTGAAATTAGTTCCGGGTGCAGTAGTGGGTGCAGTTGGTGTTGCAGCAGCGCCAAGTCTTTTAGCTCGTAATACTGTTAAAGAATTGGAGTATCCTCATGGAACTCCTATGTGCCCCGTTGACAATTATGAAGATGCAAAATATATTGCTAAGAAATACAACCTTCATATCGATGAGGTTGCTATATGGGATCGAAGTTTATCTGGCGATGAAATTAAATGGGTGTATGACTTAAAGCGTGTGTTATGAAATATAAAAGCGCAGAGTATTTTGAGAGCCTAAAGGCCCGTCTATTAGTGTATCCCCCAAGCATTCTTCCGGATACAATGAAACCCAAGCGTGAAAATGCAATTCGAGAAGCATGTGATAAACCTACCAAATGGGATTCGTCATTAGACCTGTTTGATTTGCAGTTGATGGCATTGTCCATTGTTCGGGACATTGAGGTGTCACATATTCTTGGCTGTAATGAGCGAGTTGTTAATCCATTGGTGGGCGAATATGTGATGTTACGCACTCTTCTAGAACAGCTAAATAAGGAATATGAAGGACTGAAACAATTTCATGAGATTAAAGATGCAATTGTTCCGTTCAAGACTAGAGAATTAACTTCTCTTTTATATGATGACTTGACGCAATTATCTGAAGAGTTTAATATCGATATTGATGTGGCAAGTTTAGTGAGAAAATTATAGGGAATAAGCCGGTGTAGCTCCAATTGGTAGAGCGCCTGTTTTGTAATCAGGATGTTGGCGGTTCGAGTCCGTCTACCGGCACATTGGACTGATGTCATGTCAGTCGAAACGTTATCTTGCGTTTACAAAATGCATAAATACTATTATGCATTTTATAGTTTACAAGATAATGAATAAAGTTAACGGCAGGTTTTATATAGGTTGCCATAAGACCGTTAATTTAGATGATGGGTATATGGGTTCAGGTAAGGTTTTAAAAAGAGCCATTAAAAAATACGGAATTGAGAATTTTGAGAAAGAAATTTTAGCTGTGTTTGATAACCCGGAAGACATGTTTTTAATGGAATTTGAATTGGTTGATCCCGGTGATCCAGATTCATATAATATTAAGAACGGAGGAAGTGGTGGATGGGATCATGTAAATGATTTAACGTCCAGTGATGACTACGCTCAACGAGGACGCAACGGGGCTTATGCAAAGGCTAAACTCATACGAGAGGAATATGAAAATAACCCGAAGCGGTGCACCCAGTGCAATAGTGAGTTACCATATGAGAAAAGATTGAATCAATTTTGTAATGCAAGTTGTTCCGCTAGTTTTAATAATGCTATAAGGGAGATAACCTATAAAAAGGAAAAGTGTGCTGTAACTAAAGATTGTCAGTTTTGTGGTGAATCTTTTACTACTTATGGCAAGCATAGGTTTTGTAGTAAAAAATGCAGGATGTATTATAGGGCACCACATTATAAATGGATTGATGACAATATGGACCAAATTATTGAGGTTTTTAATACTAATGGGTCTGTTAGTAAAACCTTAAGACATTTTAATATATCCAAGGGACAGGATAGAGTGGGATCAGCGTATTTGTCAAAGAAGTTGAAAGATCGTAATATTAAGATATTGCGGCGGCGTAATAGTTAAAATAGATTTTATTAGGAGAAAATGATGGGTGAAGCAAGATACGAATTACGTAAAACAGTGTCAGGCAAAGATTACTTTGTATTATTAGCAGGTAATGGGGAAGTAATTCTTGTGTCCGAGGATTATGAATCCAGACAGGGTATGATGAATGGAATTGCATCAGTTCGAAAGAACTCAACGAATCCAGACGCATACCAGAAGTTTGTTGGCGCGGATGGAAAATATTATTTCAATCTTCGTGCGGGAAACAACAAGGTCATCGGAACCAGTGAAGCATATAACTGGAAGGTGAGCCGCTGGTTTGGTATCCGCTCTGTTAAGAAGAATGCGTTGGGTGCATTAATCGAACAAGCATAATGTCTTTACAGAGTCAACTTGAAGCTGGGGTTCCCGGAGAACCCCTAATCCTGACATACACTGTCTATATAACTCCCGAGTTTGAAACACTTGATGAGTATTATGAAAACGAATATGTCATTGTTTCTACCACGGCATACTTTGATCCTGATTTTTATGGGGGTGCAGACTTGGAAGACCTAGCCATGACTCGCGCCCAAGAAAATTATGATGCTGATCGTGATGAAACCCCCGTTCCTATGACATTACGGGTTTATGTTGATGACATGGAATCTGTATATCTTCGCTGTAAAAGAATTGAAGATAAAGATGATTTCATAGCGTGGGATTGATATGTCAGTAGAATCACAATTAGAAAAATTTGGACACAAGTACGGATATCTCTATTATTTACGGAAACCCGATGCTCCAAAATATGAAACAGTTGAAGAATATTATGATGACACAATTGATCATTGGCTAACATTGTGGGATCGTGATCCCATGATGCTTCCCTATTATATGAGGGGACATAAATCGACTGAAGATTTTATTTCTGCTGCATCTGAATACGCAAAAAAGATTGCTCAGCGTAGATATGATTTAGAAAGGGATATTGTTTATATATATGATAACGTTGTTGTGAATAAAGAGGATGCCCCTGAAATTATTAAAATGGTTGAAGCAAGTCCAGATTTTCTAAACTGGATATAAGTGGGCCGGTAGCTCAGATGGGAGAGCGCTGCCTTTGCACGGCAGAGGTCGAGAGTTCGATCCTCTCTCGGTCCACCACTTTATTCTTTAAGCTTTCTATACGCCCATTTAAAGAAAATAGCCAGCAGCGCCAATGGTAACAATAATGTTCCCAGCACTGTTAGTAAGACTATTCCAGCTATAATTAAGCCAAATACAACCTCTAAAATCTTTATGGTGATTCCCAATGCAAGTGGAACAAGCATAAGGCCAATTAATATCAAGAATATTAAACCTAAGATTTCTAAAAATTTCATAACCGTTCTCCTTATAAGTATTTAGCAGCAGGGTCATATAGTGTTATACATCAGTATAACACCCAGCTTAGGATATTGATATAATTGGATTTTTTAATTTTGATTTATTTGAATTTTTATGTTATGATGTTAGTAAATCAATTATAGTGAGGGTTTGAATTATGTCGTATAAGTTACTTGCACACACCATTGCGTGGGTATCTACTGAATTCAAGGATAAAATTGACAAAGCAGGACAGCCATATGCATTACATTGTATGCATGTTATGCTCCAGATGCCAGCAAATGATCCTGAATTGCGAATGATCGCAGTAATGCATGATCTTATTGAGGATACCGATGTAACGTTTGATGACCTTTATGAGAGGGGATATTCCGAGCGAGTCATTCGAGCACTGATGTTGTTAACACATGATCCTGATGTTGAATATGATCGATACATTCAGGGCATTGCAACCAACAAGGATGCTCGTAGGGTTAAACTTGCTGACCTTCGTCATAATTCTGATATCATGCGAATGAAGGGACTTCGCAAGAAAGATTTTGACCGCCTTGAAAAGTATCATCGTTCATATGCATACTTGTCAGAGGTATAAATAAAAAAACAGCCTATAGCTCAGTCTGGGAGAGCGTTTCTCTGGGGGAGAAAAGGTCGCAGGTTCAAGTCCTGCTAGGCTGACCAACGAAAAAGGCCCGGAACTCCGGGCCTTCGTTTTATGCAGCGTTTTCCATCAGTAACTGAGCGTCACCCTCATATGCTTCCGGTAATTTCAAATCCAATATACCATAATAGATGAAGCGATTGTTGTTTTCCATTTCCCATGATTCGGTGGTATCATTAACTGCCTGCCTTCCATAGCGAGTCATAAATGTAACAGTGGGGTTAAACGTTTCCTTATCCATAACAACTCCAGTGGACAGTATTGGTATATACGGGCAGAAAATTAGACCCGCATCGGTTTCGTTCAACCCCTTATATCCCATCATTAGAAATTCAGGTTCTGCACCATTATATGAATATACCTGAATGTCTCTTTTCTGGTTGAGAAGCCCAACGTGTCGAAGGTTTAAACTATCTAGGTCTGAATTATAACTATTCGGTTTGATGTGTCCATATTCTTCAAGTAGGGCAGCAATATAGGGGGATGTGAAGATGACATTGCCCGCACCCCGGCGTGTTATCATTGCAATTTTACTAGCTATGATATTAATTTGACCGTGCAGCAGTTCCATGGTATTTGCATTTATGGTGTCCATAGTGAAAGTTTCTTTAATGGGGGACTTTTCTTTTACTTCGGATATAAATTCTTCCATAAATTCTGCGTCAATGGATTGAGATATCATCTCATTCAAGTCTTGATGTAAATCAATATTATGATGCGTCTTTAAATCCTGTGCAGCCTCAAGGGTATATTGGGTATTCAGCCGCTTGGCTTCCGCTTGTACACTGTTTGCTATGACTTCTAAACACATTTTGGATGGATTGGTGTCATTGCGGGTAATTGATAGTGTATATGCCGACCCAACTGGACCGTTAAGTGGTTGAATTCCACACACATGTCTGAGGCTAAACTGCTTCATTAATAGGATAGTAGATTCTATAACTGAGCCAACAAATGTGTCACTATTGGTATTGTCTAAAATCGCATACTTCCATGTACGATTAAACCATAAATCAAATTCTTTAAAATCATGTTTTTGCTTTAATTCAAAGTATAGTTTCTTTTTGTATATCTTTTTATAGTTCTTATGGCTTAGTGGTCTATCACATTGGATAAACATTTTCATAATGTTCAGTAGTGTATTGTAAAAATATAATTTCATAGCTAACTCCTTGACTTGTATGATATTTATATGTTATAATTTTCAGTGTATATACTAAATAATTAAAAGTCAAGTATTATAGGGGAGATTAGCTCAGGGGTAGAGCACTAGTTTTACACACTAGATGTCGGTGGTTCGATTCCACCATCTCCCACCAATTCGCCCTCTTTTATTTTCCATATAAATAAATGTACCACTTATATGGAGAATAATAAGCGTGGCAAAAATAGCAGTATCAATTGTAAACTTAAATTGTCTTGAACATACAAAAAATCTTATTTCCGATCTGGATAGGCAAACATTTGCAGACTACGTTGTTTATGTTTACGATCAAAATTCAACAGAGTATGGCACCGAGACTTTTTTCAATCATTTAAATAAAAGATCAAATTACACTGTTATTCAAAATGGAGAGAATAAACCACTCAATCACATCTGGAATGAATTCGCTAAAGCCCCGCATGGAGCAGATTATATTTGTTTTTTGAATAACGATATTCGGATTACATCTAATTACCTTCAGGACAGTTATAATGTTCTTTCTAAGAGTGAGCGTATTGGTATAGCTATTCACGCAACCAATAATAGAGATTATAGTACAGCAACTTCTCCCACCCGTCATGTTATGGAAAATACAGAAGTTAAACAGGGATGGGAGTTCATGCTTCGGACATCAGAGTGGAATGATATCCCTGCAATTTTAAAATTTTATTGCGGTGATGATTATATTTTCCATAAGCAGTATGCATCGGGCAAGAAAGTTGGGGTTATAACATCATCCCCTGTTATTCACAAATTAAGTAAGACCCGTGAAGCTATGGGTGAAGATTTTACAACAAAGATAAAAAAGCAGGCGTTACTTGACATAGAGAATTACAAGAAGCTTGGGTTCCCCCATAAGTGGAATAATCTCACCAAGCATTCAAGAATTGAACAAGAACTGAAGCAAATAACTGAAGTTAGCACCGAGCAAAATCTCTGCAAGGTTAATGAATATAAAAGCAGACTTGTTCCGCACTTAGCAGACATATCAAATATTAATGGCGTTATTTTGGATGTTGGAGTATCCGATATAATGACGTTTGATCTGCTATTGGATGGGGCAATGGAACAGAATAAAAAACTGATAGGCATAGACTCAGTGGAAAATCTTAATACGGATATTGTTTCCAATGTGTCTAAGAATAGACCTTCTCAGAGAATTAAAAATAACAGTTTAGCCCAGACCAAGACTGAACACTTTGAAATTAGAAGTGATGGTTTCTTATCTAGCATTAATGAAATGGAAGAAGACATAAGCTTCGCGTTTATTGGTATATTTAATCCTGTGAAGCTTAGAGCTATATTACCCAAACTATGGGATAACTTATCAATTGGTGGCTCGTTGTTTTTCCCTTATTACCATTATGATACATGTACAGAATGTGAAGAAATCATAAATGAGTTTTTCAAGAATAAACAGGATGACATCCTTCATTCACGTATGCAGACCATAAAGGGCGTTAGGGATACATACTTGGTTGTTAAAAAGTTTACCACTGGTGTTGATTATAATAAACGCACTAAACCACTGGTTGTCGCCTCTGTTCTGAAGACTGGCGGCATATATGATGAAAGTTATGTCAATAGGCTGGCATCCGCTGTCAGCAGACATTTAAATATGGACTATAGATTTGTTTGTCTGACAGATTCAACCGAGGGAAATATAGACTTAAATTTAGTGGATGAGGTTATACCACTTGAATATGGGTTGCCCGGATGGTGGAGCAAATTAGAGCTATTTCGCCCAGAAATTTTAGGGGATGCTCAGGTTTTATATTTTGATCTGGACACATTAATTGTTAACCCCATTGATGATTTTGCAAATTATGGAGGAGACTTTTTAGCCCTTAGAGATTTTAACACCCTCCTTAATATGGGTAGCGGTGTACTAAGCTGGCAGTCACTTAAGGGCCATCATATATTTTATAAATTTATGAGAGAGTTGATTGCAGGAGATATAAGCTTACAGCAGTTTATTGGGGGAGACCAGCAAGCCATCGAACATTTCTTAGAGCTTGATGTTCAGTGGGTTCAGGATGTGTTTCCAAATAAAATGGCTGCTTTTAAATATGATTGCTATAATTCAGAAACCCATTCCGTTACCCTGCCTGATAAGTCTTCTGTGGTTTGCTTTCACAGTAAGCCCAAAATGGCAGACTTGGAATATGATCCAATAATACAACAGCACTGGAGATGAATATGATAGATGTTGTTGTTATTAATTTAAATTGCTTGGAGCATACAAAAAATTTAGTACACGATTTGCACCGTCAAACGTATAGAAATTTTACGTTAACCGTATTGGACCAAGATTCAATAGAAGAGGGTACACTTGAATATCTTGAGCATCTCCGTGACACATCCGAGTTGGACATAATTGTACGCAAGCATAATAAAAACATTCCACTTAATACAGTTTGGAATTCATATGTTTCATTATCAGTAAAACCATATGTTTGTTTATTGAACAATGACATCAGAATCCCTCCTAATTTTCTACAAGATGTCGTTGACATTTTTGAAAAGGAGCCAACGGTTGGGGCCATAATGCATCCCACTAATCATCCCAGCTATAAGAAGATGTTACCAGAGTTGAAGTATGAGATTCTTGAGAGGGGTAAATATCGGCAAGGATGGGATATCTGTATTAGAAAGGAAGCATGGACTCCGATACCACAATTTTTGACAATATATTGTGGAGATGATTTTGTATTTGAAAATATGTACAAGAAGGGATATGATTATGCTGTGGCTATAAGTTCACCCATTGTGCACTATTTGGGACAGACCCGTAAGTCCAAATATAATCTTGAGCTTCCGGAAAGGAACCCAAAGAAAGATATTGCAAATTACAGAAGTTTAGGTTATGTACATCATATGGTTCCACCGGAGGACTATACCATAGTTGATTTCACCCAGAGTCCGGTGGATTTTATTGAGGAATAAAAATGGCAGTTAAAGTAATCAACAATGGACGAGTGCATGAGACCGTTAAATTTCTGGGATCGGGAACGGTAATAATTGATAATGGGGCGCAGATACGACATAACAGCATTATAGAAATGGCTGACGGAATGTTAAAGATTGGTGCCAATTCGGTGCTGGGTTTCTTTACCATGGTACAGGCAACGGGAGAAGTTGTTATAGGTAAGGAAACCATGATTGGACCCCACTGCACACTACTGGCATCATATCATGAGATGTCATCCAATCCCAATATTCAAAAGAAGCTAATACGAAGTCACTTATACATAAAAGATAATGTTTGGTCCGGTGCTAATGTTACATTCAATTGTGGTATTACAGTATGGGAAAATTCAGTAATTGGGGCAAACAGTTTTGTTAATAAGGATGTGCCGCCCAACATGATTGTTGCGGGGAGTCCTGCTAAAATTATAAAGGAAAAGCCATGAAGATAATGTTTCACTGTGGCGCGGGTAATACTGATAGACCAAACCGTTGGACCACTATTAATAGATTATTTACAGACTTGGGTAAATCATTAACTGAGATGGGTCATGATGTATCAATGATGGTTCACACGCAAGCACAGGTGCCACGCGAAAATGGAGACCCGCTTAATGTTCGGGTAACTCCAGTTGTTGATAGCGGCTTCATTAAAGAAATAAACCCTGATGTATGTATTACATGGAATGGGAACAGCGATGGTGACCGAGAGTTCATTAGCCATGTTGGAAGAGATAAGATGATTTTTGGTGAACTTGGATTCTTTGGGCATTATGATAAAACATGCTATTTCGATAGATGCGGTGTTAACACTCAGCATAGCATCATAGGTGTTAAGCATACAAAAGATTTCTCGTATGAGGACAAATTGATATGCGAGGCTCTAGAGCAGGAATATAAGAAGCCCCGTCTAGTCAATGAGCCATTTATTTTTGTTCCAATGCAAGATGAGACTGACACGCAGATTACACAATATTCTCCGTTCAAAACAATGAATGAATTTTTAGAACAGGTGTTTAACATTTTCAGGTTTGACGATAGAAAGATTCTATATAAGAGACATCCTCTGGCTCCAGCCCCAATAACATTAAAAGACCCCCGTTTGGTTGAAGTTACCGATGATGTCCATCACTATTTGCCATACGCTGATATGGTGTTTGGTCTGAATAGTACGGTTATGGTTGAGACATTAATTTATCATTCACGAATAACAACGTATGGGTGTGGCATAGCATCTAGACATTTCTCAAACGATGATGAGCGAAGAGCGTTCATTGGTGAAATGTATCGTCGGCAAATGAAGTGGGATGATCTTAAAAATGTTGAAGCCGTGAAGCGGTCCCATTTGAATAACATTTTAGCCCGTATAGCTTAGCAGGTAGAGCACGTTCTTGGTAAGAACGAAGGCGATGGTTCAATTCCGTCTGCGGGCACCAGTTTATAAATATCACTATGAAACTTAGTATTCTCTTAGAGCAAGTAACAAATAAGAAGCAAACTCTTAACAGATTGTTGGATAAGAATTTGTTACGCCTTAATCAGCTTTATAAGCAAAACGGACACGAACTTCGAATTGTTGGTGGCGCTGTGCGTGACATACTTATGGATAAGGAGCCTAAGGACATTGATTTAGCCACAGATGCGACTCCTAACGAGAGTATGGAGTTACTTAAGGCCAATGATATAAGAGTGATTGAAACGGGGCTACAGCACGGCACAGTGGTTGCTCACATTGATGGCGAGGATTACGAAATAACAACGCTTCGCATAGATGTTGAAACTGATGGCAGACATGCTGAAGTTGAGTATACCAAAGATTGGGAACAGGATGCGGAAAGAAGGGACCTCACTTTTAACGCTATGAGCATGGACTTTGATGGTAATCTATATGATTATCATGGGGGTCATGAGGATTTGAAATCTGGTACAGCGAGATTTGTTGGGGATGCTGATTCCAGAATGCAGGAAGATTTTTTAAGAATTCTTAGATATTTTAGATTTCAGGGTCGAACCGAGTCTCCTAACTTTGATAAGGACACCCTATCCAAGATTGCAAAAAATGCAGAAGGCTTGAAAAGAATAAGCGGTGAAAGGATATGGATGGAAATGGCAAAAATCCTTTCAGGCAATCATGCCCCTTTAATATTGTCCAAGATGAAAGAGTCTGGGGTTATGAATAATATTGGATTACCCAATCCAAACCTCAAGGAGTTCAGTCGAGTTTACAATAATACAAAGGACCCAAACCTATTAATGGCATCGTTATTAAGTTCAGTCGATGAGTTGAATGATGTAAGGTCACGGTGGAAATTCAGTAACCCAGAATATGAAATGATGAAAACCATATTACAGCATCGTGATAAGGACATCAATTTAACTCTAGCTAAGAAAATGCATATCATGCTGAGAATAAAGAAAAATCTTGTTCACGCTCTGCTTGTGTATAAGAATAAAAATGGGGCTGCGAATAAGTTTCAAAATTGGGATGCCCCTACTTTTCCAGTCAATGGTGAAGATTTAAAGAGATTAGGCATATCGCCGGGACCAGAACTTGGGCGAATATTAAATTCTCTTAAATCTAAATGGACTGAATCTGGCTTTACATTAGGAAAAGATGATTTATTAGCTGATCTAAATTAATCTCCGTATAAATACTGGTAGTCAGGCCAAATTAGGAGGTAATGATGAGTAATAAACGCGACTTGAAAGAATGTCCAGTATGTGAACGAGGCGTTGGCCCCGAAGAGTCCGAGGTTGTACAGACGATCTTGGAAAACCTTGGTGAAACCACTGAGGAGAATACCGATGATAACTTTATTGTTGGCCCTATCGAAGATAATACAGAAGATGAATTGAGCGATTTAGAGGAACTTGAGCAGTTGATTACAACTCTTGAGGAGCAAGCTAAAAATGGCTTTAATCTATGGCTTCTAGATAGAATTGAAAAATTAAAGAAATTTGCAGATGGTGATAATTTTGATGCCAACGGCAATAGAATTGATAATAAGCTACCGGAAAGGGAAGTTGTTCTTCACCAGATATCTCCACCAGAAGCAGTAGAGCTTGATGGTTGGTGGGAAGCACCAATGGGTGAAGTTGGTAACTTACCCCGTTCAATGGTTAAAGAAATTAAAAACGCAGGCTTTCGAAACGAAATAGCATTTAAGAAAGAAACTCTTGGATTGTCAAGATCACGATCCAATGGATGTTTTGTTATTCGTAATCAACGTGAGACTGCAAACTATTTCTTAAGTCATACAGAGGAGGCTGCACGTAAGACTGGTACTACTACTAGAATTATAGCTATGATGGGCCATGCTCTGGACCAATGGAGCTATATGTTACCCATGTATGATTTTTATGGAGCAAACGAAAAGCGTGTTCGTGGAAAAGAAGGTGTTGGTCACTTCGCTCTTGATCCAGAAGTTCCATTTACTGAAGAAGAAATGGAGTTCTGGAAGTATCATGGTTTATGGGCACAAAATGGCGGATTTGGTGCGGCAATTGCTGGAGCAAAGAGTCACCAAATTGCTGTAAATGTTAACCCGCGAGAAGTTGTTGAAGCACCATATGTTAATGGTAAAAAATCCGTTAAAGGAATTCAAGTAGCTTCACCAAACTATCATCGTATGTGGTGGGTTATTAATCATCCATGGTGGATAATGCCTCGTGCTATATTAACATATAATACTTCTCAATTTAAGTATAACTTATGGAGAACAATGTGCTATAAGGCCAATCGAATTGATTATGGTCATGCAGCACCTGTTCCGGGCTATGTGCCACGCGAGGAAATTGCACCAGTTGATAAGAGTGTTAACCAGTTAATGGGTGCTAGAAATGATCTTGGTCGTGATTCTAAAATTTGGGATGAGGCTAACGGTGAAAACACAGCAGCTTATTCCAAAACTAGACCAATGTTTGTGGCTGGCTCTGAGTTGGAGAGGGACGGCACACCAAAACAGTATAGCCGCTGGTAAGACAGTTACAAACTGTTAAAAATAGAGGGGGTTCTTCTGAACCCCCTTTTTATTACCATATAAATATGAATACTAATAGGGGATAATGTGTGAGCGATTTTCAACTTCATAGCGGTGAACGACAAACCGGGACACGGTTGGCAGCAATTAGAGCCGACCACTTGGCCCGATATCATTTAGCTTCACATCATATTAAGAACTTATTAGGACCAAGCACAGATGAATTGAATGGGCTTGATTGTTTTTGTGGCAATGGGTACGGTACATATTTAATGGCTGATAAATTAAATTGTAGTGTACATGGAATTGACGCATCCGGGCCTGCCATACAGCAAGCAGGAGTTCATTATAAAACTAATAACACTTCATTTGAAGAAAATTATTTTCCATTTAGTTTACCACACAAACGTTATGATTTTATAACGAGCATTGAATCTATTGAACATGTAGAGGATGCCTCATCGTTAGTGGCTGAATTAGAGAAATCGTTAAAGCCCGGAGGGTATTTAGTTGCGTCAGTTCCAAATGCTGATATTCTTTCGCTGGAAAAAAATCCAAACAAATTTCATTATCGCCATTTTTCTTATATGGATTTTGTTAAGATGTGCACCAATAATGATATGCAGTTGAAAACATTTTATGGACAGGACACATATATAATGAGTAACGGTTTTGTGGCTGGCTACTTACCTGATAACATGATGAAAATGAAACATCGGTATACGAGAGGTCAATTTTTACTTTTTATCTTTAAGAAAATTTAAAGTTGCTAATATTGCAGATTAGTTCTGCTTTACATGTACCACTTCCAGCATAATCTCCTTTCATTTTACATGATATTACGTTGTCTACAATGCAGTGTATACTCTTTTCCGGAGTAAGGCCCGTTGAGGATAAAAATTCAATGACAATAAAATTTCCATGTCCCGCTAACTTTTTTGAACCGGAACAGAAATCTAATAATTCTTCTTCCACCACATTTGCGCTGCCAGCTATTTCAAATATAACCTTAATATTTTTTTCAACTAGGTCATATGAATAGCTAATGGCTTGCTTTGATAAATTTTTTAAGGCGTTACTTTCTGCAACAAACCTTAACATAAATCTGTTTTCGTGGGCAGGATGATAAATGCACTGCAAATCAAAATCAATTACATTATCTTTATTCATAAATATTGTTCCTTATGGTTGTTTATACATATTTAGTGTGTTATAATATTTTGAAAATGACGGATCATAGCTCAGTCTGGTAGAGCACTCGGTTTGGGTCCGAGAGGTCGCAAGTTCGAATCTTGCTGGTCCGACCACTTTTGAAACAGTTTTACATTCTTTGGATTTTGAATTGAGGTAGTATATGAAAAACGCATATGAAAAGGACGTAAGACGCTTGACAATCGATTGCGATTGTTATGATATAGAACATGTCATAAGGTTTGAATATTGGGAAGACGAGAGTGATATTGCTTGTCCCGAATTCTATATTCATCAGATGCTAAACGCTGACCGTCCTTTTTTTAATCGTTTATGGAATGGCATAAAGTATATTTTCAGGCTGCATCCATATAGTAATGTGTTCAGTGATACGATGATATCACCACATGATGTAAGAGATTTACTTCAGTTTTTACAGAAGTATGATGATTACGCCACCAAGAATAATTTATATAGAGAATGATAAATGTTAGAGTTCTTGAAAAGAATGATTATGCGCTTGGGCGATTCGCTCGGGTGCTCCTATGGTATTAAATGGAGACTTCGTAAATGATTCATATTTGTCCAACAGAGGTAGCCGCTTTAGCTATGGTTATCGATACAGTTAAATTTTATGCTGGACCCGCGTGGATTTATACATGTCAGGTTTGTCACAGTGTAAAATGTAAATGCAAGAATGTATTTAATTAAGGTGGGTTGGCAGAGTCTGGTTGATCGCGCTTCCCTGCTAAGGAAGTAGTCACCTTTAAAAGGGTGGCTCGTGGGTTCAAATCCCACACCCACCGCCAGTCATTTTTACTACTTTTACATAACTAATAAATAGTTGCATGGACATTGTTGACTATGATATAATAGAAAATGAAAGTAGCAAATCCCAGAAGTTTTTAATATTTTTGAAGGTTGTCGATTCAACAAATGAAACGGCTAAGCTGACCTACAAAACATTAAACAACATCATATATGAAGTATCTGATGGATTTTGCATAACAGATCGCAGGGGAACTCCTCTTGTTATAAGAAAAGATTTAGAACAGTGTGAAGAGTATTTAAACGAGGAATACATGAAAAATCATAACGTAGTTAAAAAGTTGGTGCTGAACACCAATGTTACCTAGAAGGTCAAAATTAAAAAAGCGTATCCGTCTCCAGTTCAGGGGCATCCGTCTCCTGTCGCCACAGAAAAAACAACCAGAACCAAGTCCAGAAATTGAAGAGCAATCATTGTGTGAATTCTGTCAAGAGCATAGTCACCGAATTGATCTTCTGAAAGAAGTTTCTTAAAAGGTGGAGTAGCTTAATTGGTAAAGCGCGGTCCTCATAAGGCCGAAGACGGCAGTTCGATTCTGCCCTCCACCACCATTTAGTGAACAGTAAGAATAAAAGGGATTTTTCACAATCCCTTTTATTATTATACACTTATTATTTCATATACAAAATCCTTCCCAGTTTTGAGAACAGTTCTTGTTTTCTATGCACATAATCTTCACCTAATATTCACACCTTAAAATATTTTTCAAATTTTTCTAAAAACTCCTTTCTAATAAAATCAATAACTTACGTTTAAAAAAAACTTATTTTTATAAGATTAGTGCCCATATAATAAATATTGTTAAGTTTATGATTTACTTTAAATTAATTTAAGGAGCTTAAAATGGAAATACTTCAAAATTTGCTGGAAAACGAAATTTTGAATGAAGAGACTAAAACTGAGCTTGAAGAAGCTATTCAGTCCCAGATTTCAGAGGCCGTGGAAGCAGCAGTACAGGAAGCTAAAGCCGAAACAGAAACTAACGTTCGTGCTGAATTGGCAGAGCAGTTTGTTACTGATAAAGAAGCTTTGGTGGAAGCACTGGATACTAAGGCTCAACAGTTCTTAGAATCCGAACTAACGGAACTCAAGGAAGATGTAGAAGCATTCAGAGATTTGGAAGCAGAATACGCTGAAAAAGTCGTAAACATGAAGAAGAAATTATCTGAAACTGCTAAAAAGGATTTTGCTCAACTTGTTAATATACTAAATGAATTCCTAGAAGAACGTGTGGAAGCAGAGTTCTCAGAATTGAAAGAAGATATTGATCAGGTTAAGCAACTACGATTCGGTGAGGCAATTTTCGAATCATTCAAAGACACCTTTGCTAAGACATACTTTAACAAAGACGAAATGGATGCTAAAGCGAAAACAGTTGAAGCTGAATTGGAAGCAGCCCGAAAAGAGCTTAATGAGATGAAAGAAGAGCTTAGCGCTACTAAGCGTGAGCAGGTTCTATCTGAAACATTGAGTGTATTGGAAGGCAGACCACGCGAAGTAATGGCTGCGATTTTAGATAAGACCCCAACGGATAAAATCCAGAAGGTCTATGAGCAGTTCATTGGTCGTGTATTAAACGAGAATGTGGTAGAAGAAGACGAGGAGAAGGAAACTGAAGTACTAGCCGAAGATTCGAACACCCAAGAAGAGCAGTTAACTGAGACAGTTAAAGTTACAGGCGACGAACCGGAAGTTGTCGTTGAAGGCGTTGAAGAAGCAGGCGGTGAACACCGTTTGACCAAGGAAGAAGTTGAACGTCTACGTGAATTAACTGGTCAGCTTGACTAATCAAGTTAAACCATTTATCTAAACTACTTTAAGGAGCAAATTGACATGAGTAAAATGGATACAAAAGTTTTAACAGAGAATTGGGGAGAAGCTAAGGATGTGCTTCTAGAAGGTCTTGATAGCGCAAAGCGTAAGATCGTCGCTCCACTGTTAGAAAACCAAAGGAAACAACTACTAGCGGAAACCGCTGCTGCTGGCTCAGTTCAGGCGCACGATATCGCTAACTTCAGACAGTCTCTATTACCAATTGTACGCCGTGTAATTCCCGGAACAATCGGTACAGAGCTAGTTGGTGTACAGCCAATGACCGGACCTGTTGGTCTTGTTTATTCGCTACGTTACACCTACGAAGAAGCTATGACTCACGATCCAGCTAAATCGCCATTCGGTGGATATGATCTAGCTGCTGGTGATGAGGCATTCGGTAACACCAAGCTTCTACGCGCTTTCTATTCTGGTAACACTGGTGCGGCTCAGGACCCCGGTGCTTCTGGTATGGATGCAGCAGGCGCTGACGGTACTTCTGCACCAGCAGATATCGACGCAGCAACCGCTGATGGCGATGCTTGGGGTTCAAGCGCAGGTTCTGATTACGCAACTGGTGGTACAGACGGTACCATGGACCTAAACAACAGTGTAAACATTGCGGGTACACTATTGGGTGGTTCTAACTCCTTCATCGAAGGTTCCGGTGGACGTAAGATGGGTCTAGAAGTCTTGAGTCAGGCAGTTCAGGCTGGAGCACGTAAGCTACAGGCTGGATGGACACTTGAGGCTATGCAGGACCTAGATAACCAGCACGGTCTTGATCTTGAAAGTGAAATGACGAAAGCTATGTCTGCTCACATCGTTCAGGAAATTGACGCTGAAATCATCTCTGACCTATTAGCACTTGCTGGTACGGTTCGTGCGTATGATCACAGCGCAACTGCTGGCCCAACTTATGCGCCTGCATTTGTTGGTGATCGTTTCGCTAACCTTCAGGGTACAATCAACGAAGTTGCAAATGAGATTGGTCGTAAGACTCGTCGCGGAACCGGTAACTGGATCGTTGTTAGCCCAATGATGGTTTCTGTTCTACAGACAGCAGCTAAGGCAGTCTTTGCACCAGCAATCGAAGGTTCCTTCGAAGGTCCAAATGACACCAAGCTAGTTGGTACGCTAAACGGTAAGATCAAAGTCTACAGCTACCTATGGAATGCTGAAACACCCGGAACAACCTCTCCTGCTGGTGATTCAACCATCCTAGTTGGTTACAAAGGCGGAAACGGCGAAAGTGACGCAGGTTACTTCTATGCACCATATGTTCCTCTAATGAGCACTGGTGTGATCATGAACCCTGTTACCACACAGCCAATGATCTCCCTAATGACACGTTACGGCAAGGTTGCACTAACTGATCCAACGATCTCTCTAGGCAACTCCGCTGATTACTACGGTAAGATCAACGTTGTCAACCTAGAATTTGTTTAAGATAAATTCTTAAGCAGTTCAAGAGAAGCCCCGCATTTGCGGGGTTTCTTTTTGTCTGGTGGATAAATATAAAAGAGGTGTATATTATGGAATTATTAAAAGAACTTTTAGGTGAATCGCTAGCTGATGCAAAGAGAAGTAGTGGGTACCATGATACATTTATTCCAGTTAATCTCGTGTGGCTGGACGGTATACTTCATTTTTTAAGATATGAGGCTCCGTTTTCAAATAACCCAAAAGCACAGAAGTTTGCCAAGAAGGTTGAAAACTTTTTTAGTCAGCGTTTCGGTGACATGGTTTATCATAAAAAGGATGATTCTAAAATAGGTGAAATAATAAATGCTAATTGGAAAGAGCTGCAAAAGAACCCAACAAGTGACCAAATCAAATTGCAAATAAGTTTTACCAATCAACAACTGCAAGCTCTTAAACGAAGTAGAGTAATAGCCCCGGAAGGAGCACACCCCGAAGAAACGGATTTTTGGGCAGATCAGACAGATAAAAGTCGCATTATGACCCGTCGATCAATGAGGCGGTAACATGATTCACATCAACAGATTTGTTGATTATGGGAAACCAGATGAGGGAACATTTGGGACCTTGACCTTTAATAATTTCTTTTGCTACACTGTTGAAAAGCCGTGGGTAAATAATGTTCGGTATATGAGTTGTATACCACCGGGGGATTATTTTTTAGAATACTATGATTCTCCCAAGTTTGGACCTAGCTGCATAATACATGGTGGAACGGTATCAAAATTTCCAGATGGAAACTTTGAACGATATGGTATCCTGATACATCCAGCCAATTGGTCATCGGATGTTACTGGGTGTATAGGACTTGGAGAAACTATGACAGTATTGAACAATAGAGCCGCAGTTACTAATAGTAGAAAAACTGTTGCAGAGTTTCTAAAACTCATAAATATTGATGAGGTTTACGACCTTAGAATTACTTACAGTGAGAACTTCTAATGAAGCTAGGCTTTAAACAGTATTATGAATCAAAGATGAAATTGCTGGAAGCTGCGGAAGCTTGTCCACGAGTTGTTTTACAATATAAATTAATGAAATATTGTAAAGTTCCGGTGCACGAGAGGGTAGACTCTTCTGAAAAGATTTACTTTTCTTTGAAACCGGATGACCAAGTAGAAATTCTTTGGGAGTACGATACTCCCGAAAACCCGACTGTTAGATACATCAGGGTTGTTGAAAGCGGAGAGACATTTTTCCCAGTGTGGAGTAGTGGAAAGATGTTTAATTGGGTTGTAAGCAACACTGAAGAAATTTAGTTTATAAACTTTAGCCTAAGTTGGCTAACAGATAAATATAGTAAAGAGGACAACACGATGTCGGGTGATATCATAACTGCAACGCTGGAAACATATGGGATATGGGGATTGATACTTCTCATTATAGCCCTTATTGCGTTGGCAGGGTTTGTCAATATTGTATCAAAACTATCCTTTATGAGCATATGGAAACGGCGACAGAAGAGAATTAGTGGAGCCTCAAATGCATTAGACTCATCACTGCATGATAATTGGTTTTTTACAAACGCCAAATTTAAAATGAGATTTGATATCCCATCCCTTGAATTAAATCCAAACAACGAAGCCCTTACACAAGTGTATCGGGACCTAATATATCTAAATGTTGAATCATATTACTATGGATGCAAGCGACTTATAGAGACACATGATACCTCTACAATGAGTGGAGCCGAATGGGAAAATATCGTTAAATGTGAATTACAGAGTATGATTAACAGCTTCCGAAATAAGGCGGAAGATTTTGGTGTACCCCATGTTGCGGTAAGCAAATATTCAAAATGGTTGAAACCATATACAACATTATTAAATACGCATATTGAACAATTAGCCAGTGCCACGATGTACGGCGATGCCAGTTATCTGCGTATGCATGTATTCCTTCTAATCATGAATCTAATGATTGTTGTTATGATCGGTGACCTTGATAAACTAGCTAATGAGGAAACTGATGAATTTGAGGGCATTGATTATAGGGGAACCCATTTATATAATTAGTAAATACATAAATTCTTTATAAATACCTTAGTAATATGGAGATTTAGTATGGGAGTTTATGACGGGTTCAGTGACACACCGAATCAAATAAGATCAGAAGGTCAAAACATAGATGTAACGTTCATACGCAACGGTGATGGTACAGGCACGGTTAAATGGAACATACCTCCGCCTGTTGCAGGGTGTTCAGTTGAAGATCAGGCATATGACGGAATTGTCATTATTGTATCTGATAAACCTGCGAACTACATAGAATCATCACCCAAAGATGGGACATATTATGAGGGTGATCCAACTGTTGATCCTGATCTACACGCTGGAGATAAGATTGATGATGCCCGAGTACTGGGCGCATTCTATCATGACAAAACAACCAAGACCCTGATTGTACAGGATGTTAAAGAAAAAACTCCGTATTATGTATCCGCATATGCCGTAGATTCCGTTGGCAGATATCATCGTGAAGGCGTTCATGCGTATTCATTACCCACTGGTTATTTGGAATACAATGAAAACGGCGACACTCCTGCACAGCAGGATATAGGTTTGGACATTGATGTTATCAGTAACGGAACTCTAACCGGTCTAGAGTCCGGTGTTGATTATGCGTTTAAGATTAACATTAATGGTGAGGAATACGAAGTAAATATTGAGGGACATGATGCTCCAACATACCCAGACCTTGTAGACGCTATTAATAAACAGTTTATTTTATTAACTGATGCTGAAAGGCGTAATCTTGAAACTTGCGGTCAATTTTATTTTGATGCCGAGAATGAAAAATTATATAAATGGGAATACGACAAATATGTCGAATATCCCGTTTTAGTAAATGATAACGATCCTCGTACCCCAATACTTGGAACTTATTGGTATGACGGGGAAAGTCTTTTTGTATATGAAAGTTCCGGATGGGTTGAGATACCACTATTCAAACTATCATTTGATCCAACACAACCAGAATGTGGCACTGTATGGTTTGACGGTATTGATGCTTGGATTTGGCAAGAAAGCAAATGGTGCAAGCTTTATACATATATCCAAACCCGTAACCCACTTCTACCTCCTGTCATGTCATGTAACGATTATTGGTATGATGAATCTGAGTATGAATTAAAACAATGGAAGCCCGATATAAATGGTTGGGACACCGTTGATGCAATCTATGCATCTGATGACCCCAACACCATAGCCCCCGGAGACTATTGGTATAACTCCACTGATGACGTTATGATGATCAGAGAGGCTGGAGATACGTGGGGCAACTTGGTTAATATACGGTATGAAGAAAGAAATGAAGCGGGTGAGCTAGATAATCCCGCTGCTGGAGCATACTGGTTTGTGCCTTCTGAACAGCTATTTTATAAGAGAAACACATCTAATACAGCATGGATTGATCTTGAATATACGTTGGCTATTTCTGATCCTACCGATAGGAAGAGTTGTGATATATGGTGGAATTCAAGTCCATCTGTTGATGATTTGTATCTTTGGGATGAGCAGAATAGTGTTTGGAGCTTAGCTGGGACATTCGTGCAGAGTGCGGTTGATCCGTCATTGCCACCAGAGTTAGAAGAAAATAGCATTTGGTTAAATCCTGAAACAGGGAAGATGCAGATGCTAATTACTCCAGCATGTGAATTCAAAGATGTTGAATATATTGATACAGCCACTGATCCTACGCAACTTGGGTATGGATATGGTTGGTTGGATTCCGATGGAGTGTTTAGATTATCGGATGGTTTAGGTGGATGGACTGTAATTGATCCATTAAATTCTGCAAACGATCCTTACGTGATAGAAATTGGAACACACTGGTTTGATTCTATAAACGATAAGCTGTATAAATGGGATGGAGCACAATGGGTTGAAATTTCATTTATTGATAGTATGGTCTATCCTGAAATAGGAGAGCTTGTCTTAAATGATGTAGATGAATTGCTTTATAAATGGGATGGAACTACATGGGTTCCCGCTAATCCAATTGCTGGCGTAATATTGATAAACCCTAATAAACCAACTGAGAAAAATCGCTTATGCTTCTTTACTTATGAGGTTGGATGTACTCAGAGTCTTAACATTGTAATTGAAGCCGGTAACTTATTTACTGCGTTGAGCACCAGTGTCATTTATTATGATCCAATTGATGGAAATTCTAGACTAGAGCATGGACCAACATGGAACGCTTTACACATTGGGGATGATGGAAGCCCGGATGAACGGCGTGAAATGCACACCATCATTCGTAGAAGACTTGGACATCCAAGTCAGAAGGTTGAATTAACTGACGATCAAATTGATGAGGCTATAAATGCGGCTCTAGGTATGATTAGAAAGTTCTCAGGATTTGGATACCATAGAAATTTCTTTTTCCTAGACCTGAAGCCCAATCAGCAAAAATACATTCTAACCAATAGATGTGTAGGCTTTAATAAAATAGTGGGGATTAATTACTTATATCGTATGCGCTCTGGGTTCCTCACGGGGCTGTCACGAGGTTCATACGATGTTTATGGTTATGCAGCACTGCTACATCTTTATAGGACCGGTACGTTTGATATGCTAAGCTATCATTTGGTATCATCATATATTGAAGACATGCAGATATTGTTCGCAGATCATATAACCTTTAATTGGCATGAAAATACAAGAGAGTTGAGTATATTCCATACAGTGTATGATCATGAAAGAGTTTTATTAGATGCCTACATTGAAAGGACTGAGCAGGATTTATTAACAAGCAGGGAAACCAGAGAATGGATTAAACGCTGGGCTGTTGCTGAATCTAAAATGATGCTATCCCAGATTCGAGGTAAATTCCAGACCCTACCCGGACCCAACGGAAGCACAACCCTAAACTCACAAGAGCTTATCACACAAGCTGAAACCGAAAAGGCTGAACTCTTGGTTGAAATAGAAGATAAATCTATGCAAAATCTAGAAGAGGCTGGACAAGGTGCTACGTTTATAATGGGATAATATGGCTAAGTCTACATGCATAATTTATAATGAGCCATTTGAGGAGTGTGGGAATGATGGTTCCCAAAATGGGAATGATTCCCAAAATGGGAATGGCAGTGGAGATAACACTTGCTTTGACGGAACATGCGTTGAAGTAAGAGATGGTGTGTTATGTCCTGTAGATAACTTCAGAAGCCCATGGGAGTTAACAGAAAATACATCAGAGGCATGTCTCACCGACTCATACATAACAGAGCAGCTTAACATTGGTGGAGCGGATGTTAATGTATACAAGCTACTTGGAATTCATGAACAGGGCAAACTAGTAGACTTAACCGGAGATGGAACCCCTATATCGGGCGGTGCACATCCAAACTTTCCAGCGATAAACTCATTTGATTTATTTAAAACTGAATGGCGTTCTGTGCAAATTGGTCAGGACGTAGTTAAGTCTGCGTATATTGGTTATGATTTTGGTGAAATAAAACTAGATAATGGTCGTAATAGATACGGTGTTGAGACATTTAAAAAACATAACATTTCCAGAATAAGAATTGCACAGGGTTGCGATTCCATTAATCGGGCTACAAAAGTAAGATTGGAGCGATCACATGATGGAGAGCGATGGTTTGGTGTTGGGATACGAGATGTAGCAGACTGTGATGGAATAGTTACATTAGATTTTCCAGCATCTGTCCCTTCAAGATTTTGGAGAATTAGGCCCGTAACATTTAATGGCTCCGATACTGATTACTGGTCAGTTCAGGCACTGCAACTAATCGAATATGAAGCAACTGCTCTTGATAATATACAAGATAAAATCTTTATGGAGAATCGTGATAGAGATTACTCTGAATTTCCAGAAAAGTTAAAGGGCAGTTATAGTCCTTTTGATAGCCAATCGTTTTTTGCCAAGTGGGGGTCATCTTCTGGTATTGGCGGTGAACAGTATTTTATAGAGCTTAGCTGGTCTGCGGTTATAAAAGCGTTAGGCCGTCCCATTGTTATCGGTGATATTATTGAATTGCCGAGCGAAAAACAGTATACTGCATCTTTAACGCCAGTACTGAAATATCTTGAAGTTGCAGATATTGATTGGAGTCCGAATGGTTACTCTGCTCAATGGATACCACTAATGGTTAGAATTATAGCAACTCCAGCATACGCATCTCCTGAAACTCAAGATATATTTGGTAAGATGACACAAGACTACGATGAAATGGGCGTAGCTGATACGGGAGATGGTGTTAATAATAAGAAGTATCAGGATATATTTGATGTAGATCATACCATACAGGCGGAAGCAGACACCGCAGTTCCTGAAAGGGGCGAAGATACTGCTAACGTGACGAAGTTTTCGGATGAGGTCTATGAGTGGTCAGAAGAAAACAATGATGCTAAAATGCAAAAGTATGATCGGGCTAGAAACTTTTGGGCACAAGATGGTATGCCACCAAACGGTGAGCCTTTTACTACAGGAGATGAATTCCCGGATAATCCAAAGGATAGAGATTATCACCGATTAACGTATACCAAGATACGACAAGGGATACCACCCCGCTTATATCGATATTCGGAAAGTAAGGGTACGTGGATATTCATGGAAACTGACCGACGAGCATATGAATCTGTTATACGCAGAAGGTTGCAAGAATTTTCTGATACAGAATCATCAACGGTGACTCGTCCAGATGAGATAGACGAAGAATTTAAAAAAGATTAAAATCTGGTCTTGATTTTCTTTTAATTGTGATTTACTATTGCTTCTGCAATTGGAGATTTTATATTGGATATAAAAAAGCAAGAGCATCTTCTTGGCATTTTGCTGTCTTCTGACGATGTGTTTTCAAGATGTGTTTCGATATTAAAACCTGAATATTTTGATGGCGACCTACGAAGGACGGTTCGCTTTACATTAGAATATTTTGAGAAATATAATGCCGTTCCTAAACTTGAAACCGTTGAATCTGAGACGGGGGTTGCGGTTGCCCAACAAAACATTACGACAGATATGATAGGTTATGCCTGTGATGAAATAGAAAAGTATTGTCGTGAAACTGCGGTAGCCGTTGCCATGATGGAATCTACTGAAGACTTGGCAAAAGGTAACACCGGAATCATTCTACAAAGAATGCAGGAAGCCGTCACTGTTTCACTTAAAAAAGAACTTGGGTGGGATTTCTTCGGAGATGGGTTTGCACAAAAGTTGGAAGAAGCATTAGCTGGGCAGCAAACAACGTCTACGGGCATTGATGGCTTGGATAAGCACCTAGCAGGGGGCTTGTCTCGAAAGCAGGTTACAATCTTTACTGCGAACTCTGGTGCCGGTAAATCAATCATGCTTAACAATTTGGCGCACAATTACGCTATGACCGGATTTCATGTTGTACTACTTTCTCTTGAGCTTCCTAGAGAAATGATATTTACCAGAACAACAGCTATAACATCAGGTTTACATATTCAAACCCTTAAAGAACATAAAGAAGACGCTGCTGCAACAATAGAAAAATTAAGACATGCTACCACCGGATCACTCATAATGGAGAGAATTAGGGGTGATGCCTGCACCAATGATATACGCTCCTATTTAAAACATTATGAGTTGGAACTGGGTAGAAAGCCTGATGCTATATTCGTTGATTACCTAGATAAGATGACTCCGAATGGTGGAGTATCTCGTTTGGGTATATCAGAACAGGATAAGCAGAAATCAGAAGAATTGGCGGAATTAGTCTTTGATTATGATGTCTTTTGTGCCACGGCATCTCAGCAAAATAGGGAAGCTATTGGCAATATGTCACCAAAGCAAGATGTTATCGCTGGGGGCTTGACAAAAATTAACACGGTTGATAACGTTATATCATTATATATGAGTGAGGAAATGAGGTTGCGTGGAGAAATGATTGCAACCTTTTTGAAAACCAGAAGTTCGGATGGTGTTGGTAAACAGACTGAGCTTTATTTTGACACTTCAAACCTTAGGATTTGTGATCCTCAGGGTAGAACTTCAGGTCCACGAATATTCGATATTGAAAGTAAGCAAAGAAATTATATGGATGAATTGTCCAAGAAATTGCCGGGGATAGAATTCAATAGTCCCGAAGGTGAAATTGAAGAGACTCATCAGCCCAAAGAAACTAAAAGTAGTTTATTAAATTTTATGGAGGAATTAAACAATGAGTGAAATGGCAAAGACTGAAAAAATTGATTTAGAGGATGGTAGAACTGTGCCAGTGGATGCACTACCATATGAGTTGCGTCAAGCCATCCGATTTTTTGATCGTGTTAATTATGAATTAACAGAGGCAACATTTAAGCGAGATACATTAGCTGTTGCAGCACAGGCGGCACGAGCTTCAATCATGGCTGACGTTATGAAAGTTGTTGGTCCAGCAGAAAATGTTCAATCCACAGAGGTGGACAGTGAAACACCGGATGCATCAAATGATGGCGGTGAATGACATGAATAATTATATAGAAATAATCGAAGAATATAAAAAATATATTCAAAACAATGTGTTAAATAATAGCTTTGATTTTGATACTTGGTGCCAGCATCAATTTGGTGAAAGTCCTCAAAATATTTCAGTTAGTCCGGAAATAAAATTTAATTTAGTTTCTAAACCAGAGCATAAATAGATTCCATGACTGAGCGAAAAGTTGAAAAGGTTACCGAGACTATTGAGCATTCGTTTGAAAATATTCTTGGTGTCCCGTCCGGGACCACTGAAATTGAAAAAACTCGTGTAGTAAGTGAACCGAAAGACCATGATGATTATGATGAAAAGGATATCGAAATTGAAGATGATTTCCTTAATGTTCATGATAAGGCAATGGAACTATACGAGTATCTGGTCGATGAAATTGATGACGCTGATCCAAGCAAACGATCACGCCTCGCAGAGGTTGCTGGTCAAATATTAAATACCGCGCTATCCGCATCTGAAAAGCGCCGTGTACTAAAACAGCACATCGACACCCTTAAGCAAAAAGAGAAAGCTTTGGGCAAGGGTGGAAAGCAAACAAACAACCTTATTATTGGCACACACGATGATGTGTTAAAGCTGATAGAGAAAGGTCTTGCCTTTGATCAAGATGAAGAACCCACTGATGATAGGGTTCTAGAACATAAAGAAACCGATTAAATAAACTATTTTTAGAATTAGGAGACTGGAATGGATAGTTATAGACGCTATATACACGCATCACGCTACGCAAGATTTATCCCGGAAGAACAACGCCGTGAAACATGGGATGAAACTGTCGATAGATATATTAATTTTTTCAAAGAGCGCAACAAGGATAGAGATGGGATTCCATGGGATGAGTTGCGAGAAGGTATTTACAACATGGAGGTTATGCCTTCCATGAGAGCTATGATGACGGCAGGCAAAGCTCTGGACCGTGATAATGTCGCGGGGTACAATTGTTCGTATGTTGCCGTGGACCATCCCGTTGTGTTTGCTGAGATTATGTATATCTTGATGTGTGGAACGGGCGTTGGCTTTTCTGTTGAGCGTCAGTTTATTAATGAGTTACCTGAAGTTCCAGATGAAATTCATCCAACCGATACAACAATTGTTGTTCGTGATTCTAAAATGGGTTGGGCCATAGCACTAAAGCAATTAATTGCCATGCTATATTCTGGTATGCTGCCCCAGTGGGACATGTCAAAAGTTCGCCCCGCTGGTGCAAGATTAAAAACCTTTGGCGGTAGAGCGAGTGGACCTGAACCACTTGAAGACCTTTTTAATTTTATTGCTGATAGATTTAACCCCGGAAGAAAAAATGGTAATCCAATCAAGGGGTTAGGACGCAAATTAAATTCCGTTGAATGTCATGATATCGTATGTAAAACCGCTGATATCGTGGTATGTGGTGGTGTAAGACGATCAGCACTTATCAGCCTTTCTAATCTTACGGATGAGCGTATGCAGAAGGCTAAGCATGGAGATTGGTGGATGACCAATCCACAGAGGGCGCTAGCTAATAATTCTGTTTGCTACACCGAGATGCCTGATATGGGAATCTTTATGAGAGAATGGCAGGCACTGTACGAATCTAAATCGGGAGAAAGAGGAATCTTTAGTCGGAAGGCATGTAAGGAACTTATTCCTGAACGCCGCGATCCCGAACATGAGTTTGGAACAAATCCATGTTCAGAGATTATTCTAAGGTCAAAGCAGTTTTGCAACCTATCCGAAGTTGTTGTTCGTAATGGGGACACCCTTGATAGTCTTAAGCAAAAGGTTCGCCTAGCTACTATTCTTGGAACTCTTCAGTCCACCCTCACTGATTTTAGATTCCTCAGTAAGACATGGGAACGTAATACCAAAGAGGAGCGGTTATTGGGCGTGAGTTTGACTGGTATGATGGATCATGCAACATTATCCAAGACTACCGGACATGCGGAGTCATGGTTGAAGCAAATGAAGCAGGTTTCTATTGAGACAAACGAAGAGTTTTCAGAGTTACTTGGAATCCCCGTTTCAGCAGCTATTACATGTGTTAAGCCTAGTGGCACAGTATCTCAGCTTGTTAATTCAGCATCTGGTTTACATCCTCGCTTTTCACAATATTATATTAGAACGGTTCGTCAGGACAAAAAGGACCCCCTTGGTAAGTGGATGATTGAAAATGGGTTCCCCTATGAAGATGAATTAAGGTTTGATGGAAATCCGCCAACAAATTATGTATTTTCTTTCCCTGTTAAGGGTCCAAAGGATTCTGTATTCAGAAACGACATGAGTGCAATGGATCAGCTTGAACACTGGAAGTTTGTAGCCAAACACTGGTGTGAGCACAAGCCAAGTATTACAGTATATGTCCGAGAAGATGAATGGATGAAAGTTGGGGCATGGGTGTATGACAACTTCAAGTGGATTTCAGGCATCTCATTCTTGCCATATGATGGTGGTACATACAGACAAGCTCCTTATCAGGAAATTACTTATGAGGAGTATAGTGAATTGCTGAAGAATATGCCTAAAGGTGTTGATTTTTCTGATTATACTGAAGCAGAGGATCACACAATTGGTAGTCAGGAATTGGCATGTTCTTCTGGTCAGGGTTGTGAATTATAATCCTTGACATAATATAAATGCGTGTTATTATGCACAAAATGCAAGGAGTATAACTCAATGGATTATTTACAACTAGAATTGGAAAAGTTCGATTTAGACCCAAACTTAAAATTTATAACGACCTATAAGGCAGCTATTAAAGCTGGCCTTAGTAGGGAACAGTTGGCAAGTTATTTGGGAATGCAGCCCGATTCGCTTATGCGAAAGCGACTCAAGATTTCTGATAGGACGGGGCTTCTACTAGACGCTCTTGAATTATCAGGAGAGTCTGATATTCCAGCCGATGTAATGGATGAGTTTGAGGAAACAATTGAACTTCTTCAGGAGAAGCGAATACCCGAGAGAATTACTGAATATGAAGTTAACAAGCGATACATTATAACTTCAGCGCAAAATGCGACCCCTGTTGAGGAAAACTTCCTTAAAGCTATATTAAATTATTGCAATATAATGGACGCAGAACTTCTGGTTATCCCTACGAGATATAGGAACCCAACATCCATATGGACAAGCAAGAATCAAGAGGATGAATGGTGGCACCCCAGTGTGCAACCATACCTGCACAATTATTCAAGGAAGTTAGCTAAGTCCTTTGAATATATGGGACACATTAAAATTCAGCCCACTGCCATTAATCCACTGGTTGGATTTGAGAGTTATACTGGGCTATCATCGGGTGTGTTTGGGCATCCCAAAATTGAACTTCGAAGCATTGCAACACCCAGTCAGAAGTTACCAAAACTGCTGTCAACAACGGGAAGCATAACCCACCCCAATTTCACAGATTCTAAAGCTGGTCATAAGGGTGCGTTTCATCATAGTTTTGCTGCCCTTATAGTTGAAGTTGATGGTAATGGGCATCATCATATGCGCCATATACATTGGAATCATAAGTTGCGTGGATTTTATGATTTAGATTCGTTTTATGGCATAGCTTCTCACCGAACAGGGGTGAGAGTCGAAGCGTTAATTACGGGTGACTCACACGCCGAGTTTATTTGTGAGGACGTTGAAAGAGCAACATATGTTGGTGAAAATTCAATGATGGGACTCTTGCGACCAAAATATCAGGTTAAGCATGATGTTGATGATTTCTATCGACGCAATCACCACCATAGGGGTGATGATGTCTTGGCCTATGGTAAGCATCACTTTGGTAGAAACAATGTTGAGAGGGGGCTACAAGTAACGGCAGATTATATTGATCGACATGTTTCTCCCGAGACTCAGACCATCATTGTTCGCTCTAACCATGATGAAGCATTTGATCGATGGCTGAAGGAATGTGATCCCAAGATCGACCCAGAGAATTCAAAGTTCTATTACTATATGAAGTATCATCAACTTGATAATGTTAGAATGACTGAAACAGGGTTTGAAACATTTGATGCATTTGCTTGGTGGTGCTTCAATCCAGAAAGTGAACGGGGTCTTAGCAACCGAGACAACGTTAGGTTCTTAAAGAGAGATGAGAGTTTCATGATTAAAGATATTGAAGTTGGATATCATGGTGATCATGGAACTGCCGGTGGCAAAGGCACCATTACATCTTTCTCTAAGATTGGACCTAAAGTTGTAATTGGACACTCCCATACTCCGGGAATTAAGGAAGGTGCATATCAGCTTGGACTTAGTGCTAAGCGTGACCTTGAGTACGCTAAGGGTCCAAGTAGTTGGATGCACACCCATTGTATCATTTATGAAGATGGTTCAAGAACCCTCATTCATATTGTTGATGGGGAATTCAGGGGAGATTTTTAGACCGTAACACCCTAATTTTACAGCCATAAATATAATTATGGTTAAAAAGGGAGCCAAGGATGGCTAGGTCAAATACAAAATTGAAGAAGGCGTTTACTCAAACCGAGTATACGCCTGAAATGCTAATTGAAATTGCCAAGTGTAAAAGGGATGTAAAATATTTCTGTAGAAACTATGTTTATATCAAGCACCCCGTTGATGGACAAATACTTTTTAAGCTCTATGATTACCAAGAAGAAATTCTTGATAACTATGTAAACAACCGATTTAATATTTTATTAAGTGCCCGTCAGACTGGAAAGACAGAAACTACGGGCGCATTCATTTTGCATCAAGCAATTTTTTATCCTAATAAGAATATTCTAATTGCATCAAACAAATCTGCTAACGCTAAAGAAATTATTGCTAAGATTCAAAACGCATATGAGGAGCTTCCCCAGTGGCTCAAGCCCGGAATAGATGATAAGAATTGGAATAAGCATACTTGTGGGTTTGAAAACAAGAGTGTTATAACCGCTGAAACGACCTCAGAAAGCTCAGGACGAGGTAAATCAATCTCCCTCTTGTACTGTGATGAGTTTGCCTTCGTTCCCCAGCACGTACAGGAAGAGTTCTGGTCAGCTATCTTGCCCACTCTGTCAACTGGTGGTGACTGCATTATATCATCTACGCCGAATGGAGATTCTGATAAGTTCGCAGAGCTATGGAGAACGGCTGAGCTTGGAGATTCAATGCAGGGGTCACAAGAAACAATGCTTAAGTTTGTTCCCAAGTGGATTAAATGGGATATGCCTCCCGGAAGAGATGAAGCGTTTAAGCAGGGTCAAATGTCGTTGCTTGGTGAGCGTAAATGGCTGCAAGAATATGAGTGTGAATTCTTGGGTGGCGAGGGAACACTACTTGACAACCGTATAGTCATTGAGCGTGAAAAGGAAATACTTGACGCGGGTACATCAAATGTTCTATTTAAGCTTCATGAAATCCCATTCTTTACACAGATAAAAGCTGGTGGCACATACCTTATGGGTGTTGACCCCTCAACTGGTACAGGAAAGGACTTCACTACTATTGAAATTGTAGAGTTTCCATCTCTTGAGCAAGTTATGGAATTTAGAAGTAACAACACTAGCTCACCTGAAATATACACATTGATGAAAAAAATTATTCAATTCTTCATCACTAACGATTGTGAAATATTATTCTCCGTTGAAAATAATGGCGTTGGTGAAGGTATAATATCACTCTATAGTGTTGACGAAGAATTCCCGGAACGAGCAGAGATGATTCACGAAGAGGGTAAAACACGATTTGGTTTTACCACTACTGATACGGTTAAGCTGAAGTATGCCAATAAACTGAAAATGTTGATAGAGGCTAAACAGTTAAAAATACATTCAATGACGCTACTAAAAGAGTTGAAAAACTTCGCCCGTTCTGGTAAAACATACAATGCAAAGAGTGGTTCAACGGATGACTGTATATCCGCATACCTTATTATACTAAGAGTGCTTGATGATTTAGCGGAATATGATGAGCAGGCATATGAAAAGCTATATGCCTTAGCTGTTGATGACACTGATGACTGGTCGGTTGATGACATTGAAATGGTCGAAGATGCGGATGACAGTTTACCCTTTATTGTATAAATAGATTATATGGCAAAGGATGATGTATTATTAGAGATTTCGTACAATAAACTGTTACGATCTACCGACAGTAAAATGCCGGGACGAAGTGACAGGGCATCTGACGTTACTCTTACTAATACGGTTTTTATACCTTACGTTAATGATAATTATCTTGAGGTTGAATCGGAAGCAAGAACTAAAAATGGTAAGTACATTACCAGAATAGTTTTTGAAAATGTGGTATTCAAAGACGAGGGGGATAATGGCATGTCTAAGATTATTTCTCCGGACGGAACAGAATATTACTTTAAGCCGATAAATAAAAATCGATCTGATGTAAAAGTGAGTTGCACATGCTTGGATTTCTATTATAGATTTGCTGCATTTAATCAACGTGATAATGCTCTAGCATCTGATCCACCGAAGCCATATGTGAAGAAAACGGATAGAGCACCCGTTAATCCATCTGAAATATCAGGAGTCTGTAAGCACTTGATTCGTATGGTGGATGAATTGGAAAAAGATAATGTTTTTTCCGCTGGTTGGTTCCAGAAAATAAAACGTAAAATTTTCCGATAAAAGTGCTTGACAATGTTCTATGGATGGGTATACTCATTTCATAGTATTAATGATACTTACATATAGTTAGTTTTAGCTAGAAATAGTTATAATAGTTACAAGGAGACAAGATTATGACATTTAATATGGATAAAGTCCCTTCGGTTGCTGATATCAAGCGTCGAATGGCTGAGCAGAAACAGGCTCAAGAAAGTTATAAAAGAACAGTCGATAAGAATTTCTTCCCTTTCTGGGAAATGGATGATGGCGCACAGGCAGTTGTTCGCATTTTACCTGATGCAAATTATGATAATCCCCTGACTTACATGGTTAACAGCATGTACCATCGCCTCATGATTGATGGTGAGGAACGCAGAGTTACCTGTCCCAAGACTTTTGGGAATGCAGAAGATTGTCCCATTTGTGATTTATCTCAGCGCTATTATCGTGATAACGATAAGGATAAGGGCCGGTATTACTGGAGAAACAAGACCTCGTTTGTAAAGGTTTTGGTTATTAGTGATCCTCTTAACGTTAAGGATGAAGACGGCAACGATGTTGACTTTACTGGACGGGTTTGCACTACCACGTTTGGCAAGCAACTTCAGGATGCACTTGATGAAAGTCTTGCTGAACTTCCTGCTGAAGATTCATTGAAGCCCATTTGCGCATTTGAATTTACAATCAAGAAGCGCAAAATGGCAGGAGATGGTGATAAGACCTATAGTAGCTATGCTTTTAGTCGAATTACTTCGGGTCCATCTGATATCCCTGCTGAATACGCAGAGAATTTGGAATTAATGGATTTGAGTGAATTGCTCCCAGAGCGTCCACCACTTGAAAAGGTTCAAAACTATCTTGATGCACATCTTGGTGTTGCTGAATTCAAGTATGGCCCTCAGCAGGGGTCAAACGCTGCTTCAACCACTGATGCAGAAACCACAGCTACATCGGCAGCAGATGCGATACAGGCAGCAAAGGCAGCTTCAACCACTGAAGCCCCAGCCCCTGCTCCTGTAGAGGAAGCTGCGGCACCTCAGGCTGAAGCTCCTGCGCCTAAAGCAGAGCCAGAAAGCTCTGATTCGGTTCCAGATGAAGATTTAATTGCTGGAATTTTGAATAGAAATAGAGGCTAAATCCGCCTCTAAGAAGGGGCGGGGAGGTTTTATGGTTCATGTTGCTCTCCTTCCCGCCCTTTCATTTTTAACATGGAGTGTAATATAGATGACTGATAAAAAGATACCTTCTTTTTTGCAGAAGGTTAAAAAGCAAACAGATAAAATGGATGACGTTTCAGATGCACTTAATCCACCCGAATATTTCTTTGATACTGGAAGTTGCATTCTTAACAGAATTATATCTGGCAAGTATGATGGGGGATATCCTGAACAGCGAATGACCATGATTGGCGGTGGGTCCGGTACTGGAAAAAGTTTCCTAATTGGAAATGCCGCTAGGGAAGTTTTGAAAAAAGGTTATGGCGTTTTCATTATTGATTCCGAACATGCACTGGATAATGAATATATGCGCAAGATTGGCGTGGATGTTGACAATCCATACTACTCGTATAACGGCGTTGATTCTATTGCCACAGCAACTAAAGTTTTGGCTACATTCTTTAATGAATATGAAAAGGCACCAAAGAGTGAACAGATTCCATACCTCATATGCATCGATTCTCTTGATGAATTAAAAACCGATACACAAGCTGAGAAAGGGAAAAAGGGAGAAAACCCCGCTGATATGGGACAACAGGCTAAGCAGCTTAAGAGTTTCCAGTCAATAATCATGCATCGCATTAGAAAGCATCGCATGGGGGTTGTGGCAACCAAGCAAACATATCAGAATCAGGATTCTTATACGAATAAGCGTGAGCCTGAAAAAATAACCCACTCGTTGAAATTCGCATATACGCAGATTGTAATGCTAACGAACCGTCTGCTAAAGGATAATATGACAAACAAATTCGAAGGTATTATTCTGGAAGCGTTTGGGGCAAAAACTAGGCTTACTAAGCCGTTTCAAAAGTGTATCATTGAAGTTCCGTATGAAACGGGAATGGATTGGTATTCTGGTATACTTGAAGCTGCGGAAGCACTAGGCGTTGTTACGAGAAGTGGAGCGTGGTATACATTCGGTGAAAATAAATTTCAGAGAAAAAATCTTGATGAGTATAAGGATGCTATCTTTAAAGAAGTTAAGGCAATAGACGATGTTCTGGAATATGAAATCCCAACCGAAGACTTGGATAAATCCGATTAATATGTCATTAGCTGCCAAAATTGCTAAACGCAATCAACACGCAATCGATGAAACCGTTAATATATTATCGGACTATTCGGTTGTGTTCGATGAAGTTTTCAAGGATATGTGTCATGATGAGATGACGGCAGAGTGGATTAACGTTGACTTCCATAGGAACAATAACGCACTTATAGACTTAATTGGTGCAGCAAAGTATAGGGAAGGCACCATCATGCGTGGAGAAAACGAAGACGTTGTTTACATTGACGCAAGCAATGTAAACAATTATGTCACACACATGAGGGTAATTCTACCGTTAATGCTGGTTGATGACGCTGATTTTGATGGCTTGGTAAAATTTGTTAAAGAATATAGTGATCTTGTTCTTTCTTCTAGTCAAGAAGAGATGGACCTAATGGTTGCAGATGATGCATTTCTAAAGAAATATTTTGAATGCTTTAAAGATGGGGTTAAAATCCCAACCCCTAAATCTACGCCAAAGGAGAATCAGCCTAAGAAAATTGAATATGAGGGTTTTGATTTAACTGACATGGATTTAGATGAAGATCAGATAAAGCAACTCATGTTATTAAGACCAGAGGGGAAATCATGAGTACTGTTAACATGATAACCCATGATAATGGCGACATTGATTACAAAGCCTTGGGTGACTTTTTGATTAAATACGAAAATAAGCTAAAGGGATGGGAAGATACTTTAAAGATAGATGGAAAGAACATTGCAAATGCATTAATTGAGCAGGACTCATGGGCCGCATACTATGATCAAATCCGCGTTGATCTGGACACACTGTTAACATATTTCGATATTAAACTGGATGAACGAGAAGAAGAAATCTATACGTCTATTAAGCAGCAGTCTGGTTACAATCATTCGGAAACAGCGATAAAGCGTCTAATATCGGGCAATAAGAAATACATAGAGTTAAGGCGCTTACGATTAGAGATATCGGAATTGAGAGAGAGGGCTGATGTTGTTGGTAAGCAATTCCGTCAGCGTTCCTACACATTAAACAATTATTTGAAAATGATAGAACTCGAAGCTCAAGATATTATCATGAGCATATAATATGCAGACAATAAAAAAAGAAGCAAAGATAAAATTATTAAATGAAGTAGACGCAGTTGTCATCGGGCTAGGTCCCGGTGAATATGCTGCTATATGTGACGCTTTTAAACTGCAAACACCTAACTACTTTTTTAACCCGAAATATAAAGCTAAGATATGGGATGGTTATCACCGATTCTTTACGAAAAATGGTAAAGTCTGCATCAACCTCTTACCTGATATTATTCCCATAATAAAGGATTTCGGATATGAAATATCAATTATAGATACCAGAGATAAAATCTCACTCAATGTGCCTAAAATTGATAAACATTATCTTGCTGATTTTGGATGGACACTGGGCGATCATCAGGTAAATGCAATAAACGCATTAACTCAGAACAATGGTGGAATGATTAAAGGTGGAACAGGTGCCGGTAAGACGGTATGCTGTTGGGTTCTGCATGATCTGTACTATACACATTGTGGACTTGAAACATTGATAATTGTTCCCACGACAGATTTGATTTACCAGACTGTTCTTGAGTTTAATGAATTCAGTAAAGATGTTGGTCTCTGGGGAGATTCTAAAAAAGATATAGATCATCCTGTGGTTGTCAGTACATGGCAAACTCTAATGAATCAAGAAGACTTTGTTCGCAAGTATAAGCATATAATAATGGATGAATGTCATGGTGGTAAAAATTTCATATCACAAGCTAATAAAATTCTAAATGAATATGGAAGCAATTGTTATGTGAAGACGGGCATGACCGGAACATTTCCTCCACATCCATGTGATCTTCGCACTTTGCGTTGCTCATTGGGGCAAATACTTTATGAGATTCCCGCTAAGGAATTAATTGATCAAGGATGGTTATCCACGATGGTGTTAACCGTACTTGGACTGGATGAAGATTTGCGTCCGGATTATGATATATATTTGGAGAATTTTAAACCTAGTAAAAAATTCCCTAAGCCTCTAACATTTTCTGAATATAAGAAAGCATTGTATCCTGAATTTGCTAATGAGCGAGGATACTTATCCAAAAATTATGAGAGAAATTTGTTTATTTCTGAATTTGTTAAAGCAAAAACTGAACAATCCGGGAACTCTGTGATCTTAGTTAACACTAAGAAACAAGGAACCCTGTTGGAAGAAATGATTCCGGGTTCTGTTTTTATATACGGTGACAAAAATACAAAAGTTAGAAAAGAACAATTCAACATGTTTGCCGAAAGAGATGATGTGATCATGATTACAACATATGGTTTGGCAGCAGTTGGATTAAATATTAAAAGAATTTTCAATATTTTTATGGTCGATGCTGGAAAGAGTTTTGTTCGAGTTATTCAAACACTTGGGCGTGGATTGAGGAAGGCAGATGATAAGGATGTGGTAAATGTTTATGACATTTATTCCAACTTATATTATTCGGAAAAACATATACGAGAACGTATTGCATTTTATAAAGAAGAAGGGCATACTATAGACCATAAACATATAATAAAATATAAAGGCATTTCAGATGATTCTACTTGACGAGCATAACGACCCCATCATACTTGATAATATTGATATACCATTTCCGGTCAGTCACTTCTGGGCATTAGACCTTGAGATAATGGACTTCACTCTTAGAGAATTGGTTCTCAATGAAGAACTTGAAGGCGCTAAAACTCTGCGCATATCCATACATGGATATTCAATTGAGGCCCCAGCAGATTGGAATATATTAATATACTCACCTGAAACATCAGAACTTGATGTGGTTGAATTTTCAGATTTAACAAAACATACGTTTTCCGCATTTGTGTATAACCATAAAACCGAAAAATTGGTTCCAAATGTTGTGCGAGTTATAAACTATGATCCGTATACTAACGTGCAAACGCCATCACTTATTAAGAATACGATGCTGTGTCATCCACTAGGATGTGATATGTGGGCTTGCATTGCTCCCACAGATAGCTATAATAAGTATTTAAAGGACATGGTTATAGGCGATTTAATTTAGTATAAATAAAATTGTCACGCTATGGAGATTTATTATTATGAGTGAAAAAACAACAGTTTCGGTTAATGAGTTTAAAAATTGGTTAGATGGTGTGCTGGATTTCCAACCCGAGGGATGGAGTCCAAATGCCGAACAATGGGAAAAAATTAAAAATAAAATTGATCAATTGGAAGACACGGTTGTTGAAAGACAACCTGCTCCTGCCGCACCAGCCCAACAACAACCACGAGCTAATCCTAATCAGCAACCGGTAGCACAGAAGAAGCCTAGACCCGAGGGTCCTTTAACAAATTTGGACATGGATGAAACAGTGAAGCTGCCTGATAAACCAATCCAGAGGAAACGTCATGTACATACACAGAAGACCAGCGATCCAAAAGTGGTAGATTCTGGTAATGGACGAAAGGTTATAGATACAGGTACGGTGCATAAGATGGGAGAGATTGACACAAGTGATGGAAACTACGAATCAAGCTTTATCTAACCCATACACTATTCTTGATAAAAGAATATTATGGTTTGATGGTGATTCATCATATACCGTAAAGGGGCTTGCTGATAAGATATTATCAGGTGAGGATGACTGGATTGATAGCTTTATCATTGATCCCGAAGATTTTTCTGTTAAACGTTTTAATGATTTAACGGAAGATGGGAAAAGGATAAAAAATAAAACCAGTCTTAATTTCAGTGATGAAATGTTTAACTGGAATATCCCTAATGAATACAAAGAGTTATCGATAAATAATGTTGTATTCAATAGTTTAGAATCCGAGTTACGCAGTAATACATTTACCGAAACTGAGATAATGGAGCGAGTTGACCGCGTTAACATGGAACTGAAGCTATGGGAAGAACGGGGGCTATCAGATTTATTAAAATCTCTTATGTACATTGTTGACACCTTTATGGAAAATGGAATAATATGGGGGACAGGCAGGGGAAGCTCGTGCTGTTCATATGTACTTTATTTGATAGGAGTTCATGATGTTGATAGCATCTACTATGAGCTTGATATCGCAGATTTTTTTAGAGCATAAATATATAAAAGAGATATTGGGAGTTTATAACGATGGCACGAAAAGCTACAAGTATAAAAGGCGAAGTAGTTGATTTTGATTTACTGGAACTTAAAAGAAAAATAGGCGACAAGCCTGTTTCCGCTGATGTGAAAAATAGAGAAGACTTTGTGTACTCTAAACGGAAGCGCGGCTCTAAGAGGGCAGTTCAGAAAATGCTTGACAAGACGGATAAGCCGGTTGAAACTAAAGCGGCGAAACCTGAGCCTGAAGAAAAGCCTGAAGCAATGAAAAATCAAAAACGCAAAATAATTAAAAAAAGAGGATAACATGAGTTTAGAAACAATAAAGCCGATTAACACAAAAATTTTATTTCAGTTTGTAGAAGATATTGAAAACAGTGCTTTTCATAGTAAGTCTGCTGGCGGGATTCACCTGATTGAAGATAGAAGTAATCAGGTTAATCAAGACCGTTGGGGTAAGGTTTTAAAGCTGGGTCCAGATGTGGACACGAGTTTAATTCAAGAGGGTGAGTATATTCTTATCGAAGCTCTTGGTTGGACTAATGCTATGACGCTGACTGATGCTCATGATGCCGAAAAGTTTTGGTTTACTGACTTTGAAAAGGTTGTATGTGTTACTGAGGAAAATCCAGTAGCATCCTAAAAATAGATAAATACCCTCATGGGTTTTATTTTACTATTAATACTAAGCGCATTCGCGGTAGCATCGTCTGCCGCGTTTTTTAGTGTCTACGGTTTGGCGCAAATATTCTCAGCCTCTTTTATACCTGTTATAATCATGGGTGGTGCACTTGAGGTAGGAAAACTTGTTGCTGCCTCTTATCTCTATAGATATTGGTCATCTACACCTAGACTGCTTAAGACTTACTTATTTATTGCTGTATTCACTCTTATGGTTGTTACATCGTTGGGCATTTTTGGATTCCTAACTGCCGCATACCAGACAGACTCTATCGGTTTAAAGCAGCAACAAGAACAAATTGTAATCTATGAGCAGCAGCGACAATCATATCAAGAAAGATTAGATGGAATAAACTCTGACATTGCTAGAACCGGTGATGATTATATCACTAAGCGAATGGAACTTATCCGCACATATGAGGAAGAAAAGCAGGACATTATCCAGAAACTGGAAGACACGGATGCTAAGCTTTTAGAGCTAAAGGGCAATGTGTTAACAACAGAGGCGAAAATTGGACCTATTATATATGTAGCAGAGGTGTTGGGTGAGAATCCCGATAAAGCTACATTCTGGTTTGTTCTTATAATAATTGGTGTTTTCGATCCATTGGCGGTTAGTTTAACACTGGCTGCGAATATAGCCCTGAGAAAGCGAGAGGAAGAAAAGGCCAATGCAACGGCTGCTAAGGCTATAGATGATATTGTTGAAGAAGCAAAGCACGTTATAGATGATGCAGGAGTGCACACAGTGGATAGTATTGATAATGCGGTGAGTCATATGGGGGATACTGAAGAAGTCCCTGAAGAAGTCCCTGAAGAAGTCCCTGAAGAGACGCAATCTTCCTCTGAACCATCCATTAGTTCTGATGATTTAAATGATCTTAAAAAGCTTATAATGAACTCACAGAACACGGATGCAATCGAATCATTGGCTGATACTGTTACTCGCATTGAAAATGAGATAAAGCGGTCTTCTGTTCGAGAAAATCTTGGAAAAATAAACCGATCATAGTTCTTGACATATCTAATAGACTCTTATAAAATATTAGAATTATAGGAGTTCATATGAGCAAAATAACTACAGGGTGGTATAAACTTTATCGCCCAAAGTCCATTGATGAATACGTATTTCAAGATGAAGCAACTGAGCGAAATTTCAGGAAATATATAGATCAAAAAGATTTCCCTGACCTTCTGTTAGCAGGACATCGCGGTACGGGCAAAACAACGCTTCGCTATATTCTTCAGAATGAAATCGGCATCCCTGAAATTGATGTTCTTGTTCTTAATGCAAGCGATGATAATTCGGTTGACGATATACGACATAAAGTTAAACCGTTTATAAGCACCATGAGCATGAGCAAGTTCAGGTTAGTCTTTTTGGATGAGGCCGATGCGCTAACCGTACAAGCACAGGAAGCGTTAAAATCAATGATGGAAGATGAGGATATGAATGCACGGTTCATTCTTACATGCAATAAGCCTCATAAAATTATCCCCGAGATTCGTTCACGCTGTACGGAATATATGTTTACAAGTATGAGTAAACAAGAGATGAAACGAATTGTGCTAGAAATACTCAATACACAGGGTATGGATTTAAGTAGTGTAGATTCTGGTGAACTGATTGCCATTTTGGATTCACATTTGGAATTGGCATTTCCTGACCTACGAAAATTTATTACGAGTATTGAGCAAGCATATGATGGTAAAGTTTTACATCCACCATCGGTTGAAAATATTGAAGTGTTTGTTAAGATACTAATGTTAATTGATGAAAATGATTGGATTTCAATACGCGATTTAATTTACCAAGAACTTTCACCTGATGATATTGGTAATGTATATCGGTTTTTAAATAACAATCTGAAAGAAATTGAAAAATGCTCAAACAACGAATCGAATATGCGAAAGGCTGTAATAACATTGGCGCATTATGCTGCCATACATGATACCAGCGCCATACCTGAACTTAACTTATCAGCGTGTCTAGCTAAAATTTGTGACATATAAGGAGATTGCCGTGACGGACAAAGAATTATTTACCAAAATTGTAAACCATGCTACAAAGAATGAACGTATTGCATGGAAACGAAAGCATAAAAAGATGACCACCATGATTGAAGAGAATATTCAACCGATAGAAGAAAAGATTCTCGAATTGACAATGGAGCGACAGGTCCATCTTGACGAACTTATTGCATTACGTGATCTTCTTGCAAAAGAATGTGTACATCCACGGGAGTTTTTAGTAAATCGTGGAGACTATGTTCTGTGTAAGTTCTGCAATAAACGGCTAACAGTTAATGAGCAAGATTGACATATTTGAAGTCTTAAAACATGTCGATGTTGGGGACTATAATTATATACAGTCCCTAACTGATGCAGAGAGAAAAACAATTTCACCTTATATTATCTTAAGGTGGATGGCGTTTACGAACGACAAAGAAAAACTATTGATGCTTGCAGCATCCGCAAACCAAAATATATTTAAACTTCATCGATATCCAGAACTTTGTTATAACCTATTGTGCTCTTCGGGGAATAATAAACCTGAATTTTATAAATGGAAAAAACAAAAATCTAAACCAACCAAGAGGCCAATAACGGTTGATCTTTTGAAAAAGTATTATAAAATAGGAACAGCCGAGGCTAAAGCAGACAGTGAGTTGATGAATCTGGAAAGCATGTTAGCTATAATTGATGAATTAGGCGAGTGGGATCAAATCGAAGCCATTAAGAAAGAATATAAAAATGTTTGAATGTGAATATTGTAAAACTAAGTTTATTAAAGAAGAAAATTACACCAAGCATAAGTGTGATGAGGAGACTCGTATTGGGGAACTCAAGACACCTCGTGGAAAGATGGCATATAAAAACTACCAAACATGGTTTAAGAAGCGCAACCTCCCTAATCCTTCTCAAGAAATCTTCATAGGGTCAAAGTATTATAAGGTATTTTATACATTTACAGACTACGCACTAAAAATGGGAATTCCGGATGTGTCGTTGTATATTGAACTAATGGCAAAGGATTCAATACTCCCACAGCATTGGTACAATGATGATATCTACTCATACTTTATAAACCAGTTTGATAAAGAGAATGACGCTAAGGTTCATCTGCGCATAACATTGACAACAATGGAGAGGTTATCTTCTGCATTTGGGTGTAAAATATCTGAGGTTTATTCTCATTTGAAGCCACAGGATTTGATAAAACTGATACAGTCTAGAAACTTATCCCCTTGGGCATTATTATTGAGTAAAAAATTTCACGAATATGTTAGGAATGAAACCAACTATGAAGAGCAGAAATTAATAGAGTCTGTTATAAACTTAGATAAGTGGCAATTAATACTTGATGTTAATAAAGGATCAATTAATGAGGTCAAAAATTACTTGTCTCAGTTAGATTTATAGTTATCCTGAATCGCATAAATAATAAATACTAGGGAAATATTATATTTGGGATAAACTATGGCAACTAACTGCTCACAAAATCTTTATACAATAAACTTTACCGATGCCAGCAAAGATGCAATCTTTGTTTCCAAGGGTGAATTGATTACAAATAAAGCCGACATCGCGTTCGTTGGTAAAACAAAACGAGATTATGGTGAAATATTTAATGAAAATGTTTTACATTTATTAGAACACTTTGCCTGTCCCGAAGATGCTGGTAATCCCGGAAATCCAGATTTAGCCAATGCATTTGGCGCACTTCTTGAAAACCCTATTGAGGGACAGATTTGGTATAACACAACGGATAAAAGACCTTATCGATATAATGGAACAGAATGGACGGCACTTGGTACAGGGTGTGATGTTGCTGGCAACTATGGAGTGATTGCACACGGTGAGCAATTGCCACAGCCCGTATGTCCCACAACAGGATATGTATTTCAATATGAAGAATGTTCGTGGATAGTTTCCCCGTTTAATTACCCTGATGATATTAACTACATGGTTTGTTCTACTGATGATCAGGCAACAGTTAATATGCAGTATCGTCCCGTTGGTTCCGATTTAACTACTGGGTTAGTTAATTATCAGATTGTTGGCATAAGGGATAATGCAAATCTGGGAGCAATCGGCCCTGTTCCAAGTTTACCAGAGGCGGCAACTCCTACACCAACGCCAACTCAAACTGGAACACCGGTTGTTACCGCAACCCCAACGGTGACTCCCGGAAGCTCTCCACAGCCAACCCCAACAAATACACCAACAGTTACACCGACCAATACTGTTACGCCATCAAATACACCCGCACCCGGAGTTACTGCTACACCAACAAATACTCCAGAGCCAACGCCCCCAGTTACTCCATCAAATACGCCCGCAGGAACTCCCGGACCAACGCAGTCAAGTACGCCTGACCCCACGGAGACTCCATTGCCAACGCCTCCAGTTACACCATCAAATACGCCTGATCCAACTGTTACACCAGAGGTTACACCATCTCTATCAGTTGATCCAACTGGCGATGTTAAGGGCGGCTTTTATGCTTGTCTTAAGACGGCTTCAACCGCATGTATAAGCATAAACTCCAACGGAACTGTCGTTGCAGCATCATGTGGAGTTTATGGTGAGTGGGTAGTTAATGGATTTAGAGATGGAGAAGATGGATCAGATTATACATTTACCGCCACCCAAGAATTTCCATATCCTGTAGCATCCGGGCCAACATCGGGTAATCTGGGCACAACTAAATCGTGGTGTTTAGGTCCACCAACATCAGGAAGTGAATGGACTCAGGTTATAGTTGTAACAATAACTGGACCAAAAGGCGACTCTGATGATATTAGGCTTGCATTAACAGTCGAGGGGAGCGGGGAAATACTATAATGTTTTTATTGGTTAAAGAAATCGATGGAGAACAAGTTATTATAGGAACTGCACAAAAGCGGGTATCGGCGCAAAATTCAGCAGATTCGGGAATTGAAGTCTTTGAGATATCAGACGGCGAATTTAAATCCGACATGATACATTCAAAGATTGACAGTTATGAGGAAGTATAATGGTTACTTATGTAATTAACAGAACAGATAAAAGTAAACCATCCACTAATGTGGATGAAAAAACCATAAACCAAGACTTGGCTATTGCTTTATTTGGCAGGGAGAGATTGGAATATGGAGAATTAATGAATGAAAACCTTCTTCATTTATTGGAAAACTTTGCTTGTCCCGAAGACCCTCAGAATGCGGGTAACCCCTTTATTAGCTCTGAATCTGAAACCCTTGAAACAGAGGGAGCTATTCGACACACATTAGAAAATGCAATTGAAGGACAGCTTTGGTACAATTCCGGATTTCCTGCAAGCAGTGGTCTTACATCATCAACCGAAGGGCATCTTTTTGTTTATAAAATGATTAATGATGTTGGCACTTGGGTACCCCTCAGTTTATTTTCTGAAATAGCCGCAAACTATGGAACCATTGCACACGGGGAACAGATTCCCCTTCCAGTGTCAAGCACGGGTGCAACCTTTACATATGAAGAATGTTCTTGGATGGTGGGTCCATATCATTATGATGATGAAATTGACTTCATGGTATGCTCAACGGATGATGATGATGCGCGGGTCACAATGCAATACAGGGTTACGGGAGACTCAACGCTGATAAACGGTATTGCCAATTACATGATTATTGGCATACGTGGAAATGTTAACAGAGGAATTAATAACATTAATCCCCCAGTTATAACCCCGACCCAAACACCAGCACCGACTGCTACCCCTACACCAACATTTGGCGCAACCCCAACAGTTACCCCCACAAATTCTGTTACACCATCACCGTCACCTCTTGCGCCAACGCCAACGAGCACACCCGCATCAACCCCACCCAATAGTGTTGAGCCGTTTGGCAGAGATGCTAGATTATATGTGTACCCTTCACCGGGATACACAAATGACGTTAGTAGTGGCTCACCAACTTACCATAAAAACTCGTGTGGCGATCTTGTGTGGCCCGATCAGGACCCAGCAACGGTTGCAGCGTTTAGACATTTATATTTTTCTTATGCTCTTGAGAGAACAGTTAGTGTATATCTAGTTGGGTTATCTGGCGGCGTTCCACCTTACACTGTTGATATGAGTAATATCTATTCTGCTGGAACTGATAATACTACTGGATACATGATGTGGCCTACCGATCCTAATCCATATCCACTTCCAGTCGAGCCTGAACTGAGAGTTTATTATGGTGGCGGAACGCGACAATCAAGCGGGGTTAATGAAATTAGAATTAATGTTGATCCCGGAGAGGCATGTTATACTAGGGTTGACACCTATACAGGTAATGATGATCTTTGGTACGATTTAGATAAAGCAAGCTATCTTGGATTCTGGACTGAAGTATGGGGATATATTAGAGCGACAGATTCGGTTGGTACATCTATTACATGGTGGTTAACCGAGGATGCAACTCAAACCGGAGGATCGAATCAACGAGTTAACCCCGGATCGACATATAAATTTAATAGCACTTGGAATCACTATTATGATTGCAGTATATGTCCGGGTTCATGTCTGACAGAGTTAAGAATACTTGGTTACGACTAGGTATAAGGTGAGGATCGAATGACCACTTATACCGTTCAATATACAAACATCAACCTAGCTCCAATAAAGGTTAATGAGCAATCTGTTGATACTACATCTACGGATATATCATTATTTGGATATATTCGATTAAAATACGGTGACGCTCTTCAGGAAAACCTTGTTCATCTATTGGAAAACTTTGCCTGCCCCGAAGACCCTTTAAATCCCGGAAACCCAGACACCAATTTATCATTTGATAATATATTTGATAATTCAATAAATGGACAATTCTGGTATAACACAACAAAAGGCACATTATATGTTTATACAGAATCTGCGTGGACCCCAATTAGCAGTATGGATGATGTAGCTGCCAATTGGGGATCAATATTTCATGGAGAGCAGATACCTAAACCTGTAAGCCCAACAAGTGGTCAAGAGTTTGAATATAACGAATGTATATGGTGTGTGGCTCCTGCGACATATGATACGGGGTTTAGTGTTGTAAATTGCGCAACAGACAACAATGCCATTGTTACAATGGAATACGGCACCCCACCCGATCTACTTCCCGGAACAGCGAATTACTTAATCATAGGAATAAAGGGGAATCAAAACAAAGGAAGCTTAGTTCCACCACCGCTTCCATCTGGTATAACTCCAACCCCAACCCCAACATATGGATTAACCCCAACAGTTACTCCTACCGTGACGAGCACCCCTGATTTTACACCAACTGTAACTCCAACAAGCACAGTAACCCCAACAGTTACAGCCGAAGTTACACCAACTCCGTCTCCTCAACCTCTGGGCATTAATACCAGATTATATACTGCACCATCTCCCGGAGACCCCGGAGCGCCCGGACCCGGAGGAACCGGAATAAGACTATACAACACATGTGGCCCATCAATACAAATAAATCAAGTTGAGCAACCATATTATGTGTCCTTACAGGATTTATCAGGAGGCAATGGACCGTATCAAGTAATCTTTAGATGGATAGTCGTTAGCCCGATAACAGGGTGGTATAGTTTAACAGGGGAAAGTCAGACTCGACAATATGCGCTGCCCCCAATGACAATGGATATAAGATATTATGGAGGAGTGGGGTCGGATACATCGTGGTTGCGCACAAATCTAAATACAACATCTCTACCATATGTTAAGTTTACTCCTAAGTTTGATAACCCTGATAATTTCGATCCAACTTACACATATCGAATAAACTACACATTGTCAGGGTGGGTTATTCTAATAGATGCTGAAGGCAATAGTGTTAATTGGTATATACCAAGAGAGCCAACACCTGTTGGGGGTTCAAATAATCGAACGCCGACTGACTGGGAGCTTCCTATTAGCTATGGACATTATGAACATTGTGATGAATGTCCGGATTGTCTTTAATGGATAAATACAGATAATTGGGAATAATAGATGTCAACATATAAAATAGATTTTACACAAGTTAGTGCTAGTCCAATAGAAGTTAAACAGGGTGATGTTAATAGAACCTCTGTTGATGTTGCTATGTTTGGAAGAATAAATCTAGAATATGGTGAATATCTTAATGAAAATCTATTACACTTGCTAGAAAATTTTGCTTGCCCTGAAAACCCATCTGTTCCCGGAACACCCGACACATCGCAAAGTCATGAGAATTTGCTTGTTAACCCAACCCATGGACAGTTTTGGTATAACTCAACATCTGGTGTGCTATATTTTTGGGATGGAACATATTGGATTCCAATATCAAGTTACGATGATGTTGCAGCAAACTGGGGAACAGTATATCATGGTCAGCAATTGCCTAAACCCATTAGCCCTGTAACGGGCCGAGAGTTTGAATACTCTGAATGTATATGGTCAGTAGCACCCGCAGCATATAATTCCGGATTTTCTGGAATGACTTGTGGTACTGACTCTGAAGCAAGAGTAACCATGCACTATAAGGTGTTAGGAGATACCACTACTATTGAATCTTACGTAAACTATTTAATTATAGGAATACGCGGCAATAACAATCTGGGGCAACAGGTTACTCCCCCAGATTTACCAGAGGTTACTCCAACCCCAACCCCTCCAGTGGGAATTACAGTCACACCAACTAGCAGCCCCGCAGGAACGCCTCCCCCCTCACCTCCGGTATCACCGACTCCAACCGATACTCCCGAGCCAGTAGAGCCATTAGGAGTCGATACGCGACTCTATGTATCTCCCGCACCATGTGATCCCGGAACTCCCGGACCCGGAGGCGGAACGAACACATCACACATCGATACTGAGGGTAATGTTGCAAAAAGTGCATATGATCAGAGTACATATTTTTCATTACAAAACATTAGTGGTGGGGTCCCACCTTACACTGTTGATTTCCAAAATGTATTCGCCACTATTCAATCTCCCACAAGTGATCCCTCTGGCTTAGTTGAGGTTGGAAGTGGAGGCACGTACTATCAGGGGTCGGCATATCCCCTCAGCACAGTCTTAAAGAGTTATTTCGGTGGAGACGGAACTGGATCATTGCGTACAAATATATCCCCCGGAGAAATACCATATATTCGTTTGAAATTTGATAGCGCGGAATTTAATACTGAAAATAATTATAGCATGACCGTAAGATTCCACGGTAGAGTTATTCTCACTGATAGTGTTGGCAATACCCGACAATGGTGGATACCCGGATCATCTGATATTAGTTCGGTTGGATATGTTGGTGGATGTGCTGCGGGTGGAACAAACTTAACAAATCCGGGGACTGAGGGGCCATTCCCTTCATCGCCCGGAACATTGACATATTGGTACTCAAGCTGGGATCATGATGGAGTAGATGATGCTCCTGTTACAGGAAGTTGCTCCGTTATAACACCAGCCGAAGGCGACACCGTTCCGGCTGGGCAAATTTTCTCTAACGCGACAAGAGTAGTTGGATATAATAATTATAATGATAATTTTGGTTCTATGTCTAGAACTACATCGGAATATGCTATATGTAAAGCTGGGTTATATCTACAAGAAATTGGTGGACCCGGAAGAAAATGGCTCTTTATATTTGAACCCGTGGGAATTACAGGAAATCAGTTATTAGCAATGATTGGTGAGTCTTCAACTCAACCAATGGGGTATACAAATATAGGAGTTTCTGATGGAAGCGGAAATTGTAATTTGGGAACTAGAACCTTCAGTATGAATGATGTAACATTCGATAGTGCGGCGTTGTTACCAGATGGCGCGGTTCAGATAATACATAATGATTCATTTTCAGGTGATTTTGCTACTAGATGGATGGAAGGCAAAAACATATGTAATTATTTAAATCAATTCTGTTGGAACATAGATGGAACCCCACCACCAGATGGCCCTTCCCCAACGCCGACTCCAGAAAGATCATTTACGTTAAGTGCAGATATTAGACAAACCGGAGGAACCAGTTCGTTTGGAAGTAGGACCACGACCTTCGTTGACGGTGAAAAGTTCTCTTTATCTATAACGAGTGATATTGATGGCAATGACGGAGATGTAACTGGATTTGATATAAATGTTCCTGATGGATATGTGGTCAATTATTTGCGAACATTTTATAGGGTTTATTATAATGAAGCTGAGAACACTAACTATATAAATCAGAGTATAGTGACTAGTTACGGATCATCAAATCTTTCATTCCCTGCGGTTTGGACAACATACGATGCAACCCTAACACGGGCCACGGTATATTTCTTCTTTAAGCCAGCATAATGTAGACCTTGACATGATAAAAAAGATAAAGAATTTAAAATATTCGCAGTCAAAAAATCAAGAAGAAATAAAATGGGTCAGCCTTATTGCTAGACGCAACAGACTCCTATTGGAAAGTGACTGGACACAACTACAGGATGTCCCTCTTACATCACAATCTCGCAATCAATGGGTCAATTGGAGAGAGTCTTTGCGCAATCTTGATAGATTTTCTGTTGAGAATATTTCAGAATATAAGGAAAAGCTTAATAAATTAGAAGAAGAACGTGGTCTTATATTAATAGACTATTCATCTAATATGTCTTTAAAGGATGTTGAATCAGGAAAACAATTCTTACATCAAAAGCTTGTCGAGTATTACAATGAAAGAATAAGTTTTAGATTTTCTCCAAATCTGGAAGAAAAATATCAAGAGGCTTTGGACATTATAGCGATCACGCTAAGCAGATTAGATGATGATTTTTATATCGAAGACATGAATATGAATCAATTGAGAGGATTGATATCATCTCTTAATCCTATAACAGATATAGATATTTCTAAATTTCCATTTTTCGAATTGACTATGAGGTTAAAAAACTTTAACATCAATGACACTATTATTTACTTACTTGACATGAAGGATCAGCAATACAACTTCGCTTTACAGGAAGAGTATAATATGCTACATTATGAAAGTAAGATAAACTTTTGTGAAAGCGTTGAAGATTTAATAGTTACAAAACGAGAAATAGAAATGAATTATGGACATTGATATCGATCTACGCCCGGATTTTAATCCCAGTGATGTTTTTGATTTAGTTTATGCCTCAATGAACGAAGATGGTAAACTGAGAAAACACCCTGCTGGTGTTTATTTTCAGCAAATTCCTGTAGACCCCGAAACTAAATTATCTGCCATACCCTATAAAGAGGCTGAGGATGTTGGTTTCTTGAAGATTGATTTACTACATCTTAATCTCTTGAAAGAGTTTAAGAGTAAGGCTCAAATGCGGGCACTTTTGAAGCAAGAGCCGGATTGGACACTACTTGAAAGTGAAAAAATTGTTAGCGGGTTATTCCATATTGGTAAACATTTTGACATTGTGGAGAAAGTGAAGCCCCGAAGTGTTCAGCAATTATCAGACATTCTAGCATTAATTAGGCCCGGAAAGATTGGCCTGCTGGAAAAATATTTAGAGAACCCGGAAGCTATTCGCCCAGAATTATACACTAAGCGGATAAATAGTGATATGCGTAAGTCTCATACGATACCTTACTCATTACTTATTGTTCTACAGTTACACTTGATTGGGCAACAGAATGAAAACACTACTTAAAGAATTAATTAATCCTAACACTGCTATATTAAATGATACACAGAAAGCGGTGTTGGTCATAGTTCAGGTATCTCCCACACCAGAGGTTGCATATGAGAACACTGTGGCCTCCGAGAACCTCTCTGTTGCCAGAAACACATTATTGAAGCTTGGTGCCCTAAGATCAACCGAAAACGCCTTAGAATTAACTACACGAGGTAAGGAGATGCTTGAGTACCATAATTTGGTTGATGAAACAGGAGAGCTTTCGGAAGAGGGAAATGAAGTTCTGGAAGCATCCAAGCGGGTTGCTCAGACGTTTAATAATCAGGATGTAAAAGAATCCTTCAGACTTTTATCAAAGCTTAATAATCTTTAAGCTTCTTTTGTACAATACGAATTCCCTCAGGCACATCTTTACGCTTTCTCTTTCTAACTTTAGTTACACCTTTCATACTGAAATGTGGAAGAGGTCCGATAACTCGTGTAACAAAATCGATGGAGAAGCTTCTTAAAATCTTAGACACATCATCTGTCATTCCAAGCTTGGAGAACTCTATTGATATTGGATATGCATCTTTAGATGTGTTGTACCATTCTTGAGTAACATCTATTATTCTTTCTTCTTCTAGATTAACCGTTTTACACAGGTCCAGCACATAGCAGTTAATGAATTTCTTATCCGTATTATCAACAATGGTCAAATGGTTGATATCATTATAGCGAATTAGAGTTATGAACTCGTATCCATTATAATCATCGGGGTGTGATTCAACAATTAAGGGATATTTTTTACTTATTTTTTTCATTATGCTATTATTTATAAAAAATATTTTTAGTTATGTCAACACCTAACCAGATGGGGTTGGTGTTACTTCGGGTGTAACAGTTGGCGTAACTGAACACGCTAGTGGAGTTATAGCTAATAGATCATCATATGTATCTGTCATTGATGTTCCAGCTTGGAATAGATATTTACATTCAGGAGTAACAGTTACACTATCCGCTGATGAATCCTCAATGGGTGCAGCTTTAAGTGTGGCCCCTGCTGGAACAGTATCATCGTAAACATAGTGCTCATCCCACTGGCGTATTTTTATAGCATCAGCTATTCGATCAATTCTACAGAAGAATCCTGCTGTTAGGCTTCCTGCAAATGCTAACCCTACTATTTTTCTAGTTCCATCAAAATCTGCAACAACGGCTGATCCAGAATCTCCACTATCGATTGGATAATTACTGCCATCAGTAAACTCAAATCGCACAACATCTGAAAAGGTTAAGTTTGTATCGGATAACCCACTAACACTAATGGTTTCAGCTAATGCTGTTATTTCTAATGTACATGAAGCACTTACTCCCCACCCCTTTGGTCCCGTAGTTCTTCCTGTACTGTATATTGTTCTGGGAGTAGCTAGTAAACTATCGATCTCTGCGGTGCTTGCAAATGGCAAATAATCCGTATATGCTGTCTCCCCTGTTGGTTGGTGTATTTGATATGATGTGTTGTCAACCTTCGTTGGGTCCATAATCAGAAGCGCAACATCCACATAGTTTGTTCCATCTACATCAAATGGAATATATCTCTTGATATTTGGTGCGCCATCTACAAATGTTCCGGGGGCACTTTCATCACGTAGTAATGCTCCGGGAGCATACGATGAGCTATCAACCACCCATTCTATAGGTTCAATAATATTATATGGGGATGCAACCTCTGTCGGTATATCCCTGTCTCCATTTATATCTCCGTTCCCAATTACTACATGATTATTGGTCACACCGACAATTTTTCCATCAATGTCATCTACTCCGATGAATCCCAATGTTCCCACAGTGAATCCATAGCTTCCGCCACCAAAGTCTGTCCACCCTGTTGGGAATTGTGTAAGTTCTTGTCCACCCTTAAGAGGAGTAAGAAGCGCTGGGTCACCCTGCAACTTTAAAACGTCAGGATCAGTTGAAGTAAAGCAGGCTATTGCTGTAATTTCACTAGGGTCTTCGATAACATCAGTCTTAAAATCTTGTCCATCTATAGTTATTGTTTTTGGAACAATTTCGTCTGCGCTCAATTCACTTAAAGGTTTTTTCTTTTCTACTCGAATGACAATGGCAATTTCATCCGTTTTTTCATCTCCAACCTTTTTGCGTCCTAAGCTAACGGTTCTAACATTATAATTAGAATCTTTATAAATTTCTTCTATTTTGTTTTTAATATTGCTAGTAATTTCCATGTCTTATGTCCAGTCAATAAAGAGTGTCTTCAATCCGCTTAATGGGGAAGGAGTTGGGGTTACTGTCATTGTCGGCGTAACTGTTGGGGTAGGTGTAGTTGTTGCCGTGTTCGTTGGTGTAACCGTTGGAGTAGGTGTGGGGGATGCCCCAACAGATAAAGATGGAGTAACTGTTGGTGTAACGGGAGGTGTTACCGTATTCGTTGGTGTAACCTCTGGTGTAACTGTTGGTGTTAGACCAGTCGTAGCTGTTGGGGTTGGTGTTACTTCCGCAGTTGAAGTAATTGTTGGTGTAACTGTAGAAGTTGGAGTAACAGTTGGAGTTAATCCTGAAGTAACAGTTGGGGTTGGTGTGGCCTCAGCAGATGGAGCAGGAGTTGTTGTTGGTGATGGGCTAACTTCAGGCGTTACCGTCATAGTTGGGGTAACTGTTGGTGTTACTGTTGGTGTTGGTGTAATAGCGGCTGTAACAGTTGGTGTTACTGTTGGATCAACTGTAGTAGTTGGGGTAACAGTTGGTGTAACAGATGCCGTAGCTGTAACAGTTGGTGTAACTGTCGCCGTGGGTGTAACGGTTGCAGTAATGGTTGGTGTAACAGTTGGAGTTGGAGTTGGAGTTGGTGATGGAACAAAGCAGTCCTTATAAGATGGGTCTAGTAAAACCGGCTCTCTTATATCCAATAGTATACTGTTTTTTGAAACCACAAACCCTAACCTCTGAATTGAAGTTTCGGTTGGTACAGTGGTGGTAACTTCTCCATTTGGTCCAACCCAAACAGGGGTATTAGGTACGGAATCAAAATTCCAGCCCTCAAAGGTCAGCACCCCCTCCGTCACATACCTGCCCATATCACCAGCATATAAGTCCATTAATGATATTCCAATACATGGTCTTTCAGGCTTTCTATATGATGCAACGGTTAGAGTTTTGTCTTCTATCAGTGCTACACAATAACCCTCAGGTATTGATGTATCCGATGTATATGAATATTCGGTATTTCTTTGCTCGTATTGATTGAGTGGTGTATTTTGTGCTTTAAGCCTTGTCTCAGTATGTACAAAATGACCACGATTAAATGGATCAGATTCTTTAAATGGATTTCCATTTTCATCAAAAAGCAAATATCCTGCATATGCTTGAAAATCATCTGAGATTTGTGATCCTTCGCTATATGGCGTTAATGTTCCCCCAGTTATTTCCCCTGCAAGTACACGCAGAACGGTTACCCATTTATAACCATTCCATTCCTTCATTTTATTTTCTAATGTTGAAAAGAACATTTCACCCATTACTGGACTGGATGGCATATCATCTCCATATCCAGTTGGGTCAAGAGTGGTACTTCCGAAGGTTCTTACTCCAGTCTCTATATCCAGATTCCAATAGAGCCACGTTGTTCCAGCCCCGAATGGACCCGTCCATGCACCGGGAAGATCATTAGATTCTATAAAAAGGTAATTATCTTCACCGTGTGCAAATGTTACAATATTATCGGTTACAGACGAATTTAGACTTACACTGCCGCCCGATGTAGTTATAAATGGTGGTGTAGATTGTATTTGGACTAAGCCCTGTCTAAATTCTAATTTCATTTAAATATGTGACCTTTGTTTTAGGTATTTATTAGAACTTTAAACTAAGATTTCACATATTCTTTTAGATTGTCGGCTCCACCCAAAATATGGTTGCACATTGTGCGCAACGTATAGATTTCAGTGACTTGACCAAAGTGAGCAATATCTGCAATACTTTCAAAGGTCATATTAGCCTCTTCCTCAAGCCCCTCAATGGAGTGTGTTAATTGCCATACCATTATTCTTAAAAATCTATCGGGTATTTTTTCATTCATATCCCCGGTAAACCTTTCTCTCATTGCATGAATTGCGCCGATAACCCCATATATTTCAATCAACCCATTTATATAGGGCTTGTCGATAGATACACTTTCTAATGCGTTTTCTTTTTTCATTGTTCCTCACAATTATACAGCTATAGCTTCAGCCCAATTATATATGCATTTGAATGATTGTTTCAAGTCCAAATCGTATACTGACCCATCATTATTATAAACAATGTTGTATTTGCGAAAAAAATTATGGGGATTATCCGATGTGCGGAACTCAACTATAAAGTCAACAGAAGATTTTTTTGAAAACTTGTACGCCTTCGAGTGCATTTATAACAAATTTTGTATAGCCTTTTGAAAATATTCGCGTCTAAATGAAAAATCAGCGCTGTTATTAATCTCAATTTTAGAGATACGCTCTTCTTCGGCTAAAATGGTCAGTTTAAAAAGCTCTCTAGCAGCAGCTTCGATTGCTTTTTCTTGGGTGTCAACAACTTCCATGTGATCCATATTATACTCCATAAAAAAATGAGATTTACAAACTTATTTATGCAACATTATATATTTTTAAATAAATTTTTCCACTATCCCCGTATTTTATGGATTTCATAACCGAATTTAATACGAAAAATACACCATAGTGCTCAATTGCCTCTGAAATATCCTTATATGGCTTTATTTCGGGTAGCGACACGCCCCATCCAAGATTAAGTGCCTCTTCAGCTAAAGCGTTATGTGTATTCTTCCTATCCGGTATAACAACCTTGGGCCTAGATGTCTTTTCCAGAAGCTCTATATGCTTATTACTTAAGGAGTTTGTACACAATGCGACTCCATTTACATGATATGAATCAAAAAATCCTTCAGTTACAAACAGTGGCACATGCCCCTCTTCCCTGAAAATATTAGAATAGCCGTGTACCAAATTAGAACCAATTGTTATATATTTGTTTTTATTTGGATATAGGGCCATTCCCTCATACCCAATTAATGTATCATTGACATATGATGGAATTATAAGTCTTTGCTGAAATGTCTTAGCCAAACTTATATCTTTAGGGCTAGATGATTGTGTAACTCCGCTTGATAGATAAAACGGGAAATCGTCCGGATCAATTTTACGTTTGTTTATTAAATGTTCACGAGCAATGATTGCTTTTTTGTCATCCATTGCTGCACTTGATAGTTTATAAAAATGATCCGGTAATTCAAATGAATCAAATTTAAGTTTTTGAGGCTTAACTTCCCTAGTTTCGGCATTAGCATCTTTGGGGATTAACGCATAACAGAACTTTAATGGGATTCCGTGAGCCTTGAAGACACCATGCATGTGCTTACTAAATGGTATCTCCCTGTGAGGATCAAAATTTGCTTTGGTTCCACAATTATAGCAATTGAAGAATAGCATATCACCATCAAATAGCCAATTACCACGGGGACCCTTGGTTCTCCCGCCATCGCCACAATATTCACAATATGCTTGGTTCCAGCCAGATGCTGACACATTTTTAAATGCAACATGCTCTCTGACTACATCTTCAATGCACTCATAATTCATTTTGAAATTATATCACATTGAAGATGGGTGGGTCAATATTAATCAGACGCGGTTTTTTTCCTCGAAGCTTTTTTCTTAGTTACTTTCTTTTTTGCCCTTTGTTTGGGCTTAGAAGCATCTTCCATTTCATCTGAAATCTCATCAGGGTCTCTGCCTAATATTTCATCCAAATCTTGGCCCGTGTAGATGTAGTCATGGTTGTTGGCATCTAATCTTTTCACCAGTTCGTGTGAATCCATCCACATGTCATCACCCTTAATAACGGATTCCAACTCAGTTTTGGTTAAAAACTCAGTGTATACATCTTCAGCTAGTCTTTTAAAATATCGATCCATGTAATTAACATGGGATACAATTTCGTTACCCTTACCACTTGCTCCTTGGCTATAATTATGAACCATGAACGTACAGTGGGGATTAACTATTTTAGTGTCTCCCGCTAAGAAAATGAATGTTCCAGCAGAACATGCCTGCCCTTCAAGGCATGTTATGACCTTTGCCTGTGAGCTAGTGATTGCCGACATTATCTGAATGGTAGTATAGAGGCTCCCGCCCGGAGTATTTAAATAGATGAAAATTGTATCCTGAGGATCAGCACTTTTAAGAGTTTGAATTAACTCCATGTACACATCTGGTTCTTTTATTTCATCAGTAATGTAGAAGTCATAGACCGCTACTGGGATGGTTCTTTTAAAGGACCTTATTTGTTCCCTGTTAGGTAAAAATGGAAAAAGAGGCTGTTCATTGTTATTATTGTTATCGTTGTAAGTCTCATCATTTTTTGCGTGATTCATAGAAGTCCCTTTTGATAAAATTCGGGGGGATTACTCCCCCCTAACCCGTTCTGGTTCAAGGTTGGCTAAACCCACGATCAAGCGGCAAGGGCCTGATCATATATGCTATCGTTTGCATTTAGTTTTTTGCTTCTTTGGTTTTACCCTAACGACTTTCACGGTTGCCGCATTGTCCTCATTTACCAACTTACCATGTCGAAACCAGTGCATTCCCATCATAAAATATACCCATTAGGTATGCTTTTGGTGGAAATGGGCGGAATCGAACCGCCGTCCACAATAAATCCTTAAATGGATCGTACAATGTTATACTTATTTATCACTATACCCAGTCTGGATCAATCGATGATGCATACTCCTCTGTTATAAGGATTTCATCAGGTAACGCATCTTTGTCCAACGTTGAAATATCGAAATCTCCACAATCATATGATAATGTTATATGTGGCTTGTATTCCTCGTGCGTATAAACAACTCCGTAATCCGCTATGATTTTCTCATGCCTTTCGGTTAGTTCATCACATTTTATTCTTAAAACCAAGCAATTATTATCATCCTGTGTTTCAAATATTTCAAATTTATCCGGTGTAGCATTCCATGCGGGGATAAGAGGGGGTCTACTTTCTTCAATTAAATCAGGGGCATCACTATATGTGTACATAACAGTACAATGTAGTTTATCTTTTGTTACAGGATTTGGGATATCCTGAGATTCAATAAAATTCATTATGGCATCATTGGTTTCCTCGGAAAACTTCACTCCGACAAATACCCCTGAGGCTTCATCTTCAATTTTTTCTAATACAGTTACGGTGCCACGCATACCATCGGGATGTCTAAATGTATACACTGTTCCAATTGGATCACGCGGATCATAGTCGGTTTGTGGTACGGGCTTAAGATGTCTCAGTTTCATTTTCTTCGGGTCCCGCAGTGACATAATACATATGATCTTCTAGGCGCTCAGAGAGAACCTCAATAAGTTCATCTTGATCCATTCCATATTCCTCTTCATCAATTAAGAACAGAATACGTTCCCGCTCTGTGTCCCAGCGTTTTGGTGTCATTGATGGGTGTGCAGCAACGCAGAGAAAAACATTTCCAGCTTCAAGAGCTAGAGAATAAATCAAATCATTCCCCATTCGTTCTTCCATTCCTTTAAGAAAGCTAAGTGCTTTATTCTGAAAAGTGTTTGATATAATATCGGCTCTTTCGTTTATTGTTTTCATTATATTAACCTCGTTTAAGCTTATTTATCTTCTGAATTTTCGACTATAGCATAGAGGTCCTTTAAAAACACCCAATCGGATTCAATAAATGAGTCAATTTCTTTGTTCATATACCTCTTAGGAAGAATCTCATGCAATACTTTGTCGCCTCTTCTGCTACTCTTTTTAGCAGTTCTTCCCGTTAAAAAAACTTCTTTTCCATTATAAACATATACTTGTGTCATTTTTTAAAATTACTCCAAAGTTAACTATAAATATATCATAAGATATGAACAAAAACAACCGATGGGATGTAGTCAACATTACAAAATCATTTACAACATATTTAGTTTAGAATGATGCCGTACATGACTCATCCCATTTTTTTATCTAAAGGAGGTAGGATATCGAAACATGTTTAGTCCAAAGTAACACTTTAAGCACTTTTATTTTTAAACCAACTACTAAAGGAAATACTTAAACATGAGTAGAAAGTCAAAGCGATGCACTATGAAAGTTATAGAAAATGACGTACAGGCACTTCAAGATTTCAAAGAATCAAAACGCCTAACAATAAATGATTTAAAATCAATAAAACCAATAAACACCCCTCAACACCAAATGTTTGAATCTTACTTTTACGGTAATAACATTTTAGCAAACGGCTCAGCAGGAACAGGAAAAACCTACGCAGCAATTTATCTGGGATTAACAGATGTCCTATCAAAGAAATCAAAACAGGACAACATGATAATTGTCCGAAGCGCAGTAGCCTCTAGGGACATAGGATTCCTCCCCGGTGATGACGCTGAAAAAATGGAGGTCTACGAGACCCCATATAATGACATATTCTCTGACCTATTCGGCAGACCAACCGCATACGAAAAAATGAAGAAACAAAAAATTGTCAAGTTTGTTCCTACATCATTTGTAAGAGGTCTAACATGGGATGACGCTGTTATAATAATTGACGAAGTTCAAAATATGACTTTCTATGAAATTAACTCAGTCATAACCAGAGTTGGTGCAAATTCCAAGTTAATCATAATTGGTGATCAGATTCAGACCGATCTTTATCGTAAAAAGAATGATCAGTCTGGTATGAGAGAGTTTCTAAATGTTGTTGAACGTATGGAAGGGTTTGACCAAGTTACGTTCAGGCCCGATGACATTGTTAGAAGCGCCTTTGTTAAATCTTGGATTTGTGCACTGGAAGAAGCGGGAGTAACAGCTTAATTGCCACTATCATAAATGTGCTGACTTAGGGTGTAAGTAATTCCATCATAAGTCAGTTCATTTGTTTCTGAGTCCATTAGGATAGTAACAAGACTTTCCATAAATTGTGGAAATTTCTTTTGGCGTTTTGTGGCCTTGTACCAATCTGGATCATTGTCCCTCATGTGCTCAAGTTCGTCTAAACTGTAGTCTGCCACACGAACCCCACATTCCTTTACTTGATCCCATACCAGATTATTGCATTCACTCTGATAGCTTATTTCATTCATGTAAGTGCAAAGAGCATTCCCATCACCTATGGATTTCCAGAATGAGCAGAGTTTTGTTTCAGGCTTAAAATAGTATGAAACATATTTGTATTCATCATCATCCCATACACGGTTATCTATAACAACTCTACCTGTCCGTCTATAACAATAGTCCCCTTCGGGGATTAAATAGTATAACGCTGGAAATGGCTTATTATCATTGTTTTCATTTGGGGTACCCGTCCCAAACCATTTATCACCGTGAACAGGGCACGTACTGAACCCTGAAACGGTTCTACCACAAATGCACTGATCAGGTTCACCTAGAGTCATTATTTGTCCTTTAACGTATTATATTCAGAAACAAAAATATTGGAAAACCCAAGCTGCGCAGCATAATTAATTGCTGAAGTCACATCGGGGTGGTTCTTTGCGTCACTGAATAAGATCAATCCCTTATTCTTGTCAAGTCCGGGAAGACGATTTAAAAAATTCTTGAGGGGCAGGTTAACTGATCCCTCAATTGATCCGTTCCTAAACGCAACGGGAGACCTCATATCTACCAATGTAGCATCTTTTTCCAATAACTTTTCAACTTTTGTTTTATCTGCAAACTTAGCAAACATTTGAAACTCTCCTTTTATTATCGCACCATTCAACGTGCTCTATAATTTCATGTAGATCAAAAATTCTTTGATGATAATCATCCCCGCCCACGAATGGGTTGTGTTTCGTCATATGTGTATTCCATGGGGCATCATATACCAAAACATGTTGAATGCGCCCAGTTCTCATGTATTCTCGACAATGTTTTATTCTATCATCAATCGAAAATACAATATTATTAAACCCGGAAATTACATCCGTTTTACTTTGATCATGTTCAACCACGATAAGTTCATCAATATCCAAATTATAATCACTGACCCATTCTTCGGTTATTTCTTTTCCTCTTGGGTGCCACCCTCTTGCGGTTATCAATACTGTATAATACCCCAATAAGTGCAAATCATTCAGAAATTTATAACTTGATTGATGTATCTCTAAATTCTCAATAACATGCTCATTAATCAATATGTCCATAAATGCATCATCGGATATATCATATAATGTTGGAACATTGTATGTGTACCACTCCGACCAATGAATGTCCTTTCCGGTTGATCGATTAAGAGCTTTCATCATTGGATTTTTTAAATCACCCAATGTGTCATCTAAATCTACTAAACATACTGGTCTCATTTTATTCACCCTTTAAGGAATCCTCAAGTATAGCCCGCTCACTGTCTACATCACGATTTATAGCATCATCTGAAGTAAACTTGTTTGGGTATCTAGCCCTTAGTTTGTTAATCACTGCTACCAGTGGATGGTATGGATCAACATTCAATTCATCATATGCGATTGCTTGATACCATGCAATGTCGCCAAATTCTTCTAGCATGTTGACTGTATCCAATTCTTCGCCCTGCAAGTGATTTATCAATATTGTTGCAAGTTCACCCGCTTCAGTTAAAATTCCAATTATGGCATGGAATAAACGAGGGTTAATATCGTCATTTTTTGTCGCCCCTATTTCCCATATGTCTTCATTTGAGAGTACATATCCAATTTTATTGATTGAATCGGCTGAACCCATAAGCTTCTCAACATCTATTGGTTTATTATAAAAAGCACTCTTTTTTAATGCATCCAATAATTCTGATACCTGCTCAAAGGCAACCAAAGATTCCATTAAAATAGCTCTATCTGTAATTACAGTATCGACTAAAGACTCTGTTTTTATTGCATTTTTATTAAATTCATGTAAATCCATATTGTTCTCCAAAAAAACAAAGGAAGCTCTAGGCTTCCTTTGTATTATACCACAAAATGTAGTCTTGTAAAGGGTTAAGACAACAGTCTGCTGTTCTTACCAACACCTTTCATAAGAAATTCCATTTGGTCTGCAAGTATCTTGCGATTCTTGAGAATCAAGTGCTCATTGTATGTAGGGGTGTATGGAACATAAATCAACTTTAAATCAAGTTCATTAAGCATACTGTCTGCTTTCCACTGGTTGCATCCCTTACAAGCGGTAACAACGTTATCCCAAGTGTTCTTACCACCACGAGAACGTGGAGTAACGTGATCACGAGTTAACTGGTTGCTACCATAGCGGTGTCCACAATACGCACAGATGTTCTTATCTCTACGGAAAAGAAGTCTGTTCTCCAATGCTGGAGAGGTGTAATTGCGAGACTTTGTTGGACTACGATCACTGTCAATAGCTACAATGGAATCCATGGTAAGTATCGACGGCTGACCTGTGAGCGCATTCCTACCACCGCGCAAAATAACCTCATACTGTCCTAAACTCCACAGTACGCGATCTTTTGCATAGTAATATGCACACTTTTCGTAGTCTATCCATCTCATTGCTTCACCACTCTTATTCAATGCTAGAATCTGAGGAAGTCGATTCAGTCCGGTGAATGAAGTCTTTACCATGTTTTCCATTTTTATTTACTCCTTTATTACTCTAATTTCATCAAACCCCTCATCTTTGGTTGGGGCCTGATACGCTTTTTCCATACTCTGTATTACATGAGCAGGAATACTCTTACCTTCTCTCTGCGCCATTCGCTCATAACGAACTTTATCAGAGACATCAAATACCACGGCAACTTTTCTATAATGCCGAGGAACCTGACTCAGTATACCTCTCCTTTTCTTCTTGGAAAGATTTGTCTGATCCCAGACAATGTTCTCATTATTCTGGACTGCTCTGCGAAATACTGATTTCATTTCGCCTGAAGCTTGCCCAATATATTTCTGAAAAACCTGATCGTAGGTCTTTCCTTCTTCGGCAGCATATTTCTCAATAATATCATCCGAAGATACGATTGTATGGTTTGGGTAATCCCGCTTTATTACGGTACTCTTCCCTACACCGGGAAGCCCTATCATAACTATAATTTCCGGATAGTCTGCGCTCTCTTTTAATTCTCTAATCTTCATTTTTTTACCTGTTGTTATGAATTATTTATTATACCAGCAAATTTATAACATTGCAAATGAAAGAGGGGACCGAAGTCCCCTCTTTACTTAAGTGCTTAGTAAATAAGCTTACTTAATTTTAAGGTACTTCGTTTCCGGCTTAGGCGGCTCAGTGTTATTAATCTTAATGGTCAAAATACCATTGACGAATTCCACATCACCAACCTCTTGATAGGGACTTAGCTTCCATGAAATACTGAAATCCCTAGAGGCGATTCCATTTTTCGTGTAGACCCAATCATCTTCCCGATCAACGTTGTTTTCCGTTTTAACGTTCGAAACCCGAAGTTTATTTTCCGGAGTTAATTCAACGTTGATATCACTCTTGTCGTAGCCAGCCAATGCAATTTCAATAATTCCATCTCCTGTATCCTTATGGAATTTCACATTATATTTTGGAAATGTAATTTCGGTTTGATACGAATTAAAGTCATCAAACAGCCCTTCCAAGAAATCATCAAACATCCACAAATTCCTACCGGATTTGTTCATATCTGGGAAAAGTGATTGTAATGCACTAACTTTGGGTGTAACAGGTGTTAAAGTTTTTAATTTTGCGTTCATAATAATATCCTCCTAATTTAAGCAATATTAAAATTAATGGAGGACGGACCCCGAAGGCATCCGTCTCCATATTATATTTATTATATATACAACTTTGTGTTATTTCAAGTACGAATTTGAAAGTTCACGAATTTCGTCAAACGTCTGAAACTCGGACTCAACAACACCGTTATTATATACAGTTCGCATTACATTTAGTTCCGTTTCCTTAACAGAAGTTGGCCCATCAAGTCTAATGGTTCTAAACTCTTTTGTATTGCGATCCTGTACCAGCGTGACACGACCACGCTTGGACTTCTTACCGGAATCAGTCTTAGGGTCTTTCCAAACATCTTCCCATCGACCATTGATTTCCTTTGCAGAACACTTCATTGCAAACTTGTAGGTATCACGGTCAACCTGCTGAAGCAGACCAGCGCCCATTCCGAATGCAATATTAGATGCGCTAAGCTTACGAGACTTCATGCGAGTAAGAATGGCTTTGATGTTATCAACGGTGATACCGTCACCCTGAATAACTCGAATGCAATCAGGAAGAACCTTGTATCCCTTCTTGTTGATAGTGTAACCAAACTTCTCCATTAAAATTTCAATGACATCAACGGGAACAACCAGTGGGTCACCAGAATCAGGACGAACCACTAAGGTTCCACCCATGTTGATAACGTCATCACGAAGCTCTTCACCCCAAATATGCTCGGCAGCATTATACATGTCGTAAGAATCAGACACCACTGCAAGCATTTTATCAGGACCACCGAAAGTCCGAAGCATATTTCGGTACGCACTGGTTTCACCTTCTGGACCCCAAGAGGTAATGGTGAAGTGTTCGGCAGCAGGAATCGTACCGGCTGGCATATCAGTGTCGTAATACAACATGGCTGCAAGCGCACCCTCAAAGGTATCAGAACCCATGAAGTTGACAAGATGTGCTGCACCTCCAATCTGTGCACTTTCAGCGGAAGATACACCCCTTGCACCGAAGTCATGCAACTTGAACGGAAGTTCAAGATCACCGTTATCAGCAGTCTCATCCAAGAATCCTTTGATGATTTCCTTGGCGCGGAATGAATTGGATGCAACCGTGGTTGGATACCACACTGCACGGAGCAAAGCAGTTTCTACGAAAGGTGCTAACCAGTAGCACTCGGGATCAGTGGCTTCAACTGACACCATTACATTACTTAATGGCATCACTGTACCCTCTTTAACTGCCCGAATTTTCAATGGAAGAATGCCTCCATGGGCATCAACAATATGTCTCCATCCCTTCTCGTTGAATTCAACACCATATTTTTCCACTAGGGGAATGATGGCATCGATATCTTCATGAGTAACAGGCTGAGTCATATACTCTTTAAGATACATCTGTAATCCAAAGAACAGGGTTCGGGGGTTATCCCAATCCAAGTTAGTTCCTCGGGATTCGATGTAAGAAAAGGCGTTGGTCATACCGGGAACAGTCTGCTTGTGATGATCAAACTTGTATCCATCGGTCTTCGCACCGTGTACGTTAAGAATTGATTTTAGAAAAGTTGTGTTCATGTTCATACCTCCTATGTAACATGGGTTAGTTTAATTTACCAAGAAGAAGTAGACTCCTTGGGTGCTCTATCTACAAAATATTCAATAATGTCCAAATGATCTTCAAAAAGCTCGGAGCGCATGTTTCGAACCTCATCTAGCGGGAACCAGCGGGCTTCCTCTAAATCATCATCACCCTTTACTTTAGGGAGTGAATGTATTGCTTCTCCGCTTGACGCTACTCCGTCAAGCTTAAAGAAGAAGGCATCGGTTACGGTCCTACCATGATTTCCCGTTACACGACATCTGAGAGACCGTGCGGGGTGATCAAAGCGACGATTCATTACCATACTACCGATAATTTTACCCTTTGGAACTTTAATTCTAGTTTCCTCGGTAAGTTCACGCAAAGCGGCTTCATATGAAGTTTCATTTACGCTAACATGACCTCCGGGTAAAGCCCAAAGACCTTTACCGGGGTGATGTTTGCGCTTACCAAGCAAGACATGGTTCGACTGTACCACTACGGCATCAGCGGTGAAGAAATTCATCCAATATGGTAAATCCTTGTACTGCTTTTCTTCGTTGTAGTAGTGGTCGAAGCTGTCCTGAAGATACTGAAAGTCCTCAGTGGTGGTAAAATTTTCAAGAAATGCATAGATGGCGGGAGGAACGTTGCTTTCAACATATCCCAAATCGCCAGTAAACATTAAGAAGCGAATCATGGTTGATCCGACTGGCTTCCCTTTCCCGGTACTTTCCTTAATATGTGGTCCCGTTTCAATTAAGGGCCAATCCGGAAACTCTTTAGTATAAAAGCTGGATTCATCTTTGTTATACCCAATGAGGGCAACAGAGTGTTTATAATTTGGATCATTATAATCATCTTCATTTAAAACAATCTGTGTGCGAGTGGTGGTAATGATCTTGCGCACCTCGGTACGAACATCAAGTAACCATTTCTCATTGGAATAAAGATGGTCTTCTATATGAGCAAATTCTAATGCTTCGTTCTCGGTTGCACTAAGGCAACTGCGAATCATTACTTCTCGTTCAGTAGAAGTCCAAGGATTTTTATAGGTTCGAGGGGAATTTGAAGAGCCTAGCACCATGATAACCTTTTGGCCCAAGCGCAGAGCTTTCATAAGCGTGGTCAGATGACCATTATGGAAGGGCTGGAATCGCCCGATATATACGATATAGTCGTAATTATGCATTAGTCATACCTCCTATGTCCTAATGGTTTTAGTCTTACATTTGTATTTAGCATGATTACTATAACATGTAAAAAATCAAAAGTAAAGCATTTTTTTATAACAACAGCGCCATTCGTATAAATATATTTGAATAATTTTTAGGTATTCAAGAAATACCATTTTAACGTTAAACTTAAGGAGAAATACATACAATGGCTATTGCAGACGATTTCAGTGTTGCCGTAAATGGGGACATTAGATATACAGGAACAACAGCAAACTACACTGTATTGGAACTTCACCGATTCTTACAAGACCTAGCTGATGACGCGAGTGCATCGGGTAATGACCTAATTGACATTACCTCGGATACACCATCTGAGCGTTCAACGGATAACATTATCACGTTGCTAGGTACGTACAACATCGATGATACGGCAGCAGAACATCTCTATGCTGGTTCTATTACTCAGGATGATGGTGACACCGTTTATTCTGGACTACAGGTACTTGGTGCTGTAAATAACGCGAACACACAGCTTATGATCATTCAGGATAATGAGCTTTATCAGTTTACTACTACACCATCTGCTCCTTTCTGGGGCGATCAGTCATCGGGTGGTTACAATGGTAACACTGCTGCTGGTATTCTTATGAGGGTTTTGATTAAATCTCGTGTGAATGGTGCAGATATTAATGGTAAAAGAATTCGTGTACAAGCTCGTCACTGGGGCGATTCATACGACTTCTTCAACGTAACCTTGGGACAGGGTGAGTCCGTTGCGGCTATCGGTACAACACCTGACGCACAAAATGACACTTCACAGGGTACAGTTACTGCATATACGCACGTAACAAACACCGAAGGATTCCAGACCATTGATCTTAATAACGGTAGTGGTGCTAGAGAATACTACTCTCGTTGGACATATGGCGCTGATACATCGGGTGACGGCCTTAAAGGTATGTGGGAATTCATCAAAGACCTTACTGGTAATGGCACAGCCAAAACCATTCATGGTATTAACGGTGAGCTATTCTTGGGAATTACACACTCGTTTGCTTATGACAATGAAGCTAGCGGTCCATTCCAAGAAGATGAGGTTGTAGTATGGGGAACCGATATTACATATGACACATTATCGGGTGGAACATTCTCTGCTGGCGATTATGTAACAATTGGAACCAATGGTGCTGCGGGTCGTGTGATGTACGACAATGGCTCAACTAACATGATTGTTGCTCTTGAAGACCCAACAATCACTATTGCTGATAACGATGTTATCACTGTGGCTGATGGAACTGGTGCAGTTACAGCAGCAGTTGATACGACCATTCTAAACAATGCTAATAACGGCGGTAGCGGATTGCTATTAGCATTGGATGATGATGGTACAACGGGCAACATGTACATTCAGTTACAAACTGGCTCTGCCCCTGTTGATGATTTGCCAGTTAGAGGATTAACCTCTAGTGCAACAGCAGATGTAAATGGTGCTCCAACAGCACGTACCGTTCCAAAAACCTTCCTCGGATCATATACGGGTTCGTTGATTGGTGCATACGGTATTGGTGTTGACCCAGATGATCTACGAGCATCGGATTCTCTAGAAGACCTATCGGGTACAGCGCAGATTCCTCCAAACAATGTAACCTTCACGGTAACTGGTTTGGTTGAGGCTGAGGATAGAGTATTGGTTGGACCTCGTGCAGCGGGTATTCTACAGAAAGATCAGGATACGATTAATGGTACATTAACTGATAACGTTTCAACTACCATTACAACCACCTCTTCGATTCCTGTTGATACTCCAGCTAGTGGTATTGTTCGTGTTCAGGACGATAATGGCGTATATGCTCCACAGGCATATACCTCATACACTGGTTCTGTTTACACGCTAAGTGGCGCATATCAGGGGTCTGATGATGCAGACGCTACAACCGGCAATAACATCTTTATTGCTTATATTGATGAAATTGCTGATGCTACTACGACAGCAACGTTCACAACCATTTATAATAATGGTCTAGGTGATAGAGCATTGTTTGTACGAGTTAGAGATGGTGGATCAACGCCTATTAAGACGTTTGAGGCACCATCAACGCTAACGAGTACCGGTGGTACAATCGCCGCGATCAGGACCTCAGATGCTTGACGGAAAGCTACTTTCTTAAAATTTAGCGTTAATGAAAATCCCCGCTTGACAGCGGGGATTTTTTTTATAAATATAGGTACACTCAAGAGGAATAATCATGACAAACAGAGACGATATTGATGACATCATGGATGCAGGGGAAGAAAGCCCCCATACTCAAGAATATCTTGGGATAGAAGTTGAAGGACTAAAAGAGTTAGACTTTGAAGGAATTACTGCTCCCAGAGCCAGAATGATCAATTTTGGTGAAGAATTCCATAAATGGGATGATAAACATAAAATCGAATTCCTTAAAAAGTTAGCAAGCAGTATGAACCACGCTGCTGACATTATGCAACAAGAGCGAAATAAGCTTCTTGAGAAAGTCGATGTTGTTCAGAGGCAATTAGAAAATGCCGAAAAGAATTTATTAATACAGAAAAACATCGTCCTTAAGGCTATTACTGACAATAATAAAGCCAAAGATGAATACATTCAACTTATTCAAAAATTAGAAGGGACGGTACGAGACCAAGAAAAGAAAATAAATCAGCTTAATGCATTATTAGAAAAAACCAACTCTTAATTGTTCGGGGCTGGTATAAATACAACTATATGCTATAATACCGACTTTATGACTTATAATATGAAAAATCAAAATAACAGGAGATTCTATTAATGGCTATTATTACAAGAGCTTCCAAAGGGTCTCCTTTAACACACACCGAAATGGATAACAACTTTATCGAATTGAGGGATATTCCCGATGGTAAGGTGTTCCCTTCGAGTAGAACGGTTGGTATAAAACTTGATACGACTACCCCAACATGGGGGTGGCATGATATGTTAGCAACGGGGTTTATTGATCCAAACTCTTTAAACCAGCCAACGTTTGCAGCCTATCGGGGCGGAATAACAGAGTTTCAGTTTGCAGAGGGCGACGAAATGCTTTGTCGTTTTCATATGCCACATGATTATCTCATGGGTTCGGATTTATTCATTCATGTGCATCATTCACACGATAACGCTCTTGTTACCGGAGGCAGTCTAACGTTTGCATGGGAAACAACCTATTCTAAAGGTCACAATCAAGCCGCATTTCCCACCACTATAACCAAGACTGTTGCCCAAAATGTAAGTACAACGCCGTACCAGCATATGATCGCAGAAACCACACTGTCGGTTTCAGGTGGAGCATCTGATGAATTGGATACAGATATTCTAGAGCCAGATGGTCTTATATTATGCCGCTTCTATCTTGACTCAAATGATATAACGGTTTCAGGGGGAGGTGTGCCTGACCCCTTTATTCATTTTGTTGATATACACTACCAGAGCACGGGTCTACCGACAAAACAGAGGGCACCAGATTTCTGGACGTAAACGATGGCAGATTATGTTGATAGTGGATATGTAGAAAGTGGGTATATTGCATCAGGAATATACATCGATTGGGGAAACAAGATAATTCATGTTCCCCGAAGCTATCTTCTATTGGTACAATCTACCCCCACTGAAATTCGTGAATTGGACGTTAACCTGTTTCGATTAGAGTTAAAGGCTCTGGAAGCAAGCATTGAGGGTATGTCGTTTTTAGACACCCACTCACATAACCAACCTGTTACAGTTGGTGGCGTTACGCTTGCACGAGTTATCGAAATCATTAATGGGTATACCATTACATTTGAGAATGGACAATATGCTGTTAACCTAGTCGGCGGCAACACAAACATTGCTGACGTAACAAATGTTAACCAAGTCTCTGTACGATCTGCAAACTCAGCCGGTTTAACATATTCAAAAGAAATTGAAGATCAATCATTTATTGACGGTAGAATATGGACTGATAATGTGGTTGGTGGACCCGGATCACAGTATCCACGCGGTACGACATCATATCCGGTTGATAATTTAACTGATGCATATGCTATAATGATTAATAGGGGATTGCCAAGAAGGGTTCATCTAAATGGATATTTTCAGGCAAATACGGCTCCAACGAGTGACTGGTCACATTCTGATTTTCTTGGTAGAGACCCGACAACAACTGGGTTGATATTTTCTGGTCAAGATGTCCATGAATGTACATTCAGACGTTTATACATGGCTGGATATGCTTCCGGAAACTTTTCATTGGAAGAAGGGATTATAGAAGATTTCTCCAATTTCGAAGGGGATGCATCCAAGTGTGGCCTATTGGGAACCATAACACTCCCATCCAGTGGCTTCAGTAATTCGTTCTATTCATTCTTGGACTGTTTTTCACTTATTCCCGGAACCAGTTCACCCATCATTGATTGTAATAATCATCCGAACCTCGAATTGCAATTAAGACCCTACACGGGCGGAATTAGGATAAAGAACTATAGTGATGCAAATAATTTATGCAGCGTGGATTTATTATCAGGTCATCTAATCATTGATAGTACATGCACTGCTGGAACAATAGTGGTTAGAGGAACTGGACATATAACAGATGAATCTGGTGGTGCGGTAACTGTTATTAGAAAGGGTCTATCCCCTGTTTGGACAACAGCAGAGAAGGATTCCACCCTAGCTTCATTAACCAGTATAGCACAAGTGCTTGCACTTCTACAGAAATATGAAGAGAATAGAAGCGTAATTGATAAAGACAATAATACTCTTACTATATATGATGATGATGATGTAACTCCAATACTAACATTTGCATTATTGGATAGCACTGGAACGCCAAGCACAGATGAAGTTGCAGAAAGAGTACCACAATAATGATGAACATAGGCGTTGGAAGTATTATAACCAAGGGGTTAGGTGGCCCAGCGTGTAATCTTTTAATATTTGGTCCATTTCATTTATACATTGAACCATTGGGTGTCACCCCTACTCCCACGGCAACATCTGTAACGCCCACTCCAACGCCCACCAGTGGGTTAACCCCCACTGTTACTCCAACGATTACACCGTCTCCCTCGGTTACGCCCAGCCCAAGCCCATCACCGGGAATAGGTGGAGGTGGAGGTGGTGGAGCATCGTATCCATCTGGATGGGACGATGATTTACCGGAAGAGCAGAAATATAAGCTTACGTTCGTAGTTAAGTTCCGTAAGAAGCGTGTTACTAGAACATTCATTGTTGATTCGTTTAAGAAGGATCAGATAATAAAACGAGTTGGACAGATAAATACATTAAGAATCAAGTTTAAAACGGCATGGAATAAGGTCAAAAATAATAGGTTTACAGCGAAATGGAAAAAATAGCAATTGGTGTACCATATGAGATATCTATCGAACCCTCAATTGATATAGGGAAATTCGATGCTGAGCTTATGCTTAACAAGACTGATTTTCAAATAGGTATTAAGCTAAAGAAGATAAAAGGTGAGGACATTGACTATACCTTCACTATACCAACAAAGCTCAAGGATACTTTAAAGAAAGCCAAGGTCTCTTATTCTATATTTGTATACAAAGAAAATGCCAGATTTGAAGTTGATTCTGGTGACATTAAGTTTATTGATGAAAAGGACTTCAAGGTTCAGGTTAAAGACAATGCTAAAATGCGTCCAATGGAAGAGCCTGAAGAAGAAAAGAAAGATAAGCCTGAGACCAAGAAATCAGAGTCAACACCCAAGCCGTCACCATCCGCTAAAGAAGTTAAAGAATCAACTGCTTTTGATCCAATAGACTTTGCAGAAGAGCTTATCGGCAGGAATCTAGAAGCTGATAGTGTGGTTGATGAAGTAGTGGTAGAGAAGAAGACTGAAGAGGCTGTAACACCTAAGCCAACCCCTCTCCCATTAACTCAACCTGCTCCGACTGCAAGTAAAGCGGAAAAAAATCTACATGCCATCCTAACTGAAATTGAAGAAAGAAAGCAAAAGATGGCCCGAAGAGATCAGGTTAATAAAAACATAAGAGATGCAATCCATAAAAAGGATTAAACATCTTTAGGTTTATTTTCTTCTCCATCATTCCCGTATGCTAGAAACTTAACCAAGCTTGGTGGGAATAAGTTAGTGATCGGACTCATTAGTTTCTGGAAATGAATCTGTGCTTCTTTGTATGCATCCATCGATCCATCATTAATTTTGCCCTGAATCTCTTCTAATGCTTCTTTAGCATTAAATATGGCGGGCTTAACCTCACCAAAGAAGTGTGTTTTTTCCTTATAATCCCGAATCAATTTATCAAGCTCTTTAATACGTTGGCTAACGTCAGATTTTACTTTAGATGATGCCTTCGGAGCCTTTTTGTCCTCTGGGCGAGGGAAGTGTTCCTGTTTCGTAGCTCCACCATACATATCATCTACATCTTCATTTACTTTGCTCATGTCATCCTCTTCAACATATCCTCTCCAACCAGCATCGGTTGCCATTCTCTTATATTTAGCAGCACGTTCATCTGCCTCCCCACTGTTTACCCAATTGAGAAAGTCTCCCATATTGTCGAATGTTTCAAGAAAATCATCTTCCGCTGTAAACGGGCCAGATAAGGGTCTTGTTGGATAAACATAGATATATCCGGTATTTCCATCAACCCAGAAATCGGGGTGATCGGGGTGAGACCATAAAGCCGTTCCACCATTTTCTTCCCAACCAGCCTGCTCCATTGATCGCATCATTTCTTCATGAGGAATTTCCTTGTCCATAAAGCCTTCGTTTACTTTCTTTTTATTAGCTTTATATTTCTTCCATGCAGTTGAGTATAAAACCTCTTCCCAATCATCCCCATATTCTTTTTGGAACTTAGCTTTAACACTGTTGATCCAGCCTTCCATTCCCGGTGGAGCCTTTTCATTTAGGAAAAGAGCCATAGCCTCCGTTACAGGGGGCTTCATAAACTTTGTATCTTCTTTACCTTGACCCATCCTATTTAAGAGATAGAGGTAAAGAAAGTCTTTTATACCAAATTCAGAGATTCCAAACTTCGCAGCAAGCTTATCAAGCCATGACGTTGACTGTGAAGGCACATCTAGTGATTTTTCCACCTCTCCATCATCCGTATCCATAAAGCGCTTCTTTGTAAATTCCGTCAAGAACTCACTAGAAAAATCATTCAGTCCTTCAGTTACGGAACGAAGAATGAACTTCTCATTAAAATCAATTGCCTGCGCTGTTCCGAAGTTCTCGGTTGCGAAAACCTCTAAAGCTTCTGATACCCATATTGCTAGTGTGTGATAAGTATCAACATCGTGTTCATTTAAAAGATCAAAAGCTTTCATTTCTTTGAGCACAGGATAAACTTCAGGATGCTCTAAGATTTGCTTGGCCTCTGAGTACTTAACAATGCTCAATTTGTTGTCAAGTGAATCTGAGTGGGGTGTCGGTATATCCGATTCCACTTTAGATGGGTTTAGGTCTAACATTTCTTTTAAATAGTCTATACTCATTACATTCTCCGAAGTTATTTTACAACTCTATTCCAGTTGCCACCAAAGCCCCTAGAGTCATATAAATTTTCTACTGTAAATTCAATTAACTCTTGGTATTGTCTCCACCGCTCTTTTAAATAAGCTTGAGGCTTTGGAACTTTCAATTCCATAAGGACAGCATCTAACATTTCAACTGCACTATCCCAGTCGGTTGTCAAGTCCTTAGCAAAAACATTAATTCTCTTTTTAATAGCCGTGATGGTATCATTAGGAAACGGCAACTGCGGATCAGTTTCCTTAAATACCACCTTATCTTCTGATTTTTTGGCTTCGAATAAAGTTTTTAATTTCATAAGGGTATTTATGAATAAAGGGAACTATTCAGGCTTTTTCATCTGCCTGAGTTCTTCTATGTCCGAATCAACCTCTTCGCTGTTCGTTTCAATTTGCAAAGATAGTGATTTTAGTTCAGTATTAATCTCGGCAGATGCCTGCTCCATTAAACTTCTATCAACAGTAGCTCCCAGACTTTCTAATGCTTTTAATCGGTTTTCTGAGCTTGTTGCCATATCACCGTATGTTTCATACACTCGTTCAAGGTTATCAGCATAAGCCTTTGCTTGCTTAGAGTCTATAACGTAAGCTTTAGCCAACTCACCAATGTCTTCTTTTTGCTCATCGGTTAGTGTTTCTGAATAATATTCAGGTTTTGCAACCTCGGGTGGTGCTGGAACAATAGGTATGGGGATATACTTATCCTGATATACAGTTTTAACTTGCTGATGACCACAGCCCATTAGTATGATTGCACTTATGCTTAACACTATTAGATTTTTCATTGCTGCCTCGTAAATATGTCCAGATTATCCCGTAACCATTCCGTGGCTCCATCACACCCCTCTGGTGCGGGTAATGATTTCAGTCTATTAATTTCTTTTTTCTGTTCAACGGTAAGTTTACTGAGTTCTTCATTAACTTCCCTTATGATCTGCATATCCTTTTCTGAAGCCGCTTGTATTTCTGCAATTCTAATATTTGTATCGTCCAATTCAAATTTACAGATATCCAGTTCATTATTCAGGTGCGTATTATCATTCTTTACTTCAAGTAATTCAATTTTCAGATTTTTTGTTTCAAAAACCTTCCAAGTAGTTACACCCAAACTTCCCAGTAAACCAACCAATAACACCCCACATATGATTTTTGTAAAGGGTGTAAAGAGTACGGACGTTGGGCCAAAGAACCCAAAGCGACCATCTTCTATTTTCTTTTCCCTGACATTGATTTGCATTATCTGATTATCCTTGAGAACTTGTTAACCGCATTCTGAAGATTGGTTAGAATGCGATCTGCTACGCTCACCCTGTATTCAACATTAGAAAGCCTGTCACGCAAGTACTTATTTGACCGCTCCAAAGTGTTGATAGCCTTACGCTGCGCAGCAAGTTCTCGCTTTAAGTTATCAACTTCCTTTGCATCAGCAGGCGCTGCCTCTCTTATGGCTTTGCGCCTTTGTTTCTTTCTTGGTTTTACAGTGTTCACAAGTATATTTATATAAAATAATTAAATGGAATCAATGTAATTACATATCTCTGTTACTCTTTCAGCATGATCTGGTGTGCTAACTCTAACCAAATCAGGACCAGTAAACTGCTCAAGATAAAACTGTAATACAATATCAATGGATTCAGTGAAGTGTTGATTGACTGATCTAACACCATCATTGTCAATATCAGTGGTTCTTCCACTTAAAGAAATAACCGCGTCATACATTGCCTGACCCTGCTTACATTTTTGATAATACCCGTCCAGCCACTCACTATACTCATTGAATGCTCCAAGAGTGAATATAGTGTACGTGAATATGTCAGCGAAAGATCGCTCAGACAGAAACACTTCATCGGACTCTAATGCGATTCTATTATTTTCTACGTGGCGAACAAGAATTTCATCCTGAAACTTCTTTTTCAAGTTTAAATCTTTGTTAACCTCGTTTAAAGTGTAGCCCCAATCATCTAAGATCAGACGGGATGTTTTATGTGGAATTACGTTATAGCCTAATTCAGCAAGGGATGATAAAACTGTGGTTTTGCCTTGACCTTGCGATCCGCTTATTGTTATTAGTGACATGCTTCCTCCTATAGAATAACTATAGAAGTGTATAACCTAATTTGAAAAATGTCAACGGTTAATTGGGCAATCCATCGATATGAAGATATTGCACATTACCCTTCGACCATGTAGTAGCTGATTGCTCATTATCGGGTGATCTTAGATCGACAGGATCAATGTCCGTGCCAGCCAGTATAGAGTTTCTGATCCGAGTCTGAGATTTAACGTTACCTAAATTATAAACCCATAACTCCTCATAGTTATTATTGGGAGTAACTCTTTTATAAACCAAATATGCACCCTTAACTGGTCTTATCATACCAGCCTTGTCTGGATTTTCTTCCCCCATTTCATCATCGAAATCTTCATCATCGAAGTCGAAATCCATATCTTCATCTTCTCCCATGTCGAAATCTTCATCATCAAGCAGGCTATCAATCCTATAGAAATCCATAGCCTCATCAATCAATTTGTCTTTTAATGTCTTTTTCATAAGGGAATCCAATATTTAATTTATATATTATATTTATGACGGATAAATATATATTGTAGAAAATTGGACCCAATATGCTTAAAACAAGATACAAGCCACTTTATATTGACTTAGAAAACGGTAACTGGTATACAACCAATGAAATATCCGACTCAAACCTTAAAAGCTTGAGGGTTCGTGTGCGTAAAGCTTCTGATACATGGTATGTAAAGCACTGGAGAAGAACCACCAAACTTTATTTCCAGATTCTGGATAACCGTAATTCTGAAATTATACCACAATCTGTTCAAATTGTTGATAATAATACCATATTAATTGAGTTTTCGGAACCCACTTCTGGGACATTAAATTTAATATTCAGAGAGGCAGATTTCTTTAACATATTACCGACTCCAACTGTAACTCCAACTGTAACTCCAACACTAACACCCACTTCAACTGTTACCCCGACTGTTACCCCAACAAGTACCGTTACTCCGACACAAACGGCTACACCTACAAGCACCGTTACCCCAACGGTTACACCTACAAGCACCGTTACCCCAACGGTTACACCTACAAGCACCGTTACCCCAACGGTTACACCTTCGGTAGCCGATGGAACATATCTAGAAGGACAGGATGGTAACACGATTGATGGACATGATGGACAACAACTATCAGGACCATAAATAGAGATAAGATATAGGAATTATATAATGGCAAGAATTAATGACTTAACAGAAAAAACAGCATTGGATGGAACAGAGGAGCTAGTGGGCGTTGATAATGCTAGCACCTTTAAATTCTTTTCATTAACAGCTAGGGACTTCTTTTATAAGCCTATTTTTAACATTCAAGCGGGTTTAACTTATACAATACAGGCATCGGACCATGGAAAGACCGTTGCCTTTACTAGTAATGATGATGTTTCGGTTACACTACCTGATGGATTACCCGAAGGCTTCTTCTGTATTATGTTGCAATTAGGTAATGGTGAGGTGTTTGTGACTCCCGCAACTGATACAATTAATGGGTCAACACTTGCTGTCTCAACACCGACCCAATGGAACAGTATGCAACTTACTAAGTATTCAGCCACGGAATGGGTAGCTCTTGCTGCAACAAATAGTAACTTACCAACCCCAACACCCACAGTCACGGTTACATCAGCCGTTACCCCGACTGTTACTCCTACGGTAACTCCAACACCATCGCCTGTTAGTGCCGCTTTTGTTACGACATGGACAATTGCGAGTGATGGGGATACTATACAATTACCATCCGGAAATACGGGCACCTATAGTTATGATGTAGATTGGGGTGATGGAAATAGTGATACAATCACGAGCGGCTCCGATCCATTAAGAATTCACACGTATGCAACAGCCGGGACATATGATGTTTCAATCACGGGAACATTTAGTTGGATAACAACAGATACTATGCCCCAAGCAGATCGTGACAAATTAGTGGGAATAAAAAATTGGGGAGACATAGGTTTATTATATTGCAATAATGGCTTCCGCTTGTGTTCAAACTTATCGTCTATAACAGCCACTGACGCTGGGGTTAATAATACATTTGATTTGGTTGATTCCATGGATTATATGTTCGAAGATTGTACGTCTTTAATAAATCCCCCGAACACAACCGACTGGAATGTTGGAAATGTTACAAATATGGAAGGAATGTTTTATGGTTGTCTTAATATGACCTCTGCTCCTGATACTAGTAATTGGGACGTAAGTAATGTTGGTGTTTTCTGGAGTATGTTCCAAGACTGTAATGCCATGCTTACACCACCAGATACTAGTAACTGGAATACTGGAAGCGCAACCGACATGGATAGCATGTTTGAAAATTGTAGCGTGATGACCCCCGCCCCCGATGTGTCGGGCTGGGATGTTGATGACGTTCAGTATTTTGATGAAATGTTTAGTGGGTGTTTCGCTATGACAGGACTTGATATTGCCGGATGGAGGCCCTTAAGCGGCAGTGGTCCAAACTTCTGTAACGGAGTCACGACCCCGTTTTCCACTGCGAAATATGATGAGGTCCTTATTGCATGGAGTGGGCTTGCTGGAATTAACACTGGAGGTGACTGGCACTTTAGTAATGTTCAATATTCAGCCGGTGCAGCAACAACAGCTAGAAACACATTAACAACTACATATTCACTTAATATTACTGACGGTGGTCAGGCATAAAAGAGCTTAGTTGATTAATTGTGTCGTTCACTGAGGTGTGGAGTATACCAACTCCACCAGCTTTTCTCCATGGATTAATAGACTTATCCCTATCATCCACTAGAATTGACCGAGGATTGGCATACACGGCCTTCTCAGCGCTTTTGGTTACCACAATGACCCTCATACCGGGGTAATGCTTTTCAACCCATCTACGCTTTTGCTCAGGCCCATCCTTGGGAGTTGTTCCCGATGCTGTTAAAAAGGCAACATCATCAAAATTATCAGTCGCAAACTGTACGAGTTTATCAGCATCTTTCGTTTTAGGAAGTGACTCAAAGAATGGAGCAACCTCTTTATTGTAACGCGACACTGCACCCCAGAATTTTCCCCTAGGGTAATCTGGCTGCTCAGACGCACCATTAGTGATATCTGCCATCATAGCGTCCATATCACTCACAACACCGTCCATATCCAAATATAGTTTATACTTGCTAGTCATAATTCTTCCTTATTGATATATTTATAAAACAGGGTGGGTAGCTATGAAAGGGGGAAAAATAAACAAAAACCCCGAGGAGAACTACCCACCCTGTTACTTCAGTTACAGCTTAACACATTTTAACGCTGCATTCAACTTAATTAACATCTCATCTGTTACTGTATCACCAAAAGGCTCCTTGATCCAATCGGTTCTACCCCAACGAGATGTTACATTGCGGTCTAGAACATCACATGCTCGTCTAAATGCATAATATGGATCACGATAAGCGTTGGCATTTATTTTACCTTCGCTGGTTAACGGTGCAAAAGATTTATGTAAATCTTTTTTGCGTAACGCATTATAGATTAAGTGATGAACGCATGTTAACTTTGATGGATGCTTAAGCTCCACTTCTTTGTGGGACCCATCAACATAAATGCGGTGTGTATACTTCTGTCTTTCATGATATCCATCAGCTATGCTTTTTTTCCATGCAGCGATGAATTCTAAGTAATGTTCCTTGGAATCAAAGAACGATGTGATTTCGTTTGTCAAGTTTACGTCTTGTTTTACTAATGTTTCCATTTTAAATCTCCATAAGTTAAGTATTAAATTTGGTACTAAATTCGATATTAAATTTGGTACTAACTTATGGTGATCCACGTATGTAAATCTATGTCATGATTTTATCCTCCTTTGGTTATAAAATTATTTATACCTTGCTATTCCTTCCACTCTTTAAATGATAATCCATCTAATGACTTTATAAATCCCATAACCCAATGTTCATTCTTTTTAAACAGAGGTGTTTTAATTATTGCCATTAAATAATAAGCATAATCCCTTTTGCGTCCAGTAGGAGAGTAACGAAATTCTTTAAAATCACTCATTTCTGTCCAATGTTTGAGCCAATAGTGTGATAGTAATTCTTCTTCGGTTTCGAACTCAAATTCAGGAAGTTCACCGGCATCAACATAATTTGGAACTCTCCCCCTAAACTGATTCATAATTTTATCTTCCTTTGGCTATAAAATTATTTATATATGCTCTTCCACTACGTGAAGAACGGCATGATCAAAAGTGTTAGGCGCTAATATTATATTAACATCTTTAAGCGCACTTCGATGTAACGCCTTTTTGTAATATGTTAAGATATTTTCAGCATACGCCTCTCTTTTATCTGATGGAAGTTTACCATAATCTACGTAAACAATCAGTATATCACCCGGACTAATGTCCACTTTTTGCAATCTTTCAACTCTTTCTAATTCATTATTGCTCATCTTTTATATTTCTCCTTGCATTTGCGTTTAATGTTGAAAAAGTGCCCCCATCTTCCGCACTTATGTCTGTCATTCTCCCTGCTAACTTACCGTCAACAAAGAGATTTATATCAAATGCTTTTGTATCTTCATCGCTTACAGCTTCGTAAATTTCAACAAAGACTTCAGGGCTTACATCTATGTCTATTCTGGACTTTTTCACTGTATTAGTTCCCTTAGGTGCTGGTGGTGGACGGTTAGGTCTAACATTAGACACCGCAGTTTTTATGTTACTTCTGTATTTGCCTTCTGTCAACATAACTTTAATTCTTGGCGCTCCGGGCGGGATTCGAACCCACGACCATGAGTTTTAGAAGCTCTTGCTCTAACCAAACTGAGCTACCGGAGCACTTTGGGTTCAACCTGCAATCGTACAGGCTTAACCGGTTTTGCATCATTTGTATAATCATTAGTATTAACAGGCTTATATCCCTTATCACGATCAATTGACCATGTAATGTGATATTTACCACCAGATGGGCGATCACTAGACCCGTCTATTTCCACCAAGAATCCCTCAACTCCATCACCATTGTCGATGTAGCCAACAACCTCAACAAGCGTTGGCATTTCCGGAGCTTCAGCATCTTTGGAAACCCCGAAGGTTTCGGTTATATGGTGACCAATAACCTCAGGATATTTTGGTGGAAAAAGAAAGAACAGGGTCTTTCTAGATTTTTCTGTTAATACGTATGCAGTATACATCTATTTTAATTTTTCAATATGTTCACTAACAACATTAAGGGATTCAATAAAATTATCCCATTCAGTATTGGATACACCAGATTCATCGGCTAAAAACTCATACTCGCCATCTTCCTCTTCAATATCCTCGTGTTCTTCAATAAATGTTAAAAATTCTTCAATTCCGTCATGCAGCTTTTCTAGCTGTTCCTTTTTCTCTAAGTCCATTTCCTATCCTAATAAGATTTCTTTTCCTTCATCAGTTACGGGGACCATTTTGGCCTCTTTCTGTGAATTTTCATCTAAGTTTATAATGTAGTTTTCAGCAACCATTTTTGGAACCTTGTGTCGAACCACTCTTCCATTAACGATTACATTGTATTTTGCTGTACTAGCGTTTGTTCCATCAATAAGCATAGTATACTCCTATATATAGTAAATTGCAACGTCTACGTTCGTATACTCTTTATTTAGTTCCAAAAAAATAGGTTCAACTTCTGTATCCCAATCCAGACCACCGCGAAGGCTAGCTATTTTAGCTGAACATAATGGGAGTTGCATTAAATCGGCAAAATCATAGCAATCCGTTAAACATTTACGAACAGCATCTAAGTCTGCGTAACGCCTGTTATCTGAACCATAGTTCACTTGGGTGTAGCAATTCGCAACATAAAGATCATCTTTTACAGTAATCATATGGGTGGTGCCCAACATGTCTTTTCCAGTGGGGGCATCTTTAAACTTTTCATATACAACTGGAAAGGCGTTTCGAATAGCTAGCGCGACACCACTGCCCATAACACCTAAACAATTCACTCCATGAACAATGATGCCACGCTCAACCTTTGTTATGTCCTGTTTAATGTATTTCATGATAGCAAGTCTAGCACGTTATTGTCGGCTAATTCAACCAAAACATCCCCATGACATGATTTTGGCTTACACCAACATCCAAGTGTTTTTCCTTTTAATGTGTGTAATTTAGATCGCTGCTCTTCAGCATCTGGGGAATATAGAATCCAATCCCTATAGGCATTTATAGCTTCTTTGCGGGTCATCCCATCATTTATTTTGAACGGATTACCCCATATACTGGGTCTACCAATATAAATATCATATGGTTCGCTCTGACAGTGTACTACTTTAGTATCTATCAATTTCCGGGAACTCACATCCGTTGGGATACTTATAATATTTTTCTAAAAATGCGCTTTTTGGCATACTGTGAATTTCTTCGCTCATATGTCGAAAGGCGACCATATCATCTTCAACCGCTATAACTTCTACGCATGTTTTGGTTTCAGGGTCTCCGTAATACTTACCCAAAACAACGCCGTTAACAACAACATTATCTTGTTCATCAGTGACCGGTGGCTCAAATTTTCTTTCTTTGTATGCTATTGCACACGCGGAAATAATAACGCCCAGAAGTAGAGCCAATACTATTAAAACACCATCCATACTTCCTCCTACAAGGTTCCAGAATGAACCTTAACTGCCAACTCTGTATATCCCCCTATGTACTGCTCAGATGTATCAATTTGTAAAATAATTTGAGGAACAGTTGTTACTACGGCATTGGGGTCCAATTTTCGACAATGTTCTCTCACCTGATCTGCCGAATATCCATTCCCAACCACTCTTTCCTCATATGGGACCATTTTCTCATCAAGCAATTTTTTAGCTTTAGTGCAAAAACTGCATGTTGGTTTACTGTACATTATTATTCGCTTCATACTCTTTCCTCTCCTTAAAGGCTGACCGCCTTCTTGCTTCATTAATCTGCAAATGTCCAGTAGTATCTTTGAACTTGTATTGTTTTACAAAGTGAAGTTCATTGGTCACCCTGCGCATAAGAGCGTTAAGCTCATTGGCATTTGCCACATCTGCTGGTATAACCTCATATGTGCCGTCCATGACAAACTCTACTTTGTAAACATTGTCCCATGGATTAACAACTACTCGCATTTCAAAAATTCTTTCAGGGTCTATAATAATTTGACCCCATTTTGTCCTGATTCTCATATTCATTTAAATTTTATCTCCAAATTGGATTTTCCTTTGGTTATGATTCCATATAAGTAATCATGGTATTTTCTCATAAATCTTGAAATACATATTATTCCAAATATGATAATCATACAACCAATAAAAAACTCTATTATCCCAATCCACATATCACCGCTAATTAGATACGTCACACTTCGATGTAAAAATATACCGGACAGTATCATAGCAATAATAGCTGTAATCATATTTAGGTAATAAGAATGAGGGAGTCTCATGTAAACCAAGACTTTACGTGGCAGGCTCATTTTGCTTAAGTCAATCACAGTTGTAATTTTCTATTTCGTAGATGTTTAAAAATACATTTCTATCATCGATGGTTGCAATATGGAACATAGTCATGTCATTGATGATAAATCTGCTGATATTTTCGGGCAAGTAAGTGAATTTTATTTCTTTTTCATATTTGTGCACACACGTTATCGCATTTTCTGGAAAAAACGGCTTAGGATCATTTATAGTGCAACTACTCGCTATTATTGCGAGAAACAAAATCAGAATAAACTTTTTGAATATCATTCCCATAAATCCCAGCTATCTCTAGTCCGACCAACAATCCCTCCACAAATTCAGGGGTATCTGACATATAACTAATTTTTTTATTCTCTAAGATGTCTTTAATACTATTGGTAATATTGTTGGTTAAAATAGCAACTTCATCTTTATCAATCATTGGTCTGCCCTAAAAAATAAGGGAGTGTCTGGTCCCCAACAAAACTCGCTCCCCAGCGAGACTCCAATATAACCAGACACTCCCATTTTTCCGTATTTATTCAAAAGTCAGAAAATTTTTGATGATGGTTTGTCCTATATTGGTTATCATCATAGTCTTCCATTTCCATTTCCAAATTAAAAATTTCTTCTTCCAATCTATCCCTCTCATCGGGATCAGTTGCCTTTTCAAGTGCTTGTGTTAACTGTAACAACTTTTGCATTTCATTACGCATTTTAGGTTGAATCTCCTTTATAAAAGTCAATAATTCTTACTGCGTACTTTAAAACTGATTGTGGATCATAATCATATGACCCAACTTCGTCACCCATAATGTCAAAAAGATTGTCATGTGATATATGTTGATCCAGAATATCACGGGCCTCATCCAGTGTTTTTTGCTCATCTCCACTTAATGACTCATCATCACTGTGAACCAAGAGAAGGGCATATATGGATGCATGTAAATTAACCAAATTTACATTCGATTGACCCAGATAGTCAAGCCAGTTGACGCTAGGCTCGGTTGATATAATTTCATCAAAGATTATAAAATCGTTCATTATTCTGAAAGAAGGCCCTGTCTTAAATCTTCTGTGGTGAATTTGCCCTGCTTGTAGAATTTCTTGAGCAACTTTTCTGTGAGTCTAACTCCGGGTGCCAACATAATTGTGCTTTCCCTCATAACATATTTTGTTTCTTCTTCATCAAATCCTTTATTGCCGTAGGGCGCAGTTAATGCAACTTTCCGGATAAGTTTTGCGGTTTTGCCATTCATATTATAATGTTCCTATTGTATATTTATATTAAAAATTTATTCGTATTCAAACTCTACATCTTTCACGATAAATGCGGGAGTCTTTTCTCCTACCCACGCACCAATCATATTATATTCGAACCATTCCGTTGCGTCAACCTCTGATAGGCCATCTTCCATTAATTTATTAATGACTTTATCATAATCATATATTGCAATGGGGTCTTGACCAAAGCGAATACAAATTCCTTCTAGACAATCGTCATATCCGTCCATTAAAAGGGTATCTTCTGGTACAATCATAGTGTTATTTCCTTAAGAATATTGGGTATCATTGGACCTTTCATCCAATGCTCATCGGTCTGTACATGATTTTCTCTTACATACTTTCCGACAACACGCGGAAACTCATCCATAGTGAATGATCGCGCTAGGCGCATAACATAGCCTTCACACTTAGATTCATTTATTGGAATAGTTCGAATTAAGTTTTCATCATATATGTCATCGTATAAAACTTTGACGGGAGATATACCTATGGTTGAAAATAATTCCATAGTTTCATCCCATTCTAGACATGTGTTTTCTTTCCAAGCATTAAATCCTAGAAAATATGATGGCAATTTGGTATAATGAATAGAATGTTTTGCGAAGCAGTTTTCTCCGCAAATTCGAATATCATGTGGGATATTATATTGAATAGATGCCCAATAATTTTTCACCCAGTTTCTAGAGGGGTGATTAACGGAATCCAGAGAACGAGCATGAATCTTAGAGTGATACATGGTGGTATTTTCACCATCCATTTTTTCAGTTACAATAACTCGCTGATTTTCAAATATATCCATATGTTTAAGTACACGGTCTCCCTCACCAATAGAGCGTGACCATGGCAGATAGTTTGTTTTTGGATACTTTACAAATCTCATAATAAATAGGATTATATCAAACAAAATAGGCGATTTCAAGTAGATAATAATAAGATAAATACATTTATGACTAACTCAAGACCAACCGACTCGTTTAAAAAATATTTTCTTGACGTTAAACCGTACCATACGAAAATTCTAGAAATTATTGAGAACTATAATTTTCGAGAAGATTTGGATGTAAAGTTCGAGGAAAATATATTTTTTAACATCGACTATAAAAATAATCCCTTGTGTCAAACAGTGGGTTATGGATATACATGGGATGGCGAATGTGGATTCGACTCGGTTGACTGCTGTGATTTGTTTGAGTGTCTTGGTGGTTATGGTGTAATTTTTGATAACTCCGATCTTGTAAACGTATTGCCCATCAATGAAATAGAAAACGTAACTGACACCGTTCGCATTTCAGGTAATAACACATATGATGTTCGCGCACAAATTGATTCCATACCAACATATGATTCAATTGTGGTTAGGGGCGATATTCGTCCACAGCTAGCTTTTCAGAAATTATTTTTGGTTGTTCCCGTAAGAACCCTTGATGTACACACTACCACAGAGACACAAATTCTTGTTAAGGGAAATTATACACAAGAGTTGATCAATGAGGGCAGGTTTAAACTATATAATGCGGATGTTGATGACGATATGTACACTGTACTATCTGCAACATACGATTCCATATCAAATATTACAACAATTGTTATATCTGAGAGTAAACCAATAGCGGTTGGATTGGATAACGCCATTGTCGAATATAAAATTGGTAACAAGAATAACGGAGCATATTTAATCGAAAGTTATAACTTCGATGGCAACTTTACAACAATAAATTTACATAGTACGACCCAAACTTCGTTTACGAATACAACAGAAGGTTCTAATCACGGAAGTATTCAATTAAGAACCGGTATGCTTCCTAATCGTTATATTGAAATTGAAGATACTGGGACAGATAGTGATAAGCAGTATAAGATTATTCGATCTGAATATGATAAAAATGCGAATGAAACCATTATACATCTAGCTGATTTGGTCCCAACATCTGCAAGCACTGGATTCGTTAAATTATATGGATATGTTAATACGGCTGGATTTGACGGTGATGGTGAGTGTAGTACGCCCAAACATTCACATGTTAAGGTTGGAATATCTGAAAAACTGATCATCGAATATGTTTATCTGGCACCAACCCCTACGCCGTCACCCGCTCCTCCAATATACCCAAGTGTTATCACATGGTTCGAGTTTAATCAAGATGCTTCCAGAGAAAAGCCTGTTATAACAAACGAAAACACAGCAGACGAGAGTTCCGGGGCATTTATAAAAACGGCATATTGGGATGAAACAACCGGAGATAGAACCACGAATATAAGAGACGAAGGGTTTGATCCGATGAACCTCACCAATATTGTGGAAAGAATGCACGTAACGGAACCGTGGCAAAATCCTACTGGTATACACTTTGTAGATGATGGGACACGGTTATTCGTGACAGATTTCGGGAATAGTGGAATATGTGAGCAAACAATTAACAAACCATGGTCAATAGAGGGGGCACATGTATCAAATGCTAAATTCTTTTCTTGGATAGATGGTGGCACCCTAGCATCAACTTTTAGCATAGATGGTAGATATTTTTATTTTTATGGATCATGGGAAGACAATGTTTATCAGATAGAGTTAAGAACACCATGGGATATAAATTCAGCGTACACCGATTATAAAACAAGTGATACTAATTATTATGTAGGTGAAGAAGATGGTATTGAATTTTCCTCAGATGGTTTGATTATGTATGAGCACGGCAATGGTGGCGTAGCATCATATACTCTATCCACTGCTTGGGATATAACAACATTAGACCCTACAAGTTATTACTACCTTGATTTATCGACGTTGGGCGTTGATTGGGCAGAGTATGGGGGAGCTTTTTCATCCGATGGAACTAAATATTTTGCTATAGCTGATCGATATTTAGTGCCAGCAGATTACTTTGCATTGCATTCATTTAGCCTTTCAACTCCATGGGACATTAGTACCATGACTTATGATAGTATTGAACTATCAGTAGATGAAAGCCTACACAGCGGAGCAAGAGCGCTTCATATAAGCGATGATAATACCAGATTGTATATTTTAGGTGAAGAGGGTAATTGGATTACACAATATCTAATGTCAACACCTAAAGATTTGAGCACAGCAACACTAGAAGGTAGATTTGAAATTAATTTCTGGGATGGGGTTCCACAGGATATGGATATATCTTCAGACGGAACCAAATTATATATCCTTACCGAATTCGGCAGCGATTTGTTCACATTTACACTGTCAACGCCATGGGATGTAACAACAGCAACATGTGATGGGAATAGACGCAATCTTTATCATCCTGATGTTGAAGATATATCACGCTGGGCCGCTACAAATGCTGCTATATTCAGTCCCGATGGCACCAGTCTCTATGTATCGGTAGAAGAGAGAAATCCCAGCACATTTAAGATTTATCAGTTAACATGCTCAACACCTTGGGATATAAATGCTGCACCCATTGCGGGGGAGCTTGTAGTTAATAGTGAGATGCATGGTATTTATATTAGCCCCGATGGAACAAAGTTCTTCGGCACATCTATTGGCACAGATGCTATCTCTGAATACACATTAGGAACACCATGGGATATAACATCAAGTGTATCTGGTGGAACTCCACTTGCAACAACGTCAACCTCCGACTCTCCAGTAGGATTAAAATTTAAGCCCGATGGCACTGAAATGTATGTAATGTGCCGCAATAGAACAGCAGATTTTGCAGAGCTTGAACAATATACACTGAGTACGGCTTGGGATATAACCAGCGCAACATTAACTAACAGTCATAACTTTAATTACCTGCAAGGTGATTCATCGCAGATATATGGAATTGATATTAGCTCAGATGGTACAAAGCTCTTTATGACACATGCCTATGACGCTTTTTATGAATTTGATATGTCAACTCCATGGGATATTTCCACCGTTAGAGATGAAGATATGATAACTGGAAGGGAATATAATGTGCTTTCAAATAATTCAACATCTGGATGGAATAGTGGTTCAACAAGAGCAGAATCATTTAATTTTGATAATGATTGGTTCCACTGGATATGGTGTGAGCCAATGGAAGATGTTTCTGATAAAACGCTTATAAGTGTTGGCTCAGAAAAGGGACCAGCAGGCGAAGATGGGCAAGGAGATGGGTGGTTCTTGATGCTCAGAGGACGAGGGATTAGGTACGTGAGTGAAGTTAATAATCCCTATAACCCTTATGATTCCGGCATATCAATATCTGATAGTTTTGGTACACACCGAAACGAAATAGCGTTTGTTTGTAGAAATAATTCAGATTTAATTGACGATGAAATTTTACTATTCAGTGAAGAATATCAGAGACTTCAGCGATATTTAATTTGCGTCCAATGGGATTCAACTCTTGGCAGAATGGGAATTTCTGTAAACGGGTCTCCGTTTGAGTGGCATACTGTAACCAACACCCCATCTAATCCAACGTCTAATACTGGTGACAATCAATGGATGTACACCAATATGGGACTTTATGGCTCCAATACTGGATATAAATTCCAAGGCAATATAGGACAAGCCGTGCACGGTGATGTTTTATTAGCTGATGGAGACATTTCATTCTTCTACAATAGCGGCAATGGCTTCACATATCATGACTTATATGATAAACCAAATTGGTGGATTGATGATACGGATGTTTCCGTTATAACATGGCTTGACGCAAGTGATGGACAGTGGTTATCAACGGGATCATCGGAGGGGGAAATTATAACTAACCCAACTGATGGTCAATCAGTTTCTGCATGGGTTAATAATTCCGGCACAATGCCCTCATGGAGGAATGCAGCCAATATAACATATAGAGAAAATGCATTTAACGGCCTCAGTGTTGCCCGTGTGACGGGCGCGGTAAATGTTGGAACACAGGGGAACGCTATAAGTGATTTTTCAAATGTTGGGATGTTCTGGGTAACTGCCAATATAGCTAACAGTTCCACCGACACATTCTTTTCTAGTACCGACACAAGTTCAGCAAGAATTAGACTCTATAATTCCACTGTTGATGATGGACCGATAGCTACGTTCTATCCAGATGGAGGAACGGAATTAACATTAACACAAGGTGTAGGAAATAATCCCGAAGCGGGTGAAATTGTTATTCGTGGAATATTCAAGGATGGTACGTCTGTTAAGGCATATTATAACAGTGAAATTGTTGACACTGGAACACTGGATGTTGATTCATTTGTTGTGGATGAATCATGGATATTTTGTAATGATATGACAATGGTTGATGGACTCAATGCTGATATAGGTGAAGTTATTTTTATTCAGGGTGGATTAAATGATTTCACAGTTGAGCAAGTTATTGACTCTCTGGTTTTAAAATGGAAGGGCATCGAAGCTACTCCTACTCCTACACCAACCGTTACACCAACTGTTACAGCTACTATTTCATTAACCCCAACAGTAACTCCGACTACTACGGTTACACCAACGATTACGCCAACAAATACAGTTACACCAACTGTTACAGCTACGGTTACACCGACATTAACGGTTACACCAACTGTTACAGCTACGGTTACACCGACAATAACCGTAACACCGACAGTTTCAGGGTAAATATCTATCCAAATTTATTAAGATATGTCTGTAACCCCTTCTCCCATTCTTCATAGAATTGGAGGGTTGGTTCGTGATGGTGTAAGATATACTGAATAACATCATTTCTGCTTACAGGCAACCCAATAACTGCGTCTAGAAATGGTTGAGGTGGCAAATAACTATGGAATTCAATATAATGAATGAGCATTTGGGGTGATCTAAATTCAACCCCACCGTTACTTATCACATGAATTTCACCATTACCAAACACATTTTCTTCACAAAAATCACAGGGATGAAATCCTCTACATCTATTAACAATGGGATATGCTCTTAATTTATTTAAGATTTCATCATCAATGCTTCCGGTGGGAAACTCATGGCGATGCGAAAGCCACCCAATATTGAAATGAGTGCCGATTCTGCCATTCTTGACATTTGATGTTCCATAGAATAAATTGCTAAAATCTGGTAACCACATGATGTGATTATATCAGATTGGAAGGGTTCTTACAACCTCTTTGAATTTGTGAAGCCCATCTTTTGATACGAACATAGGAATAAACCATTTACCCATTTGATATGCTGCAACCGCACGATGTCTACCATTGGTATAATCTACTGTTTTTGTTGATAGATTGTATGCAACTTCGGGATAGTCCATGGGCTTCCCTTGTTCAAAATGTGCCTTAGCTTTGGTCAACCTATCACCAATTGCATTGGGTCCACCTTTTTCATCTTCAACATCTAATTTGAAACCAGAGTGTCCATTGTCAAAAGTGTCTTTAATGTTAACCATTAATAGTACATAATTTTTATCATCAAAGTTTCCGGGACGCTGAGCATTATCCCGTGTAGCCCAATTTAAATCCGCTTCATATAATTGTTTCAATTTCATCTTTAATACCTATTACTAAGTCACAACATTTCTTCGGAGCTAGGGAATCTTCCCAGATTGGCTCATATCCCATTTCGGTTAAAAATGAAAGCCTATCATATACCTCATCAACTTCGTCTTCAGACATATTTATGCCCGCTATCTCATAAACAATGAGGGGCTTGGTATCCAGAGATGTTAAGAATTCCCTCATACCTTCTATAACATCTATATCCAAACCTTCAGCATCTATTTTGATTAGGTTGGGTTCAAACCCCATGTACTTCTCTTTCCATAGTGCGTCAAATGTATTTATGGGGACATTGGGGCGAACATCGTTTGCCTGTTTTCGTGCAGTTGCTCCCCCTAAGTTTACAGCGCCGTTTGTTGGCTGAGGCAAAGTAATGTCCGTTACTCCTATTTTGTTTCCAAGAACAGTGGTTTCATATTTGTATTTGTCCCCGAATATTGATTTTGCATGATCTGTTAATTCGGATATGGCATCAATGAGGATTGCATCAGAAATGGTTATACGCTCATTCATTAGCTCAACCAGCCTTCCAGTGCAGCATCCAACATCAATCATCTTAATCTCTGTGAAGCCCCTGTCTAGGAAATAATCTACGACATGACGTACATGCCATCCGACATGTTTAGAAAGCTCTTGATGCCACTCAGAGACTGCCTGTGGGGTATATGGGTTATAGTTTGTTGGCATAGTTGTCCTCCCAAAATGTTTTATTACCTATTCTAGAGAAATCTATGTCCATTTCCAGATATTTCTTGGATCGCTCAAATGAATCCTCCACATCAAATCCCTGATAATCATCCTTGACCCATAGCCATTTATGATGCCAGATTGCATTACTGGAACCGGTTTTAGTATCACCCGATGAATTTATTGAAACATATTTGCCTACAGTGGGTTCCGGGGATTCATCAAAATCTGATGAATTTATAAATGTTACAACATCATTTTTTAACCCAACCTTAACTGTATTATATTCGAACCCATCAAGATATTCTTCGGCTGCAATAATTTTTTGTTTTAACTCCGGAGGCAAATCATTGATGTAATTTCTATGTAGATAGAGGTACCCACCAATAAGTTTCCCAACTCCAAACTTGGAGCGTTTAATGAGGCTACCTTTTTTTGTTTTTAATGCTCGACTGGACGCAATTTCATTAAGTTTCATACCAGTATTTATTTCAACCAGCGAACTTGCTCGTACAATGCAGAAACAATTTTTTCACAGTCACATGCATAAAATCCTGACGCATTAATGCAGTTATATTCAATCACTTTAAACCCCTTTGGAGTCTTGGCAACATCAATGACGTATGCAATATCTGGGTTCCAATAGTTAGTCATATCGGTAACAAACTGAACCGCCTCTGATGGAACCTCGGTGTCCGGTTTAACTCTATTGCCTATCTTATAACGGGATGCAGTAACAATTTTGAAATTCACAACAAAGAATCTATATTCCTCATAAATTACTTTCGGTGAAGCGATTACGACTTCTGTATCCGCATTTAATGTGTCCCCATAGGCAACAGCCTTTTCTTGCCATTTTTCAAAACTATCAGCATCTATTACCGTTCCAGCAAAAATTTTAAAATCCAATGCTGGTCTAATAAAAAACTCTTCGCTATCATTAGGGGCACGAACATCCCCGAACTTTACAATCTGCGCATCATAATTGAGCATGTTAATCCCAAGTTTTCTGTTCCACATACTCTGGTGGAATGTAACGGGATTGGTGAAAGCACCGGGGTACCAGTTCTTCTTCTGTGCAGCAGCAATAAGAGAGTCTGACCCCATGACCAAGATGGGCCTATAGTTTAAGTCTATATCTGGAATTAATTCATGAGCGAATGGGACAACCTTTACAACCTCGTAATCCTGTTTTTGATTGTCCAATGCTTCAATAAATCTAACGTACCCATCTTCATTGTATAAATTATCCTGTATTACCCATTTCATATTCTTCTCCAAAAAGAAACCCCCGCATAAGCGAGGGTTCTTTTATATCATACTGGTGGGATTAAATCAATCCTTGGTTCCAGTCACCTTATTGAGAAGTGCCCCACCGACTTCAGTTTGAGCAAGACCCTCTAACGCTGCACCAAGGTTAGTTCCACCCTTTGAAGAAAAGATATCAAGCAGGCTATTCATGCCGCCATTAACATCTCCAGCATTGGCGATAATTTTAAGATCACCAGTTTGGAGTGCTCTTGCAGCTTCTTCACCAACCGCTTGTTCTTTATCCTGAACACGAATTTTAACAAGGTATTCCTGATATCCTTCATTTTCACCAATCTCTTCGGCAAGACGGATATCGGGCGCAACTTCTGCAAGACCCTTAGCTTTAATGGCCTCAGCCTCCGCGTTACCAACCTTTTCAATACCCATTGCTCGTAAGAATTCAGATTCCTTCATACCTTCAGCAACGATGATAGCTTCTTGCTTCTTACCTTCGGATTCAACAATGTCAACCTGCTTGGCTTCGTCTGCCTGAACCACACGAACCTCTCTATTAATTTCAGCAGTTCTGACATCGTTAACCTTTTTAACCGCCATATCTTTCTCGGCAGTAACACGGGCTTGCTCTTTAATTTCCTGCTGAGCCATTTCTTCAGCAATACCAACCATCTTGGTTTTTTCGGCAGTGCGCTCACCAACCTTTTGTTCAGCTTCCTGTTCGGAAATATCAACTTCACGCTGTGCTTCAATTTCTTTCTGGGCGGCTGCTTTACGGTTTTCGGCTACTTCAATGCGAGATTCTTTCTCAATAAAAGATTCACGCTTTGCCATGATGTTAGAGATGGTTTCAGAGCCTTTAGCGTCACGAACATCCATGAGTTCAATGTTCTTGACATTTTCAACACCCCATGCTGCAAGACTCTCAGTGGTCTCTTCTGTAAAGAGTTCGCCAAAAGTTGCACGATCAACCATGATCTTTTCAACATCATGCATGGCAAGAACCTTACGAATAGTACCCTGAACAATCGCAAGCAACTGTTCATTAAGTTCATGCATGTTTTCTACTCGCTCTGATGCAATGCGGGAATCCATAATGCGGAAGAACGCCTTTACATCAACCATAAAGGGTACTTTGTCCTGATCGTATGCTTCATAATTAGGAAGATCAAGATCAAATACGGAAAGAGGTAACTCAATTACTTCAACACCCAAAATGGGGACCCACTCGGGCCAGCGCCAATAAACGTTTTTAGCGGAACCATCACCGCCATACGAAACACGTTTGTTTGATGATTGAACAATATGTACTTCATTGGGTTTGACGGCGACACGCAGCCATTTCGATAATCCTAGCCAGATTACTACGCCACCAACCAAAATGAGGGGAACGAGAACCAGCCAAATATTAAAACCTGTGCTTACTTCATTCATTTAATTTTCTCCTGTTTGCGTTAAATGAGATTGAACTATATCATAATCCCTATTGAGCCGTCAAGAACTCAATAGTATTATTGGTTACCTTATTGAAACAATCATCTGTCATACCATAAATGTCATCAGCATTATACTGGGTAATATCTTCCGGTATAGCAACTGCTGTAAGAGGCCCATCATAATATGCAAATGTATCAACATTGATTTCATTTTTATACATCTTGGGTTCCTTATGTGGAGTATGTCCATGCACTATAGTGTAATCGCACGTTTCATACTCTCTCCCATCCATGTAAGGAGTGCTTCTTTTCCACATTAAAACTTCATCTTTTTGATCGTTTGGTGGACGCTTTGGGTCATATCCGCCATGAACAAAAATATATTTACCCACAACATGCATAACATCAAGTTGTCGGCACCAATCAATATAGGGCTTTACTTCTTCATTGCCAACAAAGTCTTCAGGATAGCCAATGTCAAAAGCATTTAATGTATCTCTCCCACCATTAGCAACCCATACTTTATAGTCTGCTCCATCATAAGCATGAATCATCATATCCTCGTGATTTCCCTTTAAAAAGATGTGCTTAATTTCATCAGTATCTTTCAAATTCATAAGGAAATCAAATACTTTATGTGGGTGTGGACCGCGATCAACATAATCACCCAAAAAGATGATCGTGGCTCGTTTCACCCCGTTGTATTTCATATGAAGCATAATCTTCTGATACAGGCGTATCAGTTTTACATATGTTCCATGAATGTCACCAATAGCATAAATCATGCGTATCTGATCCTATGAAATTCTTCCCCGGTGCCGCCCATTTCACGACACAATGTTTTCCAGTTTTTCCCATGCCCATCATCTAATCTATTTAAAAAACAAATAATGTGTGATAACTCATGGGGAATAATATCTTCTATAAATTCATCAAAATACTCTTCTACATATAGAGGGTTGAAGGATATGATGCTTTGAGTAACTTTAGCATTTGGGTCAACACTCGCTGCTGCCAGCCAATCCTTTTTAATAAATTCATAATTAAAAATAATATCGGCTTTGCGGGGAATATCTAAAATATTCCCATATGAGTGTGCCACACTCTGCAAACATTCATTGATTCGCAGATTAAATGCTTTGTTATAAGATGTTTGATTAAGAACCATCGGCTTCAGTAGAACTTTCCATAAACGTTCTAATAAAGAACCCGACATGTGACAATTCAACAAACGATGCATTGGGTGCTGGATCAAATACAACCTTAGCTAAGTGTTTGTCATTAATAATTGCCGTAACACTCTTAAAGTTGTGAACCGAATCACGCCCCATCATGATGCACTTACCGGTGGGAAGACGCTCAAACATAATGTTTTCAAGCTTCTTGTCCCCACCAATGGGTTCAGCCGGATTATACTCAAAGAATATCATATCATAGCCGTGGTGTTTCAAAACCTCAATGTATGGCTTATGCCATTCTTCAACTCCAACACGGTCAATGTTTGCATGAATATCACCGAAAAGTTCAGATGGAATTCTGGTAATACTCGCAATGCATTCAGCAAATGAATTATCAACAAATTTGGTTTCAGCCGTTATCTCTTCAACCACATCACTGATCACTTCTTCCACATCTTCAATCACTTCTTTCTTTTTCTTACTGTTCTTACCTTTAGCCATTTATATTCTCCCATTTAGTAATATCATTAGCTGTAAACTTTTCTATAATCTGAACCCCTGCTTCTTCCAGCATGATTCTTGAATTTTCCTTTTGACGTTTAAAATCTGGCGTTAAAATAGAGCTTCCAGCCCTTATCGTCTTTTGATACTCACCATCTACTACTAGAATGTTTATTCCTGATTGTATAATAGCTCTGGCACAGTCGCAGCATGGCAAACAGGTCACATACATGACCATATCCCGTAAGTCTCTCCGTGAAAGGTATATTGCATTCCTTTCGGCATGTTCAGAGAAATCATATTTTTGTGGACGCTCTAGGCGTTCATCAGATTCTCTCACACCCTTTGGGAATCCATTATATCCAAAAGATATAGGATCACCTTCCATAGATGTAATAACCGCCCCAACCTGAGTTGAGGGGTCCTTAGACCATCTAGATACAGTTCTCGCCAGATGTAAAAATCTAACGCACCATTTTTCACTTAAAATGTTCATATGAAACATTATACCTCAAAATAACACTAAATACAATAATGGATGAGTATATTAATCTAAATGATTTGGTTGGCAAATCATTCCCACTTTTAGATGGGACTTCTGCAAACATATACATGCTGTTTGACGCTAAACCTGTACCCTTCTTTTTAGTAAAAAGAGTTGGTGGTAGCACGTTGGTATCATTGAATGTGTTTGAGTTATTTGAAATACTTGAAGCCAATAAGGTCAAAGATTTCAATTCATAGCATTTTAATCATTATATCGATAAAAAACGTGATCATCGATAGCCACAGTTTTAACCTTTACATTTTTCCAGTGTGGATCAGCTAAAGTTGGGTTAAAATAAAATGTTGCCCCGTGAGTGGGGTCTTCCGGGCACAACTCCGTTTTACCATCTAAACAATTCATTAAAAATTTTCGCGCAATATATCCGGCTTCGTCCCATGCACGTAATTCTATTTTATTATTTGATGGACGATCTGGCTTTCGATCACAGAACCAACTAAATGCACATCGATTTTTAACCGGCAAACCATTTTTATAGATAGCGTGTTTCACTACCCCGCATATATCATTTGCATGGCGAGAGTGGTTAACTCGGTTTAAAGTAACCCATGCGACTGCGATCTTAGCTTCGTAGCCCTGATTGCGGGCTTCAAAAAATATGTTTTGTTGCAGACACAAAACCTCGCTTTCAGAAAAAAGAGGTTCTAGCCCCACCTTGGGTGGAACTTTACGAACAGGAAGATTGAGTTCCGCATCAGACACGGGAACCAAATCCTCTTCGATGATATAATCCTCGTAAGGAATTGAGTATAAAAAATACGCAGCCGATAGCCATATCGACAAAAATAAAATTTTCATAGTCTTACCTATTGAGTGAAAGTTTTAATACTTTACCAAATAAATTGATCTGTGTCAATCAATAATGTACGGATGATAAATTGCTAGGGTGCAAGCCCCACCAATAACGATGACAATTAGCAAAGTAATGGATAGGTTCTTCACATCTTCCCAAAAATAATCGCTAACGTAATGATTTAATTTAAGTTTTTTGAACATTTCAGTTCTCCCATAATAGCACTGGCTAGAGAATTCCCTAGCCAGCGTTATTTTCAAATTTACTACTTGTATTTATCTAATCTTCAAATACAAGATGTTTTTCTATATACCCTCTATTCTTTGTAAACACTGGAATTTCGGGATCGATTCCAAAAGTTCTACGATCTTCATGTAAAAATGACTTAATAGCAAACCCTCGCTTGTGCCAAGTCGGAATATCATTCCAGTTTACTCCATGCACATTCATTAACATGTCCTGAATATTAGACACATTTTTACCATTTAATTCCTTGTGGGAAAAGTATTCCCTTCCCAGCATCTGAATGCTATTTCTGGTTGCATCCTGTTGTCGCCAGATGAAATAATTTGTAACTTCTTCAAAAGGCAGATTGAACGCTCTTGCATCAAAAAATGCTGGAGACTCAATGCCTCTCATTCGAGCCTCTTCGTTGAAGAAGTATGTGAACATTGATGCCGCAACACTTGTGATTTTTTGAGTGTTATAATTAAACCATGCGTGGGTCGTTAACTTTTTCCAATCAGTAATTAAGATGGAAACTTCATCTGATTGCAAATATGCAAACGCGGCACCCTGAATTTCTTGAATCAGGCTGAACACGGAGTTAGCAAAGATTTCCTTTAAGCGATTACTGAACGCTCCTTCATCATTATACAGTTCATGACGAGTATAAGTATGAAACGCCTTTCCATCTAATCGCATAATAACAGGTGTACGGCGCATCAGTTGCACTCGTGGTACAACCTCATAGCCTTTCATGCGGTCACCTAAATTTGTTTTATCCATTTTTTATCCAACCTAATCTCTTAAATAAAATCTGCAATGTTGAAGCATATAATAACACACCATAAACTATAAGTCCAATGGATATGGTCATTATTCCTACAAAACCTAAGATATTACTAAAAGCGGCTGGTAATAAATGAAAAAGTCCTAATGGGGCTAGTGCTCCTACTAACATTATAAGAACGGAAAGTAAGAGCAGTTGAGTAAAAACCATTACGAGTTGGGTCCGTATCCCCGATCATCTTCATTTAATAAATCGACTAAATCATCTTCATCGGAAGATTCAACTTTAAATAGGTCTTCATCAAAATTAATATCTATAACGGTAAGCATACATAACGCGGCTGGAATCCACCCATAAAAGAAAAATATGGTTGCCGAAATAACGCCAACATATAGTAGCCTGAACCATCTGAATTTGAAATCAAAATCAATCATACAACTATTTATAACCCATTGATGATAGTTCATCTATAATATCAAGCATCACATTGTGGGCACTAACATGTTCCTCAAATCGTAAACGTATTGTAGATGGGGTAGAAGGAGACCACTCAACCGATGCACCATCTATTGTCTGAAGGTGATTATGCGCAGCCCACACAGCTTGAGTCAGGCTCAGATGGGCGGGACAGTCTTCAATGACAATATCGAACACTCTAAAAACTTCTTTCATGTACATTTAGTCTTCCTCTTCATCCCACTCATATTCTTCCGGGAAATTGGTGTACTTGTAATATTCACAAACAGGGCATTCCTTTGATTCACCCTCTTGTATATACTTACCATGTATTTCACAAATATATTCTGAGCCTATCATGGGTTCCACCATTTAGTATATCCTGTTGCTGAGGTAGTAACGGCAGTTAATTTAGAATAAGATGATGCATTAGTAGAATCCCACACCAAATAATCATCTGATCCTGATGAAAACATCGTACTAGAGCGATTAATCCAACTCTTAATATATTCTGGCAAATCATCGACTAATATTAAAGATTGATCGGACTTAATGAAATCTCCGATGTTTACTTCATCATTATATAATTTCTGTATGATGCGTTCAGCTTCATTCTCAGCATCCTGTTGTTCATATTCATCCTCGAAAAATATTCGACATATTTCACCATCTATGCCCGCATATTCCGCAAATATGACAACCTCATCATCTTCATAATCCCACCAAAAATTAAATTGTTCATTTTTTAATTTATTAAGCTCATTGGACCATGGTGAATTAAAGGGAAAAGGGGGTTCTTTTTTCAGATCATCTATCTCAAACTTCCCTGCAATTTCTTCTAACGCCGCCTTCTGCAATTTTCTGCCGATATTTGCTTCAATATAATCCTCTATAAATTTGGGATTTTCACAAATTAAAGTGGCAAGCATATCAACCATTAAATGTTCTATAATGTTTGGCACATCTTCATTTTGAGTCAATACAGAAAAGGTATCAACCACTGTCCCATGCGATACACCAAGTGATATTTTACGATTTGATAGATCGCTTAACAGTCGGGTAAGCAGGGAGCTACGAGCAAATTCAGTCGTATTCATACCTGTGAATGTTAGGTCGGAGGGGGTTATGTCATCATGCCATTTATTCATGGCACAATTATACTACGATAATCTTAGGAAATCAAATCTTTTTATTTGCGATCTTAGCCAGTTGGCCTGAATATTTTAGCATTTTTTTACGAACGTGCATTAATTGCTTAGGCGATAGGAACCCACGATCTTTGTAAAACCTAGCCATCTTTGAAAGCCATTCAGCATCTAGACCGTTAAATCCAACATTATTATAATGTGCAGTCATGTCATTTGCCTGCTCATCCTCTGTTTGCTTGTTGTAGATTGCTAATAGTGCACGAATAAGCCATCGGTCATCTGTTTTAAGCTTTTCTTTGATTTCATCTTTTGTCCAAACCTTAGCTTCCTCACAAAGAACTATAAAGGATTCAAACATTTTACCTTTATGCTTTTGGTTCTTACGAGGAGTTCTTTGGGCTTTCTTCTTATCTTTATGAGTAGAAGCTTTATTAATGCCCATATTTTTAGCTACGGGGTTACGCTTTTCTGGCTTTTTGATGTCTTTGAGTTTCATGTGAGTATTTATACATTTTACGATACTTGAATAAAAATAGAAAAGATGCTGCCCCGAATAACATAAGCCAGATAAGAGAATATATGGGTATTACGTTTTCTAAGCCGAAAATTGTACCCAGCGAGACTGCTACAAAGAAATGCCACGATGTTAGAATATAATCATCGATGAAATTCATTAGATTTTTCATAGCAGCAAGTCTACGTCTTCCTTCACTCGCTTTACTTCACCGCGCAAGGCACTAATTTCTTTATTTTTGGTATCCAAAATACTCTTCAGTTTCTCAACTTGATTGGAGAAAACCCACACAAAGAATATTTGAACAATGATGCAAGATGATATCAAAAAGGAAAGGAATAGCATACCATTCCCTATGATATCGCGTATTGAAGCACTATCATTGTTATAGCTGGTCATAAAGCTTAAAAACGTTACGGCAAGCATAACAGTTAATGCTATGGTTATGATGGTTGCTATAACTGCGTATCTCATCACATATTCCTGATAAGGCAATTCATTCGTGTGGTCATTTTAGCTTCATTCAATCGCATCTTGGTGCCTTCAGTTGGAGGCTCGTGACCAGCATCAGTCCAACATTTAACACAGTGCCAGTTGTTTCCATCCGATATGAGAGGCTCAAATTCGGTATCGTCACCACATACTCCGCATGAAAGATTATTAGCCACGGCAATTGTGCCGTCCTCACACTCTATGGTGCCAGTTTTGGTGTAGTCGGTTATAATGTTAAATTCTTTTACATGCATAATGATACACCATAATATGTTGGAAGTGGAATGTCAAACTTTGCCGTCCAAGAGTGGTAGCATGTGCATCCGGGATAAGATACATCATCGGGATGCTTCTTGTGGTGTTCACAAACCTTGTGTGTTTCCTCTACTTTCATATTTTTTGGAACATTATAAATCATTATCTTCCCCCTATTTTTCTACGAATTACAATCCACAGCATAATGGAAAGGGATATGGGCCATGTTGCTCCCAAAAATAAACACGTTCCGGCTCCCCATCGCTGTCCACCATCATATGCGGCAATCAGAAGGGAGGTTACTATGGCAATCAATACATAAATTCCGATTTGTAAAAACATCATCCAAATTTCTCCAAAAGGTAGACCAATAATGTTATAATTATGAGCGTTACACTTAAAATTATAAGGACTTTATTGGTTGTACTTGATTCTCTGCTCACAAAGGATGAGCGATCTTTAAAAAGTACATACGTTGTTACTGAACAGCTTAGTAATGCTAGAACTATAGACAGTATCAACATTATTTGGACTAATTATACAATATTAGGAGGTGAGATGCAAACTATTCTTCAACTTTTTTGAGTTTATCGTAATATTTTGGGTCTTCGGCTAGATGATCTAATGCAATCTCCTTAGCTACCTTTTTATCCGATGTGTGCTCAAATTCTACTTCAATGCCCATGTCAAGCTGAGATTGAAGTTCCTCTTTTGAAAGGTCATACTTTTTTACCAAATCATCAAGAGTCGGTGTTGGTTTATCCAATGCATCTTTGCATACTTCGTGTAGTTTCATAATATTATTTATTAAAAGTCCGGTTCTTTTGCATAAGATTCAATAGATGCGATAACATCATATTGAATGGCTTTGTAATCTTCGGGTGTTAAGCTTTCTATGTCCAGCTTTTCCTCAACGTCAATTAATCTCTGTGCAAATACATTTTGAAACGCCAGTAAAACTGAACTGTCTTTAAAAAGTGCGGTAGAAGCTACTCTTAAATTATTATAAGCTATTTGAATGTTGAGAAGTTTGGGAGCAATTACGAATTTAAAAAATAGATATGATCCTATGATGCCCCCGGCTACGCCAAGTATGGTTCCTGTTATAAATCCTTGCATATTAATCCTCGGTTATGTAATAGATAACTTTTTGTGTGTGCTTATTAATGAGAAGAATCCCGTAATAGTCTCCATCTCGGCATGAGGCCATCGTAAGGTCTTCCTTATTTTTAATATCAGGTAAGTAAATCTGCACATCTTTTACAATAGTAACACCGCCATGGTCTTTACAATAATCTGCAAACAGGTTTCCAAGTGAGGCATTCAGGCCGTTAATTTCTTCTTTCATAGCGTAGGAATTATAAAATCCCAACCATGTTAAAATGAAGAAAACACTTAACAGTAGATAAAGAATGCTGGTTTTCACTGCTCATTCCTTATTTTTTCAGCTTCTGCGACCATCGCATCACTGATGACTTTATGGGCCACAACTCTGGCTTCCTTTAAAGCGACATTCATTCGCTCCATGCAATCGTTACACATGCCATCAAGGTTTTCAACATCTTTCAACATACTGGCGGGGGAATTTATCTGGGTTGTCTTTTTACCACAAAGGTCACACTTTATAATCATTTTTCATATCCTTAATATAATTAATACTCAGCTTCAAGGTCTCAGCCAAGTCCTTTTCCAGTTCTGTACGCTCACTTGAATTGATAATCGTATCCAATTCTTTAATCATTTGTGAGTACACGGTCATATTTATCTCATTATTTTTATTCAAGGGTGAATTCATCTTCGAATGTTACAGCATTATATTCTATTAATATCTTGATTACTTCGTCCATAACATCATTATAATGAACTCGTTTACTCTTTTTTATACCAAATCTAGCCATTGCCGTGGATTTAGCATCTTTATATTTTTCTAAACTGACAAGTCCCAGATAAAAATCTGTGCTTAATTTGCAATCACTTTTCATTAATGTGCTCTGACCTCTATTTCTCTCTCATAACACCATGTGCATTTACCATTACACCCTGATGGACACTTGGCAGTCTTTAATAACTCAACACAATGGGACAATCTGTACTGTAATTCTTCGATGGTTGCATTAAGCTCACGTATCGTTTTCTGATAGTTTTCGCTCATGACTATCCTCCATTTCTTTTCATACTTATCCATGCCACCAATCGGTAGCTAGAGAACTAACGGCTAATACCTATAGATAATAATCCAATGACATGGGTGTAGTAGAGGGTTCCTCGTGTACATCAACGTATCCAATTACGATACGAGTTTCTTCCTTTCGTACAACCTCAGTGCATTCAGCCGTTTCGCTTGAAGGTTTGGGTGATAACCAACGGGGTCCATGTGACCCCTCTATATAATAAGCCTTATACAGTTTATCATCCATTTCGAATACCATACTATAATGGGGTCCACTATGAAGATTTTTTTCTATTATTGCTTCATATTCACCATTTTCAAGCACACTATTTAAAATATCTTTACTAATTTCCATTATTCGGTACCTCTTAGATATTTAGTATTATCCTTCCAATGTGTTACATCAGGAAGCTCCATCATGAGGTTAATATCAACGAACATTCCATTTTCTCCTTTACCCGGATGCCACGTTGCTTCGTATTCATGCTCTTCATTCAATAAAACTTTGTATTTCTTTATTTTAACGGGACGTTCTTCGTCAATATTAATCCAATCAGACATTGTTTGCCTCCATAACTCGCTTCCTTAAATCGGAAGTAGAAAATCTATGATCCCTCTTGTTGAAGAATAAGTCAATACCTCTTTTTCTGCAAATTGCTTTACCGGTAAAATCTTTTTCTCGGTATTCCTCGCCTAGTATTCTGACATCAATATCAATCATTTGCAATATATCTTCTAAATCCTTTTCAGTTTGATAGGTTATAATTTCATCAACATATTTGACAGCAGATAATTGAATATATCGCTCAACCAATGTTTGCACGGGAGAATTTTTTTCAGAGCGGTCAACAGATGGATCAACTTGGAGTCCACAAATCAGGTAGTCACACTGTGCTTTAGCTTGTCGTAACATGATAATATGCCCGGAATGTAATAAATCCCATGTACTGCACGTAAACCCTATTTTCATAAATATCTACCTCTACCCTTTTTAATATAGTAAGTTATCATTGATCCCGTTACACCAAGTTTCTTCGCTGCCTCTTTTCTACTATTATACTTTTTACCATCTAGGATTAGGGGTTTCATGCATTTTTTATTTGGAATACCCTTCCTCTTTTCTGACGCAATTTGGTGATTAACTTTCCATGATTCCGGTCTATTTTTAGCCGCAATTTTATTACTTTTTGATATTTTCAATTTAGTTTCATCAGTATGTGCTTTAACCCCGCCACACCTTTTACCTTTTTTTGCCTCACTTATAGCTTTGCCCCACTTTTTCCTATCTTTACGATCCCATGCTTTCTTTAAGGATATAGACCTTTTTTTAATCACCTCTAATTTATGATCATCTGACGCATGTAGTAGAGTGTTCCCTCCTGCTCCACCTTCAGCTATGTTATATTCCGGATTCAATACACGTATTAATATTTTTTCTGATTTATTAATATCTTCTTCATTGCAACATTCTTTCAAGAGTACAGTGTTAAAGTTTTTAAGTCCGTACTTCTCTATAGCCTTTTTTAATATAGTGCCTGATCCATAATATGTTGAATCAAACGCACCATATCTTTTTCCAATATATTTCTTATCATTAATCAGGTTTGTTGTTATATAGATATACCCAAACATATAAAGACTCCTCTTTCTGATTATATTTATCAGAAGTCCAATATGTTAAATCAAACGTTGAGCATGTGAAGCCAACCTTACTCATTTAATTCATACCACACGCTGATATGTGTATCATTAATTTCAAATGATGCCCCATCTTCATCCCATGTATACGGAATATCCCCAAGAGAATCATATGTTTCTAATAGGTTTCCAGTATACGGAGAAAACAAGCCTATGACCCGTTTAATGCTATCATGAGATAGCCCCATCATGATAGCCCCGGCAGGAATATCTTTTCCTTCAAAGAAAACATCCCATAACTCTGCTAAGTGAACCTTCTTTTCATCAGATTTGCGAATATAATCTATAATTTCTTTATAAAAATCATCCATTTATATCAACCCTTATAAGCTTTTGCCATATATCCAGCTAATGTAGTTGCCAGATCAATATCATACTCGGGACTATCCTCATCACATCTGTCGGTATTTTCGAACACCCATTTCAAATAGCCGAAATCAAGTTCGTCCAACCGTTCCCCAGCATGTTTACCAAATCCGGGCATGTATTCCAACATTATAGGTGGCTTCAGCCAATCTTTTAGTTGTCCAAAGTATGGTTTATCCTTATCCAATATATTAGCCTCTTCTAATATGTCGATAATGTCCTCCAAAAGAAGGCCATTGATGTACGAATCATATCCCGCTCTGTGAGGCTCGGTTGGAATTTTAACAAATTCACATAGCTTGCGCCTGTACCGTAGATAGGCAAGGCTTAATGATTTATACTCGGGACGATTAACATATAACTTTTTAGCCATACGATAGCTGCATAGCCAATTAGAAGAAAGTGCTTCAAATGTCTCGGGATCAACATAGTTCTTTAATACCATGCTGTCATATTTGACATTATGTGAAATTAATATATTCCTATGAGGCTTTATAGATAATAATCCGAAATTATCAAGACTGAATGGGCCGTAACCTTTTAGCATTGGCTTCGTAATGTTGTTTACAGCGGATGCTTCGGCTGGAACATCTGGAGCTTTACAGTCGTGCAACATAGAAGTTGCCACAGTCCAGTTCCCATCTTCGTATACACTTATGCCTTGCTCAATGATTTCAGCTTCTTCGGGTTCTAAGCTCGTTGTTTCAAAATCAATACAGGCGCATTGATTTAAAAATTGTTCTCTATGTGTAGTCATACCGCCATTATACGGTATGACGTATCAGGTGTCAACTTATTTAGATTTCTTTTCTGCTTGAGCGTCAATCTTTTTAATAATGTAATGAGCAACTTTTGAAATTGTTTCAATGTTGTTCTTGATTTTTTCACCGGTTGCTCTCCACAAAGCAAGATATTTAGTGTGATGCTCAACTGGAAGCTTATAATGCTTCAGGACAACATATGACACACTCTCGGCTTGTAGTTCTTTAAGTTTCCTGTTTCCAGCGGCCTCATCACCAACATAAAACTTGGAGCGATCCTTCCAGTGCATTAATTCGTGTGCAAACTCATGAACCATCGTGGAAACTTCACCCACACCTTCTACATTCGATGTGATGTTAATATGTCCACCAGAACTGTAGCCCTTCTCTCCCCCTTTCGCATCATCAGAGGTTATATCAATGCCTTCAGCTTCTGCTGCCTTGACAACCAAATTGAATAGGTCTTTAGCCGTTTCACTTGGAGTATTGTCACCCCACCACTCTGGTTCTTCAGGAGCCTCACCTCTTTCATCTATAGCTTCCGTGTCCTTAATATCAAACACGCTGCCAACAATGAATCTTACTGGCTGAGCTTTATCATCCTCATCCACATCATCATATTTTGGATTGCGTCCCTTTGGGAATATAGGTACGAGAATCTGCATACCTTTAGCGCCCTTCTTAACCTGACGATGCTTTTTCCTCCAGTTTTTATAGCTAGCAACCTGAGTTGCATCCGGGTTCTGAATATAGATTAAAATCTTATTGAAGAAACTGTACTGATAAAAATTAGAGAAGAAATCCAAATACTTACGTATTTCTTCGGCAGCAGCGGCTTCATCTGTAGCACTTGCCAAGTCATCAATATAACCCTGAATCATATCGGTTAATCTCCCCTTCTTAGGGTCACTGGTAGCATCACCGATAAATTCCTGAACATCTTCCAGTTTATTAATCAGGTATTCTGTTTTGTTAATTGTGGTTAATGTAGACTTGGCTTTTTCAAACTCAGAATCACTAATAGTCCAGTTGCCACCAGACCATTTAAAACCAGCAGACTTAAGAGCATCTTTATTGCGATACGTTTCTCGGCTTGCCTTTTTGGGGTCAGTTTCGTCGGAAGCCACAGCGAGAACTCCATTTTTCTTATCATGGAGTAATTTTAGTTTTTCAAATAGAATTACATTTATAGACTCAGACAATTCCAATTCACGCTTGCTTTTGCGTCTAGCAGCTTTATTTTGGAGTTTCTTAGACTGTTTATTGATTTTATGGGAAAGTCCCATGGGTCTTTTCGTACCCTTTTTTATCGCGGCTCGTTTTTCACCGCCCATGACTTCATTAATTTTCATAGCAAATCCTCGGATTATTATCCGTATTTATAGAAAGCTATGTGGTTGGAGATATAAAATTTGCCAATGTAATCAATACCCAAAGAAGTGTCGCCCCTATAAGTACGGGCACGGTTTGCTTTTTAAAGTCATACCCAGCCATTAACATTACACCAGCTAATAATATAAGACTTGCCAGTAATAACACCCAACTAAACATCTTTATTCTCCAGCTTATCTAACCGCTTTTTAATCTCTTCAATTTCTCTTTCCAAATCGGGGGGATCGGGAAAAAAGTCAATGCGTCCATGAACAGAGGGGTTGCAATGTTCACATCCGGTTGCTGTTCTATTATGACAGAATGCACAATATGTATCAGGAAACATTGTTTTTACCTCTCGTCATCTTCATGGGGAAGGGCCGCAGCTTTTACCATTTCTTCATGAATGATCCACTTTCCGAATCTCCATTCAACTGGATTGCCGTTTTTATCAATACTATATCTCTGACATCGCTTTATGTCACGAATTCGCTTATGAGCACATTCCAATTGCTTTTCTCGTGTTTCATATAAAGCTTTATATCGTTTGGTTTCTTCTTCTTGTTCTTTTAATAATCTAGCCCAGTCTAATTCATTATTGTTATGGATAGTCATGCGTAAAGCTCCCTATGGTATATACTTGTGTAAATCTATGTGGTTTTAATCCAGCCTGAATTGTTTGTGCAGAAAGTATTGCCTTTTCCACCCTATCAACCTGTCTTCTAACAATTTTGCGCTGTGAATATTTCCTAGCTATAAAAGACTCTAATGCTGAATCCTTATCTGGACATGCAAAACGCTTCCTAGCACCTTTTAGTACAAATTTATCATTGTTTCCAAACTTTAACCAAACACCTTTCGGGGTATGCTTTAATACTTCATACTTTGTGCAGAGCACATTTCCATCATAGTCATCATCATATCTGTACCAAACTTCTAAAGTTTTATTAGCCATTTTTATCAACCAGCCTCCTGTTTTTAAAAACTCTTAATACATCATCTCTTTGTATATATCTAATTGCAGATAACGGTGTATCATCACTCTCTTCAATCATATTACCTCTTGAATCTAGTACATAAACCTTGCACTTTTTAACATCCTTGACAACTTTAGATATATTCCTAATTTCATCATTTAGCCTTTTGGATTCCCCTAAAATCCAATCTCTTAGACTGGAAATGTCCTCAGAAATGACCGAAATTTTATTAGAATTCTTTAATCTTTTATTTTCATCGGTTAAAGTTTTAATTACATCTTCGTAATCACGAATTCTTTGCATCATTGAACTTACAAGATTGTTACCATCCGTACCAAAAATTTCATCAATTTCATCATACGTGGTTTCTTCTTCCACAACCTCATAGGGTCCTTTCTGTACCCGCTCTTTGTGAATAAACGGCCTATTCTTTGTTGGGTTTCTCAACTCTTTAACAATCTCCATGGCTTCATCGAATCCTTCTAAATCCTTTTTAGCTTTTTCTATTGCAGACTTGAAGGGGTTGTTATTGCCCTTTTCTTTAGTCATTAAACTTTCTCCAGTAATCTTCTAATTTTACTATATGGTACAAATGGAACGTTACCACCAACGGGCATTTGTATAGTAACGGGGTCACAGTTGCGTAGAATTTCTATAACCTCTTCCAGTTGGGATATTCTTTGGTCCATTTTTTCAAATCGCTTAACGACTCTATTAGCATGTTCAAACATGGGCCACAGTCTGGTCCCATCGGGAACTCCCATATATTCATCTATAAAAGCAATAAGAGCCTCATTTTCTTCACGAAGTCTGCGATTATAGTCAAACACCGCCTCTTTCAAATACTTACGCTTATGCGGGTCTTCCCAACTTTCATCAAGATATTCAGATAGTGGTCTTATTTTATCCGTCATGTATTGCCTTCCATGCCTTATCCCGTTGACCCACTTTAAAACTAACCTCTCTCATGTTTCGAACCCTGAAAAACGATGGTTTTGAAACATTCTCATCGAACCAATTGGAGATAACTTCTTCCAATTCGTCAAGTTGCTTCATGGTTACATCATCCAGATAACCTTCTGTAAAGTCATCTAAATCATCATATGCCGCATCAGCCATTTGTTCGACAATATAGTGAGCATTAATGTAATCCCGGTGATTAACTTCATCAAGTTCACCAACCCATATACTTACAATCTCACCATCTTCACGAAGGTCTTCAACTTCATCACATACACAATCAAATTCGGTGTCAAAGAACTCACCGTTTGTGCTAAAAACAATGTAACCATCTTTATACATCAGGGTTCTCCTTGCGATAGTTCTGTTCAGCGATCATTAGTTCTTCAACATATGTTCCTCTAATCTGCTCTTGGGTTTCCAAAATAGCAGCAATATGCTCATCAGTTAAGTCTTTCAATGGGATTCGCTTAAACGGACCTTTTCCATCCTTACCCCATGATCCCCACCTGAAAAATTCACGGCGAATTTCATGATCCTCATCCATTGTATGAATGATATATTCCTCATCACCCCATGCAGAAGATCGAACATAATCATGCCCCCCATCTAGCATGTACTCACGACCATTGGCATCAGTATGAGTCACATAATCATGTCGATGGGTACTTTCAATAATAGTCCCATCGGGGGTTCGCATTGCACTATAAATCATTTGTGTCATTTCAATCTCCTATTAATTATGTGGAGGCCCTGACGCTTGACTCAGGGTTGAAACTGTAACCGTAGTAGTAACAACCAATCGCCCCAAGCCATCGCATGTTGAACATGTTTCCGTAGCTGAGTCGTGATAGAGACCTTTATGATAGTCATAAAGCTCTCCGGGTATTTCACGTTCCCCAGTGCCATTACAGTCCCAGCAAAGTACAACCTCTCGTTTTGTGCTCATCATATTGTCCTGAATCGTTCCATTGGAATTTTACAATTGTTACTCAATACGAATACCCGACTTGGGGGTAATCCCTTGAATAACACTAAAGTAGTATAACCTAATTTGACTGACTGTGCAATAGGCCAGAAAGATTGTCTGCCATTTAGAATGCAAGCCAATTGATTATTTTCCGCCTCACTCCAGTAAAATGAACGTAGATCATGAATGACAAACTCAAAGCTTTTTTCTAATTTAAACAGTTCTCGGATATCATCATATCCAGAAAGCATGTCATTGATGTTGTCCTCAATCCACTCGGGTGGATGTTCATATTCTTCATCGTATATCTTCATTTAGCCTTTCCATTGGGCTTAGGGTTAAAATATTTTTTACTGGCTGGAACAATGAATCTTCCAAAAAACTCTTCCTTGCTCATGACTCCCGGTTTAGGGTGGGGGACCTTCTTCTTCATATTGTCTCTCATACTCTCGAATTCTCTGCTCTTGCTCTTCCTGTTGTCGTAAAAAATCTTTGTAATATCCATCACTTCCATATTCTGGATCGCCATAGCACATTGAACATGTGCGTTGACCATCTGGAACCCAACTTCCACACATAACACAATCAGCCATTTCTATACTCCTCAATTAATTCACGAAGTTCTTTTGAACAATCATTGCCATCCAGACGAGGTTCTCGAATTCCCGGAAACCACACTGGATCATACTTTTCAGCGAGTCGCCAATTCTCTGCCATGTTTTCTAGGCGATCAAGAAGTTCTTCAATTCTATTCATTGGAATAAAACCTCATTTGTTAGAATTAACTTAAACAAAACATATGTGACAAACGCATGTCCTCCAACTATAAGAATAATTCCCAACGGATTAGCAAGCCACATTATTTTATGTTCTACAACTTTTCGAATAGAGTCTACCGATCCCGATAGCCAAACAACTGAAAAGAATAAAAGGGCTATTACCCAATCCACCCAATCATTCAGTGTTGGAAACTGATTCATAAACTGCTCTACAGATTCTTGCATAATTTTAATCCTCCACGAGATTAAATCATATCACACCTGTTGACAGTAAGCAAATACAATATTACACTGAAGGAAATAGGAGATATTAATATGAAAAGAATGACGGGTGAAAGATATAATGATTTGGTTGAAGCGATAATCAATGAGGACATGAGTGATAATCTTCGTCCCATGATTATAGAGTTTATGGAGGGATACTCAACAGAGTTCGCTTTTACAAACAACCTACTTAATGATCTGGGAGCACTTTTGGAAAATGCACAACAAACACCAATGGCACCTCCCGGAGTAAAGCATGTCTGGGCTGATGACCTGAACGGAGTAATTGAGGAATATACAAGTTATTGATTTTTATATTAATTACCAGTAATGGAAGAGTGTTAGTGCCAGAGGGGTTCTTCTAGTTTTTGAAGTGCATCTTCTACTTGATCTTCAAAGTCATCATCTGTGTAATATTCATCTCCATCAATCCAATCAATCACATTCTTTCCATCAATGGGAGTAAATGCGACTTGATCCGCAATTGCATCTAAACTATTGGATGCTAATAGTCGGGGACAATGTTTTTCCATGTGACGTTTCATATGGGGCTGATTGAGATACTGATAAATGTCATTAATTATTTCTTCACGATCTGCTTCTGACGCTCCCGCACGATGATGACCACTCAAGTCATCCCAGTCATTCCATTCATTTAATACTTGATCAAGTTTCATTATAAACTCCTTAAATCGCCCTCAAGCTTAATGTTATCGTTTAACTCTTCCGATTCAAACCAGTCAGTAAATGCATCCAAAAATTGTTTACCAGCATTAATATCTGTATTATCGGGTCGTGTGGGATCAATTCCGAATTTCCTCGGATCGGGCATTCTAGAAACAACCTCTTGCCAATCTGGGGGGAAGTAGTATTCTTCCCAACGAAGATCGTCAAATTTCTTATTGAACTTTTCACTGCCTAGTTCATATAAATCTTTTCCGATGCCATCAAACCAACTATTATGTTTATCAACACTGTCAAAATTTTCGAACCAGAATCCATTTTCTCTAGATGAAATGGGCAACCATCCATAATCACCATCTTCATCTTCCCATTCATCTTCATACCATCTTTCATTTAAAATTTGATCAAGTTTCATTTTAAACTCCTTTTTTATATTTATTCTGTAACAAACTCTTTATAAATTTTCCACTTGAGGTCAGGCTCATCTTTATACTTCCATGCAAACCTGACAAGTGCATCACGATTGTCCCACCATAGATGGATACCATCATTATCATGCATACCACACGCATTGCTATAATCACAGTTTTCCAATTCAGCCTTACTTACAATATACAAAAAGGCATATTTACGCCAATCCATCCTGCGGCTATTATTAGGTTTGCAAATTGCGTTAACATTTTTTACGACACATTTTCTGGCCTTAAACATTTTCTTCTCCTGCTAAAATTAACGGGGTGAATTATAACACAATGGTTGATATGAAGCAAATGATGTGGTATGATACTGATCATGAAATCTTTTTAAATAAAGGAAATTAAACATGGTAATTATAGAAGGTGGTTTTGATCCACGACACGAAGAATTTATGACTCTACTGAAGTTGTGCAAGAAATCCCCCGAATGGGCAGCTAACCGTTTGCAGGTAGAGCGCAAGGAATTAAGAGAACTGAAAGAAAAGATTCGTTATGCGCAAGCAGAGTTCGAAGAATGCTGGGAAAAGGGGCGTTTGAGCATTGACTGCAAAAACGCCATTGACGCATTAGGTGAATAGAAAAATAACTATTTAATTTGACAGGTTGCCTTGTTTGAAATGGCAACCTCATCTCCATTTTCATCAACAAAGATTAGCTGATTTTCCCCACTGTCAGGGTACTCAAGTTGTGTTCCAATTCCATCATACAAAGAAAGTCCATCGATCTGACAAGTGATGTGATATGTTTTAACATCCTTCTTGACCATGAATATAAATGCTGCTAGTACAATTAAGAATATAATAACGATAGGTTTCATTGACTTTCCTCCCAAGCGGCTTTAGCTATAATACGTAAATCTTTCTTTTCTTCATCCGTAAATTTATCTGAACAGGTTAATGAATTTCCCGTAAAATCTATACCTTCACACTCACCCACATGATTAATGTATTTTTTAAACAATACCATTTTCTCGTTGAGATATCGAATGGTAACAGCCATACAATAAGGGCACTGTACTACCATTTCACCATCTACTTCCTTACGCGGATGATCCTCTTTGGCATAGAAATCATGCAAGGGGTGATTATCACATAGATAATGAGTTGGTTCTCTCATAATTCTAGTCTCTCTAATATTTATGGCACAACTTTAATATCGAAGCACATCCTCTGACGCTTTGATTTCCACCAATTTCCGATAAAAGATTCACTATCAGATCGGTGCTTCTTGATAAATGTAATAAGCAGTCCAATAATTACAATGGGTGTAGTCATCAGACCCCCCATCAATGATGTAATCCAAAAAAGTGCAGATGGCGTATTAAATTCCCTCACATACAAATAGAAATCCGTAAAATACTGAGGCCCAACAAAAAAATCAAGCACCATTACAGAAGAAAACAGGGATGTCCATGTGATAACAATGAGGGATAAAAACATAAATGAAGTAAACACAAACTGGGCAATGAAATCAACCATTAACTCACAAATGTCTGTCCGTCCCCTTGTAACACTAAACGTCCCATTCAATAAGAAATCTGCAATAATTGAGTTTGAAGCACTAAGTTCTTTCATAAGTCACTCCGTGATAAATTGAATGGTAAAAGGTGCATTATGAAACAACATGTACCAACCGAAGGCCAACACAATGCCGAAAAAAATAAAGGCGAAGGCATCAAATCCAATAATTTCCATTTTAATCTCCTAACTATAGTGCCATAAGGATGCTATCAAACCAGCAAGAAGTGAAATAAGTGAACCCATTATTACAATCAGTGAAGGTGTCGGATAGGTCATTACTAAAAATATAAAACCCTTTATTAAATAAATTCCAGCAATGTAAAACAAGGCAAGACCGATAAACGCTATGATAAATTTCACCCAAAAGGGAAAATGTAATTTTGTGGAACTATAACCCAAATCTTCGTGCATAATTTACTCCTCTAATTTTACGTTAAAACGCATCTAATCATTTTCAAGTGGGGGAGGCACCTGTGAATCCCAAATTCCAGCAATTTCTCCAATTGCGATTATCTGTTGCAAAGAGAATTGACTTATCTGATTTGATAATAGATAATGCACTTCGGTCACCGTTAATTGAAGTTCCTCGGCTATTATTTTCGGATCAATTGAGTATAGATCGTCCCATTTTTGCATAAGGCCAAAAATTAAGGGAACAAAGAGATTACATTTTACAGTTATCTCGTCTTCTTTTTCTTTATCGATGGTCATTTTCTCTTTTAATATCCTATTTGTATTCTACAAGTGGGCATAATTTATCTCGCTTTGCTTTAACCCATTCTTTAAACATGTTATTCGATTTGTTTTTAGGGCGAAAAGTGGCTCTATATAAGTCTTCTATTGCCGAATAAGCCATCATCAAACCAATTGCAAAGATAAAAAATAATGACCCTATTCCCCATAGCATAAACATGGTAAACATGTTGTATACCCCACGTTGAATATCTTGTAAAACATTAAGACTGTCAGTTGTAAAATACATATGGGTGCCCACCAATAATACAAATAAAGCAGATACTACTGACATTATCAGTAATCCATAGGCAAAACAACAAGCAAAAAAGGATTTTACAAACTTATTAAATAAGGAGCAGATGTCTCGGGGCTGCTTCCAATTATCTGTTATGCTGTTTCGTAGTGCAAAATCGACAAAAATGTTTTTTGAATTTAAAGTAATCACTTTAGTTCCTCGTGAATATCACATTTAAGGTAATCAGGAAGGGGGTGACGCATTTCTCTTTTATTTCCATTGGTATCAGTAACGATATATGTCGCCTCACCGCTCATATGCATTACTCCATCACGGGCTGTTCGATTATCAAAATGCCAAACCTCGTTATCACGAAAATCTGTACACTTCACGATGGCGGGGTCTTCAACTTCTAAATCCATTTTACAACCTGTAAGCACTAAAAGTGTCAATAATATAATAAGTTTTTTCATTGTCGTAGTCTACCACATCATTGTTAATCAATACAAGTGTTCACTGCATAAAAAACGTTCGCCCTTATGGTTATTAACCTGATCATTTTGAAGAGCCAGTTGCATGGCTTCTTCCCGATCATAGAACCGACCAAATTGATCAATGAACCCCTGCTCCTCACGCCCACCTTCCGGAACACGACTCATCAATACACTATGACCTCGTTTCCATGCATCATGATCCTGTGCATCAAATGACCCACCAATTGCTGCCACCGCTGCTCTCATGATGTTGTCATGATGTCGTGCACCAGTGATGATTGTATCGCCATATCGATTTGCAGCACACACAATCCATGGGCGAGTGGTAGGAGTCCAGCCATTAATGCTTCGTTCATCTTCATGCTTCATGGAAACATTATATCATGAATTGTATTTTTAAACAATAGCTATAGTAAACGCACTAAATTGTATGAGCCAGCCTTATTGTATCTTTCTAAATTATATGTAAATTCATTTGTTTCTGGATTGTAGTTTGCTGTACCAAGAACTTCCAGATCACTTAATTCATTTTCATATACACGCTCACAAAACAGAACATTTTCTGGTGAATTATAAATCGTTAAATCATATGTCCCATCTTCCTTTCTTTCACCTTGACATAAGAACCATTGCTGATTGTTGCGAATTTGCCCACCCATAAAATTAGTCCGTGATTGTCCATAGGTATACCAGTACATAACACAGGTGTCGTTATGAAATTGAACAGAAAACCCTGATTTCTCTTTACCTTCTGGGTATAAAATGCCTGATCTTTCATCTTGATTCGTAAGAATTGGCTTCATCATAATTGAACCGCGCCCATAATCAGTCGTGTCATAATCAAAGACGATTCGATTTGGAGCAAGCGCTTCGATTGAATAGGTTCCGATATGAATATTTCGCGCTACTGTAGGATCATCAAAATAACCAAATTCGGTTCGATACAGATTACCTTCTTCATCTGAATAGATAAAGGTGGGTGGCATATTACTATCCATGCCAAATGTATACCAATACATTACTTGACGATCATTTTTTATATGTAAATCAATGCCTTGCCCGACCATATTGGAATTATACCAAATGCCGTTGAATGCTTCATTCAGTTCTAGCGTATTCTCTCTTTTGGGAAGGGATTGATCAATTATTAAATCGGAGGGGGTTTCGTCATCAAGATTATAATAGATATTGACTCTTGCTGCTTCATCTTGATACTCAACTGCTTCAACGCGAATATCCCCCAACAAATCCATTTGCTCTCCCGCTTGAATCATGGGGTTGATCAAAGCGGATCGTTTATGGTCCATCGGCTCCATACGATGAACATAAACATAATTGTTTTTCATGTGATCATGTCCACCCGCACGACCTACGTGCCAATGAATACCCTTCTTCTTTCGGATCGATACAACATATTTGTTCTCACCCTTTTCAATTACAGCATACTTGTATTCACCATTCTTCAATCCACTTTCAGGAAGTTCAGTAGGACGAAGAATCACTTGCTCAGTCTGGGTTACGTTTCGAATTTCACGATCTGTTGTTACGCCCAAAAAGATCATATCGGGGGCATTCAAACCGGGGTTGTTGCCATTTGAACCCATGACAGAAGTTTCATCTTTGTATTCGTAACTTTCCAACTTGTCGGGGAATCCATCATTTGCGTGATGAAGAGTCAGATTATGTCCAACTTCATGGATCATTGTTCTTGGCAAACAGCCTTCGTAAGTAACCGAAGAAGTACCACCCAAACCACCTTGTCCACAAATGTGTCTACCGTCTGGGGGTGCTCCACCATAAACAGCGGCGTGAGTTTCTTCGAAGTCTCCCTTATCAACTTCTCTTCGATCTCTTCCACCATAACCAGCAGTAGGGGAAGTATTCGTATTAGATTTATAGGCAAACGGCTTCGTTTTTACATCAAAGATATTTTCTGCATAGAAACGATAAAACCGCTGGAGTTCCAGCGAGTATTTTGAAATAAATCCAACAGCATCTTCTAGTTCATCATCAGTCGCACTGGTACCTAATTTTCTATAAACACCGATATGTAATTTTTTCTTATCCATGATCTTCCACCCACCATTGTTCTAGTTCTTCTGCGACTTCATATTTTTCTTCATCATATTTTCTGACATAGACACCGATGGGTCTATTGTATGGCATGTCAACCACACTCATACCACCATGATCAAAAAACAAAAGTTCTTTGTATTCGCCATCTTCCGTTTCCAACACATATTGAAAGCCGGGATCACGAGTATGCACCGTTACTGTTCCAAAAATAAGTTCTTTCATTATACTTCTCCCATTGAATAATAATATTTATTACCAAGCGGTAATGAATAGAATGAGGTTGCATGTAGAACGCAATTGGGTTATAATACTTTCACAAGGAGACATTAATGACTAACTACTTGTTCATGAGATGCAAGCGTGATCCCGATTGGGCCGCAAATGAAATTGAGCGTCTTGAAACCAAAGCCAATAGGACTTGCGAATACAAATTAATACCCAATCAACATTGGCTTGCAGAATGTGGCTACATGAAAAACCTTCCATCATCCCCTTATAGGTACTGTCCTTCTTGTGGGGGAAGAATCAAAGGAAAGGACGTTGAGGAAGACAGGATTCGTCAAAGAGAACTGATGGAGCGTTATCTGGAAGTACATCCAGAACACAGAGAAGAGTATGAAAAACACCTTGAGAAAATGGAGCAATAAACCATGGGACATTATGACGATTGTTATGACGCAGTAGAACGTGAACAGCAAGCAGCAATAGATGAATGGAATCGTAAGGAAATTAGAGAATTTATAGATGATGCATCATCTTATGAACTTGAAATGCTGGGAAACATTATTAAGCGGTTTGATGCATGGAAAGGCGTATTTGAAGTATTTAAGATGAGGAAATAAACAATGACTGATTTTGTAAGATTAAAGAATTGGGTGATTAAAAAGGATGCCATTAACCGTGCTAGTATTATCAATAATGAGATAACTGTATTCGGTGACGATATCAAAAAAATATTTGCATTCGATACTGAAGAGGAAGCAGAAAAGGCTTTTACTTACTTTTGCATGGAGCTAATGAGTTAAAATGAAACAACTGATTGATGACTATTTCAGCATTAAACAGAAAATCCATGATGCCTTTGGCTACGTGGAAAATTGGGTGGTTATTCCTCTAGAAGATAACCGTGATTATTATTGGGTTTATCAAGAGGGGGATGATGACGTTTTATTTGCTGAAAAAGAGGAGCATCTTCGTGATGCATCAGGTGGCGAATACTACAGCAACTCCATTTACCGTCAACGGTTTCTTAACAAATACGTTTATGAAGCGAATGGTTATACAATGATCTGTTGTGACACTCAGGTTGATGGTAATAAATTTCTGTGTATCTTTGATAACGCCAAGAAGATTACTCTCACTGAGAAAGAACTGGATACGTACTGGTAAAATTAAATGAGGAAGAAGATGTTTAGATTAAGAATGCTAGAACCCGGAGTTCCCGTTATCGTAAAGATTATTGACGATGAAAAATGTGATGGTGGTATCAAGGCAGGAAGATTAAACATTTTCTCTGCTGGTAATGGTGTAGGCAAGTCTGTGTTCCAAACTGATGATGTAAACACCGAATGTCCTATGTGTGATATGGAGAAGGGGCGTGAAGGCAGGTTACAGCGGTAGTTCCTTTGCATTCAACAGAACCGCACCATTGATACTCAACTCAGGTTCAATATCATCCATGTCACCGGATTGAACATTGTCCTTGGTAAATCCATAAGTGAGTAATGCCTGTCGAGGTTCATCCTCTTCCCAGCTACCGTTGCTGTAATAGTCGAGTGCATATTGAGGATCGTTGGTCACCCAGTAACCCCCGTTTGGAACATGATGCACTGCATTTAATTTCAATGGAAGGTGAACTCTTTTATCCGCTTGGGATTGTATGCGTCCATCATCCGTAAGATTGACCACACGGTAGCCAAGAAACATTCCGTTTTTTTGTTTGAATCCTTCGGTTATCAGTTCTTTGAGTTTCAAGTTTAAATTTCCTTTTTATAGATTTTGATATCCCGATCCGTTTCAGTGTGTTCATATCCATTACGGACCAGAAATTTTTCCATGGTATAAGGTGGAAGAACTTCACAGACATGAGTATTCACAAGTGGCTCATATTGATCAAAAGGAATACGGGAAAATAATTCTTTAGCCAGCCCTCGGCCTTCATAAGATGGATCAACAGCTATAGAAGAAGTTAATTCATTGTCATAGTGTCCATTGTACAGAACCCCCACTACTTTATCACCGTGAACCACTACCTCACTGATTTCATCGTTACGAAGCATACGAAGCCCCCGCTCATGCACAAGCTTCTCGGCCTGATCCATTAACTCATACATGTCATCCCGTTCTTCATGGGGTGTGACAAATTCAAGAGCTTCGTGTGATTCAAAAAGATGTTTGAGTTTCATATCATGCCCCCACTGCTCGTATGATGACCTCGGAAAGAACAATGATGATGACACCAATGATAATGGGTTTTACCCATGAGTTGGAAGTAAGTTTTTTTAATTGACCGGTATATGCTATAAACATGATTGTGATAATTACCACAACCCACTGCAATATTCGAAACAAATCATCATATGTTACACAATCGTTCATACATGTATTTATTGTTTGTTCTTAAACTTACAGTTATCGTTATGGTATCGTGTTATTACTGATTTTTGAGATTCGTGCCCGCACACCGTACAAATAGCCCGCATCTTTTTACGATACTCAGGGTCTTCCCATTTTTTTTTCATTTTTTTAGAAATATTCTCACGATATTCAGGGTCTTTCCATAGTTCTTTACTTCGAACTGCCATATTTTCAGCTTGTTTTTTTAGATACTCGGGGTTTTTCCACATAGCCTTTCGCTTCTTAGACATTTTCTTCTGATATTCAGGGTCTTTCCATAGTTCTTTGTGTAGGATCGACATACTTTCAGATTTCATCTGTCTGTACTCAGGGTCATTCCACCACTCCTTGCTTCGAACTGACATAATCTCAGCCATCTTCTCACGATATTCAGGGTCTTTCCATAGTTCTTTAACACGAACTGACATAATCTCAGCCATTTTCTCACGATACTCAGGATCATCCCATGCCGCTTTCAATGCGGCACATATCTTCTCACGATACTCAGGGTCATTCCACCACTCCTTGCTTCGAATCGACATCATTTTTGCCATCTTCTCACGATACTCAGGGTCATCCCACCACTCTTTATTTCTAGCTGACATCAGTTCCGACTGCATTTTCTGATACTCAGGGTCCTTCCACATTTCTTTAAGTCTAGCGGATGTTTCTTCAGACCTCATCTTATAAAACTCAGGATCATCCCATAACGCTTTCATCTTCTCACGATACTCAGGATCATCCCAGAGATAAGGAAATGAGCATGTCTTCATATTATGATACTTATGCCACCGACCTCGTTCCTTTCTATTCTTAAGCAGAGTTTCCTCAAGTGCTAACATCTCTTCCCTTGATCCAAACGCAAGTATTCTACGTTTATACCCATTAGGGACAGAATTCATTTTAAAGGATTCCATAACCGATGATGAATGGGCATAGTTATCATCAGGTGATCCTTTATGATACCCAAGATAGAATTTCTTGTTTACAGAATCTCTCCACAGATAGACGTAGGCTTCTTCTACCATAAGTTTCTCCGTTCGTAGGGTGCAATCAATTCCAGAATTCTACCAATACCCACCATGGCATCAATTATTTCATTGTCACGGTATCTTCCATTAGGACCAACTTCACATCCATAATGGTGTGGACTATAAGCAGGGAAGGTAAGTCTGTAGATATCAATCAGGCCCATCTCCATGTGGGCAATCATATCAAGAACCTCTACAAAGTTCTCAGCCATGCATTCAATATCTCGCTTTGTAGGTTCATAGCCATGGTTTTCCATTTCATTCTGTAACCACCGCACTCTTTTGTTTATTACTTTAAGTTCTCGTTGACGATCCAATGGCCTTCCACAGTCCTCAAAGAATGCTTGGGGGTCCAGATTTCTAAACGGTTCACGTTCACGCTTTCTAGTATTCATAGCAATTTATAAGCCTCTTAATGGTTGATACGGGAATAGAATTTTCACTTTCCAGTTGCTTCAATTCATCAAGTAAGTTATCGTAATATATCCTCAGCAGTAGATAGGGTTCAATGAACTCTTTTAATTTCTTTTCAGATACGTTAACGTACTTGTCATCAAATGGATACGGTGGAAACTCATGGTTTAGTATTCGCTCAATCAGTTCTTCGTCGCTATACATTTTTAGTACTCTAAGTGTTAAAGTGGTAACATTATAACACAGGAAGGGGGATAGATCAATTATGTGAACAGAAAATTACCCCGAAAAACCCACTTTGATGGCATTGTGATATCATTGTGATATCATTCTGATATAAATAGAAGAAAATGGCTATAGATCAAGGCTTTCAACAGAATAGAAAAGGTCAATAACGGGGCAATTTGTGGGGAAAGTTGGGACATTGTGGTATTTTTGTGGGGAGAATGCATATAAATCGGTTTTACCATAGGGCGCGATCAATGCCCAAATTGTTTTTCCTACAAATAGGCAAAAACTTAATCTTCAACTAAATCAAAGACTTAGTTTACTTTACCCCTACGGGATTAATATATTAGTTTTTTCTAATCTAATCTAATTCCCTCATCCAGAAAAAGAATCCTATAACCATTAGTATTATACCTACAAAATGATTCCATGGCATATCATGGAGTAAGAAAGCTCCACCCAAAGATATAATAGTCCCTAATGCCTTAAGGTCATTCATTAGTTTCTCCTGATTGTTCTTCTACAATGTCCATACCCTTTTCAATAATGTTCAAACGCTCATCGAACCTCTCAATCGTTTCAATAAAACTACCAATCAGAGTATCGTTAAGTGCTTTTTCAAGATGATGATCAGACTCCATGCGTTCAGTTTCCGATTTGAACGTTTCCCACAAGGTTTGAATAGCGTGGGACATTATCCAGTTACGGTAGAGAAGGTAGATGAACCCTGCAACAGAGAATCCAGCAACCCATGTCATTAAGTCTTGTGGCATTGTACTTTCCTATGTTGTTTAACAGAGTGTATTATAACACAATGCTCAAACTGTTGCAAGTATACTGAAGCAGAATATTAGACAATATTCCAAACGATATTTCGGTTTTCATTTCAAAACCCCTAAACGATATTTCGGTTTTGGTTTTGAAAACCCTAATTGTTTTTGGCATTCTAAATAATAGTATAATTAAAACAGTATGAGCATTGTAAAAAACCGTTAACAGGTAAAAATACAACTTTTGAAAAGGGAGCTAAATACGTTTATGAACAGAAGACTAGAAATAGAATTATATGGACCGTGCACTGAAGAGAGTGAACTGACTCCTCAGATGAATGATACAGTTGCAACCATTGGAGAAAATGGTCAGGTTCGTTTTCATGTTATATCGGGTGTTAATATGGGACCAGATGGAATGGTTCTTTATGCTACCGGAGGAGAAAGGTTAATTCGTGAGGAATGTTACCTTTTATATTCCTCCGACCCAAGTTCAGTTGAGTAATTCTTGAAAGGGAAGTTCGAGGCCCAAAGGGACAGGGAAGTCCCACTTTTAATTCCGTTTTCAAAAACCGCGCATGTTATAAGTATATATCAAATTTGACCGTTTTGACTATATGCAAAAATGTCTATTTTTTCTATTGTGAATGTCTATTGGAAATTGTCATTGGGATTTTAAAACCCCATTGGGAATTGCCATTGGCTTTTCCGTTTCGGGGTCTGGTGGGGTGTCGTACCCCGGTGGTGTTGTAGTGTAGTAGTACACCTATGTTGCGGGGATACAACAGAAGTTTGGTTCTGTTGTTTTTTTACCACAATGTTGTACATAAGCAACACTCTCCTGTAGTCTGTTGTATTTATACAACAAACTTTCATGAGGGCGAACACCACCCTTCCAGCGTCAGCTAGAATGATGATGATGGGTATACTGTATCAAATTGGGGATCAAGTGTCAACCCCCTTGAGGAATATCAATTAGTACTAAATTAGGAATTTATAATATAATCGTCCACCCTCCCCCCTACCGTCTCTCATGTATCTCCATTAAGTACATTATACCAAAACGATGTTATCAAGTCAAGCAATTTGATAAATAATGTAAACACTGGAGAATGTTATGAAAAACTGGGAAGACAAATGGAATGATCTGTTGGTTGAATCTAATGATGAGGTTATAACCGAAGGTGAGGATTTGGGATCAGTTGTTGCTGGGAAATGCAAACAGCTTGCGATGGACATTAAAAAATCCGGATTGGATAAAGATGTCGTAAAGAACTTCATTGATCAGCTATTGGATATTTCACATACTGTCAATCGGGGCAGTTAAACACATCACTTGCAATGCATCCGCTATTATGATATACTTATAGTAGCGGATGTTTCCTTTTATATAAAAAAGATAGACTTCGACAACCGCAGTGCTTCGTAGGTTACTTCGCAGACATATATGTTGGTTGTTGGGTGCGTCTGCTTCAACTTCCTTTGATGGTTAGTATAATACCAAATGCTGCCAGCATTGTCAAGCCTTTACCCTAACTTTTTTCCATGTTATAATGTCGCAACATTTGAATGGAGAATGTCATGCAAGAAGAAAACAAATACATTAGTCGTATCCTCCCGGTGCTCATGTTCCTACCGTCTATTATCATTGTTGCTGTAGCAATGTCCGGTTGTGGTCAGATGGAACGGGTTGGTGCCAAGTTTACAGGGTACAGTGAAATCTGTGTAGACGGTGTTCAGTACCTCCAGTTCACCTCTGGTGCGTCTGTGAAGTATAATACGGACGGTTCGATAGTAACTTGTAACTAAATGGGTATATAACCATGCATAAAATAGTAACACACGAATCAGACCTTCAGCACTTGATAGGTAAAACGATTAAGACAGTTGAAATGGAATCAGACCTTAATCTCTTTATTGAATTCACTGATGGATGTAATATCTTCGTTGAGCCGGTAGGTGAAGAAATAAAAGATGCCCCTGAGCCATGGATGGTTGACATGCATTTAGAAATTATCGCTATTATCGTTAATTCATATACGGATAGTTTGGATGAAATTTGAATTCGAACTGGATGCTACTGATACCGAGAATCTCTGGAGAGTTTTACGAAGGGATCAAATGCATTGTGTCGAACGACTTATTGAACATAAGCAAGCCGGTAATGAATCGGATGTTGCATGGTTCATTAAGCATATTCGTTATCTGGATGAACTGATTGCGGTTGTATTTTCCCGTGAAGTGGAGTATACTGACCTCTCTCATTACACACAGGAGCACTAACATGGGTTACACGCATTATTGGAGTCACCGTGGGTTTACCCCCGAGCAGTGGAAGAAAGCTACTGAGCTTGCTGGTAAGATCATCAATGCTTCAAGCGTCCCGGTACAGTTTGAATATGATGTTCCCAAACCTCCGATGATTGATGGAGACAGGATTCGCTTCAACGGTGTCGATGACGATGGTTATGAAACCTTCGTGGTTTACCGGGATGGTGCCAGAGGAGAATTCTGTAAGACTGCCCGTAGACCCTATGATGAAATCGTGGTCGCTACCCTGTTTGCATTGGAAGCGGTTAATGATGATTTTACATGGTCAAGTGATGGTGATGCAAACGATCACAAAGCAGGGTACAATCTGTATAAACGTGCCGCAGGGTTGCAATCCTGATTTCACTGTGGTAACATTGTTTCATCGTTAAACAAACACGGAGTACACAGTATGTCAACTATGTCTATTCATCCCCAGCATCGGTTTGAGGTTGACCCGACTGATCATTTCAGTGACGTTGAACCTGAGTATCTGGTGGACGCATGTGGATTGATTCCGTACTGGATTGATGTCACGACTGAAGATTCATTTCAGAAGCAGGTTGATGACAACTATGGATTCGGTTTGTTTGAAATGAAGGGTGGTGAAGTTGATGCCAATGGTGTCTACCGTTACCCTGAAGACCCCGATCTGTTTCCGCTTGTGAAGTGGGAACGTGATGGAGAGGTTGCATATATGTACCAGTATGCTATAATGTCCTTTATCAAGGACGGTGAGGTGTTTGTCACCCGAGTTGATTGAATGGAGTGTGGTGCTCCCTTTTTAACCCCATGCACAGGGCGGGGGAGCATCACCAGAACGTTGGGTTCATGTGCTAGGCATTTTGCCAATTGATTTCCACATAGTACATGAATCGGAGTGGTCAGTAGTTTAATGAATGTATCATTTGCCCAAAGATATGCCCCGGTACATTCACAGGAAAACAGGAAAAGCTTTCTGTAGTAGGATGCGTCCGAAACAGAAACACAAGACCGTTTGACAACATTGTCCTATGTAGGGTTCGAAGCCTACCTGACCACCACTTTTTCTTTACACGGAGAACATTATGCCCAGCACGAATGAAATGCTAGCCAAGCTTCACTTTGAGAAGTACCAGCATGAAGGACCTCTCATTGCAAGCTATCGCATTAGTGATCTGGATTACCTTGTAATGTGCCGCCCCGATTCGGGATCAAGCCGCTGCATCTATAGCACTGTTGATCTAAACTCAGTCAATGCCAAAGTCATTGAATACGTTAATTCCCTGATGACCAACTGGACCATGGATAACATGCTCATTCGTGATCTGGAAGTGTTTGACGGTGAAGTCATCTAGAGGAAACTATGATGTCTACGAAACGTTACATTGTCCCTGCCTTCTTTATTGTGGAAGCAACCTCTGAGGATCACGCTGATGATATTGTTTCTGACATTCAGGATCATGTTAACTTTGAACCCTATCGTCCAGATGTCGGTCTGTACATCGATGAAGTGATCCCGACTCTCCCAATGCCAGAAGAATGGGATACAGCATACACTGTCATGGATATGATTGAGTTTGTTCCCAAAGTTAACTTGTTGTCCTGATTTCTATAAATAAGAGTACTGAAAGGATAACTATAACATTATGAACCCTTGGGATAAGAAAGTACAACAATTCGAATTATTTCTGGAGCAACGTCTAAGCGAACATAAAGCGGATGTTGATGCCATACGAGCCAACATGCGAAAACACGCTGAGGATGCTGCTGCTGTTCAATCTCGTATGCTTCTGGAGTTTGCCCTATGTAATCCATCTCTTGCGGCTGTACCAGAGCAAACCAAGGAAGATGAGTTCAGTACGATATTTGACATGATCAGTAAAAATGTGGTAAACTTATTGGTTGACTCTGGAAACGAGTACCTTGACAATGCAGAAAGGTAGTCCTATAATACTATCAGAACTTGCGGATGAAGATTTACAAATGATGCACAAGAGTGTGGAAGGCACCCTAAACTCTATGTGTGAAGAATGTACTCCGCCCCCAGAGGTGTTCCAGTTGTACCAGAACATCATCGATGAAATGGAAGCCCGAAATCTAGTTTAAAAAAAGTTTCACTAAGCACTTGACATTGGATACGATATCACCTATAATGTATCCACATTTAGAGATTAACCTTTACACGGAAGGTCATATGAAACTCAATACACAAGCCAAGTCTGTACAGTCTGCTGGAATGAGCATCAATGTCGATTTCAGCATTGATATGAACGGTAAAGCCTTTAACGTTCTGTCCAGTGGAATGTACTCCGAAATCGAATCCACGATTGTTCGTGAACTGTGCTCCAATGCTTACGATGCACATATCGCCGCTGGTAAGCCGGAAGTACCGTTCGAAGTATCCTGCCCGTCTGCCTTTGATCCTCATTTTGAAGTGAAGGATTTCGGTACGGGTCTGCGCTACTTCAAGCACAATGCTAACATTGTCAATGAGCACGAAGGTGAATCCACCATCTTCATTGACGGTGATATCCGCAAGGAAATCGAAGGTATCAACATGGTCGTTCTCGGTGAAACTGAGACGGTTAACATTGGTGCCATCCTGTATGACAATACCAACAAGCAAACGGTTCTGCGTGTTCCCGGTGACTTCTCCGGTAAGGACGTTGCAGTCGAGTTTGACGATACGTTGGTTCTCTACAGCACCTACTTTCGTTCTACGAAGGAACAGTCGAATGACTTCACGGGTGCCTTTGGACTCGGTTCAAAGACTCCGCTTGCCTACACCGATAACTTCATTGTTACTAATCGGTACAATGGAATCAAGCGGGTCTACAACATTCTGACCAACGAACACGGTATGCCGCAAATCAATCTGATGATGACGGTTGATACTGATGAGGACAATGGTCTGGAAGTGAAGATTGCCGTTGCTCCCGATGACTACCATACGTTCAAGAAAGCGATTGTGGATCAGTTGAAGTACTTTGATCCCCTGCCTGTCGTGTTGAACGATGAAGTGGAGTTCCCGAAGGTTGCTTACAAGGGTGAACACTTCATCCTGTTCGAAGAGGATTTGGACAGTGATTCGTGGAACAAGGGATTCGCTTGCGTTGGTAATAATGCGTACAACATTCGTTACCTGAGCAATAACCTGTTCCAGCAGAATCTGGTTGCACGGTTTGACATTGGTGAAGTCATGGTTACTGCCTCCCGTGAGGATTTGCAGTACGACGATGATACGATTGCCAAGATTCAGGAACGTGAACGTGAAGCGATGGATGAGTACACGGGTTACGTGCTGGATTCCATTGACGATGATTCTATGACGGACTATGAGAAAGCCGTTTTCCTGAATCGCAATTTCAGCATTGTTGACCTGTCATCGAAGCGTGTTCGCAAGATGGTCGGAAATCCGAATTTCCGTTACAGCAAGAATGCTATCTCTCTGCCTCTCACGGGTTGGGGTGACTACACTTCCCTGAAATGGATTGACATTGAAGATGATCAGGGTAACGTGGAAACGAAGCTTGCCAACCACGGTCACTACCGCCAGTACAAACTGCGCTGGTCAGAGTACAATGAGCACAATGGTAAAACCTCGCGCCTGAACAGTGATGTTTTCATTAACCCTACTGAGAGCAGGATTGTTTTCATCAGGGACAATAGTTACTCGTTCCTGAAAAAGATCAAGTTCTACTTAGAAGAAAATGGTCTGCAAGGTAGCGAAGTGCTGACTCTGGATACCTACGATGATGATGCACTGGAAATGCTGGAAGAGGTTGTCGATGATAATCTGACACTGGTTTACCTGTCCAGTATCGAACTGCCCAAGAACATCAGCACGGTTGCATACGGTTCGAATACCACGCCTGTTGCTCGGATGTTCAAGCATGAGAAGCACAGTTTTGGTTCTACTAAGTACTGGACGGATGTCTACACTCCGCTGACCAAGATTGATACTGATGCGTACATTATCCAAACGCACAGGTGCGAAATCGAAGGTCTGGAATATGACGATCTGCAATTCATCCAGCACTACCTGAACAGTGAGATGGATTTTGACCACGATAATACGGTTATCCTTGCCCTGTCTCGCGCACGGTACGATAAAGCCCTGACATACGGTTTCAAGCCTATTCAGGACTTGATCAAGGAACTGCGAGAGAATGTGGAAGTTCCGGTTGATTTGGTTAATCGTAATAACCTGATTGCGGTTCGTGAAAAGATTCGTGAATCCAAAGTTGTTTCCCGAATCGAATCCGTAAGCGAAGAAGAGTTTGATCGTTTGGATGAGAACCATCCTGTTCGCACCCTGATTCGCTTTAAGAAACTTTTTAACAAGCGTTACCCGTCAGCCAAGTTCGAAGCAATTCAAGCATTGGTGCGCTTCATGGGTGACTCTGATCTGCCAGAACCCTCGGATTTTGTTGCCGAAACGGTTGACAAATACACCGAAATGGTGGATAATGTAAACAGTCAATTAAAACTTCTGGATCACGTTTCCTCCCCGTGGTATTCAGGTGAGAAAGAAGAGTTCCAGAAAGCGGTGATTGACTACGCTAACGTTAGTATCAACACAGGAGAAAACAAATGAGTAATTTAGCTTACACCGTGACTCCGACTTCCATCGTCTTTGTGATTGATGGTAAGCCGATGACAGTCAACAAAGGTGATGACCGATACAATGAAGTTCGTGCCGCGATTCGTGACAAGAACTTTGATCTGGTCCCGACGATTCTGGATATCAAGGGTCGCCTGATTTCCGAAAGTAACGGTGGTCTGTACCTGCTGAACGGTATCCTCCGCTCAGAGAAGTACGAGAAGATTCCTGCTCTGCTTGCTACCCGTATCGTGGAAATGTTCAAGGAAGGATTTGATATCACTCCGTTGACTCTGTTCCTCGACAATGTGATGAGCAATCCGAATGAGAGCGGAACCATCGTGGAAGAGATTTACGGTTTCATCGAAGCCTGCAATCTTCCCATCACTGCTGATGGTCACTTCCTTGCATACAAGATGGTCACTCCTGACTTCAAGGATATCTACACTCGCACGATGGACAACAGCGTTGGACAGGTTCTGGAAATGAACCGTGCAGACTGTGATTTCAATCGTGGACGTACCTGCTCTACGGGTCTGCACTTCTGCTCGGAAGGGTATCTCGGTCAGTATGGTACGGAGAACCATGATCAGGTGGTCGTGGTCAAAGTCAATCCCCGTGATGTGACTTCCATTCCTACTGATTACAACAATGCCAAAGGTCGTGCTTGCAAGTACGAAATTGTTGATGCAATCTCTTGGGATGATATCATCAAGCCGTGGTTCACCAACGAGTACTCGGAACCGTCACCGGAAGTCAAGGATGAAATTGATTTCGATACGTCCGGTTTCCGTTGGGAAGTTCGTGACACTGACACTGATGTCCTTGTCGATGCGTTTGTTACTCGACAGGGTGCGCGAGACTTCCGCGCTGGTGATCCTGATCAGTACATTTGGGATGCTCTAAACGAAGAAGTTGTTGCGGGTGCCCGTGTCAACGAGGGAGCGTTCGAAGTAGAAGCAGATGACTATTCCGATGATGAAGTCTTTGATTGGGATGATACAGAAGCAACGGACGATGAGGATGATGCGCCTGTAGCGTCTGCAAGTGCCAAGCTGAACGATAAGACCGTGAAGCAGATTCGACAGATTCTGAAACAGGGTGCTTACGACAGTCTTACGTCACTTGCCAAGATGTTCGGTGTCAGTGACCGTACCATTCGCAGGATTCGTGATTGGGAAAGCTGGACTCACGTATTGCCCTAGAGGGAGACAACTGCTGTCCCCTTAAGAAGCGATCCGTGTAACGTACTAAGGGGTAACGGTCTGGTTTCCTTTCTAAGTGCCTGTGTTGAGTACCAGACCCAACAGCAGGTTGGGAAGAGGGTGGAGAAATCCACCCTCTTTTTTTATGAGGGATTGACATCTCGGGCATGATCGGTTATAATGTTTACATCATCAAAAACCAACTGGAGTTAACAACATGTTCGTTACGTACCAGCCCCGCAAGGATTCCACCCGACAGGACTGCGCAGGTAGTACTGTCTCACTTATCAAGAAGCTTAATGACCATTCCTTCCTCGTTCGTGGTTTCAATCACGATGGTATTGAGGTGGAGTGGGTTGCAGACTACTGTGAGCTTAGCGGAGACTTCGAGGTATAATCATGATTCAATTCCTTACTAATGCAGCATATGATCATGCCCAGCAACTGGAGCGTAACCTTGACAAGATTGAAGACGGTCTTGCCATTGCCATTCTCTGGAGCGCTGAGGACGTAATGAGCATTGCTGAGGAGAACTATGACACCACCCTGTCTGAGGTGGAGCTTAAGACGGTTCTCTACAACCTGAGGAGACGCTTCGACGCTGAGATTGGTATCAACTGGGACGTTATCGATTTCTGGGTCTCTGAGGTGATATCAGAACGATGAAACTCTTCAGTGACAAGCCCCGGAAGACCCAATACTTCTTCGAGCCGGTTACCGGTAAAGAATATCACTACGTGTTCATAGAGTACGTCTTCACCTCACCATGGTGGAAGTTCTGGAGTGAGTACGAAGTCTGGTTCCGGAAAGTGTACCCAGCAGATCACCCCAAGGATGATCCCCTGACTTATCATTATCTGAAGACAGAAAGAAAGCCTTTCTTCATGGTGTAGACATGTTCTTACTTCAACTCTTTTTCAATTTCATATTCGCCCTTATCGGGTTTGCCATAACCTTCGCAGCCGTGTACTTCACAATCGGTTTGATTGTGTATGCATTCATGCTCGGGTTCCATTGGTTTGCCCTTGCACTGGTTTGCTTGGGGTGGATTGCATGGAAGTTATTCGGTTTCTTTCACCGGTTGTTCACTGGAGAGGAGCCGAAGAAAGTGCTATAATACAGGCATCATTCCAACTATAAAATAATTTGAGGAGACTATAACAACACACGGGTCTCCGGGAACGTGGCAAACTCAGTTGGAATGATGATGATTTGGCCCTGTCACATTAACGCATCATTCGGAGGGGTTTGATGCCCTAACACGAGGCTGGTAACATGTTTAAATATTGCGGTATAGTACAACGTCATGAGGGATATACAGACTATGAGTTCTGTGATGAGAATCCTCGTCATCTCTACTGCGTGTCATACGATAGTGACATAGACGAGTGGTATGGTCTACTGTTAAAGTCAGAGTTCGATGACTCCGCTTTTGACTATGAGGATGAAACTCTCAAAGGAGAAGTTGTGTCCAAGTTAGTAGGAATGATTCCTAAAAACGATTTACCGGTCTAAATACATAAACGATATTTCGGTTTTCAAATCGAAAACCCTAATTGTTTTTAGCTATGAAGCATATACACAAACTAATGGAGAGGGAGTGGTATTACGTAGCATCATGCAATTGTTATTTCCCATACATTGAGCATAGACCTAACGGAATACTACTGGACGGAAGCTGCAAAGGTCTTCCACCCTTCGTTGTACCTAAGGAGGGCTGTCGCCCAGCATCATATGATGAAGTTCTTGAATACTATAAACAACCGGCTTAGAAGCCTTCTCTGCAAGCTCAGAGTGCATCGATACAATGTTACCAGTGTGCTGCTACCCTATTCAAAGGATGGCATCGTTGATCAGGGCATGGTAAAGAAACACTGCCCTCATTGTAGGCACACCGTGTTCCTGTTTTACTAAAAGCATGTGTAATACAATGTAATGCAATGTGGTACAGTGTGAAATGGTACCTTATTAGCATTATCTAATATAAAGACATTTCCTGAAGTACAACAGGTTATAACATTGGTGTTACTTTATCTTTCTGCTCTGCGTAATGTAACCCCCATAGATAAAACCCCATTGGGGTTTACCCATTGGAGATTCAGTCTCTGGTCTGGTGGGGTGATGTGGTACGGTGGTGTTGTACCGAGGTATAACACCCAAGCACAGTGGGATTCCGGAATTTTACTTCCGTTGTTTTTTTACCACACATAGGCGACTGTGTTGCAAAAATGCAACAGTACAATTTTCTCATAGCCCCAAGAGCTTAACACAAAAATAACTTCGAAACAAGCTTGTATTCTCTTGGAAAATATGTTATACTGGTAGTAGCAGGTTCGCGCAAAAAATAAAAAAGACAGATTTCCCCCTGCTCATGGCCCTCTCTCCGGTACTTCCTAACCCTATTGTTTGCTGTTGGGAGTGGGTTAGTTCTCCTTTGACTGTAGGTACATTATACTAAAAACAAGGGTGCCTGTCAAGCTTTCGGTAGTACTTTTTTCATGATATAATGTCATCATGTTTATTGATCTGGGAAATCAAACCGTTGAGGAATATGCCGCTTCCTACGTTCCTGAAGAGGGTGAGCACTATCATATATTCCGAGTACGTGAGTTGCGCCGTTGCGGTCTCTTCCATGTTATATACCGTGTGTATTGGGACAGAGACGGTAACCATATACTGTCTGAAGATTTCGCAATTCACTTTTCTGATTCCCCATGGGTTGACACGGACACAGGGATTTGATACTATATGAATCGTGGACTGATCACCCACTTTGCTGAGTAGGGTCAGCGAGAATGCGACTGAAAGCCCTATACCCCATATATGATGGGGACATGACAATCTTTCAGGAATCTGAGGAAGTTATAGGCATCCATAACTCTCCTGACGTAATATACCCGGATGTTGCTCCTATTATTGTCACGGAGTGGGCGTAATCCATGCGAATAATGGATGTAGTCTCAGGCATGTGGGATGAAACTTATATATGTGGTGTACATGTCCAATGCACCAAGAGAAGCCCCCAGTAACTCGGGGGCTTTTTCTTTTTCAAAGGGGTTGACACCTATCCCATATTCGTGTACAATGTCTACCAGACATTAAGGAAATCAACCACGGGAGCACTACAATGGAAATGACGATTCAGGAATTTGTCGAGCGGGTTCGGAACTCCGATCAGGTCTTTGGTGTCACCTTCGTCAAGAAGACTGACGGTTCCCTGCGCACCATGAATGCCCGGATGCACGTTAAGAAGGGTGTCAAGGGTGTTCTGCCCAAGGGTCACCGGGAAGCAGAGGACAAGCGCAATAACGTCCTCACCGTGTACGACATGAACGTGGTGGAGCGCACGGGTGATACCAAGGGTGCATTTCGCCGGATCAATCTGGAACAGGTCAAGTCCTGCTCCCTGAAGGGTGTTCGCTACACCTTCAATCCGATGACCGGGATGCTTGTCGCTTGACAAGCATTCCCTCTTTTGGTATTATGTGTCCATCAAATCACGGAGAACATCATGGATCACGTTCTTGAAGAAGCAATTGAGAAAGTCACTTCTCTGTACTTCGATGGACTCATCTCTTACGTTACACTGACACACGCCACTGGTGACATTGCCGCCATTATGAATGTGAACCATCGTGACGTACAGGAAATGAGTGATCGCCTTTACGAGAAGTGGGAGAACGAATAATGTTCACGACTCGTAAACGAGTGCTAGCCCGTTCTTTTAATGAGGAACCGTACAAGATGCAGTACCTTGTTGAAGAAACCCTGCTCTTCGGGAAAGTTATCTGGAGACGAACTCTGGATACAGAAGAAGTTCCGGTCTATGCGTGGGCACAACACGCCTGCCTTGGTTCTACAGAGTGGAAATCCAAGTTTCGTGATGTTATAATGGAGCAACAATGAGAACACCGTATCACACTTACATGGAAAAGGTATTCGAAGTTGCGGATGCCTATATGAACAGCAGTTTCACCTACAACGATGTTGAAAGTGCCTGTGGACGAATCGGGGAAGAGTACAACCGTTCCCGTATGAGTGTACTGGAAGATTTTGAAATCGCTTGTGACGAGATTCAGAAGGAAGAGTGATGTCTCAGCTTCGTGCCTGTATCAAGTTCAAAGCCACTGACGGTAAATGGTATCTTCAGTTGGGTAACTTCGAACACGCTTACTCAGAAAATGACTGTACCATGTATGGTCCGTTTGAAAGGGAATCACAGATTGATCCCTTTATTCATGCCAATTTCAGTAATCCCGGTTGCAGTGAAATTTGCGATTTGGGGATTGATCCTCCACCAAAGAATCCGGTGGACCCATCACATCGTAACATGAGGAAATTTTACTGATGCCACGTTACCTTGTACATTGGTCAAAGACCTACTACGTCTCTGGTGAATACGAGATTGATGCTGCTAATGAAGAAGAAGCAGATCGTATTGCACTGGACACAATCGGGGATCAAACTGGTACGTCACAGTATGATCCGAATGAGGACTATGTTGAAGTCATGGAGATTGCTCCTATGGGTTCACGGGGATTACAGTAATGGATATCTTTGAACAGCTTGAACAGTCTCATATCCTGTACGTAAACGGATGTGCTACTCAGAACTATGGATGGAACCCCGATGATCCTGATGATGAGTGGTGTTGCTCCATCTACGGTAATGATCTTGATGGACAGTATTACGAATATTACTTTGACCGTGACGATTTTGAAAAAGCCAAACCGTTCGGGTCTGGGTTCATTATCAATGATACCATACTGGAGTTTTATAAACTCACTCCAATGACTTGACTTCGAGGGTGTGTTTTGGTACTATATACCTACTGAAACACACCACGGAGAAGAGACATGGGAATGATCGTTAGCGTTTACACCACCCGAGATTCCTACGATTGCACCCGCAACGGTGTCACCAATCGCTACAATGAACTTTGTGTTGTGAACGTCGATGGTCCCTTTGAGCCGAAGGATGATTGTCCTGCGGTCAAACTGGAAAAGGGTCCGTTGAACAGTGTACGTTTAGTTCCTCTTGAGGGGGAGGGACAGTGGACGATGTTCGGTGGAAACTATGCCGCAACTTCCGACTCGCGTTTCAGTAACGCAATTGAGAAGATGCTGGGTCATCGTTTCTACGGTGCAGTTCCAGTACACGATAGAATTGAGAATTAGTCGCCACCTGTAAGGTACGGGGGAGGAAACTCCCCCTGATCCTTTCACAAGGGGAGTGGTATGAACAGATATTATGAAGTACAGTTGCCAGCATTGTTCAGCAGTCTGCTGATTCATGATGGTGTTCCAGAGTTGGGGTTTATTGAAGATGAAACCCGCAACTATGTTACATGGTCTTTGACTGAGCGAGAGATATTTGCTATGCTCTCTGATGCAAAGGATGTTTTGACCCGAGAGAGGTATGTATTGTCAGGTGGTAGTGCATTTTACCATCACTCAAAATATCGTACTTCTGCTCAAAAAGCAATTGATACGCTAGAGGTCTTTATCAGTGCAAACAATCTCAAATTCCAAGTACCTTGAACATTCAAGTGTCTGTCCCCGTTGTGGGGGATGTGACTTTGAAGGTGATTCCATTCAAGTTGATAACAACATTGCATGGCAGTCCATTATGTGTAACGAGTGTGGACTCTCATGGGTTGATGAATATACCCTTACTGGTATCTCCAATGTCTATGATGATGACATTGGTGACATTGCGGTAGTGGAATAAATATTGTCATGAAGAAACTAATCATTATATCAATCCTATTCCTTTCTGGGTGCTCTGCCATTGTCCCTAATAATGAAAAGACACACTGGGACATTGACGGTAACAGCACTTACGGTGATGAATGGTGGGTTCAGGGAATGGAAATTGATATGGAAATCGCCCTTCGAAGGGTTGACATGGAATCCGACTTGTAGTACTATATACACACTGAAGAAACAACCTCAACCACATTAAAGATTAGGCGGAGAATTGAAGAGGAGCGCACTGCACCTCTGGGAGCGAACCGCACCCCCTTTCTTCACCTATATCAGCCACGGAGGTTTTAAGCGAAAAGAAATTGGTTTCACGTAACGGGAAGCATACATACCTCGTTAGAATCGAATTGGTATTGCATCGAAACTAAAAGTCCTGACCTGATGTTTACGCCATAACCCAGTATGCAGGGACCAGAGACGGAGGTGGGCATCTTTTTAACCTACTACCAGAGGTTGAGATGGAAATTTTACAGGGTATTTGCATTTTCGTTGCAGTTGTTGCTATAATTGGGGTAATAAAACAAGTAAGGAGAGGTCTATGAAAATTGCTGTAGCGTTTTTAGGAATGATTGCCTTTGCAGTCGTGGTGTCATTCCTTCTAGCATGGCCCGCTATGTGGTTGTGGAATAATGTCTTGATTGATGTGTTTCCCATGATTAATAGCATTGGTTGGGTTGATATGTGGGGTCTGATGATCCTTACCCAGCTTTTGTTCGGAACTGCTGTCAAGAACGATTAAGTAAAAAGAAAGGGAACCTGATGGTTCCCTTTTTGTTTGGAGCGGGAGACGGGGATCGAACCCGCGACAATCGGCTTGGAAGGCCGATGCTCTACCAACTGAGCTACTCCCGCTTACGTTCTTCGTAATGTAATATTCTATGGCAATTTGAACATAGTATATCACACTTATTTATTTCATCCAATAACGATTGTTTTCCTTTACCCAATTGACCAATGCCAGTAGCAATACTAAATTCTTTTTCTGATTCATCACGATGATGGAAGTCTAGTGTTGCTGGATGATCCATTCCACATTTAATGCATTTTTTATCAGATTTATAATCTTCAAGCCATTCTTTAAGTTCAATTCGACGCTTAGATGCCTTCTCCATTACAAGTTCTTTGTTTTTCTTGTAATATCGTGACCTATAAATTTTCATACACTCACGACACGTAGAAGCAACCCCGTTCTTCTTTGCTTTATTTCTATTAAATTCAGATAATTCTTTGGTTGTTTCACAAACTGGACAATATTTCATATTACTATTTATAGTAATTGAAACATAATGTATGTTTGGAAGGTTGGAGTTGCAGGCGGGATTTGAACCCGCGTGGCCCTTTCGAGCACTAACTGGATTTGCAATCCAGCGCATAACCAGACTCTGCCACTGCAACGTAACTAAGGATTGATGGGATCAATCTTCATACTCAATGAAGCCTTCTTTGTTTATAATCGTTTCTGTACTTCTCAATGTTATAGCCTTTCGTAATAAATTATGATTTCGCATTCTGATATCCTATCACATGTAATTTTATTTATCAAGCTTGACACAAAGTTAATTTGTGCTATACTGTGTCGATCACGGATTTATAAATACATGCATGAAACTCAAAGACCTAAAAGTATACCAAGGTGAACCACTTGAAGAGGGTGGTACATCCATCTCAGCCGGTGTAGCCCCTGCTGTACGCCACCTGTTCCTCCAGAACGACATAACGGATGGAATGAAGGTGTTGGACTATGGTGCTGGTAAAACGGGGCGTAACGCTAAATGGTTGCGTGATAGAGGGGTTAAGGTATACACCTATGATCCCTACCATGGAACTGACTGCGATGGATGGGAAGGCGTATCCAATAAACTCCCTGATGACACGTTTGATGTGGGACTCTCCTGCTTTGTTTTGAATGTTGTCCCGGACAATGTTGAAGATGAAATCCTTAAGAACATGCATGGATTAGCAAAACGTAATATACATGTCACTCGCAACAAAGACATCTTCACATCATTCAAGAAGGCATTGGAACGCAAAGACCCTACTGTCACTGAGTTCTTTGAAAAGGAATTCGGTGGTGGTGACCTGAGTGATGATAACATTATGGACTTTGCCATGCACGGTTCCAAGACATCCCGTGGATTTCAACGCATTCCCAAGCTTGAGAACAAGGGATATAACATCGACAAGAGCACAGAGGGATATAAAATTTACTCCAAGTAGTTGCAATGCTCAAAGATTTTTGATACAATGTTCTACATTGAATAGCTAACCACGGAGCGAATCAATGTCCCAGTTTTCCACTTACTCAGATGTCGTTGCCCTTGCCATTGCTGAAATGAATGCATGGGGTTTGGTGCAAAAGGGATGGACGTTCAAGGTTGACAATGCCAAGTCCCGTCATGGTCTGTGCAACTACAATGCAAAAAGACTGTCCATTTCCCGTCAGCGTGTGGATCACGATTCGAAGGAAGATGTGGTCAACACCATTCGCCACGAGATTGCCCATGCCCTGCATTACGAAGAATATGTGGATGCCGGTAAGCGTGAAGATTTCTTTGCTCGTCGTTGGACGGGTCGCAAGTGGGTTCGCAAGGTTGCCCCGCATGGTGCAGAATGGAAGCGTGTTGCCCGTAAGGTGGGTGTTAAAGCCCCCTCTGCCTCTTCTGCTGGTAATGCCCGTAAGGTTGAAATCCAGCCGTGGAGACTGGTGCTGGTCAACAATGGTCAGGTTGAGGATTTGGAAACGGGTTACCATCGTTTTCCGAAACGCCTTTCTTCCCGCTACATGCGTGGACGCAAGAACACCCTTGGTAAGTTGTTCCTCATCAAGAGGGATGAGTGGGTTGCTTTCATGAATGGACGCAAGACGGTTGAACAGCTTTCCTTCTATCAGGATTTACGTCATGCCCCTGTTTCCAATGGGATCAAAAGTCTTACCTATCTCTAAATACTTGTATCGACGGTAGTTTTGTGTTATACTATCGCCATACTTAAGGAGAAAGTCATGAAATTTCTTGCCACGCTACTTGCCACGCTTATGATCCTGTTCTCGGTTTCAGCCGAAGCACAGTCACGAGGTCGCTATGTCGATCAGAACGGTATGCCCTACGGTGGTCACAATCCCCCGGTTGGTGTTGGTGGTGCTCACTGCATGTATTCTGTTTACGGATGCACGGGTGCTGGTGGAAGCACGAACTATTACGGTTATCGCCCCGGTTATCGTCCGTATCCTCCGATTGGACATTACCCTCACCCCGGTTATGGTTATGGTGGTTATCCCTGTAACGGTAATCATGCAAGCCGTCATGGTAACATTGGTTACTACAATGGACAAATCTATGGTAACTTTGGGTTCAGTAGTGGATCATCTACGAGTGGATGTAATGGAAACTTGAACTCAACGCACCGCCATGGTAACATTGGTTACTACAATGGACAGGTGCAGGGGAACATTGGGTTTAGCCAGTCACAGAGCAACTAAGGAATAATCATGTCTGAAAACACGGGAATCTACAAGCACACCATCACCATTGAAGTGCTTGCCGACACTGAAAGTCTGGATCATGCCTCACTGGAGGATTTGAACTATCAGATGACCTTTGGGGATTTCATGGGAAGATGGAAAGTTGATTCAACCAAATCCCTTACAAAAGAAGAACTTATCGAAGAATCTTACAACATGGGTGGAGAACCGGGATTCTTTGGGGAGGAATTTGAGGAATAATGGAACTCAGTAAAGACACCTTTGCCCAAATCATCAAAGCAACTGCTTCCGGGGTTGACTGGGAGCAGTTCGGGGTTGAGGTTGCAACTCGTCGCCCTGATCTTTTCGTTGAGATTCTAAGTGGTTTAGAGTCTGAATGGAAGTCTGAAGCACAGAATATGCGTGATAATGGTCTTGATCGTGTTGACATTATCAAGTATGTTCGCAATGAATCCCGAATGACAATGAAAGAAGCAATGCATTGGGTAGACAATAACCTTATTCAACTTGACTCCGATGATTGAAGTGTGATATAATACACACATCAACCACGGAGACACAAACATGACTGAACTCACTGCATCCGTTATTAGCCACGGTGATCCCGGTGTCGGTATCTACGGTTATAACATTGAGGTTCCTCTCGGTGTTGAAGACTTCCTTGATGACGAGGAACGTGAAAGCGTGAGGGAAACCCTGCGAGACATGTACACTTCCCTCTGGGACGATAACGCAAACGTTACGTTTTCAGATGAGTGGACAGAGAGTGGGTTCCCGAAGAAGATTTAAAAATATCTTCGGGTTAAATGCTGTTTGTCGTAAAGGTATTCTTCTGCTTCATTCAGTTTTTCAAGAAAGTTATCGTATTGTTTGGTTTCATACGATACGGTAACTTTATTGTTATGACTTGGAAACTGGACCGTTAGAAATAATGTCCCATTTGCTTCGGTAAGTTCATATTCAAATCTGGTATAACCGGTGTTGTAAATTCTGACATCTTTGTGCAGTTTTATAACTCTGGCAAGCAATTTTAGAAATTGGTGTTCACCCATTGTGTAAGTTTCCCTTGTGTGTTATACTACTTGAGTATATTTATAGGAGACTTACATGGAACAGACACATTATGTGGGAAGTTGCCCACACGATATTCCGGCTGAATGGTATAACAGTGATGAGAGCACGTACAACGTCCTAGACACTGTTACTGGCACTTATGTGATCGTAACCACATGCGAAGAGTGTAAACGCGAGAACGAAGAGGCTGGTCGCATTATAGACGATGTTGATTTGCCGATGGATGACTTCTATGTTCCTGAGGATTTCATTCCCAAGAGTGTTGTGGTTGTGAAGGAAGATGGATCAACTGAAGTTGTTGAGATTGAGGCTGGTGACTTCATTACTGACGATGAAATTAACGAAGCACTTGACAACGACGAGTACGTTTAGTATAATAGGTTTCGAGGTGATAGACCTCCTTTGTGATTGTTGGAATCAGTGACTTCGGTTGCTTCGCACTAAAACTGAAGCAACCACGCAAATCCGTGGTGGTCGGTCACGGAGGGGGAAATCCTTCCCATCAAACCTCCGGGCCGACACGTAAAAGGGAGAGGGGATATCGGATTACGCCGGTATCCCCTTTTCTACTTGTTGTCTAGCTTTCTTTCAATCCATTTCTGTTCATGCTTCAAATCACGAGTGTGATCTTTATGGTTGGTCTTCTTAGCACGGTGAATACCGTGTCCAATCTTTACGGGTTTAGTTAACACCTTTTCTTTTTTTGTCATAATGTCTCCTTTGACTTGACTTTTCTTCCCCTTACATATATAATTATCACAATTGAAGTAAAAGTCAACACGGATCGGATCATCATGGGAACAGCAACTGATAAAGAACTCCTGACCCACCTTCGGGATATGTCGTACACTGCTAAACTTACAGTGTTGGATATAAAGGATGTCCTTAGGACATCTAAACTATGGTCGGTTAATGAACTAGATGAAGCGCACCAAGTTTTAAATAGTTTAACTGATGTTCTGGAAAAACTCAGTAAAGCCGAAGCTTTGTTTCATAACAAGATGAAGAAGGAAAAATGAAAGCACCTGTTACCAATTCCCGTTGCGTAAAGCACTATGGTCGCCGCGTTGCCGGTTCTTGGGGTCGCCCCGGAAAGGAACGTCATGCAGTTGCTAACCGTGCTGCTCGTCGTGCCGCAAAGAAGGAACTTCGTGTATGAAACCCCATATAAAACGAAAGGGTAAATTGTTAAAACGTTTCCATGATCATCCATGGAAATATGTGATATCTGATGATTATTGTGGTAAAGGATATTACCGGTGGTGCCCTGAATGTGACCGGTTGGAACGTCTCGGTATGATCTATAACGGATCATGGGACAATGAAATTGCTGAAGCAGAAAAGGAAATGGGAGTCCCGCCTAACATTCCGCTTATTCGCTATTGCTGTCATCCAGATGAAGGAAAAGACCTAATTCAAATGCGGATTGATGCTGGATTTGCTAAACAGTCTGTGGTATAATAAACAAAACCACGGAGTAAGTTATGCGTTATCTCATTGATCCACATAACATCACTGATTTTAACCGCTCAGACGAAGACCTTGAAGCATTTTGGTTGTTTTGTGTACTGGTTGCGGGTAAAAACTCACAAGTTCAAGCCAAAAAGCTTGCAAATTTCCTGAAACCTGCCGCTTCGGTGGGAATTTCACCTTTTCGTTACATAGATTTGCGTCAACACAAGTATCTGGACGAAGACATCAAAGCAGAAAAGCTGGGTCAGTACAAACGTGTACACCGTTGCTTCGTTGAAAGCCTGAAACTTGATCTGCGTAATTGCACGGTTGAGGATTTGGAATCCGTTTTTGGTGTTGGTCCGAAGACTGCACGTTTTTTTCTGACTCATTCACGACCAAATCAACAGTTTGCAGTGCTTGATACCCACATTCTGAAGTGGTTGAGTGTCAATTTGGATGAAAATGTCCCCAAAGTTACCCCAAATGGTGGGAAATACCGGGAATTAGAGAAGAAATTCCTCGAATTTTGTGAGAAAATGGGTAAAACTCCTGCCGAAATGGACTTGGAAATCTGGTCATCATTGAATAAAGGAATTGCATCCGTTTGAGCATTGTGTTATAATGCATCTATTACCCACGGAGAAGTTAAATGGAAAAACTTATCACATTCATTACAATTATTGCATGGGTTTTGGGTTTGGGTTCAACCGCATTACTTTCCTTGCGACTTTATGGTGCAGTAACCTATACCCAATTTGAAAGGGACATGGATACTTTACGCGGTGTGCGCACAGTATTTCCCATGTTAAAACCATTCATTGTTGCACTGTTGTGCTGGTCTTGGATATTGACATTCTAAACTCTTTAGGGTATAATGGTTGTACCAACCACGGAGAAGTCAAATGGGTGAACTGGGTATCACGATTTCTGATCTGGACGCTTGCCCTGATTGCGGTCATTACAATGGTATGATTTTCCAAAACGAAAAGAATGAAAAATATTGGATTGCATGTGGATATCGCAAGTGCGAACATAAGACCAAAGAAAGTAAAGAACTGCTTGATGTTGCCGATGAGTGGGGATTGAGGGAGAGTGAATCATGAGTGATGACCTGACTGCAATCTACCTGAATCTGTACATCGCCGCGATGAACAAGATTGATGATTACTTCGAGTACCGGTGTGAATCCAAGGAAGATCAGGAATATGTCCACGAAGTGCTCGGAGAACTGCGAGAAGAACTTGCAAAGTTTAAAGCGGGATGATATACTAAATACTCAAGAGAACCAAAGGAACTAATAGACAAACGAAACGATGTGTACGTAACGGTCAGCTAGACTCAGAGGATCGGAAAAAAGGATGTAGGACGCTACATCACCCTTGCTAGCATGGTTTCCCGACTTGTAAATGTGAAGAGTAAGGTCTGAGGGGAAGTACCAGTAATCGACGGATGAACGTGAACCCTCAAGGCCGAAAGAGAAAGGTGAACGGTGGGACTACCTACTTGAAATTCCCATCGCATCCGGCGGGAACCGGTTTGCTACCGTAAAAATGATTGTCCACCTGAAGGTAGCTAGGGTGGACTTTTCTTTTCTATTGTGTTATAATAGCCTTACTTAACACGGACACGGATACTATCATGAACCTTTGTACATTTGGAATCCACAAGTGGGGAAAGTTTTCTGCCCCCCAGTTGTTCAAAAAGACCATACATTATGCATGGTGTGGTGAACCGGAGAAAGTGGTGATTGATAAAGTGCTAGCACATGAGAGAACGTGTGAACGTTGTGGGAAGCATCAGATAAAAGACGTATAACAATGAACCGAGTACAAGAACTTTATAACAACCTAATGCGATTGGTTGATGTCAATGAAGCATTCTATTTCGTTGACCACAACATCAACGGAGTGCTTTATCGTGTGTTCACTTACCGGTTAGCATCTTACACTGATTTCCTTGAGCCAGATGCCCTTGAGTGTCGTGGTCACATGTTTCGTGTTGACGGTGCCGACGTTGAACTTGTTTCAGCACCGTTAGAGAAGTTCTTTAACTTGAACGAGAATCCAATGACCATGAACTTGGACTTATCCGATGTCCGGTTTGTTCATGAAAAGCGTGATGGTTCTTTAATCAGCACCTTCTTTCATGAGGACATGCTGTGCCTGAAGTCCAAGACTGCTATCGCATCCGATCAAGCATTGGAAGCAACCAACCTTCTTAACAAGGATGAATACTTCCGTGACATGGTGCAGCGTGTTGCATCTGAAGATTCTACTGTCATCATGGAGTATACTTCTCCAAAGAATCGTATCGTGCTCCCTTATCAGGAGTGTGAACTGCGTGTGCTTGCTGTCCGTAATAACTCCGACTTGAGTTATTGGGACTATGATCTTCTCTATGAAATCTTCGGACATGAGTACATGGTGGAGGATCATACCCATATGGTAGATGATTCTGTGTCATTTGCTGCCGAAATTCCCACCATGAAGGGTATTGAAGGGTTCATTATGGGTCTGGGAAGTGGTCAACGTATCAAGATCAAGACCGAGGAATACTTTAGTCTACATCGTGCAAAGGATTCAATCCAGTCGAACCGTCGATTGTTTGAGGTTGCTGTTCGTGGTGCTACCGATGATCTGCGTTCATTGTTCCATGATGATGCATACACTCTGAATCGAATTGAGGAAATGGAGCGAATTGCTGGACATGCATTGAATTCTATGGTACACTCTGTTGAAAGCTTCCATAAGGAAAACAAGCATTTAGATCGCAAGTCCTATGCAATCAAGGGACAGAATGACTTGAACCGAATGGAATTCAATTGTGCCATGCGTTTGTTTACCGGTGGTACTGTCGATTACGAGGAAATGCTCGTAAAGAACTTCAAGCAGTTTGTGGAGGATAATGACGATGTGTAACCGATACAACCAGAAGTACACGCAGTACGAACTGGATTCATACGAATGGAGAAAGCGGTGCATAAAGGAGAAGCAGGAATGAGTGAATGCAATCACGATTGGGTACGAGGAGCATGGAGTGCTCCACGGTGTCGGCTTTGCGGGATTCGTAAAGAGGATGCAGACCGCATCGCTGAACTAGAAAAAGCAGAAGTCTACTGGCAAGAGTTTTATCAAGGTGAATGCGACCAGTTAGCGAAGAAGAATGACGAACTGGAAGCGAAGCTGGCTACATTGCAGGGTGGATTGCAGAGCATTTGCGACACACACGGATATGCCGTTCCGAAACCTGTTCTGAACAATCTACTCGCAGCACTGGAGGATGATAATGATTAATTATATTGCCGATCAACATTTGGATCAGGGACTCAAAACCTTTGTAGTCATTCGTGAGGACGAAGGTGAGTGGGATTATTTCATCTGTGAAGCAGAAGATGCTGAACATGCAGAAGAACAGTCTGTTAACGCTGATCCCGATTTCCCCGTGCTCTGGGTGAACCGTGGATTGAACTTCAGCATGGAAAATGTCTACAGGGTAACAATCCAAGCAATAGTAACCAAGACATACGAAGTGAATGCTCAAACGGAAGATGAAGCTGTTGAAGAAGCACATCAGATTTTCAGTGTTCTCAATGACGGTATGCCTGAAGATTTTGAACAAGACACTCTGAGTGTTGAACGAGTTGATATGAATTAATCTTCGTGGTATAATAAACAAAACCACGGAGATAGTCATGCAAGCTTGGAAGTTCTTATGTTCCCTGCCCCATGTTCCCATGCAATTCAATGGGAACCAAGCAGTTGTAGCTTCCAACAGTGAAAAACGCCGCTGGTTGCAGAACCGTTCTGTCATTATTAACGGTGTAAAGCCCGATTGGAAAGATGAAATTTGCTTTCCTGTCACAGAACTGGTATTCTTTCCGAAATCAAACAGAAGGACAACAATGCTATGAATACTCTTGAATGGATGCTGTTGGGTTCAATGTTGTTTGGAATGTTCTTTTCCATCTTTGTGCCCTCTATTGAGGGTTCACCGAAACTCTTTCGCACCATGTCCAGTGTGCTTGCAGTAAGTTCTGCTGTTGTACTGGGTATGCATTTGTGATATAATATACGCATTGACCACGGAGAAAGCAAATGAAAAGAATGTCACAATATTCATCGGAAGCTGATGTGCTGGAAACGGTGCTGAATTGCTTGGAATCTATCAAGAGTGAACTCCTTGATGCAGATGACGAGGAATTCATTTACGATGACAAGAACGACAGGTACATCTCGTTTGAAGATGCACGGTGTGTTGTCGAAGAACTGAAAGCCGCAGAGGAATTGAGTGTTTAAAGGGGAAATTTAATGATTGACCATAGGGAAAAGACCCTGAATATCGGGTGTCTTGGTGTGGTATCCATAGGGGTGTATGAAAATGGATACTGGAACATGATCCTTGAAGCGAAGAACGGTAAGACGTATCTCCGTAGTGAGGATAGTGATTTGGGTGATGCCCAGTTTGTTAACATTGACAATCTGTATAACCCTGAAATCATTGAGATTGATGGATGGATGTGGGATCAGTTTCTGAGTGAAGTTGAAGAACTCAAACTGATGTGGGATCGTGACGCATTGTTCACCCCCGAAGTAAAGGGTGCAACAGCATGATTGAAGGACATGGAACAGGATGAAACCTTATACATTTATAACAACGGTTGAAGTCATAGACCCCACAAGCGGGGGTCTGGTTGAACTGGAATTATGGAAAGATAATGAATCTGGTGGTATAATGGGGGTAGATTCTTCATTTCTTGATTCAATTGACCACTTTTATAATCCCTTTAACGGTCAACGAGAAACCACTTCTGATGTATTGCCATGTAAGGAAGCATACGGAGTAGACTGATGCCGGAAGTTATCAAAATGACGCTGGGTGAGTGGGATATTGAAATGGGTGTCAATGCTGATGGGGAACTTGTTGTGTATACCGAGCACAGTTCCAAACAAAAGCCACACACTCATGTGCTGGGCGCAGGCCCATTCACAAATGAAGAAGATGATGGTTATGCAGGAGCATTGTTTTACTTTGACGAATGACTGTGGTATAATGATTCCATCAACCACGGAGAAAGTCAATGCAGAACCTGAAGAACTACGTTGAACGCCTGAACTTCTGGAATGAACTGTCGAAGCGTCCCCTGATGACGTTCCCCCTTTCCCGTGATGACGCGGAAAAGATCGTGTACAACCTTGAGGGTGACCTCAGCCCCGAGAACCTGCACTGTGACGGTGAAATCAGCAATGCTGAAGCCCAGCGTAAGTACAGCTACTACATGAAGGTCTATGCTGAGTTGGAAGCCCACGTTGGTTACATTCCTGAACTGGAGTACTGATCTGATGAAAATCTTCACAGGAAACGATGAATTTCTGACTCCGGAATTTGTAATGGATTCACTTCGTGAGTTAGCACGGGAAGAGGGTGAAAAAGGTGAGTATCCCCCCGAAGAGCATATTGGATGGATTGCCGCTGAGATGATTGATCACATGAACAATGCTCTTGATGGTAAAGCCCCCCACTTCTGGTTGAGGGAAATTGCAGAGAAGATGAAGTGGGATTATATCACAGAAAATCTTGGGAAACTCCCTTGACACTACCGGTGGTTGTGTTATAATAGACTCATAAATCGGAAACACCCACGGAGCAAACAAATGTCACGGATCAAGGTCATCAATGTTTACATCAGCGATTGGGTCGTAGAGGGTGAGTTCATCGAAGATACCCAGTACTTCGACACCATCCTGTTTGTCTGCGCCGATCTGGAAGATGGTCGCACTCTGGTTCACAATGTTTCCTTCAGGGACTCCGGTTCTGCGATGCGTTGGTCGAAGGACGGTCTGGAAGCCGCAAAGCGTCTTGCCCAGCGGGTTGAGGAAGTTGGTTCCATCAACGAAGATCACTGGTACTTCCATGACTTCTTCTCTCACTCTCTTGAATCCCGTCTGGGTATTGAAGCCGAGTATGAGAATCATGCCCGTCATGGTCGTTTTGATGAAATGACCAGCCCGTGGTTTGCAGAGGGTCATGCATGATCCGCATTCACTCAACATTCGGTGAAATCCTTGTTCGAGGTGATGGTATTCCTTACCCCGATACCCTTCCAGAAGAATATAGTAACATTACCAAGTTCGATTTGAACCGTTTGGAAAAGTTTTGCAACAGTAATCACATCCCCTTTCCAAAAGAGTGGGACATTCTGGGCATTGCTTATTGGACGGATAACGGACATTATGAGCACCCAGCTAATGATTATAGCGAAGTGGGATACATGCGTCACATCTGGAGAGGTGATGCTGATGACATTGATGAAGCAATTGACATGAATAATGAATAAATGTAAAGGTGCGCGATAAATACATCTATGGCGTACACAGAAGAACAGCAACAGGCATTTTACCTCATAGAGAAATTAGACCAACTACTTTATCAAGTTGAAGGTATGATGAAATCAAGAAAGAATCCCACCAATGATCCCATCGTATTTGAAATAACACAAGGACAGTTTGACGTTCAGAAGTTTAGAAGACTTCTCAGAAGATGGAAAGTGCTGTTAGAACAAATCCCGGATGAAATCCCAGACAAGCTTGAATAACTAAATCCACTGTGCTATAATATCTCCATCAACCACGGAGAAAGAACATGATTGAAATGACCATCACCGTTTGCCACGAACAGGAAGCCGAGGATATTCTGGAAGCCCTGTCCAATGCAGAGGAAGAAGGTGTACTTAACTTTCCTTTTCAGGTTACGACTCGCAGAATGAACGAAGATGCGGTTCGTGCATGGAAAAAGAAAACGCTTGAAAACATTGGAATTCGATTGAGGAAATAAAATGAAAGATACAGCACAGCCCCGCGCATCTGCGGAATACGAATGGGATCAGCGCCAGCCGATCTTTCGCAAGAAACTGAAGCAACTGATTGAACGTGGTATTCCACGCAGTCTTGCTCGTGGTGCCGCCAAAGCATCAGTTAGTAAGCCGAAGATGAAACGCACTGATGGTGACGATCAGGAGTAAAACATGCATATCATTTTCGAATGTGGAATCTGCGATCACTATCATCCGTGGAATTTTAACGGAGATTGTAGAGAAGATCAATGTCGCTTTGGTTCCCCTGAAGAATATGCAGAAGCACATGATTGCTCAGTGTGGGACATTGAAATTCGATCAATGGATGATAGAATAGAAGCAGATTGTTCCGTTGCATAACACTTAGTGTTGTGTTATAATATCTCCATCAACCACGGAGATAACCATGTCATCAGGAAAAGACAGAGGAAGCATTGTACGGAAGCTGGAGAAGAAAGAACTCCTGCCCCCGTGGAAGCCGTTTGTTAAAGAAACGTGTTACGAGGTCATCATGGGATCATTTGCCTATGGTGTCTCTAACATGGGTTCTGATGTCGATGTCTACGGTGCATTTGTTCCACCCATTGACATGGTGTTCCCTCATGCTGCTGGTCACATTCCCGGTTTCGGTCCTCAGCCCCAAGTGATTGATGTTGTTCAAAAGCATCACATCATTGACGAGGACACGGGTAAGGAATATGACATTGCCCTTTACAATATCGTCAACTACTTCAAGCTGTGTGCGGATAACAATCCTAACATGATCGACTCCCTGTTCGTCCCTGAACGGTGTGTAGTCCATTCTGACGAGGTTGGGGACATTATGCGTGAGAACCGTAGATTGTTCCTTCATCGTGGTATCCAGAAGAAACTGTCAGGGTATGCATACAGCCAGTTGCGTAAGCTTCGCACTAAAGACCCTGTTGGTAAACGTAAAGACACTATTGCAAAGTTTGGATATGATGTCAAATTTGCCTATCATGTCGTAAGACTGGTTCAACAGTGTGAAATGGTGCTCTCAACGGGTGATCTTGATCTGGAAGCCAATCGTGAACTCCTGAAGGATGTTCGTAACGGTGAGTGGACTCTGGAGCAGTTGGAATCATGGTTTGAGAAGCGTCAAGCCGATCTGGATACGCTTTATATTAACAGCACCTTGCCCCTGCTGCCACAGTATGATAAACTAAAACCTCTGTTGATGAGTTGCTTGGAAGCCCGCTATGGGTCACTCTCAGCCTACTTCAACTTGGAAGGTAGCGAACAGGTTGCTGCCGATAAACTGCGGAAAATCAAGGAAATTATCAATGAATGACGCATGTTCATTAATGCAGAAACGGTTAGAAGAGAAGTATCTTCCTGCTCTTAAAGACGATGATTTATTGAAACAGAAGCGCTGGATACAGGAAGTTTCTGGTAACGCTGGGACATTGTTTGAACTTGACTTGGGTAAATTCACTCAAGAAGAACTTGTTTATGTGTTTGAACTTGCAGTTGGTGCATATCACATTCGTGAACTCAGAGGAATGATGGGTTTAGACCCCGATAATTACATTTCATAGCTTGACAAAACATCTAACTTTTGTTAGTATATACCCACGCTGAGATTAGGAACACAGGCCGAAATCAGCACACCACAAATCATTTACTACACGGAGTAAATAGCATGAAAAAACGTTTTATGATTATCTTTCCCGATGGTCGTGCCCCCGCACTGGTCAACTCCGAGAAGCAGGTAGAGCGCTACGTAGAGCGTTTCGCATCTGATGCGGATCGTGCACTGGTCTACCAGTTGAAGGAAGAGTTGGTTCGCCGCAAGTGGGATCGCAAGAAAGCCACTCGCTCCCCCTCCACTGCTGAGAATTCGTATGTTCGCTATACGGGTGCAATGAACAAGCAGATTGCTTCTCTTGTTCTTGGTGGTCTTAGCCGTGCGGAAGTTGCAAAGAAGATGAAGCGCAGTGAACCCGCCATCGACGCACAGGTTCGCAAGATGGGTCTCTCCTTCTCCACTTCCTAATCAAACACTGGACCATGATAATCCCCCGATCATTCGGGGGATAAATACCCTCAAAGGAGGATATAATCATGGAAACATATCTAGTAGCAGGAATTGTTGTTTTATTTGTTGGATTTGTTGCTTGGAGAGTTGTTAAAGCCAAGAATGATAAAGCCGATGGAACTGGTGGTGGCACCGGAACGGGTGGTGGAGTCAAACCAAATACCAAGTTGAAATAGTAACATCATTGTGGTAGAATTACTTTTGAAGTAAAGGGCCGTTAGCTCAATTGGTTAGAGCAACCGACTCATCAAAAAACTTGTATCTTTGGTTCGAATATGATATAAATAGTCATATGGATACAAGTAAAAAGACAGTTCGGTATTTAAATGGTTACAGGTTGTTGTATAGACCTGATTATCAATCAAGTATGGATTGTGATAACTGGAAGGGATGGGTTTACGAACACATTCTTGTCGTGGAATCCAATCTAGGTAGACAGCTAGAAAGTAATGAAGTTGTTCATCATCTTGATTGTAACCGATCTAATAACAGGAGTGAGAATCTCATTGTTCTTAGTCGGGGAGACCATGTTAAAATACATAACTGGATTGATACTGGTGCCTTCATACACGAAAGTTATGAAAGGAACGGGTTGAATTCAGGGAACTCTAAGGTAACCGAACCGACATACTGTGAGATTTGTTTTCAAACTCTACAGGCAAAGCAGAAGCACACCTGTTCGAAAGAATGTGCTGGTAAGTATAAAGAGTTAAAATACCAGCAGCAAAGAGGGAAAACAAAGCCCACTAAGGGCGAATTGAAGCAAGACATGAATCACCTTTCATGGTTAGCCATAGGAAGGAAATATAATGTCAGCGACAATGGAGCACGAAAATGGGCAAGAAAGTATGGGTTACTATGAAAACCTTGAGCCAAGCCTAGAGTACACTCTAGGAAGGTGCAGAGACTACTGGAGGGGTAAAGTCCCCTTAATGACCAGCTAGAGCGACCCGCACCCTAACGTTAATGACGAGGGTGGTGATATAGTCCACGGAGTGTAGAAATGCACACAAACGTGAATCGGTAGGTTGTAGGTTCGATCCCTACACGGCCCACCACTTTACTTCTTCCTTACAATCTGTTATAATATCCCTACATTGAAACCACGGAACAGTTTGATGGAACCTTTTGAAACCCACGAATATCACGACATGGTTATCAGTCTGTATTACGACGATGAACCCATGAACCCCCGCGAAGATGATAACTTGGGGACCATGTTCTGTCTCCACAATCGTTATGATCTTGGAGACAAGGATGCGCCCCCACCGGAAGAAGATTACATCTATCTTCCCCTGTACTTGTACGACCATAGTGGTATCACCATGAGCACGGAACCGTTCAGTTGCCCATGGGATTCTGGAATGGTGGGTTACATCTACGTGTCCCTTGATGACATTCGCAAAGAGTATGGTGTGACCACGGTTACCGATGAACTTATTGAGAAGGTGAAAGCCCATCTGTCCGTCGAAGTGGATACCTATGACAAGTACCTTCGTGGTGAAGCTTACGGTTATATCATTACTGACGAGCACGGAGAACCCATCGACTCCTGTTGGGGTTATGATGATCTTGGTTTCTGCCGCGCACAAGCACATGTGTCTGCGGATTACATGATGGAGAGTGTAGCATGAAAATCTATTCCTTACCCGAAGAACTTGAAGCCACCATTCCCGAGCCTGATTACATTAATCAGACTTTTGAGGAATGGGGGAAAGACGAGGAACTTCACCGTGAATCCATTCGTGAATGGTTACAGGAACAGGGGTACACTGGTAAGAACAGTGGTAAAATCTTTCAGGAACCCGTTGCTGACGGATACGCACAGTACATGATGGTTGAAGGTCCTGTTGGTTCAGGTGTGCGTTCATTCCTGTTGCATCTTCCGTATGGGGATGGATACCATGAACCTAATGTTGAATTTCTTCCCAAAAAGGAAGTGTTGAAACGCATCAAGTGCCGGGAGAAGGTAGCAGAACTCTTTAGTGCTTGACATTTGGTTACAGTTGTGGTATGGTATCATTCTACCAGTTTAGTATCTACCGCATGGGGTTAAAATGGGTTTTGGACTACACACGAAAGAAGTTTGGAAAAGAGGCATCCTTGAATTTATCATCTTAGTGCTGCTTGCAGTTATTTACATGGGATGGAAAGACTACCACTACATGGACTACCAGTTCAAGTTGTTTAGAGCAGGACTGGTTGAGGATGTGATTGGTTATAACTACTGTGACGGTTATCTGGAGGATAGTGAATAATGTTGAAATTCTACCTTATCGCCAGCACCATTCTGTTTTTCATATCAGTGGTGGACCTTATTCTAAACGATGATCGTGCATCAATTGGGGTTAAATTGGTGAGAGCATTATTGTTTGTTCCCATGACAGTGATTGGATCAATTCTGATTTATAATACCGCAATGACTTGACTTTTCCCCGTAAGTTGGTATAATGTACTTATCAACTGAACGAACCCACGGAGAACAACATGAACGCATCTTTCATCGTAGTAGCTTTCTATCAAGTGCGCGAGAACTACGGTGCCCACGATTGGGACGGTGAAGGTGAATGCCCCCAGTATTGGAAGAACAAGGGTGGTGATGAAGTTGTGGTCGCAGAACTTTCTCTGTCGGAAGTTACCGACATGTCCCCCAAGGACTATGAACTGCTGGTTCGTGATAACAGCAAGTATGGTCTGGGTGACTACAATGAATACTATGAGCACGTTTATCAGGGTTATGAACTCCTTGAAGTTAGTGAATCTGCTCTGCGTGACGTAGAGGAATATCTGCGTAATGCCGATCCCCGTGATGACTTCGGTTATCTGCGGTACTGCTGGAAGGGTGGTAACGAGCATTTTGACGCACTTACCCAAATCCTTCAGGACCGTGGTGTCCTGACGGTTGAAGGTGACTTCTACTTTCAAACCTTTGAATTGAAGGAAGCAGCATGACTGGTACATCAAAAGTAGCGAATAAACTCGCCACTATTATTAACAAAGCAATGGAAGAAACTGGGTGTCCTAAACTCGCTCTTGAGTGGATGATGGACAGTGTTCTCGGTAAGTTTATTGCTGATAACCACCTTACCCTGTTCAAAGAACTCTATGACTATTGTACCGAAAAAGGGTATGTGGGTAAAGAGAATGGTTTTGAATATGGTGATATGGACGCAACCATTTGGGTGGAGAATCATGAAAATTACCGTCATGTAATCATCATTCAGGATCATGTAACGTGCCGTGATGACAACATCATGGTGCTCGTCTATGACGATCCGTTCTATGGTCGTGAAGATGAAGCTCTGACTCCCGACATGAAGAAATTGGGACTTAAGCCTTACCACAAGTTCCTGTGTTACAATGTCTATGAAGAGTGTGAACGTGAGGTGCGGTATGATCCTCCCCAGTTCAATGACCACAGAGATATTGAGAAACCTGCGCTTCAGGATGTGTATGCCAACGAGTTCATGTTTGGTTACGGTGATGGTCGGGATAAAGGACATAACTTTGTTTACGATGGTATGTGGGGTAAAACTGATGGTGGACTATGGAAAGCCGGAAGAATCTTTGCTACGCATACTAACCTTGAAATTGCACACTGTGAAGTGATTGGAGAATAAAATGAATTATTTTCGTTCCTGCGTTATCTTTTTAACGGGTCTGATTGCTGGTAGTATGGTAATGAGTGTTCAAGCACGAGGTTACCCCACTACTCTGGAAGTTGTCAACCTGATTCTTATGCCGTTAGCAGCAATCATGTACGCTAGACTGATTGTACACAATGGGAGACTCTGGTAATATCTACTTGAAGGAACTGAATGGGAGTGATATAATAAGTTTTTGCCGGGGTGGTGGAACTGGTATACACAGCAGACTTAAAATCTGCCGGGAGAAATCCCATGCGGGTTCGAGTCCCGCCCTCGGCACCAAATAAAGAGTCCTTAGCAGGGAGCAGGGCTGGATTTAGTCACCAGCTAACCTACTGTCTGTTAGCCTACCCCGTGACTCAGGGGTCAGATCATTGACTAACTCAATGTAACGGCTACAGGGAACGCAGATTGACTGCCTGCTTCCCGCTAAGGACTTGACAACCCATTATCATTTTAGTATAATGAATTTATTGGAAGTGGGGGATGCCACTGTACTGCTTGCTTTGATGGTCCATATGAGGAACACAGGCATACAGGGAACCCGAATCAGAAAACTAAGGTAGGTTGGTATCTACCCTTCCCTCACTTCCCTTTTTATTCACCTGAGAGTGGATCAGTCGTTTACCTGATTCTAAAATGCATAGAGAGGTCTGTGTTACTCTCACAATGAGCAATGTAAGCTTCAATACTAGTCAACGAAGCGTCTGGGAATGGTTGCAACCCTTATAATGAGGTTTCCCAGTATAGTTAGTGAAAATGTGGGTGCGACACCCATCTTGCTCTAACCCTTTAACTATGTTATAATGTCTCCATCATCCACGGAGAAAGAACATGTCACATTACATCCATGATTGCAACAAGTGCAAGTACATTGGTTCATTCTTGGACCCGCGTGAAAATTGCATCATGGATGCGTATCGTACTTGTGAAGGTTCACGTTATGATTACCTCGTTCGTTACGGTGATGATGGACCTGATTACATCACGGTTTTGGAAAACTCCTATTTTTATCCCGTGTGCAGTGCACTCCATGCACACATGTTAGCACGATAGATGCTACCATGATGAAGAAACGATACATTCGCTTTAATGGTGATTACTCCAAGCTGAAGAAGCAGGGGTTTAAGTTTCAGAAACTATATGCTGCAAACTATATGCAGTGGTGTCGCCCCGATCTTAATCTTCGTGTATGGAAGAAAGGTGGGGATGTAACACTGGGACGTTATGCAGGATTTGAAGCTGAAGTGCTTTGTATTCTGCTCAACAATCCCATCATTGAAAATCGTCGGTATGGTACAATTATTCCAATTTACATTAACCGTGAGACCAATGAAGTAACACAGGATAAAGAGTCATACTATAAGGGGTTCATGAACCTTGAACCCGGATGGGAATCAGTGCCCGCATCCCCCGAACTTTACACTTTCCTTCTGGAATGGTATAATAAGGGTATCATCGAATTAAAGGAAGAGCAATGTTCCTAGTCACTCTCACACTTTACAAAAGCAGCGGTATTTTCGCTGATCCTTATCCCATCTTCAAGTGGTGTGCATCCACTGAAGAAGAAGCCTTTCAGTTCATGGAACGTGTTGTTAACGTTCTGGACATGGAACACAGACACGGAGATTCATGGTATAAAGAGATTCCAGATGTGAATGAGGAGTACATTGACGAACTTGTTCTGGATTATGAGCCACTTGACACTACAGTAGATGTCGATAATTTAGAGGAACTGCTTGCAGCGTATAAATAGTATCATGAGCATGAGAACTCCATACAGAGCAAAAACGGGTAGAAAGCCTTACAAGGCAAAACCCATGAGAACACCTTATCAATCCAAGACCCATAAGGGTAAACGTAAAAATGCCAAATCTGGTATCAATTCATTACGTGAACTCCTTCTTGGTGCCAATAAAGTGTTGGGTGATGTCAATGCCCTTAACAAAGGAACTGTTGTGGATCGTGTCGTAAGACGCATTGGTGGTAAAATTGCTGGTTCCGGTCTAGGAAACCTTGATAAAAAATAAAACCTGTGCTATAGTCATCACATGATTGATTATCCACAAGAAACCATTGATAAAGCAGCAGCACTGTTGCCCGTCAATCTGCGCTACCTCCTTCTGGAGATTGAACTCTACTTGGACTTAACAGGTCCTGAGTTTGTTTATACCAACGAGTTATCTACCATATGGCACCGAGTCGGTGAATGTCAAGTACAAGCCTACGCATCTAATAATCCGGATGCTGCCGCACTGATTGCTGACATTGAAGTTGTGTTGGAAAATCTTCGAAGTGATTTTCGCGTTGCACGGTTTGAGTTGAAAGACATGTCAAAACGGTTAGCTGATTACATTGTTGACATGGACCACACGCCACGAGCAAACATTTCTGTAGGGGACTACAAAGAAAAATGAAAATGACTTACTACAAGATGGAAACCACCATCAAGAAGAAAACTGTTGACATTGATGATGACAATCTCGACATGGATTCTATCCGTAAACAAGCAGAACTTCATGCACACCTCCATGGGTGGGATGACGTTATCGAAGCCGATGAACAAGACTGGGCACAGGAGTTCAAAGAAGATGATAACATTCTTGCAAAAAATCCACTATATTACTAGTGGGGTTCTATTCTGGGTGGGATCACGCTATCGTTTCACACGGTGGTGTGTTGCAAAATACCACCATTTGTGCTATAATCCTCTTACTCCTCTTGATGAGGATGACCTGAAGCATCTACATGCTGAAGGACCCCTTGCCTATTTTATCACAGGAAAGACAAAATGAAAGGTTTTGACGATACCCAAGCACGGAAAGAAGGATGGTGCATTTCATGCTGTGAGGGAAGTCACTACATTCCTAACGGATGGTATGACTTGCAGCGGTGGGATGAGGATACCGAATTCAACACAGATTTGGAAGCAGCAGCATTTGTTCATCAACGTGCTATTGACGGTTCCTCTTATCATCGTGAAGCCCTGCTCAAAATGGAAGATAAGAACTTTCGCATGGTAAGGGAGTTGCAAAAATCCGCTGAGTAATGTATAATGTACTCATAGTACAAACCACGGAGATTTGTAATGAACTACGAAGCAGCAGTTGAGTACCTGAGCCAGTATCACAAGAATGATTCCTTTGCCATGATGGTTGTGACAGAGGACGAAGTTCGTCAAGTGGTTGGTCCCCTGTACGAAGATACTGATCAAGTCATGGAACTGATCAGCCGCACTCCGGGAAGTCATCCCGACATCGAACATAACTACTGGTATGATGCCCGCCTTACCTTCAAGAAACTGATTGTTGGTGCCGTTAAGCGCATCAGAAAGAATCAGATTGAAGAGAAGGTTCGAGATGCCAACTACGAACTTACCAGAGAGTTGGAACTGAAGAACTTTGCAATCAGTGTTGATTACGAGGTTCGCCCCCTGAAGAAGGTTCATCCTGAAAGCAGTTGGGTTATGGACATTCATGGTGTGAAGAGCCAGATGTCAAAAGACACGACATTTGCTGAAATGCTGAAACTGATTGATCGGTGTGATCCGCGTCCATTCTTTGAAGGACTGAGTGATCCTATTAAAACGCCTGACGGTGTGGTCATCGAAGCCTACTTTGGAAGTTAAGGAGAAAGTCATGCCACACCCGAACATCAAACCATGCCCCTTTTGTGGATGTAACCACATGCTGATATATGGTAATAGCTTCAACAAGCAGGTATACTGTGTATCATGTGAAACCAAAGGACCAAAGCGTCCGAATGAACTTGATGCCTTACGAGCATGGAATGATCGCTACGTGGAGAAGAAAGTAGCATGAACGAACGCCTCCATTTATTCCTGAAAGGTAATGTTTTCGATACTCACGGAAGATGGTTTAATGATATCATCGAATGGGAAGATGCCCAACTAGAGTATGTTCATGATTACATCCAGTGGGTGTTTCCATTAACAACACCGAGTGCGTTCAATGTCAATGCTCCAACACTGGACAAAGAGACCATTGAAGCTGTTCGAGAATCGACAACGTGCATTTTGAACATAACCAACATGTATGCCCGAATGTTCAACTTCTATCAATTAGGGAATTATGATATAATGGACAAATGGTGGGTGACTCCCGAGAATCATAACTTTCTCAGAATAACACGAATTCTCAAATCACTCAAGTTGTTTGGAATGGAAGATGATGTCGAGCACCTGTTCGCTAGCTTGACAGACACCTACACTCATGGGGATAATAGTAGCATCATTGGACCCAGTTATTTCTACTGGAAAGAAGCAGCAGAGGACTGACATGAGATACACAGAAGAAATGTTTATCGACAAAGCCATGTTGGATGCGATGGATGATCTTTGTGAGCACGATCCCGGTCACGGTAACGGAGAAGTTTACTATGATCGTGAAGTCACGTTTCCTGACGGTATGCGTGTTGCCATTCAACTGATTGCCAGTGAATATGACTTCATTGAAGAATTCACTCCTCCTGCATGGTCTCAGGGTGTGTTGTTCACTCCCGAGGGTGTGGAAGTATCGTGCACTGAAGTGGGTGATTCACTCAGTGGGGAATACACGGTTTTTGACGAGGAAAATGAATACACAGTTGTTGTGAAATCCCGTCAATAATGTTATAATAACATCAACAACACGGAGAAGCAATTATGGAGAGTTACCCATACCATAAAAAAACCTATGAATCTGATGGGTCCGTGTGTAAATGGGTGTCACATGACGGTGTTAGTTGGAAAATGGTAGAGCAAGTTTACCCCAAAAAAGGAAAAGATAATGGATCAATATACAGCAGTCATGATTGCTGAAGGACAGCAAGAAGCAGAATCTGATGATCAGTTCTACGATGCATGGCAGTATCTGGTCGATACGGGTGCTGCATGGGAACTTCAGGGGTGGTTTGGTCGCCAAGCCGCAGCCATGATTCAAGATGGATTGATCGAAGGAGATTTACCGTACTGATCCGTGGTAGAGAGGTGGGTGTCTGCACATGAGGATGTAAGGCATCCCAGCACAAAGATAAGCTAAAACCGCCCAATCAGAAGCAGCAAGATTCTGGTCGCTCACCTCTCCCTTCATTTTAAAGGAAAGACTATGAACATTATCATCATTATCGGAGCACTGGCAGTAACCATCCTTGGACTCACACTTGTTGGTCTGGGTATTGCAGCATCCTTACTGGATAAAGTCAATGAAAACCTTGAAAACATTAGCTGACGGACTATCCTTTATAACCATGTTTATTTTGATCTTGATTGCATGTCTTGCATTAAGTGAAAAAGGAGCTAGTGAAGGATTTGTCATTATGCTTGCTTTAGCGGGATGTTTCGCATTAGTTTATTTGACACATGACAGGTTTTAAGGTATTATACGTTTATTAACTAAACGGAGCACTACCATGGAACTCTTAACCAATCGTATTATCAGCCTTACCCATCTGGGAGACGGAAAAGTTGTAGCATTGTGTGCAGATGGGACCCTGTGGGTTACCAACAACATTTCTGCTATGGGACGCACGACTTGGATGCCCGTCAATCTTCCGGTAGCAAAGGATGAATGACGTTCGACCATTACCCTATAATGGACAGGAGGGTCAGCCCTGTCCATTCGGTTGTATTTTTATTGAGGAATGGGTTGATGGTGAGAAGCGTATTCGGTTGATCGGTGACTGCCGTGTACCCGAAAGTTGCGATTGTTACCTGAATCAACAGCTAGAGGATAAAGAAGATGTCTAAATGGTTAGCAGTCTATCATCACCGACACGGACAGGATTTCTTTTTCGTTGAATCCAGTCAGTACCCCAGTGACGAGCAAATGGAAAAAACCTTTCCAACGGTTGACTGGGAATTGGAACGAGAAGATGAATACCTTGAGTATTTCTCCATGGAAGGTGTAGAATACGACCAGTTGGAAGAATGATGAAACTTCGCAATAAGCCAAGCAAGCCTCGACGGAAGAAGAACATTGAGTATTCGCTTCAGTGCTCATGTTACACACTTGCTGAGATTCTCAATGAAATGCGTTCACTTCTGGAGCGCAATAAGTACTCTAACGATGAGATTACCGAATATCTCAATTTCTCCAATATCACCATAGAGCAAGAGTACGACTATGACTCTCATGTGCCCGTTGCGATATTATATGCCGACGAAGCTAATATAGCGTTCATTGAGCGTAACAAGGAATATCTGAAAAAGCTTGCATCCTACGATGAATGGTATGATAATAACAGGGATGAAATCGAAGCAGAGAAAGAAAAGCGACTGAACAATGCTAAACTCTCTGAAAAAGAAAAGCTTGAAAAAGAGATGAAGCGACTGAAGAAGAAAATGGAGAAGTTGGATGCCGATTAATATCCCGATTGAATGGAATGACGAGGTGGGGGAACTCTTTGATAAGATCACTTTGTTCACACTTAAAGATGCTTTGGACATTGTACAAGAACAACAGGCTGATCTAATTGAACGACTCCCTAACTTACCCGAGCACGAAGCGAAGGATTACTTCGATGGTTTAACACAAGAAGAAGCATTGAAGGTTGTAATCAAGTATTTTGGGGGATAATATCAAAACGATATTTCGGTTTTCAAACCCAAACCCCTAATTAATTTAACGAATAAATAATATCATGAACGCGAAAACAAACACAAATCTGGGGCTAGTTGAAGTAGATGGAAAATGGCTAACTCTACGTGAATTGGCATTGGTATTGTACCATATTAGCCGAAATACACAAGTTTCACGCGATTATACCCTCAAATTCGTCTCTGATGCCCTCCTGAGAGCCTCTGAGGTGCTTTTAGAGGAATCATTCGACTCAGTACCCCAATATGAAGAGATAGACGATTCTGAGGCAGCTAAGATGCCCACAGCGGCAGAAATCAAGGAGTTGCTTAATGAGCAAAGGGAAAAACAGTCATTTTGTGAGTACCACAATGCTTATCATGCTGGTAACATTGCCCATGAGTGCCCTAGACAGTCAGGAAAGATATGCGGATGCTGTGATGCAGGGCGGCAGCATTGTATGAAGCGCAGATTCGATGATGTCGATATCTGGCAACGGGATAAACACTATTCCAATGGTGTGAACATCTCTAATAAGTAAGTCGATTAAAAACCCATTGGAGTTTTACCAATGGGGTTCTGCCCCCTCCCGGTCACACTTCCCTTCGACCTATATGCAATTCTGCTAAATTAGAATAATCTAATATATAGCTACGGGCTAATGCGACAGATTGTGTCGCATAGAATGTCAATTCACGCATCCTACAAGCCTAGCACAAAAATAAATGCATTTCAAGGGTTGACAGAGGTTCAAAAAGGGAGTAAAATGTCTATCAGACATTAAGGAAATAGGAAACAGGAGAACGAAATGACTGACAACATTTTTTCAAGCCTTTCCGATCAAGAATTGCGCCGTGAATATGTCGATGAACTCATCCGTCGAGCAAGCCCCAGCTTTCGCCAATTCTCCGTTTCTGGAACACTGACGGAAGAATACGTTGCATGGTATGCAGACCTGTGCGCCGAAGTTGAACGCCGCCAACTCATAAGGAAAAGCCAATGAAGCAAGAACCCCTGTATGACATTCTCGACTTTGAGGGTAATCGCATTTATACCGGATACGCGGATGACCCCCAATGTGCCATGTACTATAGCCCAATAACTAACGACATTGTGCATTATCAGGATATTGAGCGAAACGAATGGACGGTAATCGAATCCGGTCACTATGCGGAGGTTTGGAAATGAAGTCAATTTATCAGCAAATGATCGAAGCGGAAGTCCCTGTCAGCGGTTATCAGTCTGACCTTTATGTTCCGGTCAATGATACCACAACGGAAATTCTCTCTCATTATGAATTCCGTACCAATGTCACCACGTTTCGGAATAACATTGACGGGAAGATGTGGTATGACATTCCGTTTGCTTCCGACCCCTACTGGGAAAAGAAAGTTGCAAACAGGGGTTGACAGGGGTTCAAAAAGGGAGTAAAATGTCTATCAGACATTAAGGAAATAGGAAACAGGAGAAACAAATGCCTCAGATCAATCAAGTACTCGCAGAATCCCGCAACGGAAATCAGGTCTGGATGACCCCCTCGCAAGCCGATGTTCTGGAAGTTCTGGAACACTGCAACAAGGGTGGAGCCGCTTGTGTCCATGACTACGTTTCCACCAGTCGCCGCATTACGCCGGAAGTCGCTGACTATCAGGTCATCACCCGCTTCAACTATGAGCGCCTCTTGAAGCGGTCTCTGATCGCTCTGGAAGCCATTACGGTGGATGACGTTGACCTGACTACCATCCCCGACGAAAAGTTGAAGGGAAAGACCCGTGAGGATTGGTTTGAAATTGCCCACAGTGAACTGGTAGAATCCGCGAAGCGTACCCTTTCCGGTGATCGTTCGGATTCGCGCCGACAGGGACATGACCGTTGCTTCGAACAGTTCGCTGACGGTGTTAAGGTTCACTACCTGACCGAAAAGCGCGAAGATGGTCTGATGCATCCGGTACTGTTGAACGGTCATCCGCAGGTTGAATCCGTCAAGCTTTCCGTCTTGATTCTGAACAAGACGGTCAAGACGGAAGGGGAATACAAGCCCGTGAACAGTGGTGCAAAGACACTCGCAAAGAACGCGATTAACAAGGTAATGAATCAGCGGTCTGTCGGAATCCGTACCCTTTCCCTGAAAGCGGGTAACTTTTCCAAGCTGACCATTGACCATAACGTCATTATCGGGGATGACATCAAAGACCTGATGGACTGAAACAAGTTTAAGGGAAGGGGTAATTGCCCCTTCCCTTTTGGCTCAGGGTGTGATATAATGTCTACCAGACATTGAGGAAAAGGAACCACGGACATGATAGTACTCGGAATCATCCTTATCACCTTCGCCGCGATACTGACGATCATCGCAACCCAACTAATCGACCATGATCGCCGCATCTGGTAAACAGGAGATAATCATGGGATACATCTTTGTTAGCTTGCTCACATTTGCTGTTGCCGTAGCACTGTACAGAACCCTTTGCTTCATCTTCCCCAACCAATAAGGAAATCATCATGAACGTATGCATCATTGGACCGAACCTGATAGATCAAAGCAAGGGAAGCTTCCACGTACACCGTGACGGATGCGCTGACATTCGACGCAACCCCATCTACCGTGGTGAGGATACGGATTGGATAGTGGACGTTGACAGTGTGCAGGAAGCCGTGGAAGCCGTGTACATGGACATCATTGAAGAACACGAGGAAGGGGACGGATGGGATACATGGGAAGCCTACGAGTCTGACCTTCACTTCTGCCCGTGCTGCAAGGGATTGAAGCGTACCAGCAGCTAGCACACTCCAGCCTACAAGTCAACCCTTGACAGAACCCTGCCAACTGTGGTAGGGTTCTGTGCTATGTGGGGTAGGGCAGGGTATAGGTGTAGGCTATGGACATTGGGTTTGCTATGCAGAACCCTGATGGTAAAAAACAAGTTTGCGATATTTTTAATTTGTTCTGGTTAGTACCCCCCTTGTCAGGAGGGGGTGGGTCTAAGCGAGAACGATGTATATTAGAAAAAACTAATTTTCAGGTAGATAATGTTAAAAGGGTTCCAAACAATGTCCAAACATTTACCTTAACATGTCCCAATTGTCTCTTTAATGTCCCAATCCCTTTTCACAAGTTCGGTCTCTTTACATTTGCTTTTCACAATGTTAAAATGTTTTTCACAACGTTAAAATTTTTTTCGGAGTAATTTTTATGTCATTTTGGGTTAAACAGCCGTTTTATGTAAACATTGTACGCCAAAAGAGAAAGCCATAATGGAATTTGGACACGAGTGTGTGGAAAAGCACGGTAAATCTATAATCAGTGAGGGCCTGATTTGTACGGGTCCATTTAAGAATCATCATCATTCGGGTACTTAAACTTTCCTTTAACTTTATTATTCAAGTTTGCCCTTTTTTAAACTGAACGTTAAGTTGCTTTCGACATTATATGCTTTTCTTTATTTTTTTCTGAAATTTTTTATCCGTATAAAGTTTTTTTAAATTTTCAGGAAAAGTGATATATTTTCCTGAAATTTTTAATCCTTCTCCCTATCATTAAAAACCATGGTCATGATAAAACTCAAAAGCATCCACCCTAGTATAGAAAAAAGTAAACCTTCCTGCACTTTTGCAGATAATTGAAAATAATCTGCAATAAATTCAACAGTAAAGCCTACAGAAAAAATTATACCGTATAGTAGTGCTATTAACGCAACTACTCCAAATATTACCTTTTGTGCTTTTAAAAATGCGTTCATATTATTTCTCCGGTTGTTCGCAAAATATACATTCACCCCAACTGGGATCATTAGGTTCTAATAGTAAATCATATGCACACATATGAATAGGTGATTTCTCGCAACTCCATGAAGATAGTTTATATCTCAAAGGATCGAATTCGGGCCACACTTTCGATATGGCGTTTTCTTTACGTTCCTGTAGAGCCAACATACGTTCTTCAATTTCATATTCATCTTTTTCAATTTGATTCATGGTTGCATCGAACCACTCCATTAAATTGAACGTATTTGCATCCTCTGCCATCATTTCCATAATGTTATCAACCTCATGCTTAATATGTTCATGAGACATGGGTGTGAACGATTGGTCATGATGTAGTTTTGTGCCTATTGTTAAACGGAATGAAAGTGCGTTTAATGCATTATAGGCATTGTCTAGGATTTGGTCATAATTTTTCAACATGTTTAACAATTGGGAACGATGTTGATGAATTTCCAAAATGTCGGTCCATGATAATTCATCCCAGAACTTCGGAGTATCGTCTACATCAATCCTGCGCTGATTAAGTTCTGCATGTTCTTCTTCTATTTGTGAAGTAACTTTTTTCAGTAATTCCCTATTCATCTTCACTCGCCCTTATATGGTTAATAAGTTTAATCCGGTCTAGCCCCATTTGATGAACGGTTTTCCAACCTAATGATGACGGGTAATCCGATGTTCGAGTGCTATACTCAACACATTCATCAATATAGAAATAACTTCTTTCTGCGATTTCATCCAGTTCCTGTTTTGTTAACAATTTTTTTTTACTCCATTTATCAATTACCCTGTCAAGTTCAGTAGCACACGCTTCATGTGACATTGGAACATTGGAATCATAATAGACTCCATCATCAATGGTACTTCGGTGTGTTCTGAATCGCTCAGCCGTTTCTTTTAGTTCTTCCAAGAGCCTATTTGTATAATCATTCATCTTCATATTCCTCTATTACAATCCTACTACCACAATTGGGACAATAGTTAAATGGTCCCAAATCTGGTCTTTGTAGTATGGTTGGGTTATATGGTGCATGTAAAAATCCCATTTTGTCTTCTTTCCAGACGCATTTATCTGAATCAATATCACATCCATCCCATATCAGCATTTTACACCTCTCCCCTGATATACTCAATAATATGTTCTATATTCGCCTGCACACTGGACCTGAGTTCATCTAACTGCAACTCAGGCTCTCCCTTTACATCGTAATCTTCACCACTTACTTCTAATAAATGGTTTAAGTCTTCCAAGAGCCTATAGCGGATATTATTAATCTTGCCTTCTGCTTCATCCTGTAATACCCAAGAGAAGTTCATACCTTTTTCTTCAGGTCTATAAATACGCTTTTCCATTTCTTGTATGTGGGTCCAATTAATCATTTATTCGCTTAATGCCTCCATTGTACTTTCATGTAAGGGCCAATTGAAATCTTTTGCCATTATCAATGCAGCCTTCTTACTGGTGAACCGTGCTATCTTTTCGCTTACAGCACCTTGTGTGCGCCATATGCAGGCACTCTTTCCATCCAGTTCCTGTCCACAACTGATGGAGTATTCAATGACGGATTCTTCAGCCATTATAAACCCACCTTTTAATAACTCCATTATAAATCATTGCCCTGCTGAAGATTGCAGCAACCTTTCTCAAACCACTTAGTGCTTCATCAGTGACTCCCGCATTATCAGCCCATTCATCTTCCAATGTTCTCATGTAGCGTCTTGCCAATGTTAAAAATGCTGCAATGTTCTGTGCTTCATCGTCGGTTCGTCTGGGTAAATTGTTCTGATACTCCAGTTCACTCCAGATGGCTTCACATACTTCATCAAATTCTTCTCGTGTAACGGTTCTTGGGGCATTCATTCTATTTCTCCTTTAATATGTTCTTATTAACACCACATGCTGCATAATAACCAAGCAGGGTCATGCTGATTGTATGGTTCTGGAAGATACTTTTCACACCACTCGGTGTATCGCTTATAAGCATCTTCTTGTATCATCATATCATCCAATCGTTCGGGTTCAATGACTTCTATGTATCCTCTGGGGGCACAAATGGTCGTGCCGGGGACTGCTATGATGTACAATGGAAAATCACATGAGCAATAATACTCAATTTCCACTTCCGGGTTTTCAGGATCGGTGGTTGCCTCAATAAAGTGGGCAAGTTCTGTAGACCAATAATCATCGTCATCTGAACTCATTCCATTCCATGGATCAGGTATAATCCACTCTTCTCCGATGTTAATTCCAAATACCAATTTTGCGTCAGTGCTTACGCCCATTTTATTTCTCCGATTTCAGTTCTTCTATATACTCTGGAATAAGTTTAACCAAGTCACAAAGAGATGCTTGCTTGGCTGCGTCTTTTCCGAAACAGGCAATGTCCAACTCTCTGGTTAATCGCTGAGTGTCCTCTAATGCGTCCAGTGCGTCCTGTAGCTGTTGTTGCAATACTTCAATCTGTAAAACGGCACTATCCATCCATTTTCTTGCTTCTTCATTCTCTGGACATAAGGGTCTTAGCTTCAATAACAGGTCGCTGTAGCTCATCATAACATCCTAAGTTGAAGTTGAGTGAAACACCGCACCACAATGCTTGCATTTATATTCTCGGTGGTAGTATCCCCACAGTTCGCCGGGACTTAGATTGTCGGATTCATAAACAAGTGTTTTGTTATGCGGCTTTCCGTCAGGACAGTATTTTTCTGTATTTAACGTAAGACGCTTCCACCAAACTTTTAAAAAAGATGTCATCATCCTTGCTCCTTGTTGAGTACTTTTTCCAATTCGTCAGCGCATTCAATGACCCACGCAGCCGGAACCGAATACGCATCGTCATGGTGGTCTGGTGAAACCTTATCGCGCCACTGTTTTGGCAAACATTGTACCGCCTCAATCAGCGCTTCCAGTTTTCGGCATTTTGTTTCTGCCTCGTCGCAAGTGTTCCATGCCTCCTGATTTTCGGCTTTCAGTTGAGCGATGCGCTTTAGCTTCTTGCGATCAATAACTGTAGCTGCCACTTGAATTTCATGTATCTTCTCGCGCTGCTTTACCAGCAAATCATGACATTCGGTATCAGTGACGCTTTCATATACATCCAGCTTTGCTTGCAGTTCTTTGATACAATCTTCTGCGTCTTTTGCAAGATGCCCAAAGGGATGGTTTCCTATGCCCATTCGTCGTAATCGCTTCATTAAATCATTTTTCACTTTGCTTCTCCAATGCAGCATACGCTCCCATGCGAAAACCGGACCACCATACATCTGCTATCATGCGAGACCAGCACAAATCTTCCGGGTAATCAATGTTAGCATTGTCTGACCATTTGAACTTCATTTCGCCCACGGTTACCGTCACTAGAGGATCGCCGTATTCATCTTCGGTGTATTTGATATCAGGATTCAACATTATCCAGCCCCAGTGAAATTAATAAACGATCACCCAATGATTTTGCACCCTTTACAATGTCAGCAGAAATCAAATCAATGTAATCCTGTGCCATGTCGGGACGAATCTTAAAGCTGAAAGATTCATAGTCTCCATTCTGAAAACGAATGGAACCGGTGTATTTACCCCTGTCTTCCCCGAAGCGGTTAAATTCCAATTCGAGCTTTTTTAATTGCCAGTCATCTTTTTTCTCAGTCATTTTTTTACTCCTTGCTAATCTTTGTGGGTGAACACCAAAAACAATGTGAGGGGTGTGCGTATCCACCAAGAGGATACGCTATTCCACACTGTCTGCATATTGCTTTACGCTTATCATCATGACTTTTGATCTTTTTTCGTATCATTATTAAATCAGATTGGGCCTCGGATGATAACTCCTGTAGGCGATTCTCTGATAAGAGGTCATCCAGTGTCTCTAAAATCTCATCATGTAATTCATTTATTTTTTCCATTTCTCACCTGTCCATATGTACCATCACAACAATAGTAGATACAAGCCAAACAAGGAACGCGGTTATAATGGTAGACTGGGTTTCTGGTGTCCATTGAAAATGTTCCGCCACATATGTATATGCATGAAAAATTCCGTAACCCACCAAATATAATATTCCTGTTACTCCAGCAATTCCGAGAAGCAGCATCTGAGACCAGAAGAAGCGGTGAAGCCATCCCCTTGGGGATGAAGACGGGTCATAGCCTAATTGTTCATGCATTATTTTTCTCCGAAACAATACGGTACACAAAATTTTCAAGGATTTCATCAGCCTTTATTGCAGCCCTTACAACATCTTCATATGGAGGGTCTGAGTTGCTTCGATCCTCTAACGTCCAATCGGACTCGAAATAGCAACAGGTTTTGCAGAAACGAATTCCATTTAATTGCTGCTGTGTACATCCACGACATCCGGAATGAAATTCAACCATTTCATCGATGGCATCAATGTCGATTGCTTTAATATCTTCTTTTGTAATTTCTCGTGTCATGATATTTTCTCAGTCAAGTATATCCGTAAGGGCTTTTATAAACGCAATAAGCCCCGCCATTCCACCTGTGAATATAAGTGGCAGAATAAAATAATCGCTGGTATTCCAGTGTTGTCCACCAACCAATGATAGTAGTAAAGTTAATACTACTGAAATTAAAAATATGATTGCTGTAACTTTCATTCAGTTCTCGGAGCTTCCCATGCTATAAACGTTACGGGATCAGTCCATTTGAAATCTGGATAAAACCGCAGCATTGAATCATAAAGCTCAATATGACTATCGGCCTCTTCCAGAATATCCTCTTCAGTCAAGCGATTAAACGTTGTCCATTTAACCGTATGAGCATTAACAATGATGGATTCACCCGTGTCCACATTCTTCAATGTTAATTCGCCACAGCTTAAATCCCTATGGTTTGTGCGGCACGTTGCCAGCTTGGTTCCATCAACTGCATTATCATATAAATCACTTGCTAACATTAGTTCTTGCATTATCATTACCTCTCGTAAGGTTTGTGGCAAAATATACAGTCATCCCATGCGGGGTCTTCAAATTTATGATAAGCACAATGCCCAAAAGGTGATTCTGGACACTCCCATACCATGGGGACTACGTGCTCTATGGGGGAAAAGTCAGGCCATACTGAAAATAGTATGTCATGTTTGTCCGTTTCAAGTTCACTTTGTCGCATTTGAATATAATCCAGCATGTCAGATGGGGATTGGTCTCCCTCTAATTCATATCCATGTGTTTTAAGATCACAAACGCATGAAAGTAGATGAAGTTTATTATTTGGGTCATACATGCCGAAATAAAAATCATCACTTCCCCACACAATTCCGAAAAAGACAGAGGTCTCTCCGGTTTCCACATTGAAAAAGCGCTTATCAATCAGGTCTCTGTATTCATCAACGATAGCTCTCCAGTTTCCTCTACATACACATTTGGATTCTTCTGACATTAGTCGTATAACTCCGTTAGGTTATCGTAAAGAATTTTTTCAACTTCGGGATCAAGACGCTTTTGTCCCTTAATGAATCGAACCATTACTTCTTTCAGGTCCCTGTCACAATCCTGATTCATTTGCTCACTAAGCACACTTAGCCAATGACTCTTTTCATGATCTTCCAGTGTGACCTTGGCTACTACTGGCATCCAGTAGGGGGCATCATACTTGTCACAGAACCCAATCTGTCCAATAATGCTACCATCGTAATACTTACCAATGTAAGCTTTCTCAAATGGCTTGAACCAGTAAATGATGTTTTCACCGTATTCAGGTTCTTGGTCTGAGAACTTAATCCAATCTTGTGGCATTAGTCTTCCTCTATTATTACATTGACGCAATTCACGGTCACGCCATTACACCCATTTTAATTAAAATTCCACCTAATCCCAATAAAGCTAAACCTAAACCACATAATCCACCCAATATATCGCCATCTAATGATAATTTAAGGCCGACAGCTATAATCGCAATGTATAGCAAATACTCCAAAACTATCATTTATTCTTCCCACCTTAATTCATACATACGATCAATATAATCAACCCAAGCACTGTATTCTGCTGGAGTAGTGGTGCCCTCTAGAAACTTTTCAATGCTGACCCATGGGGTTTTCAATAATTCTTCTTTACAATCGGCACACAAATAACCCCATGACTCTGAGTAGTATTCAGCCATCACGTTTTCACAGTTTTGTCTCTTACATGGTAATACACCCATTATTTGATCCTCTAATTTTAGGACATTATAACATGTATTAAGTCACCATTCAAGATCGTTATCTTCGTTGACTCGTAAAGATGCGTCAATCATGTCCAAAACCGTTTCTGCTCCGATTAATTCGCGGTGTTCTGATATAATAGCGTAGTATTGCTCCCTAATACTGGATACTGCCGCCACAATGTTTCCATAATATGCTTCTTTGTCAATCAATTTTTATCTCCATAAAATTTCATCGGTTTATTGCTCTGACCCCATTGAGTTCACCACCCTTGGCGATTTTCATTTTTTTATCTATTATATTACGCTTATCCCGATTTGGCAACAGTTTTATCACTTCATTGATGGGCCTAGTGAAATTGTCCATTAATATCTGTTCCTCTTTTGTGCTCCACCATCTAGGTGCATCTTCGGTTAATTCTTCCGTTACAGTGAATAACTTATAATTTATACATTCGGGTACTTGTAATAACTCATAAACTTTGTTCCATGTTGGGGAGAACTTGTTTCTTGCTTTATTGTGTAAGTGGATGCGGTTAACCTTTTTTTTAGAATTGTTCGCTCCAAAATAAGCCTTCATTGAAACGCCCATGCGCTTATTAATAAGTTCAACCGCTTCACAAACTTCTGCGGGGTTATATCGATCTGTTCTAATGGTTGGATATGCGTTGTATCCTTTGGCACATTTCATTAAATTGGAACTTCCCTTATTTAAGTACCATATGAATAATCCAATTTCATCGATTTTTTTGAGATGATTAAACGGCATACAGCCTTCCGCTAACCCATCAATGTCAAAAGATTTTGAGATGTGCTGTAATGGAAATCGATTGAATGATTCCATAATGGGGTAAGTTTTGATATCAATATGGGGCATAAATTGACCCAAATTGTTAGCCGTCCAATGGGTAAATTTTTGTAGGCGTTTTGATATTGTTCCATGAAACCCAGTGTTTACCGATATAGAGGATATATCATGAAATGCTAATATACTTCCCAGTAAAATCTGATAAGTATCATTTGGAAGATTGTTAACATTGATGATCTGATCTGGCTGCACCCAGATTTCTGGAGTGTGCAGCAATTTATTCTGAAGCTCTCTGCGTTTTTTAGAAATAGCATGAGGTCCTTTACGCTCTATTATGTTGCTAAGTTCATTTAATGTTTTATTGCCATGGTCAATCAGAAGCTGTTCTTCCCATTCATACCATGAACCCTTTCTTTTATAGTTGGATTGCTTGGGAGCGGAAAGTCCAAGTTTTTTAGTGGCTCGTTTCCTAATCTCACTCGGTGTACGATAGTTTATAATCTCATAGCAAATCTTTGCTCCCATTGCGGGGTAAAATTGATGTAAAATGCGGTCTTCATATTCAGTCCATTTTTTATTAATTAAGCGCAGTGTTTTGGCCTTTCTGAGCTTTTGATCAGTGGTTTTATTGGGAATACTTGTATCCATCATTAGCATTGATTCGACGTTAAGAAATGGTCGATCAAATAACTTTCTCAAGTTTTCAATCTCGGCTTTACACCAATAATTACTTTTCATACCTTTCATTATCCTCTAATGGAATTTCTACAAAAACATGCCAAAGGATAATGGCTCCCATGACACTAACAGTGCATATACCTTTGATAAAATTACACATTTCTCACTCCTTTAAGATGTTTTGTACTCGCTGTTTACGCTGATTTGCTGACCAACCCCTATTATGACACCCATCTTCCCATCCTTGAGTGTAAGCTTTTTCAACCTTCTCCAAAAGTTCTTCTATGGCACGATTTGCTTCCCAGAGTTGGCTTCCATGATTGCACTCACGTTCCAGTAAATTATCATATTTTGTTTTTAACTCATCAGCCTCTTGGTATGCACAATCCGCACATTGCATAGAACGTTTATCACCCATGAACTCGTCATAGCAGTCAAAGCACCGACAGAAATATTCTCCGGGTGCCCACATGCCCTTCTTTGGTCTATTATCAATTTTCATGAGCCATGCCTTTCAATTTCTTAAGATCATAAACGAACATTTTAATGAGAGTTTTAATCATGGGAACAACTTCGTCATCATCTTCACACTCCTTCCACGCTTCAATGAGTTCAGCTATTTCTCGCTTAATGTTCCAATTTTCGGTCCTTAAGTTTCCAAGTTCTTTCATGTTTTTATCATACAACATGATTATCTCATTAAAGAAAATCTCTGCCGCTTCGTTTGCATTCCCTTCAAACTTTAAACCATCATCATCCCATATCAATTTTCCAATTTCTTTGGCATGATTATTATAGAATGATATATTGCTATCAGGCTCACATCCCTTAAGGGTGAATATATCATCAAGTTCTAATGTTTTCATATCGTCATTCATTTTCCCACCACTCTATTTTGTGTCCAGTTTCTTCTTCAAATCTTTGAAAAAGCTCACTTTTTCCTAAAACTTTTTCAGTTTCCAATGTCCATAGCCAGTCACCTAATTTATTCCATGATGCTGCTTTCATTGGGTATACACCATATTCCTTGTTATATTCATCAGGGATATGAATGTCGATTCTGCCGGTAGCATAGCGATCCTTGGGATCAGTGGGGTTTAACCCTCTTTCCGTATACCATCTGTTTGCAACTGGACCCATCCAGTTTAAAAAGTAAGTTATCATATCAGTCTCGTTTAATCGCATACCCATTCTTGGACGCAATATTTTTCTTTAGTTCTTCTTTAACACTTGTTTGACTTTCAGACTCGGCATTATTGTCTAGGACTTCCGGTTCAATATCTGGAACCCTGATCCATTTAACTTCATACCCGCCTCTATCGACATTCTTCTTTGTATAGAGGTACCAAACACTTCCATCATCACACAGTCCAACCAAACTAGTATTTCCCCATCCTAAATTGGCTTCGGTAACCAATTGTATAAATTTAGGCTTATAGTTCAGTCGCACATAATCTCCACCCTGTTTACTCATCAGGCCATTCCTCCACTTTTTTACCTTCGTGACAGAAACATTCATCTTTTCCAACCCAATCACAATCGGGATTGGAGCAGCGGTTTCTTTTACTTACTATTACTTTGTTTCCACACGAACAATCATACTGTCGTGTTACACAGTTATCGTCATGATTATGACCGGGGGGTGACATATACCCAACACATGTTGACATCGTTCCATGTCCCAAAGATGTATACATCTTATTTCCGCATTTTTTACATTTCATTTTTTATCCACCCTCTCCCATATTAGTTGATCTTTTGTAATTTCTACCCAATCATCGACTTCAAATGTGTGGCCGGTTTCTTCAACCCATATAGTATCACCATTTTTTCTAAAATGCCATGCGCCATTATGTACATAATAACGAAATGGATCATCTTCTGATATTTGTGAACACCAGAGTTCTGCTTTTTCAGAGTACATGTGTTTTAAGGTCATATACTATCTCCAAAAACCTTCAAGTCCTTGTCCGTGAGCATCAATGGGTTTCAAATCTATTTTTGGATAGTTAACAGAATCCCGCATATAACCCTCAACGACAAAGTATTCATCACTTATTGTACCATCAGTAAAATAATTGTAACTATCGATATCTGTCTTTACCGTTCTCCAAACACACACTTCTTTGCCGTAAATGTTATAAAGTGGTGCCCCATAAAAGTCACCTATTGGCTCCATGTGCTTGTTTTTCTTAATCTTTTTAGCTATCCTTTCAAATGCTTCAACATCGGGTAACAAAAATTCTTCTCTACTATCGGTACAGATTCGTCGTAACTGAATGTATTTCACATTAGGAAATCTGGAAATATAATGCATTAAACCGAAAATTTCCTTTTCATTATAACGATTTACAACAATAGAGACTCGCACCCGATTTAGTTGGGGGATAAGGTTGGCCCAATCTATAATTTTTTCACAATTGCGCCCCATAATTAGCTTATTGGTATCAGAATTTAGTGAGTGAATTGAAAGGCCCACGCTTCTGCGACATTTGCGCATTGTTTCAATGTGCTTATGAGACAAGTAACCATTGGTGCGTATTCCAACGTTAAGATTGCACTCATCCTGTAAATAATCAATGAGTTCAGGTAAATATCTGTACATTAATGCATCTGTGTTTTGGCCTGTTACATAAATGTTAGTAACGGCATTTTCCCAACACATTATGAGAAAATCATTGAAGTTTTTCCATTCAGAAAAGTGTGTAGATATCTGATTTTGTTGAGATAATACAGGATCAATATCCTTTCCCAAGCAGAAATAGCAATCTGCGTTACATTTTCCCAGAAGATTGATGTTTGCAAAACTTGGAGCTTCTCTGTTCCAATTCTTTTCAAACTCTGGGTGATTTACTGTATTTCGCCATTTTGACATTATTATTACCTCAAAAAAATTTTTAGGGGGTGGTAGGGTTATAACAAACCTTTAAGTAATTCTTCTGAATTCTCACCTCGTTCATCAATCTCGTTTTTACATCTTTCTAAAAATGAATCCCATTCGTCCATTTCGTCTCTATACAAATATGTTAATCTGGGCAGTCCGACCAAGAGCACCATATTCAACTCTTTAACATTAAATTCTTGGTATTTCTTATCAATACTCTGAAAATCTCTTTCCATTATCATATGATACACTTCTTTATAGATTTCACTTATTTGGTCACTATTAATTTCCATTATTCTTCTTTATACCCCAACGTTTTAACCCATTCTTTAAAATCGGGGACATCTACTGGTACTTGATGCGAAGCCCATTCATTGTATTGCTCTTCACTTATATCTTCGGGGCAATATTCTAACATGAGACTATCAATTTTAGCCTGAAGAGCCTCTCCGTTTGTTTTTTCCTTATCAAGCTCTTTCTGCAAACGCTTGATTTCAAATCCGATCTCCGCCCAATCCACCATTGGTCCATCATTGACACTGAATGCACCAGATAAGACCTGACCAATGCGCTGATGGCGTTCTAGAATGTCATTCATCATGTACTCCCTTTCTTAATCCTGTGCTGATGTAACCACGGCCTTTGTTACTACAATTTTTAAGTTATCATCAGCGTTATCTTTTGGATCATATCCTAGCCATTTTTGAGCGAACCTCCTAAATGTTGAGCCTTTTCCTATAGTCACGACATAATCTTCCAAATCATTATGGCCCGTAACGTCCATTAATACATCCTTTACTTGATTTGCAAATTGCGTAAGTTCTTCCGATGTTTGGGTGTATACCGTAGTCATGCGCTACTTCTCCTGTAATTTTATATAATGTTTGTATTCATTTTCTAATGCTAGACTAGACAATGACATCATGCTCCACATGCAATTTTCAGCCTGAACGAGTCTGCGCCTAAGTCTAACCATCTCGTTGGCATCTTCCATGCGAAGCTCGGCCTCTCTTTTCAGGCGCTCATATTCACTTCGTGTAATTTCTATGGTATCCATGCTTGCATTATATCACACGATTTGTATAAATACAAATATGAGAATAGATGACTTACTAACAGAATCGCCATTTTTTAAGAAAAAGGCATCAACTCGTGATGAGTTTGCTTGGCATGGAGATATCAAATTCGAAAAGCGTATGCAAGCACTCAAGGGGTTTTTAGAGAAATACCCCGTACCGTCATTATTGGACATATATAAACATGCGTTGCAAGCTAAATCATTTGAGGGATCACAATTAAAGCGTGTCCAGCGTTTTATGATGCAACATCACTGGGATGAAGATAGTATAGCGTTGATGAGTCCTTAATTATGGCGGCGGGGTTTAATTATCTAAGGATTTTTTAATTTTTTTACACGCTTCAGCATCAACGAAGTATGCAGTTTGATTTTCTTTTCCAAACTGATCTTCTAACCACTTAACACTTTCTTCAATTCTTTCAATTCGAGCCTCAAGCTCTTGATAATATTTAGATTGATTTTGTCTCCGTATACGCTTAGCATCACTCTTCGATACGTTATATGGATTACTGGGAGGTCTATTCATCTTTTTGCCCTTTAATTCTTTCAATTTCTTCTCTATAGAGTGCTATTTCCTGTTGATAATTACCTAAACATTCCTCGAAAGCTAATCTTTCCGCAACCAAATGTTGGATTAATTTACCCACAAGAGGAGGGCTGTTGAGAAATGTAGTATGTGTAATTTGATTTAGCTCTTCATCTGATATTCGGTATCTCTGATAATCGGTCATGTCCATTATCATTCTCCTTATATTTGTGGCTACCCTGTTTCAATGCCTTTAACACTCCCTCATTTGGTGTCTGTGGCCTATCGTCAATTGCTGATCCACTAGATATTGCGTCAAGTATAATAGCAAGAGATGCTATGGCACCCTCTAGATGGGTTTTGCCATCACCATCAGGATCAAGTTCTTCACCTTCAATCCATGCATCTAGGTGCCTCTGCGCCGATCCAACATATGTCATTAGTCGTATTGGGATATCTCTCCAGTTCCATGGCCCATACTTTTCAGCACCTTCAACTAATCCATTAGCAATTGCGATTTTTGCAGCAGGGGGCACAATTTGTAACTGTATTTTTTTATCCCCTAATGCTTGTTTAGGATTCTCACTCATTTATTTAATCTCTACGTTCACTACGTCTATTTTTACTGTAATGTTTGAACCATAGTTGCCAGTCCCATTGGGATCGAATGTTCCACCCCAATCTTTAATGATATCTCTAATCATATCGTTTGTTGGGTAATCATGTAATACCAGTGGTCCATATTTGGTATCATCAACTGTGCTTGTTCCGGATACTATCCAATTCGTCTTTTGCATTATAAGCTCCTGTTTGATTTGATGTATTTCATAGCTTCAGTTTGTGATATGGGACAATTATACATGGGTGATGCTAATCGTGCCGCAATTTCAAACAAATACCTTGCTCTTTTATTTCGATTTCTTTCTGATTTACAATATGCTCTGTATTCAGCTTGATGTGCTTCTAATTCCTGTGCAAAGCGAAACTCGGGATCAATCAAGTATTGGTCCCACCATGCCTCAGGATCACCATTTTGCTGTTTAAAGTGTGTACGCTCATGCTCAATTAGTGCATATGATATTCCACCTTTGCCCGGATTATAAATTGTTCCATCCCATGCAAAGATTTCTTTTCCTGATAATGGAAGAACGTCACGAATTTTCTCAATGTTTGGAGGGTATTCGGTTTTTATTTTAACGTCCAATAAGCTGTTGTGTTTTTTGGGTTTATTCATATTTTATTCTATAGTCCTATTTTTCACATTCTTAACCATATCATACTCTTTTCGCAATTTCAATACTGCATCATCAAATGAAGTAGCATAAACGAGAACCATTGTATGCATTTTCTCGGGACCTTGACACCACCCCTCATAATCAAATTCTAATAAAAATTGTTTGCTCATTATAATTTACTCCCATATTGCGATAATCTTATCATCAGTGTTTATTGAAATCAATAAATATATTAAGACATGGGGAAAAACTATGAAAATTAATGATATTTTAATAAATGAAATAAAAAAAGGCAAGAAAAAGCGTAAAAATGGTCTAAGGGTAATGAGCCTAGATGATTTTCTGAGAAACAATCTTACTGAGGCCCCATTAGGGTTAGGAGCACAAACAACCCCTTTCCCTGAAGATGAAATGCAGGATTATTTAAATCGAATTAAGACAAAAAGCAAAGAAAAAAGAGATAAATTTAAGAATCCTTACGTTCATGGCAGCAATATAAAAATTAAAGACGAGTCTGGTAATACCTATGATACCGCTGATTTGAAAAAACAAATAACAACTCGCCCAGATAATATTCTTAAACAAAATTCTAAAATGAAACACAGTGATGGCTCAGAACAGATATTTTATAATATAGGGCTACCCGCTCTGAGGGGATTAGCAGTAGATGAGGATACAGGGGAATTTGTTATTGTTAATACATGCCCCGGCGCAGGAGAATGTAAACTATATTGTTATGCGATGAAAGGAGGGTATATACAATACCCAGACTCTAGCAAAAATCACGCACAAGTTCTTAACTTTTTATTGAATGATCCCGAGGGATTTGAAAATAAACTTTCTAGTGAAATATCTAGCCTTGATAATGGTGAGCCGGGGAGGATCGCTATTAGATGGCATGATGACGGTGATTTTTTTAGTCCACAGTATTTAGATATGGCATTTCGTGTTGCAAAGAAATTCCCAAATGTTGACTTCTATGCTTATACAAAAGTTTCAGATGCATTTAAGGCTAAAGCCCCAGATAATTTTATTATGAACTTTAGTAAAGGTGCACTCAATAAAGAAGAAAAGCGAATTAACTTCGAAGACGAAAAGCATAGCGTGGTCGTACCAAAATCTTTATTTAATGATTTAATTAAAAAAGATGGTCGCAAAATGGTTAGGGATGAAGAAGGGAAAATGATGTTTAAGAATAAGCAAGCCCTTCAGGATTTCAAACAACGCTTATCGGATCATTATGGAATAGATATTAACACAATCTTAACATATAATGAAATGATGAAAAATCTAAAAAATCTAGGGGATAAACCCAAATGGAATGTCATAGTTAGACCCAAAGAAGGGGATAATTCTGCGAACCATAGGGGGGTTTTAGGAACATACCTAATGTTTCATTAATATGTTGCAAACCGAATTATAGTGCGATATACTTCACCTAACAAAAGACCATAGGTGATATATGAAAAAATATTATGAAGTTGAGGGTACAGCGACAGTAGTTTTTTCGGAAATTGTACATGCATCCTCTGAAGATGATGCAATTAAAGAGACTAAAAAAACGTTGCATGTTTTAGGTCAAGAGGTTATTGATTTAAAGGTTCATAATATAGAATCACTTATTGCTTCCGATTTTAAAGAGGAATATTGATATGTTTATTGAAAAGAGTGGTACGGGATAATGAAATTAAGGGAAAATGAAACACTTCATCGGTTCATATGTTTAAAATGTGGTCATAAGTTTTTAGCAGACCCCACACTACTAGAAAATATTGAAGATGCTCGTTGTCCAGAGTGTGACAATGTTAACACTGTTAGAACTATGGGCGCGGCATCTCTTTTGAGTAAGAAAAAAGCTTAAATAAATTTATTCAAAAAAAAAATTAAAATTAGGGGTTGACAAACACTGTTTTATGTGTATAATGGCTCCCCATAAAGATCGTAAAAAAATAATTTTTACACTTTTTTGCAAGATTACTAAATAGTTTTATAAAATTGACAAATTAGGCACTTGATCAATTACACGGTGAGCACAAAATGCACATCATTTATTAAAGAAGAAAGTTAGTTTTTAGATGCTTACAGCAATTATAACATTCTACGTCAATGAAGAGAAGAAAGGCATCTAGTTAGATTTAGGTACTAACAGCAATACTACTTACAATCTGTCTCAAACACAGAAGCTAGTAAAGTACCTAGTAATATTAAAGACGGTAACAGCAAATATACTGCATGGTGAAAAGCAAAAAAGCCGTCTTGTTGTAGAAACTTAACACAGGAGAAAAATGATGACTACACGATTCTTAAACGCACTTAAGGGTGTTGATAATTACGCATTAACTGAAAATGGCGCGGTTGCTAAGGCAACTACTAATTCAGCCGTTTTAGATTTCTTTTCTCAGGGTGGTGCTATTCGCATGTTAAGCCCTGAAAAGCAGCAGGACATGTTCTTACGAGCATGGGCTGAAAATCCCGAACTAGCTCTTAAGGCTATGTTCTATTTCCGTGATGTTCGTGGAGGACAGGGCCAGCGCGAGGCGTTCCGTAACCAGTACAAGCTGTTAGCGGAATTAGCAGAAGACACAGCGCGAAAGAACATTTCTAATATTCCAGAATATGGACGTTGGGACGATGTTTATGCGCTTGACGGAACTGAAGTTGAGCGTGACGCATATGATGCTCTTGCTAAGCAGTTCAACAAGGATATGTTCAGCTTCTTTGAAGATGACAATATCTCATTGCTTGCAAAGTGGTTGAAGTCTGAAAATGCGTCAAGCCGTGAAACCAAGCGTCTTGCACGTAAGACCCGTGAAGCATTGGGTATGGATTCTCGTTCATATCGCAAGGCATTGTCTAAGTTGCGTAAGCACCTTGATGTTGTCGAACGTAAGACTTCTGCGAATCAGTGGGATGAGATTGAGTATTCTCGCGTTCCATCTAACGCAATGATGAAGTATCGAAATGCGTTCGCTAAGCATGACCGTGCACGTTACACTGACTTCATCAACGCGGTTAATACTGGTGAAGCCAAGATTAATGTGTCCGTTCTTTACCCTCATGAAATTGTTGGTAAGATCATGCGCGGTGGAAATATTGATACCAATGTTGCCGAAGCAATGTGGAACAACTTGCCTGATTTTACGGGTGAAGCTGAAAACTCAATCGCGGTTGTTGATACATCCGGATCAATGGGTATGGGTGATGGATTGCCACGAGATGTAGCCCTTGGATTGGGTATTTACTTAGCTGAACGTGCTAAGGGTCCATACAAGGATCACTTCATTACCTTTAGCAATCGTCCTAAGCTACAGGAGCTTAAGGGTGCCAACATTGTGGAGAAGGTTAACAATCTCTGGAGAGCAAGTTGGGACATGAATACGAACATTGAAGCCGTGTTTAATCTTGTATTAGATGCAGCAATTAAGAACAATGTTCCAAAGAGTGAAATGCTTGACAAGCTTTACATCATTTCCGATATGGAATTTGATGGTGCCACAAGTCGTAGCAATAGCACTCTATTCCAGACTATTGCTGACAAGTTCAGCCGTGCTGGATACGAAATGCCCAAGCTTGTATTCTGGAATGTTAATGCACGTAATGTGCAGTTCCCAATGAGCATGGACGAGCGGGGATTCCAGAACGTTTCTGGATTCTCACCATCAATCTTGCAGTCACTTATGACTGGAGAATTTATTGGACCATACGAGCTAATGCTTGAGGTTCTAAATTCCGAAAGATATAAGTCTGTAACCCTTTGATGGGCAAACGAAAGCCCCGAGAAATCGGGGCTTTTTTATTATACGGATAAATATATTAGAGTGCTTCAAGGGGAATTTTTGCTATCTACTACGGAGGAAATTACCATGGCAAAACCAGAGAAAGAGTTTAAAGACTTACCCGAAAAAGCTAACGAAAAGGCTGTTGAAAATCGTCACAAAGATCAAGAAGCTCGTAAAGCAGAGCGTGAAGCAATGAAAGCAGAACGCAAAGCCGAGCGGGATGCCAGAAAGGAAGCACATATGGATGAAGTTGAAGCCCATAGGGAAGAAATGAAAGCTAAGCGCGGAGAAGATGATGAGGTCGAAGAAGTTGAGGTTGAGGAAGTCGAAGAACCCGATCCAGAAGTTTAAACACTAACTAATGGAATAAATAAAAGGCCAGCATCATTGCTGGCTTTTTTTATAAATAGTATATAGTAAACAACTTTATAGGGATTAAATGGCAACACCCACATTCACATTAATTAACGCTGGTGGCCTCACTGATGGTGTTCTTACGGATGCTGACACCAACAGTGGATGGTCAAACCTGACTAGCGCCGATACCGACATCAAGGTTGAAGGTACAGCTTCAATGTCTGGTGTTACACGTAATGATGGTGAGGACTCATATTACGATGCGGGTGGCGCTCCCGTAACGGCAGTGGGAAAGGTTCTTCGCGGGTGGGTTAACACTACTAACCTTGCATATATGGCACCAGAAGCTACCGATCCCTATAAACTCTGGTGTTTTGATGGAACTTCCCAATCTAACGGTCTAGCTCTTTTTGGTTCCGATACCTATCCCGGTGGTTGGTTTTATTTCTGGCAGGACATGGACGATTTTACCGGGGTCACACTGGCAAACGTAGATCGTTGGGGTATTGAAGCCGGTCATTCGTCTAATGCTAAAAACGTGGTCAACATGTGGATGGACGTTATGCGCTACATGGACGGCTACTATATGACCGGAGGAACATCTGGTGATAAAATCACAATGGCAGATATTGCTGCAACTGACAGAGCTTCTGCTTATGGTATTGTGGAGCGAAGCTTCGATGTATATTTTTGCACGGGAACTATTCAAATGGGAAACGGTGCGACCACGACCTATTTTGAAGCCGACAGTGAGGTCATCGTTTTTCGTGATACACCGGGAGCATTGAGTATCAGTTCAGGACTTTATGATCTAAGTGCTCAGGGATCGGGATGTAATTTCATAATAAATAGCTGTGTATTGCGGGCCAACGGAACGGGAGATACTACCAGATTTGTTATGGACTTTTCCGATACAGCGCCCACAGTTTCAATCACCAATAATACTATTAGACGAGCTTCAACCATTACATACGCAAGTGGACAAACAAATACCGGTAATGCGTATGATGATTGTGGCGTGATAACCCCAGCCGGGGCCGATATTAGAAATTCATCTATTATCAATTATGAAGGAACTGCTGATACTGGAGCAATTTATTATAATGAAACGTCTGATCCGGATGGTGAATTGGATGGTTGTTCAATAACAAAAGGGGTAGCTTCGACTCACGCTATTGAGTTTGGGGCAAGCATTCCATCATCTATTACATTAAGAGATATTGATTTTTCCGGATATAATGCAACAAACGGGCAGACTGATTCAACTTTATACTTTGCCGATACATCAGGAACAATAACTGTTAACATTATTGGTGGTAGTGGCACTGTTTCATATAAGAGCGCGGGGGCAACCATCAATATTGTACAGAATCCAGTAGCTTCAACCATTAAAACTTTAGATGTTACAACGGGGTTACCTATACAAAACGTGAGAGTGTTACTTTCTGTTGCAGATGGGACAAACTACCCATATCAAGATACGGTTACAATAACTCGCTCTGGAACAACTGCGACAGTTTCTCATACTGCCCATGGGTTAGCTACAAATGATAAAGTTGAAATTAATGGAGCAGATCAGAATGAATATACAGGCGTTAAACAAATTACGGTTATTGATGCAAATTCATATTCGTTTACCGTGGTAGGAACCCCCACCACCCCTGCTACCGGAACCATAACTTCAACCTTTTTGATATTAGAGGGGTTAACTGATGTCAATGGTGAAATTACAGCCTCTTATACATTTGCAGCCAATCAGCCTGTAACCGGTAGGGCGAGAAAAAGTTCGTCTGCGCCGTATTATAAATCTGGCGTTATTACCGGAACGGTCAATAAAGATACCGGATTTGATAATACAATTTCATTAGTTCGAGATTAATTTAAGCCCATATTTTTGCGAAGGGCATCTTTGCGCTTAGCCTTTCTTTCAACATACTTATCGGCCTTGCGAATTTCTTCATGACCCTTAGCGTGAGATGCTGGGCGGATTTCAATTTCATATGCGTTGCCGTCTGATCCTCGCACAAAAACGGTAAAACCGTCCGACATTCCCCTAACATCCAAAACTTCATCAATTGCATCTGACTTATATAGTGCCGAAACAATACGCATAATGTTTGTTGATCGTTCCTCTTTTAGATTCATGGTTTTACCTCATCCATTTATTGATAAATATATTTATGGAATTATTTAAAGATTTTGTTTTATTGGAGACTCAAAAGCAGGCCCACCGAGAGGTTCTGTATGCTATTAGGTCCATCAATCAAACTTATAAAGAATGGAAAAAGCGAGGGAAAAATCGCAGGAAAAATGCGGTAAGCCTCACCGCAACCTCTGTTAATAAAATAACAACAATATCTCCAGAAAGTTTAGACTTTATAAATGATGAATTAAAACAAAAGCTTGCGATTATTATAATGAGATGTCTATCGTTGCCATATTGGAAAGATGTTACCAGCAAGAAGGCAGCTTATCGGAAATTATATCCATATATTCAGCGTTTGGAATCCCTTGTTCCTAATACGGGAACAAATGGCACACTTCGGGAAATTATAATGACTCGGTTTAGTGCAGCATATGGTCTACAAAGTAGATACCCTCAAGTTTTTGTAGCATATGAGCCAATATTACCAAAAGAATATTTAAAGTTTTTATTTGATGATGAAAAACTGCCTTTAAAAACTTATAGAATGGAAGCATTATCATTGCCAGATGATTTCGATGATTTGATGGACATTATACGCATAAATCATGAAAAGGGTATAGATTTACATTTAAAGAAATATGGGTCAAATTACAAATGAGAAGTTTTGGTAGACTAGAAGTACAGGATCACAGAGATTTAAATTATGGTATATCATCATTCTTAATGAGTGCGCCACGAATAACTGAAAAGTTCTGGTGGGCAAATGGATGGTGGGGCGATCAGGGTACAACATCCCATTGTGTTGCATACTCGTGGTCACACTGGATTGAAGACGGTCCAGTGATACAGGACTCTATCCCCGATAGAAAACGTCCCCTGTTTGATCCTAGAGAGTTTTACAAGACATGCCAACTGGTTGATCAATGGCCCGGAGAAAACTATTCTGGAACCAGTGTACGGGCTGGAGCTAGGGTTCTAAAGGATACTGGTGTTATAACAGAGTATCGATGGGCATTTAATATCGATGAAATTATAATGACATTACTGACAATTGGGCCAATGGTTGTGGGCACCAAATGGTATGATAAAATGCAAGAGCCTAATAATAAGGGACTTATTCGCCCTAAGGGTAGAAGAATGGGAGGTCATGCCTATATTCTCAATGGAGTCGATGTTAATCGTGAATATTTCAGAATAAAGAATTCATGGGGATTAAATTGGGGTGATCGTGGTCATGCCTATATAAAATTTAGAGATTTTGAAAAATTATTTAATGATGGTGGCGAAGCATGTATAGCCGCTGAAGTTAAAATAAATCAAGTTCCATTATTGGAATGGGTTAAGCCCCTCTAAACTTAATAATACCCATTTCTACATATTTTTTCAAAACGGATGCATCACCACCAACTTCTTCCTGTGCCTGCTTTAATAGAGAATCTAGTTTTTTACGCGGATTATTCTTTACAATCTTAAATACCTGAACACGTTTATTAACCACTGGGGCAGCGTCCTTTTCAGTTTCGTGGAATTTAGATGGGTCCTTCATAAATTTATCCCATCCCGATGGTTTTCTTTTTAATTTGCTTATTTCAAATTTATAATCATCATTGGTTAAAGAAAGTCCCATGATTCCATCGAATGTTTGAACTTCAAAAAATTCTTTATTGACATTAACAACTTGTCCAGTAACAGATAGCCGATCAACAACTGGACCCGTTATCTGAACGATTTTAATAAACTCATCTTTCTTTAGTTGCTTATGCTCGGTTACCGTTTCCATATTCCGCGCTTCCGTCCTTTTTTATTTACGGCTACAATTTCGCCAATGTTAATAAATTTTAGGGCATCCCCTGTTGGTGTGCCAGAGACATTAAATTTTGAAATCCGCCTATTTTCGAATTCCAAATTTACATCCTTAACATTTTCAAGTATTAGTGTAGCCCCACTTCTGAAAAGGATTTCATAAGTAGACCCTTTTATTTTAGACATGTGCTTTACTCAGAGGGCTTTTTAAAGTCGAAGGAGAGGTTACCAATGCCCCGATTGCTCATATCTTCCGCATCATCAAGATCGTATGATCCATATTCAACGCTGTTCATGGCATTCCACTTTTTCATGAAGTCTTTGTTTCGATGGGCTAAACCTATAAGCCCGGAACAGACTGCAATGGCTATACAAAATTCTAAAAATGCCAGCAACATGTGACCCTCAAGTATTAAAAATGCCGCAAGAGTTGTAGCAGATGTTGAAATAATGATATTGAAAATCATAAATATGCGGTTTTGAGTTTTAAGATAGTCATCAAACATTGGTAAAATCCTCGGTACTATTTATTCATAGAATGTAATAACTTCGTTTGTTTTTCCTAAATTACCACATTTATATTGTATTTGTCCAGTTACAGCATTTTCTAAAACTGTGATATTTGGGGTATCACATATATCCATCATATGCCCCGTATTAGGTTTAACATCCTGTATAACATATGTGACAGGTTTGGGTCGTGATCCCCAATATGCAAAGAGGGACCATATAATAAAAACAATCACGGATACTGCAAAAAATACAATCATGAATATAATGCTTGCTCGTTTTAAGGGGCTATGTGTTGTCATCATTCTCCTCAATAGTTAAATCTAAAATAAAAAACGGCAGGGGAGGGAACTGATCCTGTAATAATAGTATAGTATCCTTGTCACAAAAAACCCCTTGAAATTTTGTGCCGTGATACATAAGATCAATTACTCTAGATGTCCCAGCTTCACAATAATTGTTCATATAAAAATACAATATGGACCGCTGTAGTTCAACCTTAGATTGAGCTAATAATTCGTATCCTTCCTGATAGTCTTCGGCAGACATGCTTGAATGTTTCAGGGGAGATATCCATAGTCCAACATAAATTCCAACTAAGAATATAATGATTATACCTAAAAGTCTATTTAGCCTATCCATATTGAAATAATACCATGGAAAGTAATTTATTGCAACTATTTATTTTTCCATTGATGCCTTCTCTTGGAATTGTGTTTCCAGCTTTTGCGAGTATCCCATGCACTGTTGGGTAAGTCATCCCATGAAGTCGGGAGATTCCCCCTTCTGCGTTTTGGTCTTACCAGAATTTCACCATGATCCGCTATACATGCTTCATTTTGACGATGCTCATTTGCAGTAGAGAATTTACGATACCACCATCCCCATGTTTCTCTCTTTCTTTTGTTAATGTTATTTTTGGGCAAATGAACTAAGGGGTCTTCGCAATCATAGTTATAATGTTTGCGATTAGTTTTAAATAAGCCCTGTCGAAGTGCTAACCTAAATAATTCATCGGGGTCTTTGTAATTTTTCCCGTATTCATTTTTGATAGCGTATCTATCTAAAAACATACCCTCTCGTCTGGGAGGAAACTCAAGGCGGTGTTCACGAATTTTTCCAAAGAGTCTATCGTAAAAGGGCGAATATACAATATATACGGGTTTTAATTGGTTAATATATCTCCAATCACACCAATCATATGGTGGTAAACTTTTGTTGATGTGATACTTGAAGAATTGTTTAATGCACTGAAATTCTGGCCCAATATAAGAACCGGTCTCGTAATCGAAGAGACGAAAGATTGTGTAGTTTGTCATACTTAGTAGCTCCTTTAGTTATCTAATGCATACTAAGCATGGCGCACCTCCATTTCATATCGCAAATTTTCATATCCATATTATTTATTGTAATCACATGAAAGTTCAATTTGCAGTGTGTCAACGCGAGGGGTTGCATATGCCATCATGCATTTATTCCCCCGCCTATTAATAAATTCTACAACCTTTACTGGATTTCTTTCTCCCGAAATTCTTATTTCATATTGTTGCATACCCAGAGGACTTCCCAATGGCTCAGCATTATTTGCAGGCACACTTGCTGCTTCAACATCATTTCCAATCATACTTGCACCCCAAATTGCACCTAATATGATATACATTGCACCAAAAGTTATTAAAATTTTTCTAGTAGAATCTTTCATAATAATTATTCCTGATAAAGGTCGTAATTTTTAGCCAATTCATCGGCTTCTGGTATAGCAATGAATTTTCCCCATTCTCCATCATAGACTCCAGTGACTCGCAAATAAAGGTCACCTTTGTTTATTTTTCCCCCTGTAGATTTTAAATTTTCCACCAGCATTCGCTCTTCGGGGGTAAGCTCATCTTCGATATATTCAAGAGAATCTCGTATCCAATAATTCCATGCCTCGCAATAATATTCCTTTTGCGCTTTATGTATCGTTTCTCTGGCAAACCCCCATCCCATTATTATTCCTCACTGTCCTCAGGAGGTGGAGGAGGGGTGCCTTCTACCATACTTGAATCATTGAAATATCGTGCATTAAGTGAATTTCTTCCATCGTTAATAATACACTCATACCTCTGACTTCCAAAGGCATCAGATGTAAACACGGGCTTGCCGTGTGCCCTTAGGCAGCTTTCTACGGCCCATTGGGGAACCGGTTGAGGTAATGCACAGCCTGAAAGTATGACGGAAATTGCAAGCACTATTAATTTTTTCATAACTGCATTATATCATGAAAGATATGGATTTTCAACTATAATATATGGAAGCAATTTAACTATATTTTTTACATCATCTATTCCCCGATGGTGTGTTCCTTCCATGGGAAGGTTTACTACTCTCAATGCTTTTGCCATACCGTATTGCTTCCTTTGATTTAGCATTAACGAAAAGTGTGTTTTCAGGTTGAGGTGGTCCGAGTTAAATGGATATACCTCATTATGAAACTCACAATCTTGTAATAATTGGTGTTTGTCATAGCCGCCCCATGAAGAAAACACAACACCATCATTAATAAAAGATGACAGCCAATTATTGAAATGCTCCAACACTATGGGAAATGTATTGGCTGAATCTACGTCCTTTTGTGTAATTGTTGTCAGGTCTTTACAAAAATTACTCAATATTGGATGTCTAACTGGACGGATAAATGAGTTGAATTCGGATATTGTTTTTATAGTGTCAATTTCAACAATAGCTGCCCCGATTTCTATTATCTCCATTTCATTTCTAGGCAAACGTTTTCGATTATCATCACATGTTGCCTCAAAATCTATCACTGCTAGGTATCTATAGTTCGTCAATTTCATATGGATTTTCCTCTAAGAATTTATCACTTAGTGCAACCGTATTGGGCGAAAATGGTTCAGTCCATGAAATAAATTTATTATCAGGCTTTAATTCAACTCCAAGTTCATTAGCATTCATGCATATTACATCATCATTATCATCAAACATGGTCGGTCCCATATTATTGAATTTTTTTATAAAATCAAAAACATCATCTACATTAATGGTAGGAATATCTACCCTAGCATGTAGGCCAACCCCGTATTCATAACTTTCATCAATTTCAATATTCCATGCTTTTATACTAATACTCTTTTCATTTAATAATTGAAGGGTTCTTTCTGATATCCACCGATGGCGTTTATCGTCTAATTCAGGAACTGGCGAACGAAATTCACTATATTTGGGATTATCAGTCTTAACAAAATAATCCTCAAATGAAATATCATAAGGAGTTGGGAATTTTTCATAGCCCTCATCTTGTGCCTTCAGGAATACCTCTTCGTAATAGTCGCCCCTTGCTGTAGTTAAAGTTGCATTCCATACAACCTCTTTATCTTTGTATGATCCAATAAATAAAAAATCAACGAAGCCACAATCTTCAATAATTTGATAGCTTGTGAATACACCACCAAATTCATCTTTCTTTATTCGTTTTTTAACTTTATCAATATATTTCATTTTTAGCACCACGGAGTACATTTGGGACAAGGGCAGCTTATCATGTGAATGCATGTGCCTCCCCCGTTCCTTTTTATTCCAGTTCCACCACATTCGGGGCAATTATCATGCATACATTGACTCCCGTGCGGGATAGAGTCCCAAACATCTGGCAGCTTACCCTCTTTATATGTGATAGTTCCAGAATCATTAGTAATGATGGTATCTTCAATTTCAAAAGTGGTACCATCTGTGGTAGTGTCACTAAATTTGATTTTCATTTTATATCCTCCGAGTTATCTGCAACGTCTTTATCTTCTCTTAACTCTAGGAATCTGGGAGAGAAAAGACTGTCAACATCAGGACGAGATTTATCACTAATGCGTTCATTATATTCAACTGCAACAATCCGTCCCATATAATTATCTATATTTTCAAAAATTTCCTCGCGCAATTCGTCAGACAGGCCCGAAATCGAAACTTCAACCCTTCGATCCTTTGACGCACAAACGATACTGCCCAACTTATTCTCCCATTTACTTCCGACTTTACCGGGGTTCCACCCAACTATTTCAAGATCACAATCTTCAATAGCTTTCATTTTAACCATATACGGGGAACGTCTATCCTCCCATGGATGGTCAATGTTTTTAATAATTACACCTTCCTCTCCATTTTTACGAGCTTGACGATAATGTTCAAACGCTTCTTCTTCATTCTCAACCTTTACACTTTCAATTAGTTGCATACGATCATCATTAACATCTTTTAGTGTCTGCTCCAATAATTTCCATCTAGACATATACGGCATAGCGTTTTCATCGGCTTTTTTTACGGGGGACGTAAATTCTGACCACGGAATTAGGTCCCATGCTATAAATCTAACATTTTTTACTTCCTCCTCTGAAATTGTACCCTTAATGGCTTTATTTAAAATACCATTACCTTTCTTTCTGCTCATCCATGTTCCATCATCATTCAACACTCTTAGTTCACCATCAAGCATGGCTCCCGTTGTTGATACATATATCGGAAATTCAATATCTGAAAAAGAATCAAGAAGGTCAATAACTTTTCCAGATCGTCCACGAAATTCAATAGATCGCTTGGTTAAAATTAGGTTAGCCCGCATTCCATCGGCTTTAATTTGAGAAATAGCTGGATAATTAATCTTCTGCATTGACTTCTCAGATTGTGACGAAGCTTTCATGCATGGATAGACTGGAATTAATTTAGGTATAGCTGAATTAACAATAGATGGGCCGGTGCCACAGTTTAAATCTTTTAAAATTATCAATTTTGCTACTTCGGCATCATCGGGCGATAATCCCTCTAAGAGTGTCTTTAGAACATGTTTGGCTTCATTTCCGGTAACAATGCGCTCTTCAAAGCGTGTTAAGTTCATTAAAAAATCATTTAAAGTGTAATCTCCTGTATTTCGATCTATATCCGGTAGTTGCTTTATACCATAAACCCTGTATGGGTTCATTGCAGCATCGAATACACCCTTTACCAATTCATCATCTGCATATTTTGAAAGAATTTCAATTTTAGCATTTTTTCCAGAATTGGACTTTAATTCGTTTATCAGATTTAAAACATTAGTCATTGTAGCGTTTCTCTATTGCACCATTAATAGCATTCATGAGTTGTTGCACATTATCATCTGCGTCATCATCCACCCTCTCAAATGGTAGAAATACGTCAAAAATTTTATCATTTTCCGGGTGCTCAATTTTTTCCAGAAATGTGTCAAAGAATTTTGTACGTAAATGAATAAAGTGCACCCCGTTCCAATATGCATATGTTGCATTACGGCACGTTCCTTTGTATACCCCAATTTCCATTTCATTGAGTGGGATTATTTGAACTGTTTGTCCATTGTATTCATAATCAATCATCGTCTTCTCCGTTTACTTTTACGATCATTAGAATCTTTAGTTTTTACATAAAAATCAATAGGTTTTTTACTAAACCACTTAATAAATTTCCGCATTTCAGGATGCTCTCTTATCCTTTCTGGTGTATTATAATAATCAGCTAGTTCCTTTTCTGTCCAAATACTGTGTATTTTATTATGGCATAGCCGATGTATAAGCACCGTGTCTTTCCCCTTCTTACTTTTCGGAATCAAGTGGTGTTCATCACTATAATGGGGGTCTTCCGGTAATTCTCTTTTACATATTACACAAATCATTGTAGTATTATAACATTAATGCTAATTTTTATCAACTAAATAGTTATATGATTAGTCCGATAAAACAAAAAGAAAAGAAAGAGGTTGTTGAGAAGGATAGGCTCTCGCAACAGGCATTTAAGGAAATAATAAACGAAGTTTATGAGATAATGCTTGGGTATAGCCGAATAAGAAAGCAATATCTGACAAAAAACAATCCAATATTAATTGGAAATGTTGAGTTTTGGTTTAATACAACCGAAGATGGTCAGCAACAAATTCAATATAATCGACCACCACAGACATGGAATGAAGGTCTAATACGTGCAGACTTAGACCTTCATTTCCATGGTTTATACTTCAAATCACATAATTAAGTTGGCATTTGAATCTTTTTGGCGGGTGGTGCCATAATGCTGCCAGTCAGGTTGGAGTAATACTCTAAAATTCCTTCCTGAGGATCGCTTGCGCCAAGCATGACATTATAGTACAGATTAATATCTGCGCCCTGACTCTTCTCATCCTTTTCAATAAACATAGACAATGGGCCAAGTGCTGCACTAAGTGCTGGTCTACCATCAGGACCTTCCTGTGGCTCAAGACGGATCATGAGGGCTTGACTAACTTTGCAATAATCATCGTTTACTTCTACAACTTTCCCAATGACTTCTAGCATACTGTTTAATGTGAATATTTTTACATCACCAACTTCTAATTTAGATTTCATTAATATAATTCTCCTATTATGATTCGTATTTTACTAAACTGGTATTTAGCTGTCTACTGTGGGGGATAAACTGGACGCACTTTGATAGTTCCTTGAGTTCCATTGCTCCAACATAAGTCATTGTACTTCTTACACCGCCTAAAATTTCCTCAATGGTGTTTGAAACGGGACCCTTATATGGAACTTTCAATGTCCTGCCCTCACTAGCTTTATATTTTGCCATACCGCCATTATGTTTTTCCATGGCAGTATTGGATGACATGCCATAAAACTTCATGCCCACTGGTTCAGCCAACTCTCCTAGAAATTGGGACATATCCCCCATTGATTTATTAGCTAATCTATAAAAATCGGCTTTCATTTTGATACTTTCCAAATAATCCTCTCTGGTTTCATATTCACTTCCGTCTTCATAGATTAAAGAACCATTACACTCATCGTGTCCCGAAAGCATACCTCCCAGCATGACAAAATCTGCTCCACCGCCGAAGGCTTTAGACACATCACCGGGATATACACATCCACCATCCGAGCAGACGAGCGCATTCATCCCGTGTGCCACGTTAGCACATTCCATGACTGCTGATAGCTGTGGAGAGCCAACGCCCGTCACACGCCGTGTGAGACACGCTGAGCCGCTTCCAATGCCTACCTTAATGATGGAAGCTCCTGCCATAATTAAAGCGTGTGTAACGTCTCCTGTGACCACGTTGCCTGCCATAATGATAGAATCGGGTGCCATATCCCTGACTCGTGATACAAATTCGATAAATCTGGGGGCATATCCATTAGCTACATCAATGCAAATGTTTTTCGGCATTCCGTATTCAGACGTAAATTCTGAAAACTTTTCAACAGAGTCCCCGTTAATTCCCATCGTATAAAATAATAAATGTTCCTGTTCAGCGTGTTTTCGAAAAAATTCAACCATTTCAGTAACAGTATAATGTTTATGAAGGGCGGTGCAGCAATTGTATTGCATTAAAACTTCAGCCATTTCCATAGTTCCAACGGTGTCCATATTGGCTGCAATTATGGGTACACCACTCCATTCATACGGTCTACTATCATTTTTAGAGAAGGGACGCACCAATGAAACATCGTCTCGTGAATTGATAGACTTATTCGATAACTGAGGACGAATCATTACATCGTCAAAATCGTAGTACTCTCCTGAGTTTATTTTCATATATTATCTCGCTAAGTGGAATTGCTTTAAAAAGCGGCAAAGTGCTACATCATCCGGATCATCTACTTCCATAAACATACCGGGGGTACTCTTAACCATATCATATTCGTTTAAGTCGATATCGTAAATGCTGCTGGGCACAACCCCTGCAAATGCAGTTGCCATACTGTTCATGGTATCATCATCCTCAACAAACAAAGCATACGGTAAACCAAGCTTCTCACAGTGTTGTGCAAACGTCAAGTAGTTTTCCAGCAACCCACGATGAAACCCAGCTTCTAGGAAAATAAGGGTTTTATGTTCATTTCTCCAGTCCCAAACAACTCGTGCGGATGCTGCCGGTACTTCGTCATATGTAACAGAGCTATAATTATAGCGGTTTGTAACTTCAACCATAGCATGTGCACCCTGTACACCCTTCTGAATGGATGATAATGCGGAATTCACAAAGACGTATCCACGATACTCTAATTCTTCATTCATAGTTATATCCTGTTTAACTTTAATAAATACAATTGACAGGATGGAATAATAATGGATTTTTCGCATCATGTCAAGAAATATTATAAATATGAGAGAAGAATCTTTTTAAGGAGATTGTAATGAAATTGTTAAAAGAACTGTTTTCCTTTGATGACTACGATTCGGAAGAAGAGTTTGGCATGGGAGAAGACGAAGAAGAATTTGATTTTGACTTTGATTTTGAAGAACCCGAGGGTGAAGATGATGAGTTAGACTTTAACCATGACCAACTTCCGTATGATGATGATATGGATATGGGAATGGGAGACGAATATGGGGCTGATGAAGACTATCCCGAAGACATGATGGATATGCCTCATGATGATTTCGAAGATGATGGTGAAGGTGGTCTAGTCTCTGATGAAGGAATGGAAGAAGAAATTGGCAATATCAAACAGGAAATTGAAAGTCTTTATGCTAGGTTGGGCAAATTAGCAGCCGCTGGAGACTTGGACTTAGTTGATGATGCTGATGATTTCGAAGACGTTGACATGGAAGATGATATGGACTTTTCATCATTCAGAGATATGGACTTTGACTCAGATGAGCCAAGCTTCGATGAGGAAAGCATGGAATTCGATGATGACGATGAAGTGGACTTACCAGTAGATCACCCAGAATTCAGATAAATTTCATTACACTTTCATAGTATTTGGATGAGTCTTTTTAGGCTCATCCTTTTTTTCAGGCGTTTGATTTTTTCTTAATGCCATGCAATTAACATTAGTTTCGAGTTCCTTATATGCATTGCACGTTTCTAGAATCTCCGCATTGGCTAACTTTTTAACAGGACAATTTTTTAACTCTGTCTCCATTGTTAGGTTTATAATTTCTGCCGATAATTCAAATTCACGATCAATTGCCTTTTTGTGATCCTTTTCAACATCTTTAAACATTTCTTTATGGAATATAATTTGACCTACAATTTTCTGAACTGCATCTTCATCCCCTATTGCCTCTGCAACTTCCCCGGCATAAGTTAGTTTTTCATTGGTCAAATTTATTAATTCAGCCGTTTTTACATGTACCGCTATACTTTTCTGCACAAACCCCAATTCTACTTGGTGATCATTAATTTCAAGAAGTAGCTTATTACACTCTAGGTTGTTTTCTTCGGGTGGAGGTACTTCATCATTTGCGTGAATGTATGTTGAAAATGTTATAAGTATCGTGAATATGAGTTTAAGCATGTTTACCCCTTTTTTATTGTAGATAAAAAATATTTATAAAAAAAGGGGGCGTGTGCCCCCTTTTTTATATTTCACTTAAAGTGAAATGTTGGTAAAATGCGTATTGGATGGATTTCCATCACGATACGTTACGTTGGGATTCCGCGAACGGGTTCCCAGATAGCCACGAGCAACAAGTGCTGATACCGTAGTCGTAACACGCTGACCACGACTGTTACGAATGCGAACAGTCTGCTCACCATCCGAACGCTGTCGGGCAGTAATGAACTGATCACTTACTGAACTATAAATCCGTCCATCGGGAAATACCAGATAGTCGGGGTAGCCGTAGGCACGTACCGGATCAGGTACATGATTCCACGTATTGCGCTCAACGATATCATATACCGTCTTGCGGTGTACGCCAACCTGCTCAGCAATCTGGGTCTGCGGAAGACCACGCATTGCCATAAGTCGGATGTCTGCTACCTGAGAATCAGTAATGTTGCAGTGGCTTGATGCTTTCCTATAACTCATAGTTTTTTCTCCTTTAATTAAATGATTTAAACTAAGAGCGTATAGTATATCGCAGCGAATGCGCGATGTCAACACTTTATTTTAAATGGTGCCTTGGGGGAGACTCGAACTCCCACATCATAATGATACCAGAACCTAAATCTGGCGTGTCTACCAATTCCACCACCAAGGCTTTAAACTAGTTTTACCTTATTTTTGTTTCTGCGCTTAATAGCTTCCGCTATCTTGCGTTTATGTTCTTCTGATTTGGGTTTACCTTTATTACCCTTACCAGCTTTAGAGGCATGTTTAGAGCCTCTGTTTTGTAATTTACGAGCTTCCTCTAACCCGTATTTATCGACCATTTTTTCCCAAATGGTTTTGTCTCCATTTGCTACCCTATCTGCTGCGTTTTCTTTCGGGGTACCCCAATACAAATGATTTGGGTTACTGCATTCTGCATTGTGACAGGCGTGGCACACATGTATCTTTCGTCCCGAGGGTACGGTAGTATTTAGTATATGTGCTAACAGTGTCTTGCAGTACATACTCTGCCCGCCACGTTCGACACATGCTTCATCTAATTGTAAGTGTGCCTGACGTTCTTCTAGTGGTAATTGTATATATTTAGTTATGTCTTCCATAACTTTATTTATCACTAAACACAAATAAGAAAACACGAAGCGTGTCTACCAATTCCACCACCCCGGCAAATTCAAAATTAAATACTAACGTTATGTTACAAAATGTGGCTGGTCTTCTTCAACTTCCCATTTCAAGTGAATCCACCCCTTTGGAACATAATGTGATTGCCCTGATGCATCAAATATACGATGCCCCCCAGATTTACTAACATTAAGAGCCAGTGGCTTCATAATGGTCACTTCACGATCCGGAAAAACGTATGTACGATAGGATTCACTTTCAATATTCTTGAACTTTAAACCACTTTCATTGCGAAACGTATCAAATGTATATCTCATTTTAATTCTCCTATAATTGAGTTAAATAGTGGGTGATTATGTATCACCTCAATAACGTCTAATTGGAGCGGGTGATGGGACTCGAACCCACAGCCTCAACCTTGGCAAGGTTGCGCTCCACCAAATTGAGCTACACCCGCTTTATTACACTTGTATAAGTATATATAGGAAAAACAATAATGTCAACCATCTATCCATCTTCTGGATAATCTTCTTGCCCTATTGGGTACATCTTGTCTTGCCCACTTACTATCAAGCATTTCTTTATATGCCCGTCTGATATTTCCATCATGAATAGCTTTAATCATTTTTTTAAATCCGGCAAATCGATTAGGCCCAAGGTTAAACATCATATTAACCAACACTCTTTGCCTATTAACACTTAAAGAGTCAAAGTTATATATTTGCTTTTTAGTATAAAATATTGCAGAATTTAAATCTGTTAAAAAGGTTAAAAATATTGTTTCCATATCCCATGCAAGATGAGAAAACGATTGATCGGTACCCAAATAGTGACCAACTCCGATAGTCCAATATCCTTTAGAATCTCTATATGCTTTGGCCCTCACGCCTTCATCATACATCAATTCACCGGCTAATTCATAATCATAGTATTCCATTTAAGTATTTATCAGGGTGGACAGGATGGACGAGGGTGGCCTTTTGCCACATCACTTCGATACCGGTCTGTATGATATCTCCCATGTAATACATGACACCTTTCATGTATTTCTGTACATTTATCTCCTGTTCTAAAATAAATATCAACGGTACCATCTTTATGAAGCTTGGTGCATCCAGCAACGCTCATATTTACCCAACCGGATGGACCACAAACCGCTTGTATTTCACTATCGGGAAGCTCGAATACATTGTTAATTTCGCCCATGTACATACCACGCTCTTGTACGCCATAAGATTCACATACTCCGGGTTCATTTATATCTGGTTCTTTACTACAACCGGAGACCAATATAATAATTAAAATTAAAAAAATGAAGCGCATGTTTATGCTAGCCTAAATATTCTATTTTCTACAGCCTCTGGTGTCCAAGTAATATCACCGTCCTGTAAACTGATCGGAGTCGTGCCTCCGTCTGCTGTAAAATCAATAAATGCTACCGCATCGTTACCTGCTGCGGTATTATAAATTAGTCCGGCAACAATATTTGTTGGACCGGCACCATCCTGAGTCCACGTAATGGTCCCACCAGTATGTTTAAAATCCGCAGCACCGCTGGTTTCTGTCCATGTAGTGGTAAGGGCCTCTCCGCCTGCGGTATATCCACTTCCGGTAACTTCGGTATAATCCCCCAGCGCGGGTGTTGGATCGGCAAGAGTTGGAAGGGTTGTGATTAATGCGATTTTAAATGAGTCTGCGGCTAAATCATGGGTACCGTTACCAATTGTTAGCCTAAATTCATTAAATGTTAATAATGTTCCTTGTGCCACAGCAATCTCCTAAAATTAATATTCTGCTTATATTTATCAGAATTATCTATATTATTATGCTTTAAATGACATAGCACTTGTACCATTGGCTATATACGAACCATCATATTGAATTTCATTAACTACAACATTATAGTCTGTTGTGTTTCCGGTCATGGTGGTTGTCCCCTCTAAGGATACATGGGAACTTGCCGATACTTCAATACCATTAAAAGCATTGGATATGGTTAAATTTGGCATCCATGCAGTTGTTCCGAAAAGACTTATAGCATTACCTTGGGCCGTACTTATATTATCGAAAGTTGTGTCTTGTATTTCAATTTTACAGCTATTGGCTAATAATTGGCCCAATAATGGACCCCCTGTTATCCCATTAAACGTTGACTGATATGTATTAATATATGAATGTACGGCTTTAACGGCAAATTCAAAATCATTCATTGTGACTAACTGAAGAGCTAAGGAACTATTTTCAACCTCAAATAATGCGGGGTTTCCTGTTCCAGTACTATTAATGGTGAGTTGTGTAAAGTTAACTCGCGCATTCAATAATGTTAGCATGGCCTGATAATTAAATCCCGTCATGTCAACATTGAATATGCATGTGGATTCATTTGTTCCAATAATGTACAGATTGTTTATGCCTTGAGCAGATGATATGACTCTCTGTTGTGGTGAATATGTGTATGTTCCGGGAGATACATCCAATCTAACATCCGCATTTTCGAAGTGGGAAACATCTAACCAATCAAAGAATTCGGTTAATGTTGAGAAATCTCCTCCCGTTGGGGCTAGCGTTCTAGTTACATCTCCTTTAAGAATTTGATTCTCTTGTAATATACCTAAGTTTCCATCGGTAATATATTCCCCTTCCGGTTGTATTTCGTTTATTGGTATATTTGTGTCAGTGGTATTATTCGTAAATGTAATTACATGAGGTGTACAAGTAAATGTTGTTCCCTTAGTTACTGACAACGCTGGTCCTGAACCGGTCCAATTTTCAAATCTTAAAAAGGTACTATAGTCTGATACACTAACGGTTGCACGATTTAATGAGATGGGTGCCGAGTCAAATGATGTGTTCATTAAAAACATATTCGTTCCAGATACATACATCAAAGCATTTTTTATCACGCAATTATGATAAAATACAAACCCCTCCTCGTGGTTTATATATTTTTCATAATCCGAAAATCCATCACCATATGTATCAATGGTTAGGTTACTAAACTTCACATACGAATTAAGGAATGAGAATAGATCATATCCATCATTATCTGGATCGGTTGAGTCCCACGCTATCGTGGTAGTGGCTGAACTTACACCCCTAATTGTAATAACGGCATTGGTGAACGCGCCCACTGCGTAATACCAGTCATATCTGTCTTCTTCTCCAACAATTGGAGCTATGACATGGGTGCCTGTGTTTAGTCGAAGTTCCACATGACCGCCACCAGAAAACGTTTGTTCCTGTAACCAAGAAATTGCATCCATTAACGTTTCAAAATCTTGACCAGTGCCAACCGTGTATACTGTATAATCGACAATGGAAGCATTAGATGTGGAATCTCCTATAACAGTATCGATGCCCTCATCATTAGTTAGAATAAGTGAATTTGGTGTGTCGTTTCTAGCCCATAACTTCATTTCTCCCGCTGATATAGCTCCAGCGGATGCTTGCTCATTAAATATTATCGAATTTGAAGTTAGTTCGCCCAGTACATTTACTTTACCCGGAGTGTTTCCGGTTCCGCCTCTGATGTTAACATCTCCCCCCGTTCCCGATCCATTACCATCACCAGCGGTGATGTTTACACCACCCCCATTTCCGCCTAGCTGTCCATGAGACGCTGTTAAATTTACATCTTTACCATCACCGGTCTGGGGAGAGCTTGGAGATATATTAATATCATCAGTTGATCTAATTAAACCGTTTCCATGTATTTCAGTGTATGTGCCCGGATTACCAAGATCAGGGTTGTGATCATTGTAAATTCTTAGTGTATGATCCTGTGCTCCATTTCTAAAATTTATAATTCCGGCTGGAGCAGTAATATCACCATCTAGATATATATGTCCCCATATTCCTCCAATTCCTGAACGATCACCCGCAGTAAGAATTATATTGCCGCCATCGGACCCAAGACCATAACCACCAGCATCACCAGCGGTAATATTTATATCACCACCAGCGGCTCCGCCAGCATTAGGGGCATACCCGTCACCCGCAGTAAGTGATATACTCGAACCGTCTATTTGCCCAAAGAAAACTTCTATTTGCCCAAAGAAATCTGATGGACCGCCAATGGTTCGTGTTCCTGTAATAATTGATACATCCCCGGATGATCCATAGTTCCAAGCATTGCCGGAACTTAAAATTAAATTACCGCCATCCCGGTCTGTAGCTCCTGAATCATACGCATCACCACCCTTAATAACCATATCTGATCCTGAAGTATTGCCTTGATCAACCTCCCATAACCCCCCATGGGTTGGTGAAATCGTAATGGTTTGCGGGTTATAGCCACCGAGAGTGTGGTCCAATCCGCCCAAATATAAGTTAAACGTGGACTCAACTGTCGTGTTTCCTATGTGGAAGTTTTCTTTCGGGCCTTGCACACTACCTATTGAAAATCCGGGATATTCTGTGGATGTACTATAATCAATCCCTCGAAATAAAAATAATCCGATACTATTATTCTGAAGCATTTGCACACTATCCCCAGTAAGAACAGTTTTTAGATCAAAACTACCTAGTGATGGAGCTAAGGGGTATGTATATTCAGGATATTGTACCATAAATCCTTGCCCAGTCATTCCAGCTTGAGCATATTGACCGTAATAGGGTTGTACAGCAGAGGGGAGGGTTACTTTAAATCCTCCAAATATTTTATAAGTCCCCATATCATCAATTGATATTTCTATAGGATTTTCAAAAATATAATCATCGGCTAATTGAAGCATCACCGAGGAATCGGATGGGTTGATAAATTGAATTGTTCCCAATGTGTCTCCAGACCCCCCTCTAATTTGCACATTACCACCGGCTCCAGAACCTTGATCTCTTCCACCTATAAGACTTATTGACCCTCCTCTACTGCCAGAGCCAATCCCCCCAGTAAGAGTAATGTCGCCCCCATTTCCACTACCAAAACCTTGACCTCCCTGTAACGAAATCGGGCCACCTGCCCCTTGTGCAAACACAGCGCCATTACCACCCTTGAGTTCAACTCCTCCAGCATCCGGGTGTACCGAAGTAAACCCTGAGGTTCCGGGTGCCCCACCTTGTAGGATTACTGATCCAGCGAGATTCCCATCATCAGGCACAGACCTACTAATAGTGCCAGACGATACAGTAAGCGTGGAGTGCCCATTATCAAGGTTCCCCATCTCAAACGCGCCATCAGTCCGCACCCTAAGTTTCGCACCTGTTTGCGACTCAAACTGCACCAACGTAAGTGCGTTACTCACCACTGCATTGGGAGCAGAAAACGTGAAAGGGGTTTCTGCACTAGCAGTCGAATCGCTTGATAAGACCAGCGCGGTTTTATCAAGTACCTCGTCCCGCAGAGTCGAAAGCGTTACGGCACCGTCCAGCGTACCTGCTTGATTCGATATGTACAGAACGTCTGTGTCAGTTATCTCTGTAAGGGGGATGCCCCCATTTAATTCTGTAATCTTTTTAAGCGCCATTACATCATTCCTCTATAAGGTAGTATTGTTAAACATATTTAGCTATATCCCCGTTTGCAAACATTAGAATATCCTCATCCTCTATACTCCATATATCCTCTCCTTCTAACATTAATGTAGATGTCGGGGTTATGGTTGGAGTTATGGTTGGAGTTATGGTTGGAGTCATTGTAAGTGTTGGTGTTAATGTAAGTGTTGGGGTTACAGTTAGTGTGGGGGTCAATGTTGGAGTCACGGTTGGGTTTGGTGTTACGGTTTGTGTCGCAGTAACCGTTGGGGTTAACGTTACTTCCAATACAACCGCAGTTATATATTCCATAACCTTTTCATATGTTGGAAATATGTCAGGCTCTTCTTTTAACAGTGTTTTATAATCTTCACTAACGGGCAGTGTGTGATATACCAAATTATTCGAGGTTACTCCATCTGTTCTTTCGTTGTATATACTTATTTGCAGGACTGTACTTTCTAGTGGTTCATGCCCATCATATGTCCATACGGTTTGACCAACATCATAGTTATATACAAAGCTGTAATTTGTTGTTTCTGGTGCAGTCAGTGTTGGATCATCAATATAATCAAGTGCATCAGTTAAAGATTGAAAAACCTCAGACTCATCACGAATATACACAACAGATGATCCATTCACATTCGCCAGATGATAAGTTTTTCTTTCTATCTTTGTTTCAACTTCATCAGGATCAACTTCTATGTAAACCTTACAGACAACACACTCCATTGAATTATCATCAACTGATATCCAAACTCGGTCCCCTGCTTGATAATTGTAGTTTACAATATGCATTGCTTATCCCGATTGTGTTGGCGTTACAGTTGGATTGGGCGTTACGGTTTGTGATGGCATTATTGTTGGTGTTATTGTTGGTGTAATCTCCGGAGTTTCTGTGGGAGTCAATGTTGGGGTTGCGGTCATAGTTGGGGTTGGAGTAATGATTGCGGCTATAGCATCCAGTGCTTCTTGTTGGGTTGCAAAAACAATGTCACTATCGTGGATTAATGTTCTATATTCCCCATTTGTAGCTAATAGATGATATAAAATTTCAATTTTCGATTCGACCAGATTGATTGTTATCTGTGTTACTGTTGCCTCAAAGTCTATATATTCACCAGTGTAAGACCAAGCAGTCGAGTTAACATCAAAATCATAAGTTATTGACTTTAATGGATTTGTTGGTGAATTTTTTTCTATGGCATCTAATGCTGTTTCATACACATCAGGCTCGGCCCGAATTACGATCTTGGATGTATTATCGCCCACTATATCAAGGTGATAATCTTTCTCTTCTGTTACGCCCGATAATGACGGGTCAACTTCAAATACCGCCCGACACACTGTACATTTTTTTACTTCACCATCGTGTCGTATCCAAACAATGTCACCGGGATTATATTTGTAAAAAAGTTCAGACATTGATTACAATATCCCCCCTTTTTGGAACAAACCCTTTCTTTCTCATGAGAGTTATTATTCGGAATACAGGAAATTGGGTTTTGTGTTGATACGCAACTTTAAACACAATATTAATGTTCGTTTCATGGTCTTTTATGGTGCCTTCAATTTCTTTCCCCTTTCCCCGATGCTTTAATATTTTTTGACGATTTTCATCATTTTTTACAACTTTATTGAATATGGTAAAAAGCTCCTCTTTTGTTATATCCTCTTCTCGCGGTTTATCCTTCTCCACATCATCATGTTTAAGCTGTTTTCGTCTTTCATCTTCATAGGGTAAAACTCTCTTTTCCATATGTCCGGACATATCAAAGCTAAGTTTCATATATTTTCGCATAACGTGGTTCATTACATACTGAACAACTTTAGCCTCCTCATAAGGCATTTCTATTAGTAGTTGTTCGTCGGAATTAGAAAGAAAAAGCTCTGTGAGTTTCATTGTTTTACCTTTAACGTTAATATCTTAACGTATTTATTGGAAAACCAATGTTCTATTCGCTAAAGAATAGTTTATAATCGCTTATGAGGGATGATCGTATAGCGTAATAGTATTTTATACCGTATAGAACTACTTCACAGTTGGAATCCATTGCCTCACATAATGAGCCAGCTTCGTATGAAATTTTAAGTTGATCTGTAATTATATCGCCATCAATTGAAAGGTCTTCATATGATTGAAAATCATTTTCTGAATTCTGAACCAGTGGATTGAATAAAACTTTGTACCCATTTATTGGAAATATGTAAAACGGCTCTTGCTGCCGATTCTCTGTCAGCAATGAAATATCGGTATAGGCAAAAATTGCCCTCTGGTGAAGGTCATGACTTTTATTTTTAAATGCTTCATTGAAGTTTTCAATAAAGTCTGTAGTCTGCTTTTTGAAGCGTACCTTTACTTTTGAGAATCCCTGATAAGATACTGGCAGATTTTTTACTAAATATTTGCCGTCAGATTCGGATATAAACTGTGAGCATTCATTTGCTATTGTTGGAATCATTTATTATTATTTCCTATAAATATTTTCATAAAAATAAACCAAAAATTATTATGCGACAACAAATTCAAAAAATGTACGATAAGTCCTTCGGTCAAGATATATTTATAGTTGGCGGGGGATATAGTGTTCGTGAGGTTAATCTTGATTTTTTAACAGACAGGGTTACCATTGCCATTAACGATTCATATAAAATATTACCTAACGCTACTGCATTATTTTGGTGCGATAACTCATGGTGTGGGAGAGAGATGGATGGATTACAAAAACACGAATGTGAGTTAAGATTCCATCCTCGAACATATGCTGAAACTCATATTAAAAAGGATATAACAGGGCCAGCAGGATCGACTATATTAAATAGAACAGGAGAGTATGGCTATGATCCCAACATTGATAATGTTATGGGGAACAATGGGGGTACACAAGCTTTAAATTTCGCTGTAAACCTTGGAGCTAAGCGGGTGTACTTAATAGGGTTTGACATGAGGGATGATCCTCTTTCAAGAGGGACAACACATTGGCATGATGCTCATCAGGTTGTTATTCGACACGACACATACTCCCGGTTATTCATTCCATCAATTGAAGCATTAAATAAAGAACTTAAAAAACGCAGAATTGGCACTGAAGTTATAAACTGTTCTCGAACGAGTGCGATAACGTGCTTTAAAAAGAAAAATGTAAAGGGCTTAATGAAGTGATTTCATATTCGATGATTTCCCCCATAGTGCATACTAAAAGAATTGTTATAATTGGAGGGGGGCGCAGTCTTAATGGGTTCAGTTTTGGCTTACTGCACCGCGAAGATTGTTTCATTATAACCATAAACGAATCAGGGAAACATGCACCATTTGCTGATGCGTGGTTCACTCTTGATCCATGGGGACTATATGGTCCTCAACTTCCGGGACATCGATTTAAGGGTCAGCTTTATGCTGCGGTGCCTGAAGATTTTGCAACACCAGAATCAAAAATACGAAACCATAGAATCAAGCCTACCGCCGATATTAAATACTTAAGACGGGTTCATGGGGATGGGCTATCTGAAGACCCTACAACTATACATACAGGAAATTCAGGTTATGGAGCACTAGGCTTGGCTTATCATATGAGACCTGAAAAAATATTACTATTGGGCATTGATGGGGATATTGGATATTACTACACGACCACCCGAACCAATAATGCTCTGGATCACCTACCGGATTTATTTGAAGGGGCAGTTCCGCAATTACGAGATGCTGGTATAACGGTTATAAACGGGAGTCCCAATAGTTCAGTGACATCGTTTCCTCGTTATACTCCACATTATGCGTTACAGGAATTTCTAAAATGAACCTCTGGAGATTAAACAACCATTTAAATGATGCTTTGCGATATGAGGGCGAAGTGTGCTTAATAAATCTGGACCATGCTGCTGCGTTTAAAAATATGGAAACCATCAGTTCGGCTTCCGCTAGAGTGGTACACACATCTATAGAGGATGATACTACCTATTGTCTTATATTTTTAAACAGTAAAACACTTACCGAACCTGTTTTGGAAAAAGCATGGGAAAGAGTCTCCTATGGTGGGACTATATTTTTCTCATCCTATGGAAAAACCGGACTTCCGTCAGATCGAATAATAACTAAATTTCTTAAGGCTAAATCTCCAAATATAACAGAAGCTAGACAGATGCTGTTGAATGGCAAAAGAGAACATAACCTTATCGTTAAATGTTTTGATCCAGAAAAGAAAGCAATGCACCCACTTAACGAGAATTCAGTAACAATCGCCACTGTGCTAAAAAGTGGGGGAGATTATACTGTAGATTATGTTAACCACATTGCAAATTCAATTAAAGAAAACGTTACCCTCCCATATAAATTTGTTTGCTTAACAGACTTGTCTGATGGGTTTTGTGGGAATGTTCATCAAATCATGCAATTTGACTCTGATTTACCCAAGTGGTGGGGAAAAATAGAGCTTTTCAAGCCCGGAAAATTCAATACATCTAAAATATTTTATGTCGATTTAGACACCATAATTTTGCGCAACATTGATGACATTATAAAGTATGGGGGAGAATTCTTTGGCCTTAGAGACTTTTACCATCAATACGGTCTTGGCAGCGGGCTAATGTGCTGGAAGAATGATAACCCAAAACTATTTCAAATTTATGAGCGGTTCATGGAAAACCCCACTGCTAACATGAACAACAATCGCTTTGGCGATCAAGAGTTTATTGGTGGGGTTTTGGGAAAGAACATGGATTATGTTCAGGACCTATATCCCAAACAGGTGGTTTCATATAAAAAAGATTGTGTTAAAAATGGCGGGGTGATTGAGATACCCCCGGAATCTAAAATCATTTGTTTTCATGGGCCACCTAGACCACATCAGGTTAGAGACCCAGTGTTGTCAAGATACTGGAGGGGATAACTCCCCTCCATACCATTACACACTGAAATCGTTTTCGATAACGTCCAGAATGTAGTTACGTGCACGTTTGTTAATTGGACGGTGCATGTCTTTCCATTCCAACCCATTTTCAGTTATCGTATCAATTTCTTCTTTCAGGATATCCTGACTGATCCACTTCAAGTATGGACCGATGGAACTGTGATCCATATCGTAGTAGTTTTCTTTCAAGTATTCGATACCCTGTTGCAGTCTCCATTCGGGCAGAACCAACTTCATGCATTCAGCAATAGAGTTTGCTGTTTCAACATCAACTTTAGCTCTGATTCCCTTAACCTTTGGCTTACCAGAGTGCTTTCCACCCTTGGTTTTGAACCAAAGATCAGAGATTGATGGGTTTGACTTAGGCACCCAAACGATACCTTCACCAATTCCATCAACGCCCATGAATTTACCCCACGGGCACTGCTTTTCAACTGCATCGGTTAATTCATTGATTTCATGAATTGCGGCATCAGGTGCTGAAAAGTCTACACTAACTTCATAATGTGGAATCTGGAAGATATTGTAAATATCAACATCGTTTGCTTGCAGTTCAACCGGAAACGGGTACCACAACTCATTATATTCACCGTCAAACTTAACGTTAAATAAAACAAAGTGTGGGGATAATTGCGAGAGGGCAACATTAGATTGGATGCTGCCTCCACAAAATTCTCCAAAAATGGTTATTGTGGTATCATTATCCAACCCCTTTATACTATCAAATATGCGATGAACCTCATTTTCCCGTTGTTTTACAAATTCTGCAAACCCGTAATTATCACTAGTTGTGTCTAGGATTCTATTACGAGACTGAGGGACAAGTTTTCCGCTCGGAGTTCTTCTTATTCCCGCATTCGTGCCATGCAGTTTTACTGTCCCAATATAATCATATACCGGAACCGATTTTCCAGTTTCATTACAAAACCGATGAACACAGTTGAATGCGTTTCTAAATCTACCAATTGATGAAAATTTATACATATTTTTCCCCGTGTACTACAATTTATTCACACATTATAGCATACCACCCACTATATTTCAACCACCCTCGCTGTTTTAACCGTTTCTTGTTAGGTCCCAGATTTAAGTATATTGGGGTCCCATTTGAACGGTATGAATGAATAAATGCGGGGGGTAGATTATTCATCCTAAGATATTCCCTAAAATTTTTATCCTTAACATAATACTGTTGTACCCCATTGGCATCAAATATTTTATATGTTTTAGTTTTATAACTCTTACCATGTGTTACACCAACTAGCTCCGGTGTATTTAAAAACTCATCCCTATCAACCTGTATAAATTCCCCACTAGGGGTTTTAGCCGATACTTTATTGGTAGTAATTGATTTCCATTTTGAAGATGCTTCATATTCCGCTTTTGTAATTTTTTTAAAGTTTCCATCATCATCCACCACACTTACGGTTCCATTTTTGTGCATAATTGGTTTTAAATATGGATTTTTATAATATTCATTCTGGTCCACATGTAAATGCGTTCCATCCAATGTATTAAATACTGGAACTTTATACTTACATGTACCATTATATCCCCCACTTTTAAATTCATGTATTGGTACATGTTTACCACATGAGGTTGATACCATATTTTTATTCCATCCCCCCTTTCCACCAATATGCAAATTATATGTTTGATCATTTTTGATAAATTCTTCGTTTACTATTTCTTTCTCTTTATAGAACATTTCTTCTTCAGTATCAAATACAAACAATATTTCTTTTTTGAAATTTGATACCCCATGTTTTTTAATGGCCCGTTTTATAATATGACCTGATCCCATATATGAGTCATTCAAATTATATGTTCGATGAGTTCCAATATAATATTTGCCGTTTATTAAGTTAGTTATTTTATAAAGTGTGAAGTATAATTTGGTCATTTTGTATTCCTCTGCCTATAAATTCAATATTATTTATATTCAAGGGTTGACATGAAATAAAATATCAGTATAATAGGCGCTGTGATGGTCATGGGGACTGTCATATCGAAGCAGGTTCGATTCTTAATCTGCACTCATAGGAAATTACTATGTCTGATAACACAGTAACCAATGAGTCCTCATTTACGAAAGAACAAGTGCAGAAGGCTGTTCGTGGTCTCCGCAAGGCTTTTCGTAATGCTTCCAATGCATATTGGGATCATATGAAAAAGAACAACAAGCGCTTTGCCACTTTCGTTATGCGTGATAGCAAGACTAACGCAGCCATTTATGATGAGGGGGTTGATTATACCCTTTATCATGCGCAAATCGATTTTGCTTACATTATCGATGATCTTCAGCGCGGCCCCGCGTGTCTTGCCTCACAAGAGGTCAAAAAGGCAAACGACCTTATCGAAACTATTTTAAAGAAATCTTCTTAAAATAGTTGAAGTTAAGGAATTTCCCATCCGGATAAATACCAATATCCGGATGGGAATTTTATGTCTACAATAACTTATAAGTGCAACACCTGTAAAAGAGAAATTGATAAAATTGAGAATACAGAGGGATTAACTGTATTTTCAAAATGTATCATTACAGATGGCTGTAGGGGAAACCTTTATAAAGTTAAAAGAGACGCTAGTAATATCAGAGAATCATTTCCTCCCATACAAGAGGGTGTAAGAGACTATTTCCCTCGCAAGTTATTATATAAACATAATCAATCAGTTGCTACTAAAACATGGAAAGTGTTTCATAGCTTATCGTCATCACCCACTGTTGTAGTTTATGAACAAATTGATGGTGGCTACCGCATTCTTGATCAAGATCAATACACTGTGACGGTAACGGATAGGGATTCATTAACCATTGCTTTTGATATACCCAGAGTTGGTATAGCACATTGTATGGCTAGAACCACTGTCCCCTCAAATCCCAAACTCATTAAGCCTATTGAGAATCCGGTCAAGGTAACATCAAATGGTAAATTAACAATTGCGGTACCTGAAATTATAGTTGAATATCCCGATTCAACTGTTCCTACGCCTTTTAATACACTGGATAAACGAATAGCTGTAGAAATTCAAACAGTGAGACCCAATGAAGAGCCGGTCACATGCTTTGAAGAGTTTGATGATGGGGCCGATACTGCATGGATTGGATGGGATAGGATATTAGTAAGAAATCGAAGGCATTACACAACCAAAGGTAAAAGTTTATCCAATTTTAGAACATTCAGTGATGTTGAACTTGATTTAACCGGGATTCCAAACGGGACAATAATACGGTTCTTAAAAATTGATTATGATTTTGATGATGATTTCGAGGGATTTCAGGACATTCCAAGCAGAGGATTGTTTATTCTTCTCTCAAAGGAACCATATGCATCTGTTGATAAAATAAAAAACAAGCTTATTGATGTTGGTGAAATGTTGAAAACACAATATGATTATTTTATATTTGAAAATGGTGAACTATATACGGCGACCCGCAATAGAGAAAATACCTATCCGGATGTTAAAAATGCACCGGGAAGAACTCCAATTACGGAGATTCCCCCTACTCCCGAAATTACTATACCATTACCATCATTAACCCCAGTGTTGAGTCCAACCCCAACGCCAACAGTTACACCAACGAATACACCGACAAATACTGTAACGCCAACTGTAACACCAACTATCAGTGTAACAGCGACAGTTACCCCAACGGTAACTCCAACTCAAACACTAACACCAACGCCAGCAATTACTCAGACCGTTACACCAAATCCAACTGTTACACCGACTGTAACGGCTACATCAACGGTTACACCAACGGTCACCCCAACAAATACTGTAACCCCAACAATGACGGTCACCCCGAATCCAACGGCTACGCCAACTGTAACCCCACAAGTAACCCCCGACCCAAGTGTTACTCCTACATTGACGGTTACACCCACAATAACGCCAACACAGTCTGGATAAATATTGAGTATGAAAACGTACTTCCGACAAGGCATAATATCCAAACCAACTTTGCCCTCCATGCTATATGAAAAGAATGGAGTTGTCGGTCTTCGTGCTAATAAAACAAACATTATATTATCATTTGCACATGGTAAAAGAGATTATTTGCACACCATAAAGGAAGATGTAGAAGAGGCATGGGTGCTTCCTAAAAATGAAGATTCGGTTTGGCTATATTGGGAAATTGACCGAATAACGGGTCAATTAAAATATGGAACAACAACTATTCATAACCCATTAGATTACGGATCAACCTTGCCCCCTTCACCTGTTAAGGGTCAACACTTTTTTGATAGAACTGATAATAAATTAAAAATTTGGAATGGCGGCAGATGGATAACGCATATACGAATGTTTGCCGCACACTGGAAAAACGGCGAATTAAACGAGCTTGGAGTTTACTCTCAGTGTAATTTAAAAATAGAACGAAGAGTTGGACCCATATTATTCGATAGAAGTGATCGTCCCGTTTTCAGTTTTTCTAATGATAAGGATAGAACAAAATATTTTGCAACTGAAATAGACTCACTTGATAACACATTTTCAAATAGTCAGAAGGTATCATTTGATAGATTGCAGTTAAATGCTGTTGCTGGGGAAGCGTTAGGTCGGAATAAATGCGTTGTCATTGGTGATGATGGTAGAGTTTATCATGGTTCAAGAAATGGATTTAGAGCCGCTATAGGAATAACAGATAAGGCTTACAATGTTGGGGAAAAGGTACACCTCATTACGGGAGGCTTTGTTGAAAACCGAGAGGACTGGAATTGGACCGTCCCTGAGAACCACAACCTTTTTGTTGATGAACTGGGCAATTTAACCACTGATATTGGAGATGAAGAAAGCTCTCAAGTCATGGCTAAAGTTGTTTCACCAAACACCATATTGGTTAATATCCAAGAAAAAATACATGTCTTGACGAATGTTGCTCCAGCATTAACTGTAACGCCAACAGTGACTCCCACACAAACCATAACTCCCACAATTACACCAACTGCTTCTGGTGCACCGGAACCGTTTATAACAACGTGGGCAACATCGGCTCCAAATGAAACAATAACGCTTCCGTTACGCGAAGGTTATTCCTATAACATGCTTGTTGACTGGGGAGATGGGTCACAGAGTACGGTTACGTTTTGGAATGCGCTCAACGCTACACACCAATATGCTAGTCCGGGCACATATACGGTTTCAATTGTAGGGTCATGCCCCGCATGGTTCTTCAATAATTCTGGAAGTAAGGATAAGATTACTGACGTTTCTCAGTGGGGTAGTGTGATATTTACTTCGCTTAGTGCGGCATTTTACGGGTGCTCCAACCTATCAATAACCGCAACGGATGCTCCAAACATATCGCAAGTTACAAATATGCAGCAAATGTTTATGGATAGCACGGCTAACCCATATGTTGCTAACTGGAATGTATCCAATGTTGTTGATATGTCAGAGATGTTCAAAAACGCAACTAATGCTAATCCCGATGTTACTGTGTGGAATGTATCATCTGTTACCGATATGAGAGAAATGTTCAGTGGGGCGGCAAGTGCTAATCCCGATGTTTCAAATTGGGACGTATCCAATGTTACAGATATGACTAACATGTTTGCTGATGCAACAAGTGCTAATCCGGATGTTAGCAATTGGATAACATCGAATCTAGTGGATGCTGTGGGTATATTTAATGGCGCATCACTTGCTAATCCAGACGTATCCGGATGGAATATTGAGAAAATATATGATTTTTCCAATTTAATGCTGGGATCAGCGTTTGATGAAACTAACTATGATAAGCTATTAACATCTTGGCCCACTCAGGCATTAAATTCAAGTGTTACATTACATGCTGGGTCAGCTACATATTCCACGGGTGCGCCAGTAGATGGAAAAGAATTATTATTAGTGGGATATAATTGGACCATAATAGATGGTGGACTAACCGTTACCCCTACCGTAACTCCTACGGTTACGGCTACAGTCACTCCAACTACTACAGTCACTCCAACTGTTACTCCGACTATTACTGCTACCAGTACAGTTACTCCAACACCAACTGTTACAACAGGTTTGAGTCCAACTGTTACGCCAACTACAACAGTTACACCAACGCAAACACAAACCGTTACCCCGACTGTTACAACTGGCCTAACCCCAACCGTTACACCCACAACCACGGTTACTCCAACTGTTACTGTCACTAGTACAGTTACACCAACCCAGACTGTTACTTCAACCGTTACTCCAACCATCACACCAACCCCATCTTAATAACAGGGATTGGTGGTTCTGGAATAGGGTATCCATAAGGAATTATAGCCACACCTTTTTAATAAATACATCTATAACAGGAATTATAGATGGATTTTATCTCTACATTTAAAGAAGTTCAGTATGATGCGTATACCGGTGAGCTTGTCTTGCGAGAGGGCAAAGACTGTTCATGCATTGGTTTTACAACAACGGCAATATCTCCACCATTAACTCACACTGTTAATCTGCCCAGAGCAGTTGATGTCCTGTTAACGCAAATATACGAATATAGCCACGGCATTGATAATAAACCAAAATTAATAATTCCTGAAAAAATAACTTATACAGCCAGTTCAGCTACTATTACATTTGGAAAAAGAATTGAGCCGGGAGTCATGGTGCGGTTCACTTTTATATACGTTTGCGGCTATGAGTATGTTAGCTTGGCACCAGAGCCTTCATTAACTCCGACCGTAACCGTTACTCCAACTTTAACACCAACAAATACTGTTACTCCTACAGCTACAGCTACCCCTGTTGCTACGGTTACGCCAACACAAACATCAACCCCAGATGTAACACCAACGAATACCCTTACACCAACTCCAACGGCTGCATCTACACAGACCCCAACTTTAACCCCGACTATGACGGCAACTGTTACCGTTACACCGCTGGCTACACCTGATGTAACACCAACGAATACTCCAACACAGACGGCTGCGGTCACTCCTGATCCATCTGTTACACCAACTCATAGTGTGACCCCAACACTTACAGCTACAAGCACAGTAACTCCGACAGTGACTCCTACAAATACTGCAACACCGACAGTCACTGCTACTATTACGCCGTCACCAACGGTGACACCAACATTAACACCAACTATTACGCCTACACAAACAGTTACGCCCACTGTTGCGGCTACACAAACAGTTACACCAACGGTTACACCAACGAATACGGTAACTCCAACACAAACGGTTACACCGACTATGACTATAACCCCAACGGTATCAGGATAATATTATGAGACTAGGTAAATTATTTGTTGACACCAAAACCGGGGGCTATGTAATAAGTAAGTCTCATAAACTTTGTGTAAAATTGGAACAGTTTTTATTTACGGAGAAGAGTAGTGTTTGGACATTAAATCATGTATATGATACAGAATCAATTAACATTCAAGTGTTTGATGATACTGGTAGTTTATTGATTCCAGAGTCTATTGTAATTGAAGATAATGATACTATTGTTATTGAATTCTTTGATGAGCAATCTGGGTTTTGTAATGTGTTGTTTTATACTAACCAGAACTGCGAATGTGACGATGTTATTAACCCATCTCCAACTCCAACTCCAACATTAACATCTACTCCAACGGTGACACCAACGAGCACTGTTACACCAACGAGCACTGTTACACCAACGGTTACGGTTACTCCAACGAGCACAGTTACTCCGACAGTTACGCCTACGACCACAGCTACACCAACAGTTACAGCTACTGTTACGCCAACAGTTACAGCTACTGTTACACCAACCCCGTCTGTTACAGCTACAGTAACTCCAACTGTGACCGTTACACCCACACAAACCGTTACTCCTACAGCTACCGTTACTCCTACGGCATCCATTGGAGCGACCCAAACCGTTACTCCAACCGTTACGCCAACAAATACAGTAACTCCAACAAATACAGTAACTCCAACACAAACGATTACTCCAACCGTTACACCAGCTAATACAGCTACTGCTACTCCTACGGTTACTCCAACGAATACGGTAACCCCAACACCATCGGGCGGAGTTGGTGGAGCATTCTTAGATGAATCTGGTGGAACTATATTAGATGAGTCGGGTAATCCGATATTAGAGGAATAAACGGGACTTTAATAAATATATTTTGAGGAAAAATTATGGCTAAGATAGGAACATACCCAAGTGCATCACCCTTAACTGGAGCAGAAGAGCTTATAGGTGTACAAAGTGCTGCGAGTGTTAAATTAACTCCGGAAGATTTAAGAACTTACGACGATAGTCAAAAAGTTACTGGGTTTGTAGGTATAACACTAGATGCTGGTGGAGGTGGAGACTATACCACTTTTGCAGAGGTAATAGATTATTTACAGACAACAGAATTTAAGGATGCGGTAATTTATGTTACAGTTGTTGCTGGAACTTACTCAATTCCTGACTCAACATCGTATCGATTGAAAAAGGAAGGCATAAATCATTTACGGTTTAATGGTGCCAACAAAGCAACGACATTTATACAGATTGATGATAACGAGGCAGGGTACTACTATGCTTTAAGATTTGATGGAATGGATGTTAGGTTTTCAAATATAACATTCACCAGCATAGCTACAACCGCACCTTATGCTTTTGAGGCATATAATAGTATCGTACAGTTAATATCATGTGATTTTACCGGTATTGACTGCTTAGCATATGTTTACAATTCATATTTCAAACTGAGTTCATCATCTGTAACTTCAGTTGCCAGCACATTTGATTCTCTTATAAGTGCTTATCAGAATTCTTATATTGATATTGTGTCTGTTGCTGTTGATAACAATAATGGTGGATGGATTGTATACGAAGTTTCTGATGGATCAACCCTGACGCTAACCGGAACATGTTCAATATCCAATTCTGATGGCGGTATTGACGTTTATGGAAGGTCGTTTGTATATGTTGGTGGCACATTAACATTTACTAATATGGCTAGCTATGAATACAATGTAGATACAGACATTGTTCAAAAAGATGGCAGTTACGTGAGTACGGGCAATCTTGTTGGTCCATTTCCACATCAAAACTTGCAAACCGGAACAACATATACATTAACATATGCTGATATGGGCGCTGTAGTTGAAATGGATAATGTAAGTGCCAATGCCGTAACAATACCTGATAACTCTAGCGTAGCGTTCCCTGTTGATTCTAGAATTGAGATTTTACAGCGCGGTGCAGGAACAACCACGATTGATACAAACACAGACACCCTAACCGGTGGGGCAATTACACTTGATGTTGGTCAAAGTGTGGTTTTATGGAAAAGAGCCACTACTGAGTGGGTTCCACTTTACTCACTAAGCTTAAGTAGTGGCGGCGGGCTTACCCCGGAACTCAAAACGGCTGATTTCACAGCAGAAGCAGGTAAAAAGTATTACGTAGATAGTTCAGGTGGACCAGTAGCTGTCACACTCCCGGCTGGAACCAATCTTGATAACATTATCATACATGATGTGGGCCATGTTGCTGGAACATACCCCATTACCATTACTCCAAATGGCGCTGAAACGATTGACAGTGATACAACGGCTGTTATCGATCAAAACGAAGGCTCTGTTGACATTATGTATGACAGTGCTAATACCAATTGGGAAGTCTCTTGGGATGGTACGCCACAGATTGTCAATGTTAACGATTTTGCTACAGGATTTTCTGCAACAAATGCTCAGACTGGAACCACGTACAGTTTTACAGAAGCTGATCTGACTAAATGTGTTACAGCTAACAATGGCAGTGCCAGCACCTATGATATTCCTGATGGACTTGCTGCTGATGGTGAAACATTGAATCTATACAATAAGGGTGCAGGTATCGTCACGATTACCGTTGCAGGCTCAGACACGCTTGCCAGCACTGCGAATACAGTCCCGCAAGGTGATGCTGTAACCATTCTCTGCGAAGGTGGAGATACGTGGTATGTGATTGGAGGGACAGCATAATGGGTAATCTTTCTGATCTTAAAAAAGCTTATATTACAAGTGATGCAACTGTTGAAGCATCAGATTTACTTCACGGAGTTATTGCCTATGGCCCAAATGGTAAAGTCGGAACACCTTTACCTAATGTTGCTCCAACTGTGCTAATGCAGTCTGATCTAGCAGTTAATGATGCAGGTAATGGAATTACTCTTACAAATCTTGGAAGTGTGACGAAAACAGTAGATGGTTTTGCATCAGGCATACCTTCTTTTGTATTTACTCGTTCAGCAGCACAAGGTATAGGTATTGATGATGACCCAGCACTTGATATAGGAACTGGAGATTACACCGTCGAGTCATGGCTTAAAACTACAAGTGGAAGTATTGTAAGTCAGGCACCCTCACTCTGGGCTAATGATCGCTTAGCAGATAATGGAACTGGCAACCCAAGAATAATGATTCTTACGCAAGTGGATTTATTTATTGGCACATATCCGCTTGAAGGTACTATCAATGTATCAGATGGTGAATGGCATCATATTGCGGTTACAAGGGAAAGCGGAGTAACTAAGCTTTGGATTGACGGGTATTTAGATGGTAGCACAACAGATATGGATCATAGTTATTCTACCAATGGCATGGGAATTTTAGATTGGGATAGTAATGGTAGCATTGATGGTGAAATAGCTATGTGGCGATTCACTAATGGAACTGCCCGATATACAGCCCCTTTCAAGACACCGAGGAATATGCTATGACCAATCTAAGCACACATTTTCCAAGCGTTAACATTCGAGACGTATACAAACCCGCGATGATGGAGTATAGCGGAAGCTCTAGCTATAGCGGTAGCGCAAGTCTTTCAGGTAATGTGTTTACTTTCGTATGTATAATTCAGGCCACCCCCATTTCAGGGACTGATACTTATATTGTTTTTAATGGTGGAGTTTCTACTTCTTCTACTGTGTTAGCTTACGCACACGGGGATTCAACGACAGATAGTGCTTTAATCAATCGAATGTCTTTCCGTTGTCAAACTTCAGGTGTAGAAAAAGTTGCTTTAGCATCAAATGTTGATATTTTAGATGGTAAGAAGCACTCAATTTTATTTGCTTATGATGCAACTAATGGCACCGCAGTTCTCTTTGTTGACGGTGAGGACGCAGATAATACTGGTTGGGTGAGTCGTGTGGCCCCAACCACCACCACTATTACAGCAAGCTCATGCTCTTATTCAGCAGGGAAAGCGTGGTGGGCATCATCTAATTATTTTACTGGAGCAATTGGTGCATTGGGATTTGGTGGAGTTTATATTACTGATCCTACTATATTTTTTGATGATAATAATGATATTAAAAAGTTAGATGAAGATAATTGGACTGAATGGGGTAGTCAGCCGCTTTATTGGAACGAACATGGATGCATGTCCAATAACAAGGGTAGTGCTGGAAACATGACCCAAAGCGGCACAATTACTGTATCCGATGAAGAAGTAGTTGTTACAGGGTTTCATCCTAATCCACCTATACCAAACACATTTCTATCAAAGCTCGTTTCTTGGTGGGAAATGGATGAGTACAGTGCTGGTACAGGGCTGGTAACTCGTGTTGATTCTCATCGTGACATTGATCTGACCGATAATGGTGGTCTGTATGTTCCCTCAGTCGAAGACCCTGATATTGGAAGGGCAGCACATTTTATAAATACGACTTCAGATGGCGCAGGAGCTTCTAATCTCTATAATTCCGCTGATGAAGGCTACCTCCGTGGATATTTGGGATTTAGCGTATGGGGTTGGTTCGTTCCCTATTATTTAGATAACTGGTCGTATCTTCTTGCAGTGACTGATAATGGTACCTCTTCAATTGCAGGAGAGTCTTGGGCAATGGGAATTGCGGGAGATGAGACATTTTTCAGTCGTGTGATTGTTTCTGATACTGATAGCATCTCTTATAGTACAGAGATTGCTCAAACAAATACACCTTATTTTGTTTGCATGACCTTTAACCAAATAGATGGTTGGCATGGAATCAGTGTAAACGGTGGAGCATTTGAGTCCGTTGCTATTTCTGGAAGATCAGATGCTGATGGGGATACATTCAATGTTGGTCGTAGGGGGTTTACTTCCAATCGCATGTACTTTATGGGGGCAATGAATAGAGTGGGCCTGTCTATTCAACCTCTCAGTATGGCTGAAGTTCTTTGGCTCTATAACAGTGGGACTGGTCGAAGTTACTCGGAGTTGGCATGATCCCTCTTGGTGTGGTTAATCAGCAGAGACTTAATACTTTGGATTTATGGAGCGACATCCTTCTTGCTCACGAGTTTGAAGGATCAGCCAGCACTGAGTATTGCTCCGATTCCGCTGGCTCGTACCCAATTGACCCCGCGATCAGTCTTGGTGCGGCTCCTGATGCACCAGCAAATATAGGTGGTGGGCGGGGTTCTGTCAGTAGGTGGCAGGCTAGAACAGATGCTATTGCTCCGTTATCTGAGTATTCTGGTGATTTTACATGGTTGTGCTGGTTTAGAACAGTCACAATAGGTTCTAGTGAATGGCCTGCTATTACAAGGCTTCAGGGCAGTACCAGCTTATCGGACCCTTATGCTTTGTCGGCTATTGTTATTCCAACCGATGCAGGTGATATTTCAAGATGCCCGTCTATTTCAGTGGCTACTGGTGGGTTAACGCTTCATATGACACCACAATTATCAGACAATACATGGTATCTGATAGGAGCGACTTACGATTCAGCTACAAACACCGTTCAGACGTACCTTAACGGAGCATCGGACGTATCCGGAACACAAGCCATCACCTTCCCATCCACTTGTTACTTGGCATATGGCAGTACATGGTCAAGTTCGGTTGATTTTAAAGGTTATCAGGGTGCAAACAGGATTTGGTTGAGGAAGCTTACAGATGAGGAAGTAGCGGGGCACTACAACGGCGGTGACGGCGTTGCTTACTCCGAGCTTTAAAATAGTATGGACAGTTTGTAGCCAAGACAGTCTAATTCGACTCTAGTATTATCAGAGACTAATTTGGACTCTGTTAAGCTCTTAAGAACCAACACCAGTAGCCTATATCCAAATTTGTATTTTGTTATAAATACTAAAAAAGGCTAATAGTAGATGTTAATTGAATTTCGACAGGGTATTTACCGACA